AAATACTAATTAATATTTATATTAATTAGTTTTAAATACTATTTTAAATTACGTAGTAATTTAAAATCTCTAAGTTAATGTATTTAGATTACTACGTAATCTAAATACTTTTATTTATAGCAAAATTCCTGAATAGCGAAGATACTCCTAGACCAGATACTTTCCTAACCTAATAGACTACTAAACCATTAACGGAGTATCTACGATTCAGTACCTAACCTAAATCTACTAGACTAGAGATTAGGTAACAGAATACCAAAGAGTGAGTAGCGCGTAGCGACTACTGCAATGTAGACTTAGGGTAACAAGAACCACAGTGAGAGTAGCGCAGCGCAGCAAGCGCCTAAGAACTCACTAGAAGACATTCTAACCACTAAGACTAGATAATCCCTCTACTCTACCTCTAAACTCAATCCTAGATCAATCTAGAGTCTACTAAGACTATTCCCCTAATCCACTACTAACTTCCAATAGATTCTTAACTATCCTAACTAAGACATCTTACCAACGATTCCCTAGTGGATTCTAACTAAATACCTATACCACAAAGTGTATATCTCGTTTTAAATCACCAATATCGATTACAGAGCCATAGAAGCGTTTTTAGAGGGGTTTAACCTCAAGTATGATAAATGTCCTTACTGAGAAAAGAAAATCAATCTGAGAGCATTCTAGAGGGCTTTAAACACTATGTCTATTTTTCAGATTTTACAAATTAGACTTAAAACTACCCTAGGATAGTCCCTAGAGTAGTTTAGTGTAGATCAAGATAGTTTAGTCTGATTAATAGTAGTCTATTAGGTAGGAAACTTCTCGGATAGAAATTTTTCTAAGTTACCTCTCTTGTATGAAACGAAACATGAAACCTTCGAAGATAAGAATAAGAAGAAAGTAGTGGTAGTAGTTGTAGTTAGTGGTGTTGTTAGTAGTGTTGGTCGGCTCGGGGAGACCTGGGTCGGCTGACCGGATTTATGCCGTCCCATTTTCCATACGTATTATACAGCTATAGCTGAGTCTCTATTATCTAGAACCTATTATAACCTACTAGATACTACTAGGATAAAGGTTTTGAAATTAGTCTAGAGATATTTTTTAGAATGTTACTCTGTATGAAAAGATGCTGATGGTTCTTCTCTTACCAGGGATCTTAGACGGTCAGTATCTTTTCGATTGTGTAGAAGTTGTAGTATTTGTCAGTCTAGTGGTTCCGTGGTAGGGCTATACTAGACTGACTTCTTTTTCGTAAGAAATTATTTTTGGTACTTAGTTGTATATGAAAGGATGCTGTAGTCGACTTTATAATAGAGTGGTAATTTTTCAAAGTTAGTACTCTATTATGAAGATGTTTAGAGAATTCAGAATTGAATCTCCGCAACAAACCAAAACAAAAACTAAAAATAAAACGAAAAATAATAATAAGAACTAAAATAATAATAAAAAAGATAATGATAAAGAGAATAAAGAAAAGAATAGAAATAATAATAAAAAGAAAAAGAAAAGAAATACAGATAAAAAATAGATAAATGACAGAAAAAATGATTTAAGTCAAGAATATTTTTTGTGGTATTTCTAGCAAGTTAGGATACTTGCAACACCTCCTAACTTGTTAGGAATCTACATTGAAATCCTCGTAAATACGGGATATTTCTATAAGAGATATCCCTGAGGATTCAATCTAGAATCCGCTATTCATTCTCTGGTATTTTGGTTCTTAGTTTTCGCTTTATGTTTGTTTAGTGTTGGTCATGCGTTGGTTTAGTTTTGATCTAGGCTTTTCTGGCTAATGTAAAAATGTATGCGCTGTTAGCAGTGTGTTGATCTTCTCTCACGAGGGGTGAAATGCTTTGTTATCGTTCGATCATGTCTGCGATGGGTCTGAAACATGGCTTCTCTCCAGCTTTTCGGCTCGCAAGAGTTGAACCTGTGTAGTAATGCACCAGGGCGAACAGGCGGTACCTCGTTCGACTTAGTAGGTGGGTAGGCTAGTAGAAATACTGGTTTACGGCACGAACTGTAGAGAGGTGTGCAATATCCCAAGAGAGTCCGCTATACGGTCTATCCGGTTCGGCTAGGTAGGGTTTCAGCTAGAGGCAGTCTATTTCTCTGTATCCCGTTGGGTGTTGTTTCCGAAAGGAGATAATGTTCAATGCGTAATCCAAAAGATTCTTGATTATCTATTTAGGTGTTCATGTCTTTTCGATTTGGATATTTAAACTGATTTTCAGGAGTCTTTTGAGCTTACGAGTTCCGAATGGAGCTGGGTATCGAGAGATAGGCGGCTTTTAGTCGTCACTTTACTTGGTCGAGCTGTGCGGTTGCTATGCAAGGTCAGGACTTGAGGGTGCGTATGCATTCTCTGCAGGGACTGTTGGGCGCTTCGGTGTGAACGGGACTTGTCAGAAGGCTTAGGTCGAAACTAGACTGACGGGTGGCTAATGCTATTCAGACGTAAGGTGGAAACTGAGGTCAAAATGCCAGGGAAGGGCTGAGGGCGAAAGCTTGATGTCCGTTCTTGGGCCGGCTAGTGATGATCCTGCCTCGTCGCCGAAAGGCGGCGGGGTAGGGGAGCTGGTCGGTAGAGGGGGTAGTAGTAATTGAAATATAACGTGTTTAAATCAAAAAAAAGAAATACACTACTCCTGTAATGGGAGTAGTGTATAATACTTTATATTTACGTATTTCTTTGCTCGTCTTCTAATGTTTGGCGGATATCGTTAGATAACCCTACCAAGAACTTTAGAACAAAGTAAACAATGATCAGACCTAATAAGAATTTCATGGCTGCTCCTTAAATAAGTTAGAAAATACCTCTCTACCTACTATGGGTAGAGAGGCAATAGACTTTAGTCTACGTAGTTATGGAAGAACCGATACGCGTCACCCAGGGTATTGAAGAAATGAATACCGCTATTAGTGACTACAATAGAATTAGCACTGTCTGCGACAAATTCAGTACCGATAGGTTTTACTACTGGTTCAGGTTCAATACCTTCAACAGAATGACGATAAGTCTTCATGTCACTGGCTACAGTGAAAGAAACACGATCTTTTTCTACATTAATGTTAGACACTTTAACATTAGTCGAAGAACCATATGTTTCCATTAAAGATTTTGCTTTATCCATAGCCCATTCGGTATCAGTATCGTAATGACCTTCTTCAGAATCCATTTCAGGGTTATTACCCAACAGAAGATAACTTTCTACCAATTCAGAAACTAACATAGTTTTCCTTTCTAATTTAAGATAAAATTTTACCAAGCAATTCGTTATGCTTAGTCAAATGATATTCGAGACATTCTTCATCGTTATCAAAGGTAGCTATGGCACCATCCGCACTGATTACCGTGTATTTAGCTGTACCAATGAGTAGTGTATCGTGAATAGTGTGGAAATGAGGTTTACCATTTACCGTAACACGAGGATCATTACAGGTAATAAAGATACCATGCAATGGTTTAATATTGTAATCGGTATTAACAGTGACTTCTTCTACAAAGCGATAGGATTTCAAATCCTCGATAACCTTATCTAAGTTCTTATAGAGAATACTTACACTAGAAGGATTATACTCTTCTGAATTGATAACTGTAATCAGAGATTCGTTTAATGATTTTAACATGATTCATTTCCTAAAAAAGATAGATAGTACAAAATAGAAAATACACTACTCCCTTTTAGAGGAGTAGTGTATTCGTGTTTATTTGTGGTTCACTAGATTCGCTCTGAACTTAGTGATCTCACACGCAATAGACATTGCCATAGACTCTGTCTCTTTGTTATTGGTGCGAGGAATCCAAATCGTTTGATTCAATTTAGTTTCCTTACCAATATTCAGGTATTCTACTTTAGTCTTAATAACCACAGCAGATACTCCATGTCGAATCATCAAGTTATTGAGATCTTTAGACAGAATCAGAAGCTTATCCAGATCCTCATGATTAGCACGATTAACAGCTTTCTCAAAAGTTTCCAGATATTCATCCACCTTTTTATTCAGTGAATTGTTACCTTCCAGTTTCACTAAGTCCGCAGTATACTTTTCAGAATACACCATTGATTTAGTAATGTCTTTAAGAGATATGTTAGAAACATTCTCAAACTTTACATCTTGATCGAACATCTCATTACTCCGGAATCCATTGATCCATGATGTCACCTACGTAAAACAACATTACGTAGATGAACAATACTGTAACGATAGCCAGTACTGCAGCAGCTATCGTTTCTTTACGATCTTTACTTAACTTCATTTACATTACCTTTCGTAGTGATTTTAGACACAGTTTTGTAATACTGCTTACCGATCATTAATAATTCCCCATCGGTATAAGGGAGTAATTTTTCTTCAGAGGTGTTATGGTAAGTTACTCCTTCGATAACAATGAACTTCAGATTCAATTTATCAAGCATTTCATTGATGGCATAGCGATTACGACGAACATGACGTTCAGATTCACAACTCGCCAAAATACCATGATTGAATTCATGACCACCATCAGTCATGAAAGACATATTGCCAATTTGATTACCGTACTCAGTAAGAAGCATTTCGACAGAAGTACGGTATAGTTTAATGTGGTCATTCAATACTCGGCGAAATACTTTATTTTTAGTGGTACTGAATTTGTACCATTCGGTAATAGCCAGATATAATGCCGCTGCACCAAGAATACCGACACAAGACAAGAAGATAATTTTAAACATGATGAGTTTTCCTTTATACAAAAGTTAGAATAGAATAAATTTCAGAAGATGGAGTTATATATGAAAAGAGTGAAATAAAGAAGAGAGATTGAAATCAAGCAATCCCTCTTCCACTTAGTGTCCTGATGCACTAGGGCTATTTAGAACGATTAGTATACTGCTTCTAACCATTCATTGAACAAGTCGTTAGTAACCTGCTCGTATCTATCGAGGAACTCACGTTCTTCTTTAGATAACTTATATCCGTTTAATTCCTTATTACGGAGGAATTGAGCGGTAAGGTCGAGATCCATATTTTCACCTCCTTTCTACGACAAGAATATTACACTAGGATACTCTCGGTATCCTAGTGTAATGTCGTTTATGTTTACTGCTAATAAAGCAAAAGATTAATGTTTAGATAAGATACCAAACATTTCTTTACTTAAAGTATCGAACCCGTTTAAAATCAGGAAAGGTTCAATCTAATGATATATATCTATTTTAATCTAAATTATAGACAGAAAGTTTGAATGAAAAATGGAAATCGAAGATAAAGAATATAAACAGATTGAAGCATTCTTAGAGAAACAAAAACCTAAGGTAAGAGCCAACGCAACAATCATTGAAGCGGAAGAAGACTATCCTTACATGTTGCATGGTTCAATCAATGACAGTATTGAAGTATTTACCCCTCGTTTAGCAGAGCGTTATGCAAAAGGATCTGAGGACAGAACAGTAGAACGTGTCCATGTAGCAGAAACCTTAGTAGGGTGCATCATGGGTATGGATGAATTATCTTACTACCTACAATACAATATTGACGAAGAAGAAGCAGAAGTCTTTAAAGGTGGCTGGTATATTTACGCGATTCCTTACCAGTATGCTTTAAAACCCAATGTTAACTTAGTATACGATGCCGGAAGATCTAATGAAGTTTGGTTAGTCCCTTACTCTAAAGAAACCAAAGAGTATAAAAGTGAAATCATTGCTAAAGTATTTTTAGAATCGATGTCTTATGCTAATTTAGGTATGGATGAAAATAAGAATACTTTAAGAAAGTATATCACCACTTACATTGCAGAAGTCATGAGTAAATCCATCAAGATTGATCAGTCTTCTAATAAACAATATCCTAAAGGATACTATAAAGTAGAGATTACTCGTACTACAGAAAATGGACATCATGTTAATCATTCTTTCAATGAAGACTTAGTAAGGGTAATCAAGATAGACAAAGATGAATACAACAAGAAGAAGAAAGTCATGGCACCTAAGATTCTTTACAAAAATAAAACTTTTTTCAACTGGTAGTACTTATATATGAAAAAGTTAACACAATCTGTTTATACTCCTTAGCAAAAACAATTGTTTGACTCGGTTCCTTATGTTTACATGACGCTCTCCTTATGTAAAACACAAACCTAATGCCAATGTCTTTACTGATCTGATTCATCGTGTTCTTCAGTAAAGTTTAGATAATCGGGAGATGAACTTATGATTAATTGGCGCTTCCACGAACAAGTAATTTGATTTGGGTTTCTTGTTCCTAGTTATGTTTGATGGCATAATTAGTCTCCATAATAGTTCTGGGCTATCCTCTCTACTCCTTATCGGGGTAGAGAGGCTCTAGCTTTTATTTTTACACTATTCTATTTTACATGAAACAATACTTTTAAACTTTATTTAAACCAGAAAAGGAAATACTATTATGGCTGAAATGACCATTACTCGCGCTTTGTCTCGTGCTAAAGTGATCAAAAAACGTTTGGACGAATTGTCTCGTGAAGCATTCGTAGGTTATGTACGTAAAGCAGAAGCTGAAAAATTAGGCGCTCAACAATACGCCAAGAATTCTCAATCTTGTTTTGATGAATACCAATCACTCTTGAAAGAGTATGTAGCGATTAAAACCGCCATTCACCAATTCAACGATACCAAAGAAGTGACTATTACTGAATTTGGTACCTTTACTGTAGCACAACTCTTGGTAGAGAAATCTATCCTAGAAGAGCGTCGTAAAGTTTACCGCAATATTCGTGAACAAAATCGTGTTGCTTTGAATACCATTAACGAAGCAGAAGAAGATATTGCCTCTTCTGTTTCTAAATACTTGGCGACTCAAGACAAGCAATTGAGTGAAACGACTCCTAAAGAATTCTTGGAAGATTTGGCTAGTAAATTCAAAGAAGCTAAACAAAAAGAATTGGAAGTGGTTGTGGTATCTGGTTTTGACCACAATAAATACTTGGAAGAAGAAGGTAAACGTATTGAACTCTTTACTGCTGAGATTGATACGATTCTTTCAGAAGTCAACGCCACTAACTCCATCAACGTAACTTTCTAAATAAAATAATTTAGAGTTACCTCTTTTATTTGAGAGGAATATTTAGTATTGTTCTAACAGACGCGCATCTGATCATTTTTGTATATCTTTGAAGTGTGTTTAGGGCTGGTTAAGATAGCGCGTCTACAGAATAGATTATTGTATTTCTCTCAATCCTGGAGGAATCCCCTAGCGGCAATGGGATCTGACTGTAAATCAGACGCGAAAGCTTCGAAGGTTCGAGTCCTTCTTCCTCCACCAGTTTTTAAAGATATGTTAATCACTTACCGAATATCAGTAAAGTGAAGACCCTTGAGAAGATATGTGAAGAGTCAGCAAGCAAACTAGACTACGTCCTAAATACTTATATATGTATTTAATCTAGGAATGATTAAAGTTATCCGCATACCCGCCCTAACTGGGTAAAATAATTGGGTAAAGCGCTACCACTGTAAGAAACAGTGCGACCCTTAAAGTTCTAAAGATCAAAGTTCTAAATACATAAAGTTCAAAGTTTTAAAACGGTTACGAAATTACCCATGATGAGAGAAAGGTAACCAACGAAAAGCTTTAAACCTATATAAGTTAAAAGTTCTATCAAATCCTACTGTTGTGGTTGATTAAGGTATTCACCCTTTCTGATTCCCGTAGGCTGGTTTGATGGTTAACATATCTCCCCTACCCCCGCCTCTACTTAGTGAAGACCGGACTAAGTAATGTATTGATAAATTGCTCTGCGACTCCTGCCTTTCCATCGACCCACTGGAGCAATTTATCACTGGCACTTCTTACGAGACCGTAATGTCAAAACGTGTCCTAATGGCTATTTGGATTGGGAATGTGAACGACATGGGTATAGAAAGTCCTTTTAGGATGGATAGTACTCTGGACATTACTATGAGATTACGGTCTCAACCTTATATTTCTGTAACCTAGTAACAGGTATAGAATGTGAGTTATTTTCAATTTCATGATGACTACTTCGACGCACTCTCTACCTATTCGGGTAGAGAGTGTACTTTTTATGTCTTTATAAAATCAAAAAAAAATACTCTCCCTTTTACAGGAGAGTATTTCTTATAGTCTAGTAATTCTCAGACGACATATCGTTAAACGGTCTAGAGGATGTTTTACCCTTCTTACATTTCTTACGATAAGCTTTGACTAAATCGTCTAATTCTAAACGATCAGTTACGCTGATAATATCATAAGTTAGTTTTTCTCGAATGTAACATTCCCAAATAGGATCGTCGTCATGAGTGACAGGGTCATCTTTTCGTACCTCGTACCAACCATTATCTAGTTTAATGGCGAACACTGATATATAGGTATCTTGTAAATGAGCACCGTGTCGTTTAATGGCTTTGAATATCAGTAGTAATTCATCGTAAACACTAGGGTCATCCAAATATTGTTTAATCAACTTAGAAAATCGCTCGGTGTATTTGTTTAAACGATCTTTGTGATTTACCTTATTTTTAGACTTATTAACGATTTTTACTGAACTGATATCGAGATTAAATAGATCTCCCATTCTTACTTCCTTTAACCAAATAATGGAGGATGTCTTTTAACGACCTTCTCTTTCAGTATATAAGCAAAATTTATCACGGTTGGTTCAGCGATTTGATCGATGATCACTTTGAATAGACTTCCATTAGGAGCAACCAAAAACCAATCAAAGCTTTTCATAACGCCAAAATCAACAGAGAAATACAAACCAGCTAAATTAATAGCGATTTCTCTTTTGCCATTATACCTGCTAAGAAGATTAGCCTCGTCCATGATTTGGTAATAAAGAACCGATGCATCGTAAGTTAAGCGTACTCGTTCATGCATATCTTTAAATTCATCACATTCGATAATCTTGAATAGTTTCCTTTCCAGATCTTTAATCAACTCATCGAGTTTACCTTCTCTTACTTTTGGTTCTACCTCTTCCGATATAGATTTGTTAACAATTTCTACAGAATCTAAATCAAATGTAAAAGCTTTAGACATGTTTATACTCCTGCACGTTTTCTTCTAATAATCTTAGAAGTCACGGCATGTTGGTTAATCAATTTAGCGTAGAATGTTTGCATGTCATGATTATATTTACGATTATCACCTACATCCACTACAGTTCCAATTCCCAATGGTGAATTCTTTCCATCAAGAGACTCCAGAACAGGATAGAGTCCTTTAATCTTTTCTAAGATATACGAACCCTCTCCTGAAATACGAGTACCTGAATCGAAGTTATGGACACACATGTAATCATCCTTGGTACTGGCAGTAACAACATGCCCAGGATGGACAGGATTCTCGTAGATAGTGAAGTCATTCTTATCTTCAATATCAAAACCAATATCTGCTTTCTCATTGATCTCAATATCGCCAGATAAAGTAGCATTACCATAGACACGAATCTCACCATTTAAAGAAACATCCTCCATGACAATAGCCGTATCAGTCACTACAACTTTACCATTCAGTTTAGCTGAACCTGTTACAACAGCTTCTTTCATGATAAAGCAGTTACCATTGATTTCAGCACTACCACCAACAATCGCACCGTCTTTAACAGTAGTCGTACCAGCAACAATTGCATAGTCTGTCACATGAGCATGATTCAATACAGAAGCATCACCCATTACAATAGCTTCTTTACCTACCCATGCCATGCTTCCTTCTTTGAAAGAGAGATTACTTTCTTTAGCGATGTAACCACCCAAGTCACCTTTCTTCACAATACCAAAGTCTTGTAAAGCTTTGATACGATAAACTGTTTGTCCATTGATAACAGTATAATCACCAGACAACATGATGAATTTATCATTATCAGAAGACATCTTCATCTTAGTAGGTGTTTTAGGTTTCTTAGGTTTATTGGATTTATTAGGGATGATGCTGTGTACGTTAGTCTTGGTAATCTCGCAAATAGCCAATGCGACATACACTGAGACAGTAGTGTTCTTATTAGGACTTAAGATCTGACTCAGGTTACCTTGAGTCATGCCTAATTTATCAGCTACCTTAGTGATGTTTAAACCACTTTTATAGATAGCCTCACGAAGATTTTCTTTGATCTTCAGGGTGTCTTTTTCGGACTTAACAAAAGTTTTCATTGTACAAATTCCTTTATAAAGTTTGATTAGAAAATTAGTTTAGCAGTTAGGAATATATGAATAGGAATCGAAAAAGGAGAAGTGCTCGTTACACCTCTCCTTTACTTAGTATCTTAAATACTGCTTGAGATACTAGGGCTAGAACGGAATGAAGGGTAGTAGGGTTAATACACCGCTTCTAACCATTCTGCGAGCAGTTCATCGTTCGCTTGATTATACCAAGCTAGGAATTCCTGTTCTTCTTTAGTTAACATTTCTCCACAGAGCTTTTTATTCTCTAGGAGCTGTGCCAAATAAGATTCCACATGATTCACCTCCTTTCCGCTATAGGGATAATCCTCTTATTAGTAAAGCTTAAAGAGAATGATAGCTACGAACATACATTATTGATGCTCGCACGTTAATAGTATATGTTTAAAACATATTAGAATGCTCCTCTCTACCTTTACGGGTAGTGAGGAGCGATATGTTTTATGTAATTAGATTTTGCCAATCCAATTTAATACTGTCTTTAGCAGAGGTGTGCATACCTTTCATTGAGATCAACATGATCTTTGAACCAGGCAATGCATTTACAGAAGCAATACCATTAGGATAACTAGAGATGTTAGGACCTGCACAATGTTCGCAATAACTATTGTTCTTACTGACACACATACGGGGAGATCGCATCATCACTTCTTTACCTGCTAATGAAGCAATGTTCTCTTCAGTAATCTTAATCGTTACTCCATTCTGAATAAAGTAGTAATCCAAGTACTTCTCATTCTTTTTAGAATCTTCATCGAAAAGAATCGATTCACCGTATTTGGTTCCACATTCTTTCCCATCGACTTTCAAGTTAGCGGCAGACCTTACTGCATTCTTAACGTCCACACCACCTTCTTGCGTCTCTAAACCCCGTCCAATAGAGCCTGAGTAAGCATCATTGACATAAGTAGAAAGATTCTTAGGATCGACACCTTTATTCAAAGGACGATTGATGTAAGTAGGTTCTTTCGTATCGTCCAATCCTTTAGCAAAACCAAAGTGATAAGTCAAACGTTTACGCGCATCATTAAAGACCTTACCTGAAATTGCAAATCCCATAAAGTCATCGTCTTTCAAGTAATCCTTATCGATCTTCTTCAACTCATCGTCAATCATGGTTTGAACAATTGGATCGTCTAACTTATCTTTATACTCTGTAAACAATTCCTTCTTACGTTTCTCTACAGCAGGATTAGAGATAATGGCTTTCTTCGTAATAGAAGGAACCACAGTCTGAGTAAAGTTAGAAAGGTAAATAGCATTCTCAGCAAACTGTAAATATTCTTCCGTAAAGATTTCACCTTCTACTAAGTCATTCTTTACTTCATCACGAGAACGCTTCCATTTACGAATAAACAGTTTCTCAACATCTGAAGGAAAGAATCGTTTATTGATGTAAGGCACTTTACCTTTAAAAGGATCAATAACCAATAAGTAATTCTGCAAGAGATTACCTACTGAAGTTTTGATTTCTCCCCAATTAGGAAAGATAAAACCATTCGGTACAGTAATCAGTTCTTTAAAATCCAATAAAGGTTTAGAAGTATCTTGACCATCGTCAATATACTCTTTTGTTCCAGTATCTTCATTTAAGTAGTAGTAGCCATTAGCATCTGCTCTGACTAAGTAATGTTCTTTTTCATTGGTACGAAAGATAGACAAACAACTCTTTACCCAGTAAGCATCTTTATACCATTCTCTTTTCATTCCGGTTAACCAGAATTCGTGTTTCGTCATTTCACACCTCTTGTTTTGATTTGGATCTCTTGTACGGCTCGCATGATGATGTCGTGAGATTGAGAGTCAAAGATGTAATTATCCAAACGAGATTCAATGGCTTTTACTGTATCGTTTACACCATCTGAAGACATTAAGCCAAACAAGTATAGATTGTAGGCCATCTCTTTTAAATCCATCTCAAAGACTTCTTTACCATAAAGAGATAAATAGCTTTTCAACTTCATTCCTAAGTTCACACCATCACGAATCAATTGAATTGCATAGAAACTATCGTCTCTCACTACAGACATGAATTCCTTAATCCGTTGAGAAGCACCGATCACATCAAACTCATGTTGTTCTTGTACTTCTACTTGTTTCTTACCTCGTAAAGTATTAATCAATCGCTCACGAGTAAACTTAGAGATCTTCTCAATGGTTTGTCCAAATTCAGATTCATCAATCGTTAATCCTCCTACAGTATTTAAGAGTTCGTAGAAGGTAATGACATTGTCTCGATCTGCTTCTAGAATAGACAAAGAAAAATCGACTTGCTCATTGTTCTCAATTTCAATGGCTTCTGAGTAGATTCGATATAAAGTAATTGGATCATGTACAAAAGATTCAGAAGAGATAAATCCAATCTCTCCCAATAATTCATCAAACTGATTACGAATAAAGTCTTTAATTCGTAAAGTTAATTCATTGATATCCACGTCGTCATTACTGCCACGGATCAGAATCTCTAAGTTATCTGTCCAATCTTCATGAATCCCGTCGATAAAATCAATGGCTTCTTTATACTCTTTCGCTTCTTCTGGCGTCCAGTAATCGTCGATAAAGTTTAAGATCAAATTTGCCATAACGCTTTATTCCTAATAATTAGAATTTAAATATAGGGTTAACTATATATGTGATGATTTCTATTTTCATAGCTATGGAAACAATAATAGAAATAATCTAAGAATATTCTGAATGAATCAAAAACCTTTCCTAACCCATTAGCTAATGGAGAATTTATTAAAATGTCAAAAATGGATAACCGCATTAGTTTGCATACTGGTATCCCCAGCTTCGATAAGCTCACTGTCGAAGCCAAAGGTATTAACCTAGCCCCGAACTTAGAAACCAAGTTTAAAAAGGCAAAGCGTCAAAAAGTACTCGATATTGATCCTAAACGTCCTTACGTGAAAGCCCGTGATGGCGAAGCTAAAGTTATTGAACGTGTCTCTGCTATTCCTGAAGAATTGAAAGATCAATTCTCTCAAGATGAATGGGATGCATTGCATGACTATACATTCGAATCTTTGGAATCAACTTACAAAACCATTAAGTTGATGATTGAAGCACCGACTAAAGCATTCAAAGAACTCTTGACTCAAGATGAGAAATACAAACCTTATGTTCAAGAAGTCGAAAAACTGAAAACCATGCTTGCCATGAATACTTCAGACACTCGTGATTTAGTGAAAGAAGTCAATTCCATTCGTAAGCTCTACGAAAACTTCTTAAATGAAGATGGTTCTGTAAAATCAGATGTACCTACTCTGGATGCTTACATTATTGAAAAGATCATCGACATTAAAGCACGTTACTTAGTTTGTACTAACCGTGTACGTGCGATTACTGAACCTTTAACGAAACATGTATCTGATTTCTTCTCTGCCATGAAGTTTGGTTATTACTTAGACCATCCTGAAGAAGCACCTGAAGATGTGAAGAAGTTCATTGATGAACGACTCTATCAATACACCAATACTACTCCACCTACCCAAGACCACATTGAGGAAGCCAATCATGTCGGACAATGAAATTAACGAAATCAAACAAGAAGACATTCAGCCTTCTGTACAGACAGAAGGTGTATTGCCTCTGTCTGATCATGTAGAAGTCAATGAATCTACTTTGGCTCCTTCTACTTTAGATGAAGACGAAGACGATGTAGCCGTATTCAATCCACCTGCTGAAGAGAAACCTGAAGAAGCTAAAGAAGAGAAAGATGAATTCATTTCTTTAGAAAATGATCTTCCTGTACTCGGTACTGTAAATACAGAACACGAACCTGTAGAGAAAGAAAAGAAAGAAGTCTCTAAAGAAGAAGTCGTACAAAAACTTCTGAAGATTGTCGGTAACGATAAAGACGATGTAAATCTTTGGACGCCTTCTATCCGTGTATTGGATGAAGAAAACAAACCAGTTTCTAAAGATGTTCTCTTGGATCCTAAACGTCGTATCTTGACTGATATTGAAAAGATTGACTATTCCGATCCAAAACAATTGGAAGAGATGATTCAGTCTATTTCTATTCCGGCTGAATCTCCAGATAACATGGTACGATACCTGGTAGAAAATCCAACGAACTTGGAAGAAGAAAATCCTACCATGATTGTTCAATCCATGTCGGATGCTCGTGAACTCATTTCTACAGACTATCGTATGTCTGAAAAAGCACTGAATGAAGACGACATTGAATTGACTCAAGCCGTTTACTTAGATGTGGATCCAACTCAACGTACTCGTTCACGTCGTACCAGTATTAAGAACACAGGTGGTAACCTAACAGGATTGCGTGCTAAAGCCGCCATTATGGATGCGCTAGGTATGTCTACCCTCTTTACCTTGGTTCTGCCTCACTCAGGCTTAGTAGCCATTGTGTCACCTCCTGTAGCTGCAGAAATCATTGACTTCCAATACATCTTGGATACTTCTAAGATTAATATTGGTCGTTCGATTGGTGGTTCTAACTACGGTACAGCGACTTGGTACATTAACGATAAGCTAGTCGATTTGTTTATCAGCAAATTGTCTTACATTAACTTGAAAGACTCTTCACCTGAAAACATTCGTGCGCTCTTAGACCCAATGGATATTCCTACTATTGCTTGGGGTCTGGCTTGTACCATGTATCCTGATGGCTATGTCTTTAACCGTACCGCCCTCTTAGACAATGGTAAAGCAGAACACGTACGTGGTCGTATCTGGTTGCCGGATATGGCAATCTATGCGAACTCTCGTCTCTCTACTCGTCAGAAACAACATCTGATTAAAGCAGAGAATACCGCCATGTCTAATGAAGAAATCCTCTCCTATCGTCGTGACTGGAAGAAAGAGGAAGAAGTACCTAAATTTGAACGTTTGATCCATACTCGTAAGATCACCCGTAAAGCTGGTACTGAAGTTCAAGACATGTACGTAGAGCTGGGACAAAGTAATATGGAAAACTATGTAGAACATGGTTCTGCATGGGATGTTTACATTAAAGATGCGATTTCAGAAACACTCTCCATGGCATCGGATGAAAACATTCGTTCTCGTTACTTGTCTGACAAGATCCAAACTACTGCACTTCGTGAATATTCTCACTTCATTCGTAAGATTCGTATTGAACGTTATTTGGAAGGTTCTGATAAATCAGAAACCATTACCATTGACATCGATTCTCAAGAGTCTTTGACTGAAACTCTGGATAGTCTCTCTAACGTACCTGAACTGCGTAATAAGTTGATTGAGATTGTCGTAGAATACATCAATAAACAAATCAAAGTCGTTTATGGTGTACCGACTATTTCCGAGTATGAAGAGAAACACAATGCTTCTCCAGTCAGCAATAAGATTGTACCGATTAATACGGTCATCGCTTTTTTTACACTGACCGCTCGGATTTATCAAACACTCGGGATCCGGTAACGGGTAACGTATCCACTGTAGTAGAGGGATCCATTAAGGATCCCCTATTCGGTGTGTCTTATGTCAAACGTTCAGAAGTCTATCCTGAATTAGAAGGAGCCGATGAAGGCGAAGAATCTGTACCCATTAATGTTAACAATGAAGACTTCTTAAGAGTCCTAGTGAGTTCAGGTGCGAAACCTATTAAAGACGATGGGGAAATGCACCTATCCTTACTATCGTTACATGATGCGTGCTATGGATTAGATACTCATGCGGAATATGGAATTGAGAATCCTGACGGTTCTTATCAGCTCTCTCACGATTCCCTACGACCCATGACGATGAAGAAGCCTTATGATTTAGTCGGAGAAGGATCTTACTTATCTTTACTCTCTGAAGAATTTGTACTCTTTGAAGTCTACCAGAATACTGGTATTACTTTACCTCAATGGTTACAGATGACTCGAGTAGAACACAAGGTAATTAAGAAAGCAGTCGACCGTAAGAAAAAACTGCAGACTTCGATTAATGAACAGACCAATCAAGAACTGAACGAAATGGCAAAAGAAGTAAAAAAATAAATCTGAAGTGGTAACTAAAAAAGAAGACTACTCTCTACTCCTTATTGGAGTAGAGAGTACTTCTGAATTTATGTCTTATATTATGCAAAGATACTCTTGTCCTTGGTTCTTTGCGATAACAGCAAAATCTAGTCAGAAAAATGTTGCTTAGCATTAAGCAACGGAAGAAGCGGAGACGACTACACTAGGTAGGGTCTCTAGCCAATTCCATATACTCGTCTACCACTTACTTACTACTCTACTCCTATACGGGAGTAGAGTAGAGTGGTTTTATGTTTTATGCTAGATCTTTCATCAACATAGGTGCAGCGTGAAAGAAGTCTGTTTGAGTAATACGACAAACAGCATAGACTACCCCAATTGGAATAATCAAATTGCGTCCTTCTGCAAAGTAATTGTTAATCGTAGAATAACCTACACCTATATACCTTGCTACATCTTTCAAAGTCTTATTATTACGCGCTAAAATGATTCTCAAGTTATTACGTAACTCTTTATTCATCTCATGGATGTATTGGTTATTAGACTTCTTAACGATGACTTCACCTGCTTTAGTTTCAGTGAACATATTCTTTTCCTTCTCTTCTTGCTTTCTCAAATGCCAACATGTCTTTCATTAATCCATATCCTTCACGAATACGGAAGTACTTAATATCAGGATCTCCTCGATAATCACGATTCCCTAAACGAGCAATTGTTAATCGACAGGCTTTCTGAAAGATACCTACATCGACATACTGGAACAGAGTATCAGTTTGTTCTAAATAGTCTTTAGAGATCTTAATCGCTGGTACTTCTACAGAATTGACAAAGTAGAGTACTTCTTTCATCTCTACTGCTTGTTTATACAAATCCTTACAAATAGCAGTCATGCCTTTTAAGGTTTCTTTTAACAAAGCATTATTAAGATTAATCAGCACTTGCGCATCCTCATCATCTGCTTGAATCTCTTTCTCTGCTAACTCCAGCATCACTTTAGTTAAGTAAATGTTTTCTGTTAAGAAAGCAAAGTCAGAAATCGCAGATTCCTTAGGCGTGCCTTTATAGAACTTCTCGATATTGACTTGGATTTGAGAGATGAGTTGTTTACGGTTATTGGGATCGATTGGCTGAGTCTCTTGTTCATTCAAGATATCTGTCATGATCGTACCGGATACTGAACCACGATGGATGACATCTAATCCTTTAGAACACTTGTTGTGCACCATCATGTTCTTAGGATTGATATTAGAACCCGTCTTAATACGGCGATTCTTTAAAGTCGCTTGACGCTTTTTAGCTTTAGCAGCTTTACGTTGATCTTGTCTAGACATGATAATTTCCTTTTACAAAAGTTAGAATAGAAAGATAGGATGGTTAAATTAAAATCCTATTACACTTTAATAGTATAGATTTATTTTAAAATAGAAAACATAAAAAAGAACACTCTCCTCTACCCTTTCGGGAGAGGAGAGTAAAACGAGTAAAGGAACTATGTGGAATTGCCACGCCGCCATAGTCAAATGAAAAAGCAAATAAAAAATGTTGAACGGGATTAAATACGTCCGTCAGTAAATAACCCCGCACAGACTACTCCAAAAGGAATAGTCTATACGTGATTATCTAATCACAATGGAACAAACATACATCAGGAAATGAAAGAGTAATCTAGATATACCCGAGAACTAGGGATTACTCCTTCATAACTAGATGTCGTCTGTATTTTTCTTATTAAGAGTCTCTAAGTGCGAATACTTGATCCTCATGCGGGCGATACGTTTATTGGTCTTGTATTTGGCAGAGGTTTCTACACCTCTTAAAATACGGTCGTAATGCATTTGTGCCTTGCGTTCGTTCTCCATTCGGAGTTGACGATTACTTAAGATTTTTCCCATTTTAAAACTAAGTGAAGTAAGATTTGAATTAAATAAAACAAACATTACCTGATCACTTTTTATTTAAAATAGAACCAAGGACTTGTATCTATTTCAAGGTATTCTTGACCAGGTAACATTTCCGCAAGAATGAATTGTCCATCGCCTAGATATTGTTCTACGACTAAACTATAATAAAGCGTAGGACTATTACCTAGTAAATCTGCGACTTCTTTTCCACTCATAACTTCATGCACATTGATTAAAAAATGGTACATGCAATCAATGTAACCGTTACATATAGATATTGCTAAATCGTCAAGAATATATGCTTCATGCACTAGCTTACTGTATAAAGTATCGGCTGTTAATTTAATCGCCACTTGATCTTTAAACATAGGTTCATGGGTATTGATCATGTTGTAATGACGATTGACTTCACGTCTACCTATATTCAAGAGTAATTCATTAATCACTTGAGCATGGTTGATCGTGAACTTATTTTGTACCATGGTATCGACGACCCTAAACGTAGGACCGATGTTTACCATGATTCTTAGTCTAGGTCTATTCATTTCTATTCTTTCGTATAAACAGTATAAAGCGTATTCGCTATTACCATTAATTGTCTAGGGGTCAGGTCAGGACTAATTTCCTGTTTAAAGAAAATTTTACGAGTCAAACCAAACTTAATAATCCCTAAACCTTGTAAATATCCAATCAAGTATCCTATAAAAGTCTTGACAATAATCACATCAATCTTATTGCCAGTATTCGCTGTTCTGAAAGCAAACTCCAATACTAAGCTATCAATTAGTTGTATAGGATCAATACCTATAGGAATACTGAATTCTTGTAAGATATCTAAGATATAGTTTAAAGAATGTAATCCACCACTACTGTTGACATTCGTATCATTAGCCGTATCGTAGAAGACTTCTTGTAAATTGACATAATGAGAATAGTCAGCTTCCCATTTAGGAAAACTGACAAAATCCATGTGTCCTAGTATAAGATCGTGTTGCATACCACATCGTACTCCATAGTGACATTATTCACCTGCTCATTCATCAGAACACAAGGATTACCCACTCTACGGTGTCGTTTACCAAATTGAGATTCTGCACTAACATCTCTAGGGATTAACTCGATTCCTAGTTTAGGATTCTGAAGAATATAATTAAAGAACTGAGGAAATAGATTCCCTAAATAGTTTATAAACTTCAAGAAGAATAAAGCAATGAAGATTCCCTCATCCTGTTCTAATCCAAACTTCAGTGTAATGATGTTACCAAAGCAATCCCTAATGATTCGATCATCAGTTACATCTTGATCCTCGAAGATAAACTCATTGTCTACATAAGCATCTTCAGGACTATAGTCGAAATAATCTACAAAGAAATCGTTCCACAATCTAACAGCCGTATGCTTAACAATCTCTTCATTAACAGGTAAAGAAGCAAAGTAGATATCTTGATAAGTAATGGGTGTAGAAATCAATAAAGAATAAATCGTTTCATTTAGTCCTTCAACACTCACTACCTTCTTAGGATCGTATCCTTTCATGGAAGGGTAATTAACTCTTCTAGAGAATGGCTCGTATCCGAATAGCAGGATACATTCTTCAGTGACTTCTCCTAGATTAATGTTTAAGAGTAAATCACTAGGTAGGATATATTCAGCTCTCTTCGGTACCATTACTATCCTCCCAAGGTGGTGCATCAACTGGTAATACTTTACCTGTCGTGATGAACAATAGATTCAAACTCATGATGTTATCGGTTTGTTCATGATCTAAAGCCACTTCACACTCAATCTCTTTTCCAAACCAAGACTCATCGACTACAATCTTAGCTTTACGAATAAAGAGCCGAGCAATAAATGCTAAGTAATCTTCTTCTAATCCTGTTTGAACATCATCCCAAACATGAGCAGGATTACCTTCAGAATCCACAAAGATTTTCTTTTGTTTATCTAAAGGTAATTCTAAGTAATTACGAACAAAGTTTTCAACATATTCGTAATCATTATCCGATAAGAATCCATCCATTCCATCAATCAAGTATTTAATGATTAATGAGATATGGATTTCAAATTCTTTCTCTAAGTATTCCCGAGCTTCTTGAAACTCTTTTTCTTCACTAGGTGTTTCAGGTAAAGAATCGATTTCTATCGTTGAAGTAGAAACAATAACCATAAAACTTTTCCTTTAATCAGTTAGATTCAATTTAATAGTATAGGTTTATAATTTAGATAAAAGTTTACCTAAGTAATTCCTACCTGCCCAAATGTCTCTATCGACAATATTGCGATGAGATAAGTCTACATTAATCCCAATAATCGCAGGAAAGTCATATCCGCAATAAGCAAAGAATACATTAGCTTCATTTAGCTGATCTAAATAGCTTTTAAACTCTTTATCTCGATAATAGTGTTCTTTCTTACCTTCTACCATCTTCTCAATAATCACTCGTCTAAAGTCTATACCATTTCTGTTAATAAAACCATGATAATTAAATTGATCTAGTAAAGCTTCTTTAATCTCTTTAATCATTTTCTCTTCTGTTTTATAAACTGAAACATCAATCTCTAAATAGTGAGCAATCCACTCTGCCATAAAACACAAAACATTAGTATAAGTTTTCATGATTCCTTTAGGACTCAGTAGTTCTAAATCAAATCGATAAGTAATCCCGAAGATGTGATCGCCTTTAAAGAATAAGTGATTATCTATCAATCTCTCAGATGCTCTATTAGGACGATGTTTACTTTCAATACAGAAAACATATTCTACTTGAGAATCTTTCAATTCTTCTACTAAAGTATCTTCGATTTCTTCCCAAGACAAATTACCACAACCACAACCAATAGCAGGTAATCTTAATTTCGTGACCCAATGAAATCCTTCTGTCTTATCGTAATCATTTTCAAAGGCTCTTAATCCTTCTAGCATTAAGTCAATACAAGAATCATCGTAAGGAGAAATCTTAGTGGGTAAACTGACTAGAGTTTCTGTAGCAGTAGAGTATAAGTGATATTTAGTTTTATTAATCTCACCGCTCTTACAAACTTCTCTGTATTGGTTATACCACCTAGGATATTTTTGTTTAAAGTATAGAGCTAATCCTTTTCCAGCAATGCCTTGTGTATTAACAGGAATACAATAAGCACTTTCTTTATCTAAGAATAAATCTTCTTCTACAATGCGAACAGACATGTCTTTATTCCTCTTCTTTATATTTAATCAAAAAATAAATTAAACATAAAAGAATCCTCCATTCCCCAATGAAGGAGAATGGAGTCATTATCTTTATTTAGGTAAGTATCGAACAATCGTATACTTTTCACGATCAGGCATGTATAAAGAAGTATAGATGTCAGCGTGTTCTTCCTCAGGTACGTATTTAGCCAATACTTTTTCCATCGGAAAATATACTACATTGTCCGATTCGTTTTCAGGTACAATTTCACGCAAGATATTGGTGACGTGGATTTCATCAAACTCTAAACAATCTAAAGCTAGATTGTAGATAGAAGCCCCACCAATAATCCACACATCTTTATACTTCTCTTCTAGAGCAGCAATCTTCTTCGTAAAGTCTTCAGGTGTTTCAATACCATAAGCATGAATAATCGACATGTTATCGTATTCGTCATCAGACAGAAATCCACGAGATTGACGATTGCTTACAATCACATTGGTACGATCAGGTAGAGGACGCTTGGGTAAACTCAACCAAGTATTCTTACCCATGACAATGGCACAACCTTTGGTTTGTTCTCGAAAGTAGTTTAAGTCTTCAGGTAAATTCCAAGGCATGGCATTATTAATACCGATGACATTATTACTGCTTTTGCAGACGATCAGTTTGAGAGACATGTATGTTTTCCTTTAATGAATAAGTCATATGTTTTTGTATGGCTTGAAACAAGTTATCCAATTCTTTAGTGACGTAACACAATTCAGATCTGGACAAATGTATGCCTTTAATGACTGAAGTATAAGAACCAAAAGTAAATAAACCTTTTTGACGATACAAGAGTTTAATCACTTTCTTTCCTTCTCCAATTTCAATCCAGTAAGTCCCATTGTACTTAAAAGGATTAAATCGTTTCCTACGATTGGCTTCTGTATTCTCAATCTTAATTGGAAAAGGAAAGGTATTTTGGTTATTTAAGAAACATTGTGTAAGTAAATGTAAATCCCCAATGAATCGTTTAGCGGTATCTGATAAATCTAATTTCATTTCTATTTAATTTCCAGTGTTAATTGCATCAGAAATAATAGATAGAAATTCCTTCTTATTCTTACTTACATTATCTTTAGTACGTGTGTGATATCGTACTAATTTTTTGGCTTCTTCCATTAGTCTATCTACAAACTTATATTCTTCTAGCTCAGTTAAAGCGGATAATGTATAAGCGGCTATTCGTTTATGTAATCGGTATTCATTTCTATCGGGCAAAAAGTATACCATTACTTCGTAATTGGCAAAATGTTTGGTATCGGCACTATTAACAACAATAAAATAATGTTCACTATCCTTTCCAGTAAAGGTAATGGTAAAGAATAGTTCTTTACGATCTTGTTCCGACCATTCGTCTGTATCCATCTTCTTAGGATGGAAAATCTTAATTTGATATTTTAAAGATTTACCATTATGTTCTACATGGTTTATATCTTCAATAAAACATTCTGCCGTATTACCGAAAGCATAATAGACTCCGTTGTTAAAACTGATCTGGTCAGTAGGTACTCTTTCAGTTTTATCAAACACTGCTGCTAAGAACTTCTTCAGTTCTAACTCTAGTTTGTCTTCCATCTTTACAGTAAGCTCGCCTAGCATAATCCTTACTCCTTAAAATAAATCTAAGACTTCAAATCCACTTGGGGACTCTACATCAAAACGTTCGTTTAATAAATCGCATAAAGCTCTGGCTTGGTTAATCTCAGAAGTCCCAAACATATCCGAAACGATATTGTTACATTTCTCTACATTGACTTTCAGTTCTGTCCAAAGCCAAGGTTTACTGTCTAGATATTTACGCCAGAGTTCTTTATACAAATAATAGGTTTCTTCCATCGGCATTTCTCTTAAAGGTGGATTTCCTTTTCCTTCTTCAATAGAAGGATAGCCTTTAATGAAACACTGGAAATGATGCTCAATAGAGAGACCATCGTTTAAACGCGCGTAGAACGCGCTGTAGCGCCTATCTCCCTTAGATGAGCATTCGTATCCACCAAACCTAGACCACGTGTATTTGCTCATTATCGTGCCTTTACGACCCCTTCCTGATGTTGGTACTTACCATCGTAGGGATTTAATGAAGAATCTGCATGTTCTGCAAAATAAATCGTCCCAATGCCACATCCTTCGTAAATCGTCATGATGAACTTAGTTTGGTTATAAATCTCCAATACCAATTGACCACTCCATCCTGATTTCAAAACCGTAGGCGCCATGTTCATGCCTAAACGAGCATAGCTACTTTTACAGAATAATAACCCAGTAAGATTATCAGGAATATTAAAAGATTCTAACGAATGGGCTAATACAAATTCACCAGGATAAATCTCCCAACATTTTACATTCTTTCTTTCAATCCTTCCATTGACATCTTTAAAGTATACTGCTTTGGTTTTATATAGTTTAGGTACAGCAATAGGAGCGTACTCATCACTCTCTAAAGGATCTAACCCACTATGCTTCTCCTTAGAAGAATCGATAACAAAGAATTCTACATCACTACCTAAACGAATATCGTATCCATTCTGAGATAAGCCATGAGAGATTTCTTTAGCAGTACCATCGAAGCGATTACTTAAAGAACAAGATTCTTTACTGGAAACAAAAGGATGGATTAAAGGCTTTTCTTGTTGAGATAACTGAATAATGTCTTTATCGGATAAATACATTGTTTAATCCTTTTCTATACTAAAAAATAAATATTCAAAAAATAGATTTAAACCAAAAAAAAGAAACCCCACTCCGTATAGGAGCAGGATTTCTTTTCTACCTTGGTTAGAACTTCCACCAAGGTTTAGGTGCAACGGCAGGGATTACTTTGCCTACACGTTTGCGGGCATTGCGAACGGCTTTGTTTACAGCTTTGTGGTTATGGGCACCTGCCACTACCAGTCCACCACCGACTACCGCACCGGCGAGAGCTTTACCGAGGATGATTGCTACTTTCTTAGCAACCACTTTAGTATTGCTTTCGGTAGTTACTACAGCAGTAGTAGTTTCAGTTACGGTATTGATGGTTTCGTTTACTTGAGCTTGGTTCATTTCAGTTTCCTTTTCAGTTTGGATAGATTGTTGGGTTTGTTCGGTTACTACTTGGTTGGTTTGTTTGCCGTCGAGTTTTGCAAACTCAGCAGCGATTTGAGCGTTGAGAAGAGCTTCGTACTCTTCGTCACTCATTCCGATGTTGTCAGGAATTGCTTCGTCGATTACTTTTTCAAAGTTCTCGAAACTACCTTCAAATACGTTTTCCATTTTAGTCTCCCTTATACAAAAGGTTAATAGGAATACTCTAGTACCCATGGATAGGTACTAGAGTATCGTAGGTTAGTTAGAAGCCGCTTTCTTGGCTTCTTGGTAATCCTTGAGAAGAGCAATCTCCTCGCGGATCAAATCCATCAGATTCTCATCTGACAGGAATCGTACATCGCTGTCTGTTGCCAGACAGTTGCGCAAGAGGACGCGTTCGTCCAAGTCTTTCGGCATTAGCTCAGAGAGCGTACGACGAGAAGACAACAAAGCAGGAAGAATGGTATCAGAAGGAGTCTTCATGTAGACACGACGGAACATATCGTACCGACTAAACTCCTTCAGCCATTCTTCAATGACTACCTTCTCATCAGCCTTAGCTTCGGCTTTATCAGCCTTAGCTTCAGCCTTTTTGATTTGACGCTTAACTTTAGCATCGTCTTTGTCCTTTTGTTCGGACATGACTTTTTCTAATGCGTAGCCAACGCCAGTTAAAACTGCTGCGCCCAAAAGGGTAAGAATGATTTTGTTCATGATGAACTCCTTATACAAAGGTTAGTGAAAAATATCGATAGAAGAGGGATTCTCCTATCAGGTTCACGTAAATAGTATATATCTGAGATTTTCTAGAATATAAAAAAGAATTACACTCTTTAGTAATGTATGACAAGCACAGACTAAAAAGAAAGAGAGACAATGCTATGAACATCGCCTCTCTTGTTATTACTATTTAGTAATAGAAGTTATCTACCCACTCATCTAGTAGGTCATTAGCCTGACTTGTCAACTCTAAGAGGAGTTCTTCTTCCTCTCTAGTTAAAACATAATCATTGGCTTGCTTCCATTGAAGCATTTGTAGACAATCATTATTCATTGTCGTACACCTTTTTTTCTAATATAATAAATGAATGCGCCTATCGTATTCTTTATAATGGTATATTTCTGAATTATATTAGATTTTAAAGGTAAAAAAAGAATATTACTCCCTACTCCCGTAAAAAGGAGTAGGGAGTGGTATTTATTATTTAAGCTTTAAAGTAAAGATCCTGATGGAACTTCACCAAAGCTTTGATAAATTCTAATTCACCAGGAATACGGCGATGATCTTCTACACGCTCAAACATGTCGATAAACTCTTTAGCCGTACCTGTAAAGAATCGATAGTTCCAGACATCAATCTTAGTAGAAGTTGTAATGAAACCGGCATCGACACAAGGATTACGATAGAATGTCCAATCGTCTTGTGCACCCACATCGAAGTTGATTTCACCTACACCGAATAGTACAACGCTGTTACTGATCGTACCCTGTGAAACCATGATGTTTCCAGATACATAAACATAGTCTTTAATAATGCCTTCATTACAAACACGAGCATGATCTTTTACGGTAGCGTTGTCTTGTACAATAGCGGAGCCATGCACTGCACCTTGATCAAAGACACTACCATTGTCTTTAACCTGAGCATTACCAAAAACAGAACCATAACCAAATACACGAGCATGGCCTTCTACAATCGCATTATGGAGTACTTGAGCTTCATTATACACATGAGCACTGCCGCGTACAATGGCATTGTCTTTAACTTTGGCATTATGGTAAACCATAGCAATATCGTATACCCAACAAGGTCCTTCGTGAGAGAGATTCTCTTCACTCGCCACGTATCCGCCAATATCTCCGGCTTTAACATCACCAAAGTCTTTCAAGGCTTTAATACGATAGACTTCAGAACTATTCACGGTAAGGGATAGATCTTTTAAGATCTCGTATTTCTTTTCCACTTTTGACATATTGTATACTTTGTCCATTATTCATTTCCTTTAAAATTAGGTTAAAAAGAAAAGATACCCCTCTACCCTTTACAGGTAGAGGAGTACGGCTTTCAATTACTTGCAGAGTTTCTCAGCACCCAATTCGTACATGAAGTCACGAATGTGTTTGTGCTGACCACCACGAGAACGAGCGTCTTTGCTGTCTTGGATAGTCAGGGTAGATTCGATACGACCATGTTTAACCACTTCAGTAGCTTCACCACCTTTTTCTTTAGGAGGCGTACGGCTGATGTATTCACGAGTCACCAAGTGCTCAGCAGATACACCTTTAGAGATGTGGAAGTTAGCAGACAGAGATTGAATCTCTTTATGCTTAGCCATTGCGTCAATTGCGACTTCGCCAGTAGCCAGAGCAGAAGCGGCAGTGAACGCATTGGTCACTTTGAATGCTGCTTCCAATTGCTTAGCATCGATGTCAGCACCGTGACCAGCCATGTAAGTCATAGCAGCATCAATTGCTTCTTTTTTGGTTTCCAAAGCTTGGGACTCTGGATTGTAGACCAGATGGTCTTTAGCGATGATATCGGCAAGTTCACGAGTTTGTTGATTAATAGGCATTTTGATTTCCTTTTTTAAAAGATTGAAAAGATATAAAAATAGTTACTTCTACATGTAGAAGGATAACTTAAAGAAAATGAATTCTGCTGTTACCTTCATGTTAATAGTATATTGTTGTAATATTTTAGAATATCTTTTCTATCTTTAGAAATCAAGGTAAATACCCATCAAAACCATCTAGAGTTTCAGGTGCAAAGGAAATAGGTTTATAGATAACATCAAACTCTTGCATTCCAATATAGAGTAAAGAGTTGTCAATCGGACGAATACGAATCCGTCCAGTATCGTACTGGAACCCATTGTCTTGGAAATCCAATACTTCTACTTTTAAGGATTCTTTTCTGTATCGGACAATATTCAAAACAGAATCATCTAATTCCTGAGGAGTGGGTACAGGATTCAGATAAGTATTCGTCGTGACGACATAGTTACCATCTTGAGTCAATACCTGATCAGCATAGACCCACCATTGAGCACCTAAATGAATTCGTCGATAAGGCTGAATGAATGCCTGACCTTTCCATCTTTTAGAATTAGGAGAGACTTTCAAACTGACTCGTGTATTCTTTAAGTCTACATTGAATCGCTTATCCCGAATATCTTCTTTAGTCACCTTAACACTCTGTCTGACCAAAGTCTCAGGTCGACCAATAATCAGATCACTTACTTCCATGGGAAATTCACTTCTTTCATTCACATGACGAAGTAAGTTCTCTTCTTCAGTCAGATTAGGATCAATCTTCATTTAAGATCCTTTCTCTATACTCAATTACCAATTCATGAATACATTGGTTTTAACTGGTTTCTTATCCATCTTAGCAATCTCTGCTAAAATAGAAGCCGTACCCGATTCTACAGATACGGTTTCATTCGCTAAAAGCTTACGAGCTGCTTTAGGAGAAACTTCGACATCCAAGCCGCCATGAGACACAATCGCCTCTCCTGCAGACATAGGCAAAGCAGGTTGATTCGATTCTAAAGAAGGAGAAACCAGTTTTTCAGCACAGCTAATACCAGGTTCATTCACGTAGTCAAAAGTAATTACTGTGTGCAATACTTTACAGTTTTTACCATTGATGACTTGTCGAGTCGTCAGAGAACGAATACTGAAACAAACATTCGCTCCTTTAGTCTCTAAGTCTTTCTTCAGGAATTCACCATAAGGTCCAGTAGGACGAACCTTGGCCATGATACCGACACATTTCTCTCCCGTTAGAGGATCAATGTATCCAGGTACCAACCAGATCTCACCAAAGACAGCACAAACGAGTTTTTCATCAATACGGATATTACGCTCCAAAAACTCCATGTCCGTTTGACCAGGCACTTTGGAAGGATGTCCGTATTCAGCTTTAATGAAACCACCAGCAATTCGTTGATTAAATAAAGTACCAGGTGCAAAGAACTTTTCTGCACCTAGTGAAGAGTAGTATTCATTCTCTCCAGTTTTAGGATTGATGTTTTTAGATTTGTGATCCAAAGCACCGACACAAATGGTGTAATAACCGTTTTCATCCGGAGTGAGAATACCTTGTTTATCAGTACCATCTAATCGGGTACAGCGGTAAACAAAATTAGACATGTTTAAAACACTTTCTTGTTTTAATATCTTAATACGTAATCAATCAGTTCAGTCTGAGAAGTCGGATTACACAAAGACGATACGACCCCAGTGTAGAAGTAACTACCGGTTAACTTAGTCAATGCAGAAGACGCAGAGAAGTTAACAGAAGATGCAGGTACAAATACCGGCATCACTTTATCGGGATCAATATCGTTCAATATTTCACGATAATACTGATTGATGTTATCTGGGTTACGAGCAATAATACTAATCGGAATCGCCAAAGATTCAAACGTATCACCAATCGACTTACCAGCATACTTACCCGTTTGGGAGAATACTCGTCCCATATCAGCATAGTTGATGAAGAAAGGCACTTTACCTTTCGTGACAAACTCTTTATAGGATTTACCAATCAGTTTGTCTTCACGTACTACCACTAAGCTCTTAATCAAAACACTACCAGGCTCGTAAGTGAGTTCGTAGTATTTCTCATCGTTAATGGTAATGGTGTTAATCGCATCCGGATCAGAATGTACACTTGCCATACAGTTGAAAATAGCATAATGTGTTTCCTCAGGATTGGTGATTAAGAACAAGCTATAAAAGCTAGTGTCGCTACCCACACGAGCAAGACCTACCATTTCGTAACGAACGGGAAATATAATCTTACATCCTGTGGTCGTAATCAGTTGGTTATTGACTTCTTTTAAAGAAGCCATAATTTTATCTTTATTACGAATACCGTATCTCATGGTAGGTCTATTCCTTTAATTACTCTTTGACAATTTCAATTTGTCCTGCTACCCATTCGATCAAGATATTGATGATGGCAGTAGAAACCACAGTAGTCGTATCCAAATCAGCTTTGGCATTTTCTGCTTGAATCAAGTGTTTCAAAATCAGACTAGCCATTGTATCTTTGAAGAACAATTCACAAACCACATCAGAAACCACAATCGGTAATTCAGTTTCCAAAATACGAGTACCAGGATAATAGGCATTCAAGTATTTAGAAATAATACCACGATATTCCAAAGTCGGTTTATCTTCAATGAATGCTTTCAGTTCAGCATGTTCGTCATTCTTTGTATTATCAATCAAAGTCAATACAGAAGAAACAATCGCATCAAAAGTACGCGCAGCACGACGAGTGTTGTCAATCGCATTCGCAGTAGTCAAGATCAATTGACCACGACGAGCCAAGTCTTCAGCATTTTCATTAATCGCATCCAGTTGGCGATAAGCCATTGGATTACCACTGTTCATGATACCTACCAAGATATCCGCTTTATTAGCAACTTCGAAAGCAGCATAAACATCGTAGAAGACATTAATGGTTTTGGTTTCTACAGAAACAGAAGAAATCATGGTTTTAGCAGAAACTGCACCTGAATACATATTCGCAAAAGCAAATACCACACGAGTACATGCTACTTTAAAGAACAAGCACCAAGTTTTCAATTCAGACTCAGAAATTTGCAAGCCACGAATCGGCTCTTTTTCCAATTTCTCAACAGCCAACAAAGCAGTCAGATACAGGATAAAGTTTTTGTAAGTGCCAGCAGCATCATTGATGGTGTGGTTAGGTTGTTGCAACAGTTTCCAAGTATCTTGGAATAAATCACCACCAAATTGTTTCGTATAGACTTCAGACAAAGTCATGATACCTTCATTGGTTTCATCGTCTTCAGTGCGAATCAATTCTACCAACAAACTGTTTTCAGGATTTTCAAAAGTCGGTTGAGTAGAAGGACCTTTTTGTCCAGGATTGTACAAAGACATCAAGTTTTGAATACGAGGCAAGATTTTCTCGTAAACAAAGCTTGGTACTTCAATTTGATTGATTTTGAATTGAGAGAAAGGATCTACTCGTGCAGAGAGTCGTTCACTGACATCAGCGACTACATCACGAATAATGGGGCTTACTGTATTACGAGTAAAACTCAATTGGTTTTTAAGAGGATTGATGCATTGCTCTTCAATGGCATCGTAAGCTTGATAAATTGCCGCACCTTCGGTAAAACCAAATTCAGTATAGCATTTATCAATCACACTACCCAATGAATGTTCTAAACACTCTTGAGAAGCAATCAAGCTTTCACTAGGCATAGCGTTTTGTACCAAAGCATCCAATGCAGTACCTGCTACAGCCTTCAATTTAGTACCAGGCAATAAAGTACTTTGTGCAACATCATTTGCCAAGTTGATTAAGTTTGGTCCAAACATTTTAATTATTCTCCCTTAGCAATAATCCGACGTTGCAGTTCTGCTAACGTCATCTCTTCCAGAACTGGTTGATAAATCAGTTCACCCTCTAGTGTACCAGATACTCCTGCTACATCACGAATTAATCGTTGAGCAAAAGTACTGACTAATGAAGCTGCTACAGCCAGTACAGTAGCATTTTCAGTATCTTTAACCATTTGATCCATAGTTACGTTTCCTAGATCTAAAAAAACAAAAATAGTAAAGCTTAGAAATAATAGAGTGCTCTATTGACTAGAGCACTCTTATATTCCTAATCAGGTAAAGTAATCTTTATTTATTCGACAGATATTCCTGTCCAATGCGTTTAGACATTTCCACCAGTATGCTGTTGGACATACCCATTAAGAATGGACTGTTTACAATACGATTATAAACCGATTGACTACCAAAGACAGCATCAATCTCTTCACCTGGTTGATTATCCTCAGTATTGATCCGAGGAGATTCTTCAAAGACATGAGCAATAGTCGCCTTTAACTGGGCACCAAAAACTAATTTCGTAATATTCACATGATTCGCTACATCATGCAGTGTGCTAAGACACATCCCTAACTTTCATTAGGATACTAGACTATATCAACACCCTGTATTAACAGGGGCTTTCTTTTTCCATTTAAAGCTCTCGCTACCCGCTTGGGCCGTACACGGAGGCTAACCCGTTAGTCGTTGAACGTTCCTATTGTAAAATAGGCTTCGCTGCTGACTACCCATTGTATCATCCATTACGATTGTTACTGTATTTCTAGAATACGAGTACGTAAGGCTTTAGGGCTTCCCAGCAATTAAAGAAGAGATCACTTACCAATTACTCAGTAAGCGGACAGTTAATCTATCGCCTTGAGATAAATAGTTTTTGCTCGTAATAGTAAACTTAATTACTGCAGTATCGAGTAACAACGGATTACCATTTACTCGATAAGTATCGTCTACCATTCCAGTATAAGGCATCTTACCTAATGCCTTTTGTCTGGCTACAATCTTAGAGTCAGATAAGTTTGCAATCTTCCTCAAAGATTCACTCATGTCTTCTTTATCACCATTATAGAATACTTCTACTTTATCTACTACACCTTTTACACTACTCTTAGGCACATTAGCAGAAATACTCTTTAAGAGATCTAAAGATTCTTCATCAAAGAGTTTCGTATCATTTGTTAAAGCATCCTCAATAAAGCATAATGGATCATCTACCATGACCTGAGTACCAGGCTTAGCCAATCGATGAATACTTTGTTCAAAATTCACAACAACCTCTTTAACGACAGTGGTTTGAATTTCAGTGTCTAAACTCAATCGTTTTGAAATAGCAGTCGAGTCTTCATACGTATAAGGACTCTCCATTAATGCTACTCGTACTAATTTACCAGGCTTGTAAGCAATGCCTTTGGGATTTAATGGATCCTTAGTAAAGAATCCAGAGTGATAAGCAATCACATCACCTGCATCTAATTTATCTCCTACTTTTACATTAGAGACAACATCATGGGGCATGGTGAATCCACCACTGCTACCGAACTTACGACCAATCTCTACATGACGTAAAGAGCCATCTTCGTATTGTACAGTAACAGCATAGTCATTGACTTCAATGACTTTACCTGGTTTATCTGCCGTAGCAGCAAAAGTATCTCCTGCTCTTTGTACCAGTTTATTATCATAGCCCGTACGAGTAGGCATGACGTGATAACCAGTAGCAGGAATACTGTGAATTTGCTGAGTCCCTAGAAATACTGAGCGTTTTGGCTTACTTCGAATAAGACAAGCATGATATTCAACATCCTTGTGATATTCTTAATAGTTAGACTATATCTTACTATAAGTTGGTTAAACTTATAGTCCGTCCGCTTCAGGAGTCCGCACTAAGCAGACTCCCTACTCTACTCACTTCCACTCGCTAATCCTTATTTACTAGCAAGTGTGTTTTCGATAGTCGTTGAACCTTATTCTACTATATATTCAGGAACAGTAACGAATATGGAGTTTTCTCGACTATGGTATTCAGTAAACACTCTTCCGTCTTTCTTGACATTTAGCTTTAGTTTAATCCTACTAAAGTATAAATCTTTCTCATTATACCCAGGAAGGTTCTTAACTTCTGCTAAGAATGTTTCTTTATCTTTCCAATAATCAGGAAGTCTATCTTTATCCATGTTCTTAAAAGACAGTGATAGTTTTCTACGAATTACACTGTCAATCTTACTTCTAGGAATATTTTCAAAAGCAGAATCTTGGCTGCGGATTTTCTCTATTATCTTGCTTTTTACCATCTCAGTTTGATTAGAACTGCCCTCAGGTATATCGCTATCCTGAGTTGGTACAAGATACCTGTCAAGAGGTCCCCGCAATTCAAACGGTTTAAGGACGACCCAATCTTTGTAATAGAACCATTTATAACCTCCTACATCAAGCTTATTTTTACACCGATACGAAATAGTTGTTTTTCCTACGTTAAAGAAATTACCAGCATCTACCACTGACATGAATAACATTGGTTTTTCATTTTCATTGTAAACCAATACAGGTTCTAATTCAGTTTTCTTATCAATCAATTCTTTTATTGGGTCTAATACTAATCTCCAAGGATTAGGATTATCTCGGAATTTAACTAAGTGTGTATCTGGGACAAATGGTTGTTCTTCTTTAGCCAACCAATGCCACAATGTAGTCAATGGCAAATTTAAGTATTTTGCCGCATCGCTTAATGTATCAAAGTCGTATTCTTCAGTAGTTAAAATATTTTTAACAGAAACAGGTCTTTCTTTTTCAGTTAGAAAGATTAGATTTTCATCAGGAAACTCTTGGTCTGGTCGACAGTACTGCCATCCTTCAGGATAGACCTTGTGAGGATTATCCATACGACCAGTACCTGTAATTAAGTCTTTGCAAATACCTACATGTTTTTCGCAGGCATTACAGCTATCAAACAAGATTATTTCTTTAGTTTCCCAATTCCTAGCTTTTACAGGAATGTACTTGTTGATATATCCGCCTTTATCAAAAGCTCTTCGGATATTTTCCTGGTTGGTTACTAACTCTAGATTCTCTAAACGGTTATCGTCTTTAATGCTGTTGACATGATCAGTAACCATGTCTTTAGGCCATTCTTTGTATTCAAGAACGTAAGTCTGAATAACTAATCGGTGAATAAAAAATTGCCTAGACTTAGTACCGTCAGAAAGCCTGATGAATAAATAACCATCGTTAGTCCTACTAGGTTTAAGTTCTTTAACTTTATCGAATAACGTAGAGATAACTCTACCATCTTTACTAATAAAGTATTTTCCATCAAAACCAGGTATTTCTTTAAATGTTTCATTGTTAAATTGCATTGTTTTTAACATTTGTATTCTCCTTAGGAATATTTATCAAAGGGTTGTATCAAATGTTTTACAATGCCAAAAATATTTCACATTGTTCAAATAGCTCTATTAAATCAATCGTCCATATCGCTACATGGCATCATCATCATCGCAGTACTCCATACGTTCTCTGGTTTCAAGTCAGGATTCATTTCTCCTGTGCCTGAATTCTCAGGGATACCGTATAAGTTAGTAAACTTAGGATTAGCAGGAAGGTATGTACTGATACCCGCATCTGAACTATCCTTAGTTGCTTCGGATACAATGCCAATAGCGTTTAAGTGGTGTTGTCGTGTTCTTTTCACCATGGATTGTTTAGAACGACCACCATTACCTGTAAAGGTAATTTCTTCACCTTGTTTTAGCTCCTGAATAGGATTCAAGGTTTCCACAATACGTTTTGTGGTGTCTTTATTAATAGCCATCCAGACTGCTTCAGGATTCAATTCTACTGGGTAGTTGGCTTTGATACCGTGACGATTGTGTTCACGCAATGCTCGTACCAAATGCGTATACACTTCACCTGCCATTCTTTCAAAACCACGAATCCTTTGTTCAGACATGTCGACTTCATCTTTGTGTTTATAATCCACTAACATTTCTACACAGCGAATCAATAATCCACCAAAGTCAATAGGTTCTTTCATTTCGATCAAAATCCGTTCAGTAATCGGATCGACGAACATGTTATAATAAAGATCAATTTCTTTTAAGTAACGACCAGGAATCTTAATGGATTCTAAGAGGTTAAAGTATTGCTCTTTTTCATTCAAGTCGTAAATAGACAAACGATTCAAATCCGGAATCTTACTCAAGCCTGCCATGATTAAGCTTGTGATTCTGTCTCGTTTAGATAAGACTAAGTGGAAGTCATTAAAGCGAATGGCATATTCATGACTTTCTAGTTTCAATCGTTTTCCTACAGGTTCAGTACGATAGTATTTAGGTTCTAGAGAAGCTAATAATTTAGTAATCCCTAATCGGTAGCACAATACCAATCCAATTGGAATGGCTTTACCCATGATGTCGATATTCACAGTTTCAGTAGGTGCTTTAACGGGATCTAATCCACATAAAGTTTCAATCGTACCTAACTCTATTAGATTACCATCTTGGACAGAATAGAAAACATTATCTGGATCGATTGCTACAGGATATTTCTTCTTGTGTGTACCGACAAAAACCATATTAGTCGTTTCTGCCTTAATCACGAAGTCCCGACCAAATCGCTCTTCTGCACTCTTACGATCGAAATACAGGAAACATTCTTTAGTCGTAATGGCTTTAAAGTTACGAGACAATACGGAATACACATAAGGTGCTTTTAAGTGATTGTCAAACATGTCACCAGAACGAGTCTCTAGTACATCTTGATTTTCATTATCAAAAGCATTCTTACGAATACCAGCTACTAACCATTTCTCGTAATTGAATGCACGAGAAGTATCTCGAGAAGAAAATGTCTTACCAAAGTAGCTAGACAAAGATACAGTACTATCATCAATCTTACGAATGGGTAGATCGTATCGTTGATGGCAATAGGTATAATGCTTACCACCAATCGTAAAGGTACCATCGGGATTAATCTTAGGGATCTTAACACGAATCGTAGAAGCTTCACCTTCAATCGGTTTAATCTTCATGGAGTAGACTGTATAGGCACCAGAAATATTCTCTACTTCTGATTTCTTAATATCTTGTACGACTACACCTGCGGATTGTACCCCTATCATCATTGACGCTACATCACGTTCTAAGAACTGAGTAATGTATTTCTTATCGAAGGCTTTTAAAGTAGAAATACCTTTAGTGTCTTCTTCTGTAATCTTCAGTTCTTCAGGCTTGATATCAATCATCTCACCTACAGTTTGATTACTCTCTTTACTTAGTGTTAAGGTATTGTACTTACCAAAAGCTTTTCGAATCCCATCGTACTTACTCACTGTCATGGGATTGCTTTTCGCATATTCCTCTAAGACTAACTTACCTTTAACAGTAGGAGAAACAGGAGCATCTGCTCGCTTCACTAATACGACTTTATCTTCAGGCTTATAGTTTTTCAAATCCAATACATCAGAGGTATCAAATTTACCACTTAAGACTTCATCAAACTCTGCTTCTTGTTCAGTAACAATAGGAACAATATTGCTGACTTTAGTAAGTTTATTTAATGCCTTAGGATCATCGACTACTTCAGTCAATTCTTCATCTTCTTCATCCAAGATATCCGAGACGATTTGTACTTCTTTATCTTCGTGTACTTCACCTAGCTCATTGTAGTAATCTTCTTCTACAGGAATCTCTTCATCTGTTTCAGAATCTTCAGAATCGACATCTTCTTCCTCTTTCTCAGCATTTCTCAAATCCTGACCATACTGACGCTCGTAATCTTTAGGATTATAACGATTGACTTCATCGTCTTTGACGACTACATCATCTTCATCCTCTTCAATACCAGCATCATCACTTGCTTCCAGATTCTTCTCAGCAATTTCTTCTTCAGTTAATTCAATACCTTCTTTTGTCATTGCAGCAGTATGCAATTTCAGTAAAATATTGATAAACTGTTTACTCATCAGGCGAGCATCAATCTTACCATTAGGATTCTCAAAGCTCTTACGCCAATCGTCTAATAAACCTAGATTAAATACTGTAAAGACATTATTCTTCACCAATACAATATTAATCTTATTCAATAGACTCTTAGGCATCTTAGCAAATACAGATTTCTCTCTATTTAAACCTAGCCATTTCCACATTTCCAATACAAAGATATTCTCTAAGTTATCTAATTTCCTAAATAACTCTACATTCATCCCAGTAATGGATTTCTTTAAACTAGAAATAGGCATCAATTCATTCGGTACATTAATTACCCAGAATTGATTATAATACCCATTATAGTTATTCTGTACATCTACCATACCTTTCAATACAGTATTCAGTACATTCATGTTTTTGTAATACCCGACATGAGTCGTATTACCCAGATACTTATATCGCCTATCGATTAAAGAATAGTTCAGTACCAAAGGCACAATCATCTCAGGCTTGTACTTATCCATCTCGACAATCTTTCTAAATCGTCGATTCATCTTCAAGTACTTCTGTAATTCAATCACCTGAGTCGCACTCTTAATCCCTAATGTACCCAATCGAGAAGCAATATCCATGTAAGTATAGATAGGGACTTTTAAAGAGCCTTTCTTAAATAAAGCATTCTTCTCACTCGGACCTATATCTGCACTACTACTCGGAACATAGTGGTAAGCAGATTGTTTCGGTAAGAAGAACTGACTAGTATTAAAGATCCTGGGATTCCCATAGTGGGTAACGATTCTATTCCCAAGCTTTAATTGGAATTGTTCAAAGTTAATCATTCTGAAAAAGCTTCCTTTAAACAGCAGTTTATAAAAATGTTAAATTTAGGTAAAATATACTCTCCAGGGATGAACCACTGGAGAGTATACTTCATCAAAATGATTTCGATAACCTTAAAGATTATTCCTATACACTAGGGACATCAGAAAGGTTATGGCAAACAAATTTAACGGTATCGTAGTTCACAGAATAACGTATAGAACCATCTGGACCTACATAAGCCCGTTTTTGTTTCTTGTACTGAATAATTTCGTTACGAGCTTCTTCAGTTAAAGCAGAGAGAATATTCTCTCTATCCCCGTCGAACGGGACTGGTTATAGATAGAAATTTTGATTAATTAATACAAGTAAACCCTATATAGAAGAGAAATATTTGTTTCTCTTCGTAAGTCAGTCTGCAATTATTGTAGAGTGTACCTATATATGAGATTAATCGAAATATCTTAAGGTAACCAGAAAACGGACTATATCATCACCGACATGCTTGTGCTACCAACACAAATGTTTCGGAGTACAATGGTTAAGATTGTACTGGTGCATAGAGGCTTATCAGACCACTGCACCTGCCCTCCATTTCAGGATTGTCATCACGACAACGCCTTACGCCTTTCGGCTAGTCTCTGAACACAAATCCTTCTCTTACTAGAGAATAGGATTCTTCGCTGCGGATTGCCCTACTGATTTATCTCTTTTACTGTACTCTGGTTAATTACTCCAGACCCTACTGTGTATTACTACCAGTAGTTAGTGTATAAATCTTTTACAGAGTGTTCCCGTCAATTAGAAGGGTTTTGCTTAGTTGTGTTTCTACAACTTTGGGGACCTCGACTTTTTTCAACAAATTTTTAATTTAAAGAGGCAATTAGCATGTTACGCAATTACCATAAAGACATTGATAAAACCTGTTTCTTCCGTGATACCAACAATGGTATTAAGTACTATACAGACATTGATGGTAATATATTCAGAATAGCAAATGGTGACATGAAGGTCATTACACCAAAATTCATTGAAGGCCAAAAATACGTTTATATCCAACCTTTAGACAAATGGATTCGTGTAGCTAATATTGTTAACTATTCCTTTAAAGGAAAGTATCAAGATGCATTTAACGAATTAATGGAACAACAAATTATCTTCTTAGATGGAAATACCAGTAATATCCATCCATCTAACATGATTTGGGGAAATGCTAATTCTAAAGACGATAAAGAAGGTTTTAGAATCATTCCAGGCTTTGTACAGTACAGAATCAATCGACAAGGTGTTATTAAAACACCACGAGGTGGTTTATTAAAAGGACGTCCTACTGAAGGATCTAGTTCTCCAGGTGCTAAAACCTATTTGAAACTGAATCTAAAAGCAGACGTCAGTGGTAAAGTAAGAAATGGTAAAGAGTATCCTTACGTGTTAGTAAGTATACATCGTTTACTGGCATTAGCTTACCTTCCAATACCTGTTAACTTCTACAACATGGATGTTAGCCACATTAACGATGATTCCTTAGATAATCGAATTGAAAATCTAGAATGGGCTTCTCGTTCAGCTAACAATAATCGAGCATTAGAAAATCAATTAGTAGCTGGTACCAATCCTGTCTTAATTAGAAACTTCAATACGGGTGAAGTCACTAAGTTTGGTAGTATTGGTCAATGTGCTCGTTTCTTCAGTATCCACAAAACGAAGATTACTAATTTCTGTAAGACTAAAGGACAAAAGGTATTTCCGAATGGTTATCAGTTCTGTAGAGAAGATGAGTTTACAGAATGGGGAACCACTCCTTACAATTACAGTAATGATAATGCTTCTAAGTGGCAGAATAGTATTAAGAGAAATGCTATTGAGACGCTTTTGGATATTAAACTTCCATTAAGCATTTACGATGAGAAAACTGGAGAAAGTTATTTGATTGAAGACCCTACTGAATTAAAACGATTCTTTGGTTTATTGCCTGGTTATAAGATCTTTAAATAAAAACTTGTTTATAGATAAAGTATAGGATGGTATTAGGGAAGTATTAAGTTACTTCTCTAATATTATCGAGGTAGTCACCTTCGATCCCCACCTTGAGCCGAGAGAGAAGCTAACGGCGGACATAAAGAAGTAATGGTGTCTACACCATTAATAGGAAACTGATAGAATGGTTCTACGGTTTCGTCAATTTCCCAATCGTCATTTAACATACGACGCTTTTCAGCTTTCGTGGTCGTCATGACTTTGGCAAAGCTAGGTACATTACTTTCAATACCCGTAATCGGATAACGTACAATACTGCTCGGTGCATTATCAATTAAGTGTATAGTAGTAATATACAGCAATTCAATAAAGGTTAAAGGCGTGACTAATTCACGGCTTTTATCCTTAGGCAATTCTTCAATACCATTGAGTATCTTAAAGGTACCATCTTCGCCTTTGTAAATCAAAGCAAGATATCGACCATCTACTTCAACAGGATTGTGTCTTACACTTGTAGGACGGAATCGCTGAATCAATTTCTTAATCCCTTCATCCGACTGAAACAAGTCATGCCATTGCTGTGATAAATTCACTTCTTCAGATTTCAAAGTTTTCTTATTCACCAATCGAACAGGTTCTAATGGGGAAACAAACTTCTCAGCTAAAAAGCTATTCTTAATGCCACGTACAGAAAAAGGCAAGCATCCTACTAATTGCTGGAATAAACCGACCATGGTATCGTTAAAACCAATATTGGCTTTATCGTTTAAGAATCGACCTGAAGGTTTAACAGCCGTAATCACGTTAGCTGTGCCATTAGCTACAGTACGTGAAGCCCATTTACCTTGAATCAATTTCTTCTTACCATGTCCTGTGATTTCACCTAAGTACATGTAAAGCTTTAAAGCAGTTTTCTGAATCGCATTGCGTGTAGAGTTTACCGCACTCAAATTCATCTTAGTCGAAACACTAGACAAAGAATTCGCTAAAGAGATTAACTCACGATAGATTTGGTTAATCTCGTCATGATCTACCATCCCTTCTTTAAATTCTACATCTCGATAACCTGCTTGTAAAACAATAAACTTATCGAGTTTATAAATCCTTCTGTGTTTCTTTAAAAGCTCATTGAGTTCTTTACGCTTAGGAGAATTGGTTTCAGGCATGACTAATTCATCTAAGTACTGCATGAAGAAGTCGTATCCTGTTTCACCATCTAGTGCATTAGACTTATCAAAGAACTTCGTTTCAGGATTCCATTTAGCAAAGGTGACTCCGTCCATGATTTCTTCTAATAAAGAAGAAGAGGAAACCAATTCCCGATAGACTACTGGGTGGATAATCTCGACATTTAAGTCAATATACGCTTGCTTGGTCATCCGCTCAGGAGAACCCATTGCACCGAAGATTTCATTAGACCATAAGCCTTCTGGATGTAACTGATAGTTAGCACCTGTAAACATCTGGGTAGACTTAACAGGATTTAAACTACGATACAGTTCACCTTGGTTTAAGTTCAGTAAACTAAGATTAAAAGGCTTTTGATGATCAAGGGCTTTTTTGATCTTATCGTCCATAAAGTTTCATGACTTCCTTTCTGGTTAAAAATTCATTAAAGAAATAAAAGCGGTCTTATCTATATAGCAATAAAACTATATAGAAGATATGACTACTTTGGCTTGTAAATAGAGCCATCTATAAAATATTCAAGCTTTAATTAAAATTAAAACAGGAGTACTTACATGGCGATTAAAAATCGTGTAGGTAAAGCTGTAGCCGATGACTTGGACTTTAAGTTCGATTTTGACAGCTACGAGGATCAGTTCCCAGATCATTGGGATACGGTATCCGAAGAATACAGTAAGGCTGAAGCTTCTCGTTCCCCGATTACCAAAGCTCGCAATAATATTGTTGCGGGTTTAAAAGACGGTTTGATGAACCGTACGGGTATGGAGCAAGTATTAAAAGCAGCCTTCCCATCCGAATACGGAGAATCCTACGATAACATTACTTCTGTATTGTCGGGTGTTTCTGAATCTTCCGATCTGGTTAAAAAAGAATTTAACCGATTAAAATCTCGAGGTAAAGCTTACCTTCGTCAACTCGCTCCCGTAGGGGATATGGTTGGTTTAAATAAACTAACTAATAAGTTAAACGAGTGGGGTAGTGAGGATTCGGATACAGATACCTACGGTCAAAGTAATATAGATAAACAGCGTGAACGCGAAGACAGTATTCAGGCTTCTTTAGGCGAATTATTCTCCATGCAAAACCGTATGGCTGAGCATCGTTCTAAAATTGCAGAAGCCAAAGAAAATCAAAAAGAAGCCGTAGAAACTGTTCGTTTCCAAGGACAGATTAAAGCCTTAGCTTCGATTGATTCTTCTTTAAGAAATCAAGTATCCTTCCAAAACAAGAATACCTTCAATTACTATCGTAAATCGATAGAAATCCAGTTACGTAAGTATCACCTCTTAAGTGATATCTACAATACCCAAACACGCACGTCAGAAGCCTTAATCCAAACCTTAAACGAAATCAAACTCAATACTGGCTTACCTGAATTTGTTAAAATGAGAAATTCAGAAGCTGCTAAAGAAATGCTTCGTTCTAAAGCATTGGAAGGAATGCATAAAGGGATTTTTGGTAGTGGTGATTTTATTACTAAGTTAACTGAAAACTTAGTGGGTAGTGTTCGTAATGCAATTGGTACTTTTACTGATCTTACCGATATGTTGGATCCGATGGTCGAACAAGGTATTTCAGCCATCGTAGATGGTGACCCATTAGGTCGGGATGCCCTACACTCTGGTGTAGCTAATGTCTCTCCTACTTTGTTTGGTTTACTAGGTAAATATATTTTACAGAAATCCAATAAGACTAAGTTTGGTCGTAAAGTTTATAAGAATGCTCAACGATTGAAAGCCTTTAATGATAACTTAGGTGAAAACGTATTAGATGCTTTTAAATCCGGTAAAATTCATCAGTTCGGACGTAAGTTCGATAAAGAAGGAGCACTTACCGATAAGATTGTAGACTTCATGCAACAACTGGTTTACCAATCAGTAAATAGCAAGCAATCTGTACAGTTAGACGTAGAAGGTTACGACAATTATAGCGATCAATTAGGACGAGAACAACTCGCTTCTAAAGCACAGCGCGTGGTTATTCCAGGATACTTAGCTCGTATCTTGAGAGAGTTAACCATTATTCGCACTGGACAAGACGCTCCTCTATTGGAATACAATTATCGTTCTAATAAGTTTACGACTTCTGCTAATCTTACTAAAGACATTTTAAGAACTGCCATTGGACAAAAGAATGTCCAAGCTATTCGTAACTTGGGAAATACCGCTCTTCAAACAGCCGGTATGTTCCAAACGAATAAGTTAACAGGACAAAAAGAATTAACTGATGGATTTACACCCAATGACTTAATGGCTATTGGTAATGTTTTAGTAGATGCAGCAGCTAGTAATATAGCTGTCGATACGAAGTTCTTGTCTAATCCTAATTCATTCAGAGCTGCACTGGGAGATGAGAAAGCTGAAATCTTAGCTTCTCGTTATCGTAAAGTTTCTCGTGAAGACAAAAAAGAAAACAAACAAAATCGTGTACGTGGTTTCTTTGGTTACGAGACTGATCGATTAGGTTCTTTGGGTTCTAGTGCAAAGAATACTTTGCGTGGTTTTGACCCATCTGAAAATACCTTACAATCCATTATTAACGCAGGTTATGGTGGTAAACTCAGAGAACTTGGTTTGATTGACGGAATGGGTAATGTTAATACCGATAAGTTAGTTGAATTAACTAAGAGCGTCGGTAGTTACGAAGACTTCTTAGAAGTGATTGGTATTGACGAAGAAGCTGGTTCTTTGAAGAGAAGTAAATCTAAGAGAATGAGAGGTCCTAAAGGTGGTACTTCTTCTTACCAAGTCGGTGAGAAAGTGATTATCCCAGGGATTACACCGAATCGTCCTGAAGATTATGTTTCTTCTCAACAAGGCTTAGCTGCTTACTTAGCTGATTCTAGCGATACACCTTACTTAGAGATCATTTCTCATCAGCTCTCTTCTTTAAACGAAACATTATCAGGTTCTACTGGTTATGTGCCTGAACCTAAAGAATCTGCATTCTCATCAGGTTTATCTAAAGCATTTGCTTGGACGAAGAAATTCTCTTCCAAGTGGTATGGTAAAGCCATGGATCGTTTCCATCAAGAATGGGAAGGAGAGAAAGGCGAATACATCCGAGATAAAGCACACGAGCTTAGAGTAAGAGCTAAAGCTGCAAGACGCAGATTAGATCGTAAAACCGCGTCAGCGATTAATAAGATCAAAGCTAAGGGGAAAGAGTTAGAAGACTTATACCACGGTGATTACGAAGAGCCTATTTTAAAAGCTCGTGATTTCTTAGCCGGTAAATATCGAGATGCTGAAGGTAAAGTGATTGAAAGTATTTCTGATATTAAAGGCAGTGTGTTTGATGATCAAGGTAATCTAATCATCACTAAAGAAGATTTAATCAATACCTTCTATATCGATCCTAAAGGACGTATTTTAGAATCCAAACACATTAAGTCTTTAACGGGTGCAATTAACGATCAAAAAGACAAAGCCAAATCTCGTTGGTCTAGCTTCAAGAGTGGTTGGAAAGATAAGAAGGATGAGTACTCTTCTAAATTTAGATCCTTCTTAAATAATGCTAAATCAGATTTAGCTGGTTTTAGTCGTAACTTAAATCTTCCTGCGCCTTCCAGTGAACAAGATTATTACTTCCACACCATTGCAAAAAATACTGCGACTACCAATGACCTTTTAATGGAAATGTCATTGAAGTTAGAAAACCTGCAAATGATGGCAATTAATCAATTTGCCATGGGTGATAACTTACCAGAAGACTTACGTCCTCGATTCATGCAAAGGGTAAAAAACCTTTTCAATCGTAAACGTAGTTTCCAATTACCGAATCAGCAAAAACACATTGCTCAGCGCATTTGGGAATTTGGTGGTTGGTTAGGTAGTTCTACGACTTCCATGGCAATGGCCATGACTCGAGCTACTGGTAATTTAGTTGGTAAAGGATTAAAAACTGGTCTATCCTCTTTCACTAGCTTAGCTGGTTTAGGTTTGGACATGAGTGCTGACTTGATTGGTTCTTTAAAAGGTAAAGCCAAAGTCACTTCTCATCGTGCTCATGACTTAGCTGATGCCAACAAACACAAAGTCTTAGATGTTTATCGTAAAGGTGATAAAGAACCATTGATTCGTGCAAACGAAATGAAGAAAGGTAACTACTACGATGAAGACGGTAATCCCGTTAAACAATTCGTCGATATAAAAGGTGACCTCTTCGATATTGATGGTAACTTAGTCTGCGCTTACGAAGACTTTAAAAATGGCTATGTAAAAGATGGTGGTACGTTTAAAATCGTTAAAGCCTTTAACTGGTTTAGAGATTATACTTCTACTTTAGCTTCCACAGTAGGTAGTTGGGGTTTCCAAGGCTTAGTCTTACCGATTAAAATAGCCAAAGCAGGTTTTGAAGCAGTACATGGTGTTATGCGTCGTCAACTGAAGATGCAAATTAAAGACATCTACGTAAAAGGTTTCCCAGATAAACCCGTTATCTTAGCACGTGATTTACGACAAGGTAAATGTTTCGATAAAGAAACAGGAAAAGTCATTCATGATGTTTCCCAAATCTCAGGCCCAGTTGTAGACAGTGAAGGTAATGAGATCTTAACCAAAGAAGATTTACGCATTGGGTTGGTAGACTCTAGAGGTAAAGAGTTTACAGATCATTATCGTAACTTCTCAGGTACGAAACAATGGCTGATTGCCAAATCCGTAGGAGTCGGTTTAGACATTGCTAAAGGATCTGTAAAACTAGGGATTGCTGGTATTAGAATGGGTGTAAACATGGGAAGATCCATGTACAACTCAGCTAAAGCATTCTTAGGTTTAGGATTCAAAGCAGGGACTAAAGGTTTACGCTTGATGGGTGGTGCTTATAACTCTATCTACGATAAACTAACCGGTAAGATTAAAGATCCTGCTGATGCCCTTTATGCTGGTCTCTCCATGACCAATGAAACCAACCAATACCTCTATGCTATCCATACCCTTTTAGATCAACGAATGCCGATGCCTAACGCTAGAGCATTTGGCGATATAGATGGCGATGGTCTTCGTGAAAATGGTATTGCTGATATTCGTCAGCGTAATCGTTTAGCTAAATTAAGAGCGGCTGAAGAGAAAGCACTAGCTAAGCGTGATGAGCGCTTAGCGAACATGATTGGTGACAAAATCAATGGTAAGAAAAAAGGTTCTAAGGAAGACGAGAAAGAAGAAGACAGTATCTTCGAGAATCTCTTAGAAGGTTTAACTGAAGGTATTGGTGCGAAAATCTTAGGTGCCTTAGGATTAGGTAGTTTGTTTGGTGGTGGAGGCGATGATGGTTCCGCTGCTGATTACTTACCAGATGGTGATGAAAAAGGCAAGGGTAAAGGTAAACCTGGTCGTAAACCTAAATCAAGAGCTGCTAGAATGCGTCAAGCCATGAGTCAGAAGTTCAGACGCTCTAAAGCTGGTAAAGCATTAAATGCCGCCAAATTAGGTATCTTTGCTAAAGGCCAACAAGCAATGGCTGCTGGTCGCACTGCATTAGCTCCTGTAGCTAGAGGCGCAGGTGTTGGATTAGGCATGTTAAAATCTGGTGCAAGTGCCGGTATGGCTTTAGCTGGAAAAGGTTTATCCGTAGCGGGTAAAGCAATTCCTTACTTAGGTGCTGGCTATGCAGCTTATTCGGGTATTGAAAACTTATCTGAAGGTAACTATGGTGCTGCTGCAATGGACCTAGGATTAGGTGCAGTGAGTGTCTTAGGGGTAGGTGGTACCTTATCTGCTCTAGGGTCTGTAGGAGGCGCTGTAGCCGCCGCAGGTGCTGCTTTGTTACCTTATGCCTTAGCTGCCGCCGGTGTTGCTCTAGCAGGCTATGTAGCTTACAAAGGTGCACGTAAACTCTACGACATGTATAAAGCAGGTAAAGTAGGTGACTTAGAAAAAGCCCGTTTAATGCTTTACGGTTTTGATCATGAAAAAGACAATGACTGGACAGAGAAGATCCTGAAGTTTGAACGTTACGCCATGGATGCCATTGTAACGACTCCTACGGGCTATACTTTAGATCCTAAGAAGATGGATCCAGAAGTCGCGTACGATCTTTTCGGATTTAAAGAAAACGATGCAATACAATCCCAAAAATGGGTGATCTGGTTTAACCAACGATTCATTCCTGCGTTTAGTAAATCATTAAACGTATTGAAACAAATCAATCCAAAATACACCATTGAAGACTCTTACAATCTAGAAGGTGAAAATGCTACCAAATACTTAAATGCTATTAAGCCTAATCCGAATGAATACAATGCCATGTATTCTCCGTTTAAAGACTTAGAAACATTAGCAGTAAATGGTGCTCAAGCTTTGGAATTCATCAATAAAGTATTAGAGAAAGTCTCTAAAGGCGAATCTCTAGGAAATGATGGATTCTTGAAGAAGACTGCTAAATCAGTATTTAATGCCGTTACGTTACCTGCTCGCTTAACGTATAAAGCACTGAAGTTTGGTGCGGACATGCAACAAAAAATAGCGAAGACTGTTTTGAAAACAGGTGATAAGTTCTTAAGCAGTAAAGCCATGTCTTGGACACCGGTTGGTATGGCTTATACAGGCATTAAATCTCTATTAGGATTCAAAGGCCCTGTAGTCGCTACCAATGGTAATTCTGTTGCAGGTGAAGACGGTAAATACGATCCATTCCTATCGATTAAATACAAGGCTTATGGTTTAAGTAACTTGAATGATACGACTCGTATCTCAATCTTGAATCAAGTCGAGAAGATTGTTGCTGAAGACATTACTTGGAGTAGTGGAGTAGCGACTTATGCTAAGGATATTGCTGAATTAGTAGAAAGTACCTATTCACTCTTTGGCATTGATAAGAATGATAAGTCAGGTATTGAAGTCTTAGGTCGTTACTTTAAGTATCGCTTCCTGCCTATTTTCGTCAACTTAATCACGGCTACGAATAAACATTTAAATACCACGGACTTGAATAGAATTTCTAAAGCTCGTCCTGCGATTAAAATGTTAATCGTCAATGATATTGTTAATATTCCTGTTACAATGGATGAAACCAAAATGACTACTTGGGATTTCAGTCTCAGTCCATTTGGTACGATCCTGAATACGAATAAATCATCGATAGATGGCGATGTGGAGAAGTTGAAGAAAGAGGTAGACGCTAAAGGTCAGTCGGATGCTAAAGTCAAAGCTGAAGAAGCGGCGAATCAATCTAAGTCATTAGGTGACCGCATTAAAGATTTTGGCAAGACATTGTTTAAAGCGACCCCGTTTGGATTCATTACGGACACACTCAGTAAGTTAATACCAGATAGCGTTAAAGACACCATTTCTCAAGTAGGGAATAATGTTGCTGGCTATGCTGGTGACATGATGCAAGAAATAGAATCTGGCTATAATCGTGTAATCGGTAACTTGACTGGTAGTAATGACGAGAAGTTTAAGAAAGTCATGCAAGCTGCCGCTAATGCGGGTGATCCACATCCTGCTGTAGTTGCCGCACAATGGGCAGTAGAATCAGGATGGGGTGCTAAAGAGTCTGGTAAGAATAACTTCTTCGGTATCAAAGCAAGACCTGGACAACCAGGAACCATGCGAAGAACCAGAGAGGTATTGAACGGACGATCCGTTTACATAAACGATCGTTTTGCCGATTACGCTACTTTAGAAGAAGGCATTGCTGCTCGTGTAGCCTTTACCAAACAAAATAAACGCTATACCAATAGTGGATATTTCTCTGCCAGAACGCCTTACGAAGCTGCACAAGCACTTCAAAGAGGTGGCTATGCTACGGATCCAAACTATGCTAACTCATTAGCTGCGATCATTAAGGGTCGTAAGATTGACCCGATGAGACCAGTAGTGGTGAAACCATCTGGAAGTACCGCAGGGGTGACGACACGAGCTGATTGGAATAACCAAGCCGGTGTCAATACCAGAGCAGACTGGAACAAAATGAATCAGTCTCCTACTCAAGCGCCTTCAAAAGCGTATTTAGTAGGAATGCAAGCGTTTGCTAATGCTCGTCAACACGTCATGAATAATAAGTCTTTGACGGATATTCAGCGTAAGAAAGCATTGTCAGACATTGATAAATCTGCTCACCAGTTCATGGAACAAAATGGACCTCGTGAAGTACAGTATAACTACGATACGGCTTACATGCCTAACACAGGCACTAAGGTAAATGCTAAGACAAAACCAGGAATGGTGGCCGCTTGGTGTACACGTAATGGTGCGAATGCTCACACGATCTTAGGTAAGAAAAAAGGTGGTAACTGTGCCGCTACAGTCGGTTTAGGTTTGTATCATGCAGGATATCTCAAAACGGCTCGTGGTAATGGCCATGCTTATTCGTACGGACAAAAACTCTTGAACTTAGGATGGAAAGAAGTAACTGGACAAGCTTATCAAGTAGGTGACATTGCAGTATGTTATCCTAACCCAAGAGCGGCTTCTAGTGGTGGTCGTAAATACGGTCACGTTTCTGTCTTTAACGGTTCCGTATGGTGGGCAGATATTCCTTGTCATTCCCCATGTCCTTATCGTGATAGAAATACCGCAGGTTATACGGTAAAAGTCTATCGGGATGGTAACTACATGAATGGCGGTACTGAGGTCGATGCTTCTCAAGGTACTGGTGGTGGTTTTGCAGGTTCTGTATCGGCTACTGCCGGTGTAGCAAAACCAGCAGGTTTCACGACTACCGTAAACGGTAAGCTCACTAAAGAGCAAATCGAACAAGGTAAAGTGTATGCTCAATTCGGTATTACTGAATCAGGCATTTCTGCTGCTTCTAAGTTGTATAACTACACCACACCTGAAAAAGAAGCTGTTAAGTACAATTACGATACTTCCGTTACAGTATCGGATAAGACGGACGGTAAATCTAAAACAGGTAAAGCCAAGAACAAACATGTAGATCCTAAGAAGATTGCAACGGATTCTAAGATCACAACCACGAAAGACAGTAAAGACCATGCCAGTGCAATTGCTAAATTGACTGGTACTGTAGATCCTTCTCAAGCATTTGGTAAATCAGATTCGATTGTCAACGTCTTGAAAGACTCAGGTCTCTCTTCTGCAGCTAAATTGTCTAGTCGTTCAGATGTCTCTTCAGCATTGAATGGTACTTCTGTAGATAGTAATGGCGAACCTAATGACGCATTAGCTCGTCTTCAAGCTTCTGTACGCAGACTCTTAGGTATTGGTAAAGTAGACGCCTCTTCTGTTAATGCTGCTTTAGCCTCAACACAAGACAAACGTGAAGAGATGCAAAAAGAGCAAAAAGGCACAAGCTTACTCTCTATGGCTTTGGATAAAGCTAAGAGAGCAGTCGTAGCTAATACTGATAAGAACAACTTAAAAGAATCGACTAAAGCGGCTGTAGAGCAATCTAAAGCCATGAAGAACGATATCGTATCTGTTTCTAATGAAATCTTGAAAGAGAATAAAGAGCAGACTAAGTTGTTAACCGATATCTTAGCCACCTTGAGAAAAGAGAAAGTAAAAGGAAAAGAAAATTCCAATAGCTTTACTCATCAAGAGAGAATGGGATTTAAACAATTAGCCAATGGCTCTTCTGATTTAAAAACCCCATCTGGTTTAAGTAAACCCGTGGTGAACATGTCTAAATAAAACCATTAACGAATACTCCGGACACTAGGTATTACGCCTAGTGTCTGGGGATATTTGTTATGATTTGAATGCTCTATTTATGCTTTATTTTATTTAAGGAACTTATCCATGGATAAAACAACAAACAAATTTACCGATAAGGATTGGGTAAGAGAACTCTTTGTTGTAGGACAAGATCAGTTAGATGGTTTGTCTTTAGATGAACGAAACTGGTCTAGTAGTGACTATAAATTTAACGATACAGGGATGGGTGGTTCAATTGTGATTAATCCATTGCCACAGCCTTCTCCTTGGACAGACCCGATTACTAACCCTGTACTGATCAAGTACAATAAAGACGGGATGGGTCAATATTTCTCAGAAACCTTTGATGATAACTATCGTGTCGTGACTTTCCGATTTGGTACGATGGCTTTTACTTCTTTCTTAGGTTTCTTGTTTAACATGTATCATCCTGGTGCTGCTGCTTTAGTAAATAAAGGTCGGGTACATGAGATTATTTTCCAGATTGGTCGGATTATTGGTTTTGGTGCTTCATTAGTAGCATGGCCACTACATGCCATGGCTTTGCTAGGTCAGGCAGTTATGTTCATGACACGTAAGCCTACTTCTCGATACGCTTATTTAAAACCAGGCATGACACAGTACTGGGGCGCCGTACAAACGCTTTTAAACCACTTTATGGTAAACTTAGGTTTGGCTGCTAATACTAAAGACTGGAGAGATTATTCTGCGGACAACGCTGGTGCTGAAGCATACTTTAAGCTAGATGGTAGTGAACGCGAAGCTGCAGCAAAAGCTTTCCCAGACCTTTATGGTCAGAACAGTGTCCAGAGACATATCCTAGACTCCCCTGGTTCTTTCTTGGATATTATTGCCATAGCCAACCGAGGACAAAGGTTAGCTATCGTCAGACGTAAGACTATTGCAGATTTCATCGGTGAGAAAGAAGGTAATCTTTTAAACATGTTGGAAGACATGTATAAAGGTTCTAAAAGTGAAGCAGGTCATTCTCTAGCTAAGCTTTATAATCTCTGGAAGAACACATCCATCTATAATCCAGATTCTTCTGTTGGTGGTGTACTTGGTAGTGGAATTGGTATTGGCCTAGGTAATCAAGCTCAAGATCAAGCACCGACTACAGATGAGAATGGAAACCCTGTACCTCCTCCAGCACCACCTCCACAACCAGAAGGTGAATTGACCCCACCAAGTGCAGTGTCTAATGACTCTGCGGACGCGCCAAGCTATAGTGAGTTTGATAACAATCCTGGATTAATAGAATACTTTAAGACAGAAATGGAAGAAGGTAGTGCCTTTATTTCCTTCCGTGTAGACGATACTGGCCCTGTTTCAGAATCTTTCAGTAACTCTTATCGTGCTTCTGAATTAGCAGAGAAGATTAACTCAACTTCTGCTTCAGCTCGTTCTACCTATTTTAACTTGGCAGGTGGTAACCTAGGCGATAACGCTGTGATGAACATCATGGAGTCTATTGTCGGTGGATTGAAGTCATTAGCAGAAGGTGTCGTAACTGGTATTGGTTTAGAAGGTCTTCTGATTGCCGGTGGTGGTGGTATGGTCACCATGCCTAAATACTGGGAATCTTCAGAAGTCACTTTACCTAAAGCTTCTTATTCCTTTACGTTAACTTCACGCTATGCAAATAGACGTTCTGCTTTACAAGATATCTACATGCCTTTAGCTTGTATCCTAGCCGGAGCTATGTCTCAAGCCGTAGGTAAACATGCTTATTCTGCACCGTTCTATTGTGAATTTTACGATAGAGGTAGGATGCAGTCTCGTTTCGCTGCGATTGATTCCTTAACCATTACACGTGGTGACGGTACAGTAGGTTTTACACCAGAAGGTCTATTGATGTCTTGTACTGTAAGCTTTACTCTAGCCGCAATGGAAGAACATGTTTCTATGCCTCTGTCTGAGAAGTTTAGTTTTTCAGAATCACTAATATCTTTATTAGGTGCTACGTTGATTAAATCCGACCCTGCTAAACTTGCACTAGGTTCGTTAGGTACGCAATTGGCTCGTGGTTTGTTTGATGACGATAACCAGCTTATGGACTGGTTAGCAGTATTGACAGGTGTATCTTTGAATGAACAGTACTATATTGGTGCGAAACTAAGACGTCGTATTCAACAACGTAAACTGGATGTTGCCGCAGCATTCTCTACGCCTTCTATGGCTTCTTTCTTATCAGAAACTGCAGTAGGATCAACATTGTCTGCTCTAGTATTTCCATACCGTGCTGGTCGATAAACATATTGCTATTACTCCTACTCCTTTCTGGGGAGTAGGAGTAATACTTTATGTTTTAACGTGCTAATACATTTGCTTTAAAGTCAGCAGGTGAAACCAACATATCAGTTCTTTGTGTACCATTGATGATAAACTCACTATGGTCATTAGAGAACTCTCTGCTAAAGCTCGTAGAACCTTTGGTAAAGACTTGATGTAATAACATCAATACTTCATTGTCTTTATCAGCATATTCGTAATGAATTAATCCTCTACCTGTTTTACCTTTACTGTCTTCAGGATTCAAATAGAATCGATTAGCCAATGCAGTCTTAATCAATGCTTTAAAATCAGATGAAGCATTCATGAAGATTTTTAAATTGAAAACCTTCCTTTGACTACCTCGATCAATCCAAAGCATTTCACCACCTCTAAAAGCATAGATCGTTTTCATCAATTGTTCAAAAATCAAATTACGATCTTTCTCTTTATTAAAGACAGCACTAAAGGTAAATTCAGAAATCATCTTCTCGACGACTTTACCTGAGATCATTTCCATTCTTTGTGGGTCAGATGCACCAATGGCATAATACATGGTAGTATAATCACCATTCTTCGCTAGGTCGTAAATGATATTCGCAGTGACATCCGTAGCGACATCCCAAGACATGCCATTCTTTTCACCAGAAACTAAATTCCTAAATTCAGAACCAATTTCTAAACCTAAGTTAGAGAATTCTTTAATGACTTCTGTAACGGCTTCTTTAACAGCTAATATATCTTGTACATTAACCAAATCGTAACCAGTGATGTGTTTGGTTAATTCATTCAAACCATTCAGAATGGATAAGTCACCATTCTTAATCTTCTTAACTTCACCACCGACTTTAATCGCTAGTTTAGCACCTTCGATAATACTATCGATTTTCTTAGTATCTAAACCAGCTCGAGATAAAGCTGCTTTTGCACCAGGAGCTAAACTCTCTACTGCACTTAAGAAGTCTTTTTGTTTAATCGCATTCTTAGCCGCATTTGCACTCTTTAAGTATCCAGATACCTTAGAGAGCATGTCTTTACCACCACGTAATTTCTCACCTAACTTATTTAAGTCTAGGTTTAACGTATTGGCAAACTTATAAAGACTATTCAATGTACCATTATTAAAGTCTATTAAGTAGGCATCTTTCGTTGCCATACTGTTATCTTGAGAAGAGTTGTAGACTGTGGTATTTTTATTCTTTTTATCATTAGCAGCACTCTTACTCGTAGAAGCAGTGTGTTTACCTTTTGATGCGTGTTTAGGTGGTACGGGTTTACGTTTCACCTTTTTACTGTTTGTAGCCATAATCGTCTTTCTTAAAACTAAAAAAAAAGAATAGTATTCTAAATCATACGTCTAGACTACTACTCTCTGAGGAAAACCCCAGAGAGTAGTCTTATCTAGATATTTAGTTGTTTAAATCTACTAACTTCGGTTTAATGTTATTCAAGATACGTGTCATTTGTTTATCGCGCATTTTGAACTTATTATCCGAATCAAAGTAGTAAGCCACGTAAGGCAACTTATTACTCATGACCATCTCCAATAGATCTGGTTTAGACATAATCGAGTAAACCAGAAATTCTTCTAAGAGATTATCTGGAATGAATTTCACCTCGTATTCATTTTCACCTGACTTGATTTGCTTGTCTACATATTCACGTAAACGAGCACCACATAAAGAACGAATGTTTTCATCTTTGTTCTTGAGCTTATACCAAGTCACAGCAGCAGAGATAGAAATGAAACTACCATAGCGAGGATGATAGAATACTCGAGTATGGTCAATGAACAAACGTTCACCTAATAGTGTAGCCGTATCATTCAGGTTAATACGGATATGGTCAATACCGTCTTTACTCGGATCGATATTGGTCATGTCCAATGTTTGGTCGACAGACAAGTCCAGTTCACTCATCTTGATTACCCTCCTTACGAACTTGTTTCCCCAACGAATACAGTTCGTGATTAATTTCTGCACTTTCTTCGTGCAGTTTTTGTTGATCGATTAGTTCTTGATTACGTACAGGTCGCTCGTATTGGGTTAAGCCTACACCACCTACATGAGCTGTATAGGATTTAATCGTACCAGATTTACGTTGCATGGTAATAGTAATGTCTACCCAAGGTAAATCCAAGATGTGGAATAGTTCACCCAAGTACTTAATGCTGATGGTTTCACGAGAAAGCTCTTTCAGTAATCGAGCTTTCTCTGCGGTGATCTTGTTTTGATCCAAAGTATTACCAGAATAAGTACGAAGAGCCTCTTCGATAATCTCAGTCATTTGAGAATAGATCAAAGATTCGTCTTCCATTTGTGGATAACCTTCCACACCCTTACCATCGTAGTTATCCTTAATGATACGACGTAAGAGTAATGCCAATACCCCACCCCAAGTATTAGTAACATCTTGTACAGAACCATTCTCAGTATCCGTAATCCGACGGAATCCCTGTAGTACAGTATCTTTAGAGTTCATTCTTGATTGCCTCCTGTAAATCGTGTTCCCGAATGAAGATAAAGAGTTTTTCTAAGAGTAATAAATTATACGTACTAATCAGAAAAACATCTTTATAGGAACCGATGTAATTTTCAAAATAAGTTAGATTAGAAAGTTTCGTTAAGAATTCCTTAACGGAGTTTAGATAGATGTAAACCGAATGTAATACCGATACGTCATCAGGCAGATTACTTTTGTAATACTGTCTGGGATTCTTATACGTATCGAAGATACTACAACGAACCACATCTTTAAAAGATTCATGAGGTTTAGAAGTTAAGTAGTTATTCAGATTGGTTAATTCCACCAAATCTGAAAAGCTATTGTCTGGAGTAGAAATTCCATAACAGCTAGTACCTAAATCCAAACCAATTTGATCCGGTAGTTTAGCATACTTCTGATTGTCCATGAGTCTATTGACTTTAGTCATGGTCAGTTCCAGATAAGATAAGTAATCCTCAATGGCTTTCTTCTTACCTTCTGTACCATACTGTTTAGAAAGCTCACGAAAACGATTGATGGTATTTCTTGCCCATACTTCGTGTTCTTCGACTTTCTTATTGTAAGCTCTTTCTTTAAAGGATAAGAGACTTACTAATCTGTTTAGCATAGAAATGTCCTTTGTTACAGTTAGATTAGAAAAGAAACAATTATATCACCTCTGCTATCGATATGGTATAATTGTATTTGGTTTTAAGATTTCAAAAGAATAATGTAATCTCATCTTAATAGTATATTTTTGAAATAAACTAGATAAATGGTAACTATATAAGCATTATGAATAAATTATCTTTTTAACACTTATATAGGGAATTTTAAAATGAGTGCCGAACAAATGATAGAAGGAGTGAATCTAGATCAACCGATTGCACCCCCTACTATAGATCTGATTACACAATTTGAAGTCAAAGGTGAAGTCTCTAAGTACGACTCTCAAGGTATTCTGGATGAGAACATTAAGTTACGACAAGCTATAGTGAGAGCTGCGACTTCTGACTTGAAAGCATTGATCAATGATCCTGACTTAGCAGCATTAGCCCTAAAAGCTATGGATGCGAATGATAAGTCATTGATTGCTACTGCTCGCTTGAAAGTGGAAGAAGAAGGCAATGCTACGGATGCTGCTTTGGTATCTGCTTTGGTAGCTGAAACACTTTCTCGTAATGAAAGGTCTCGCAAAGAGAGAATGCAACAAGATGCGATTCCTCATGATCCGAATTACAAACCACAAGGTCGTGCTTTTGAATTGCCTGCCGCTTCTCGTGACATTCGTGATGATGAACTCGTTACCGGTACCGTAGTCATTACTCAAGAAGAAATCATGTCTACCTTAAAGATTAAAGTAGAAGATGACAAAGACGAAGAAAAGAAAGAAGAATAAATTAATACTCCTACTCCCCTTAGATAGGGAGTAGGAGTAATCTCATTATTTGCCTTTTAAAAAGCCTTCTGCTGTTGCGATAGCAGAATTCAAAGCAGTCGTAATGATTTCAGCATTGTATACACAAACAGAGAATGCTTCAACAATTTCAGCAATCTTAGTCGTGGCGTTTGCAATCTTAGCGATCATGGGTTTAGAATAACCTTCACTCACCATTCCAGTCAGATCACGAACATACTGAACTGCTGTATCAACCTCATTCAACAATTTCTTACGATCAATACTGTTGATCAAATCACTGTTGTCTTCAGCCAATTTCACCACTGCATAAATGTCAATGCCAGAACTAAAGACATCACCATACTTCGCTACCGCATTAAAGTCATTCGGTTTCTTCATGGTGCTTAATGTTTTCAATTCTTTATTGATCAAGTCTGCTTGACGAATATAGTTCATGTCAGAGAACAATGTAGAATCCGTCAATCCTTTATCAGTAGAAATCACTCGACCAATATCAATACGTAATTGAGCGACTTGACTGATCACATCTTTCAAGGATTTACTCACCTCGAAAGACTGACGAATATAGGTTTCGTAATCCACAGCCATGCCTGGAGGCACATCGACATCCAAATCCAGCATAGCGGCATAATTACGACTCAATTTGTTTTTATCCAATCGATTCAAACGGGCAGTATCCAACATAAGCGTTTTACTGTTTACTTTATCAAAAGAGAATAAAGATTGCGCGGTTAAGCGCAAAGTATTGAATGTTTTGTTAAAGAGTTCAGTAACCGCACCAAACATACCTTCATGAGACACATCCAAAGACTTAATCTTTTCTATGTCAGCCTGTAGTTGTTCGACGGATACCATCAATGTAACATCCCACTTTGACGTGATGGAATATTTATTTTGAATAGACATAAACTTACTTTTCCTTTTATGAATTCTAATAGACTAAATCTTTTTGAAACAGATATAGTTTGAACAAATACCAACTTTAACCCAATTCTCAAATACCCGAGGTAATATTAAAATGATTACTGGATTTTACCAAATGCCAGCGAAGCAATCGCCTTACTTACGAACTAATATCAACGTCGGATGTCTTATGGATATCCCAACAGGTTCTCCAGTAAAAGCACAACACGGTCGTTACATCACTAATGGCGGACATAATGGTTCTGTCATTCTTGTTGGTCCTGGTAACTCATATAAATCCGCTCTGGCTGACCACATCAATGAAGTCGCCGCATTCCGCGTCCATCGTTACGCTACAGGACAAAAATACGATACAGAGAACAATGCCTATATCCCTGGTCTTGAAGTACGCTTAAAACGCATTGTAGGTGCCTTAGCAGAAGCCGACTGGTTCCAAACAGGTCGATGGATTGTCACCGAGTCTTCTATCTATAAAGGAGACGAATGGTTTAAAATGGCTAAGGAATGGATGTACGGTAAAAAGAAACAAGGTGCATCCATTAAGATTGAAATTCCTGCTCTAGACAGAGAAGGAAAACCCATGAAGATCATGTTGCCTACTTTTATTACTTTAGACTCTTTGTCTAAGTTTGAAGTAGAAGCCGTACAAGAACTTCGTGATAAAACAGACTTAGGTGATGCCAAACAAAACATGATCGCCATGAACTCAGGTAAGTTCAAGAAAAACATGATTGATGAATTACCTGATTTGTTAGTAGGGACTAATACTTACTTAACAGGTACTGTGCATTATGGTGAATTGAAACAGATGGATCCTTACGCTCCAGTACACAAACCACTACAACACGTAGACAATGGTCGTAAGATGAAAGGCGTACCTGAAAACATTACTTTCCTCTCTACCTGTATGTGGGGTATTAAAGCCGTAGCAAAACTCCACAATAAAGCCGATCGTAATGTCATGGAGTATCCATTAAAGAATGCTGCTAATGACAATAACGTTGATGACTTGAATGTGGTGTCTATGCAACAGTGGCGTTGTAAAACAGGTCCTTCTGGTTATACACTCAACATAGTGGTTTCTCAAAAGTACGGTGTATTAGAAGAACTCACTAACTTCCATTTCTTGCGTACACATGGTAACTATGGTTTAAATGGTGAGATTACTCAAACCGGTAACTTTAAAGATGTATCTTGCATTCTCTATCCAGAACAAAAACTGACTCGAACTACTGTTCGTACATTGATGGATGAAGATCGTCGCTTAGCTCGTGCCATTCAAATCTGCGCAGACATGCTTCAAATGTCTGTCCATTGGTCTACTCACTTGCGTTCTATTGATAATCGTCTCTTAGAATTGACTCCGACTACCTTGTACGAGAAAATCAAAATGGAAGGCTATGATTGGAACATGATTCTGGATACTCGTTACTTCTGGAGTGCAGATGATGAGAATCACGACCAATTAGAACTCTCTACCATTGACATTATGCGTATGGCTTTAGGTACTTATCATCCTTACTGGTTAGAAGCAGATAAGAAAACCATTAAGAAGAAATATGCGAAAACTTCTAAAGTAGAAGATTCCATGATTGACAATGGTGATAAACCTAAGAAATAAAGTTTTATGGGTAGGAGGTCATTCTAGATCCTGACTTCCTTACTCTTTTCTATCAACCTTAATATTAAGGAAATTTATTAAAATGACTCAAGAAACTCAAGAACAAAAAATTGCTGAGACTACAGCCCTTGTAGGCGAAGAAGAAATTATTGAGACTACTATTCCAGTAGCCGATGAATCAGTAGGTAATCAAACGGGTATTCAGGATAAGTCTTTTGAAGCTCTGATTACTGACCCTAACTTCATTCTGCAAGACTTCCGTGGTTTGTGTGAAAAACATGGTATTGGTTTTGTAGACCTGATGAACGATATGGGATTCAATGCTGCTACTTTGAAAGCTTTGTTGGTAAACAAACCGATTACTGAGCAAATCTTTGTATTGGCACGTGAACTCTCTATCATCATTTTCAAAATGGGTACAGACAGTGAACCTGTAGTCAATACTCTGGATGTCCGTACCACTTTGGGTAACGTAGGTGATTCTAAAGAATTCCTAGAACTCTTGGATACCTTCATCTTCCCTTACATGGCAGAATACGTGAAGAACGGTAATCTGGATCCTGATTGGATTCTGCCTGAAGATCCATCTAAAGAATTGCAACAAATGGTTTCTGAACAAATCAGCATTAACCAAGAAATGGAGAATGCTGTGAAAGAAGCGGATGTATGCATGGGTGAATTGAAAGAATTGGAAGAAGCAGTAGAACTCATTCAAGGCGAAACAGTTGTAGCAGTCGTTTCTGAAGAAGAACTGAAAGAAGCTTTGGAACATGCTACACCTACTGGTGATTTGGAAGTAGTTGAAGAAGTGGTAGAAGAACCTCAAGTAGATTCTACTGATCTTGTAGACACACCTGCTGAACAAACTGAACAGTAAAACATAAAGCATAGTACTCTCCTCTCCTGATGAAGGAGAGGAGAGCATTGTTCTATGTTCTAGAAGTTTTAGAAAGTAATATTGTTCGTACGCAATAATTCTTTTAACCGAAGAATCTCATTGTATTGTTCAATGACTTTTCGTTCAGCTAAACCTAATTTATCCGTCAATACTTTCTTCGCTTCAGTTGCTTCAGTGAGTTGCACTAAAGTAGACTTGTTGTCTTTCATTCTTTGCTTACGGGCTTTTTCTAATCGATCATGAGAAGTATTATCCACAATCATGATTTCAGATAAAGCCATGGTCTCTGCTTGTACATTGACCCCTAACATGGAATCCGCTAATTCTTCAAACTTCTGAATCAAAGGATCCACATTCGTATTTAAAGGCATTGCTCCTAAACGTAAACCAATACCAATTGAGCAATAGTTTACCCCAGTACCAATAGGATAGGATACTAAGTAATGCAAAGGAAAAGAATAGACTTGTCCACTGTCTGTTCTTAAGAAGATAATTCGTCCACCTTCGTCCGAATGCTTCTGATAATCTTCTTTAGAAAGATTGTGTTTCTGATAGTAGGTAACGAATGGATCAATACCCATGGAAAACAGTTGTCCATAGTTGGTAATGGCTGTACATTCCAATGTGGTATTTAAAGGTAAATAGGATTGAAAAGGAGTCTTCAATTCCCATAAACCACGTGAACCTACTGTAGGGTTACTTAATGCCATTTAATCATTTCCTTATTTATTTAAGAAGTTATATTTAGCAGCAATCAAGTAGTGGAAGTCTTTATACTTCATGACTAAGAATAATTTATTGTTACGCGTCGTACGGGTAAAGATTTTCTCACCATTGATGATTTCTCCACCAGGTAGAGTGATTTTCTCACGAGGTAATGAAGAAGTCGGTGTCATGGTTTCTGCAACTTGTAACATATCCTGAATCTTCAAAGAGAATGCTTGAGTGTTAGCTGATTGATAACCAAAGTCAGTAGAGGTCGAAGGCACGTCAATAAAGTCAGGGAATACTTCTTGTAACTTAAACTTATTCTCTTTATTTTCTTGAGAACCACACACCAATGCTGCAACAGCACGATAGTACAGAGAGACTGCTTGAATATTCGCAGCAATGTGACTTTCACTCATCTCATTCATGAAAGGCGTACCATACTTCGCAATAGCAGTTGACAGTGTTACGAAAGGAGAGTACAATGAAGCTTGCTCACGTACTTTGTTCTCATTAGAGAGATTATCCCATTGAGGCACAATAATGAATTCATTACGCTTAAAAATGTCAGGGAAGACTTTCTTCCATTCGTCACGAGAGTGGGTAGAGTTCTTCAAGATAGCAGCTTGAATCGCATCTTTCACTGCATCAATAGAGTCACCTGCATCACCCCAAATTAAAACATACCAGTTGGTATCCAATTCAGGATTGTTCTTGACAGGATGATACCACTTAAAGATATCCAAACGGAAGATGGTTACAGGAGAGTGTGCTTTCTTAGAATTCGCAATACGAGTCAACACATCTACTGGACGTTTAGCCAATTCTTTTTCGACTTCAATACGAGAAGAGAAGAAGACATCAATATTCTCTACAGGTGCAATAATGTCAATTTCGTATTCGTCGTATTCAGAACGGAAAGAAGCATCAGAGAACCATACCCAGAACTCATTGTCTTCTAAGTCTTTAAAACGAACCCATTGCACGCAGTAGTAACTCGTATCATTAACGACTTCACCCAATTCAAACTTTTGAGCACGAGCACCAAAGGTATTTAAGAGATCGCGTTTCAATTCATCGACATAAATCTCACGCGCACCTTTTAAGACGTATTCGTAAATGTGTTTACTGATGTCTAATGCCAAATCTCGGTCAGCACTATTGATCTCAATATTGCGTTCGTTCTCCATAGTACTGAAAACATTTAGCATGATGTTCTTGTCAGTATTGTGTGAATAGAGTCGTACGTCTTTTTCGTATGTTCTGCTTTCAGTAGACAATTCGCCGAAAGTGTGTACGACTAGGTTCTCATTCGAAGTAAAAAACGAATGAGTGGCAAATGCCTTGAGTGATCTTGCCATTTTGTAATACCTTTAAAATTTTATAAAATATATAAATGGGGTAAACCAATTATGTTTAGAACAATAATTGACTTTCTATGGGAATGGATAGTCGGCAAGGAAGTCAAACCTGGTCAGGCTATCCGTCATCATAAAACTCGACTATTATTCTTTGTAGTATTGGTGCTGTCTTTAGCTTATAACGTCAAAATTACTGATCGATTCAATTCGTACTACGAAGCGTTCGAAGAGTTGAAGTCTCGTTATAGCTTGCAAAAAGGGAAAATTAAATCATTAGAAGAGGCCAACCAGAAACTGATTGAATCAGTCAACCTATTAACAAATGGTAAGCCTCTCGAGTGTGTACCAGAAGCTAATAAGAATGTAGTCGTTCCGCCTACTCTGTTAGGCATTAAACCACTGCCTCCTCAAGAGACAAAACATTAAATTCAAATTCTTCTTGAATGAGGGAATCTATGAAAATAGATTCCCTTGTTATTTTTAGAAAGAATAAGAATGAATTATACTGGATTAGTCGTCTATTGCGACGGTGGTACCTTTAGAAAGAATCCTGGTTCTTACGGACGAGGATTACATTGGTATACTTACGATACCAATACCATTCAGAGAAAGTTTCCAATCGGAAACATCAACCCTACAACCAAAGGATATGCCACTAAAGATATCCCTACTGAACCCTTTCCTACTTTCAGTAGTAAAGAAGCCTTTATAGAAGCGGTAAAATCAGATAAGACTTATCTCGTCAATGTCACTTCTATTAAAGAACACGCTCAAGGATATCCGGATATCCAATCCAACAATGCAGCAGAACTGCAAGCCATGGTTCGGGCATTTGAAGTCGTTTTAGAAACCAAAGCAGACATTACCTTAATCTACAGCGATTCTCAATATGTCTTAAGAGCCATTGGTAGTTTAGATAAACTGCACAAATTTCAATTCTGTAATCCCAATACAGGCACTCCCCTTTCTAACCAACACATCTTAAAAGAACTCTATCACTTACAAACTTTAATCAATGAAGCCAATCTGAAGTACATGGCAAAATGGATTAAAGGACATGGCGATGCAAAGAATGACGATAGAACACAATCTTCGATTCCGAATCTCTTTGCCGATGAAATGGCCTCCATTGCGGCTTCACTCTCTAATAACTTATTTTATTTAAGTGAAGACAATGACCGTCATGAACGGGAAATTACTTTTGATGATTTAGCCAATGAAAGAAAGCCTAAGAAAATACATCCTTTCTTAAATAATAAAAGAATGTATTTAGGGTTTACACCACGTAAAAATAAAGAGGTATTTTTCGTAGGGAATCCTGGTGACATTAATCAGGATAAGAAAATTGAAAGACAAATCGTTATTGACAGTAAAACCAAAGAAGAAGTCGTCATTAAACGAAAGGTAAACGTACCCATTGACATTTACACTGGCAAGATGATTGCGGATGCTCAAGTAGGTGTCGTGGTCGTAGAGGGTGGGGACCCCATCGTAAACCTCATTGAAGAAGTTCAAGAGAAATGGATCATGCAGCATTATGCTCATCCAGAGATGATGTATTGTCTTTACATGAATACCGTATCGGACAGTAAAACATATGCGAATCTCTTAAAGCATAAAGAGCTATGGATTTCTCGCAGTTTCGGAACACCCAATCTAGAAACAGTAGATGGAAAAGTGTTGACGTATATTAACGATCCTGTATATTTGGCGATTCGTAATTTTGATAACTTTGAACAACTTTACTTGCAATTAGAGTATTATCGTTCGAAGCACATCGCAATACGCGAAATGGATATCACAGAGCTTCTATATGATACACACGAGTGTTCCGTTAATAAAGACTTCAGAGGAGACCAGAAAGAGAAAGCTATACTGGGTAAAGCCTTAAAGAAAGAAATTGGTAGTGATTTTAAATCATTGACATTAGAAGCCGAATTTGGTGAAGAAAATACAGTGAAAAGAAAAATCACGTTAACCACAGGTGTGGACTTATTGAGTCGAAATCAATTGAAAAGTATTGAGACTGAAAACCCTTCTGTGAAATTACTTTCTTGGCATCATTCTGGTAATCTTTACTCCTTCGCAGTTTTTATAGAAACACACAAGAAAACAGAAAACGGTTTACAAACTAAAGATCATGGTATTTGGCGAGGTGTTTATTCGTCACAAATCCTGATTGAATAATTTGGTTATTTTTTAATTTTGTTTTTTCTATAAAAAGGTTATGGATTATGAAAACTCTGTTTGCTTTTCTAACCTATCTTTTACCAGATAGAATGATAAGAACTCTGTTTTTATCGTCCCTTTATCGTCAGCTATTCAAAGTTCGTACTTTAGACCATAGTGTGTATCATCGTGTGAACAAGATCTTGAATGTTTGTGAACGCGATCACGCCATGGGTTTAGGTATGGAGTTAAGTAAGTCTTTTTGGAATGGTGAAGAACTCAAACACATTGAGACTGAATTGACGAAGAATGGACAATATGTTCTGACCGACAAAGCGAAGAAAGAAATGGTCGATGACATTTTAGCGAAAACCCCTTCTTGGTTAAGATACAACTTATCCGACATGAAAGAAGATGTGAGCAAAATGTTAGACAACTATTTCCGCTTATCCAACGCTTAACACAATAAAACTGTAAGTATCCTCTCCTCTACCTTACGGGGTAGAGGAGAGTGTTACTTTCTGTCTGTATGTTATTCTGGTACGTTAGTGAGGTTGCCATCACCTTGTTCACGATGTCGGTGAGTCGAGTAAGCAATACCATTGACAATGACATCACCACGAACTTTCATCACACCTTGCATTTCCATACCACTACCATAGCCACCAGGCTGACCGAAGATACCACCGGTAATACCATAGTTACCTTCATGAGCATGAGTAGGGGACATGGTATTCCATCCTGCTTTATACTCACCATGCTTACGAGTAGACTCTTCAGAAATGTTATTACCGGCTTTAATGCTTACATTGGAGTCAGCTTGAGTAGATATATTATCGCACCCAATATTAATATTGCGCTTATTAATCTCGATAAAAGCCCCTTCAGCAGTTTGTAAGCGAACAATGCTATTAGCAGAATCAATAAAGAAGAAGTTCCCAATGTCATCTTTAATATCCACCCTTCCTTCTTTGGCATCTACGCCAATGTGATAAGCCCATTTTTCACCATCTGATTTAGTGGTATTAATCAATACTACTTTCTTACGTCTGGTAGAAACCATTTGTGTCCAATCCGTATCGGGACCAGACTGTACATTCTCATCTCGAGTATTGGAGAAACCTATTACTTTCTCTTCGAGTTTTTCAAAGTTATTGGTATTAGTAGTAGTCTCCCAATAGAAGTAATCTGTATTGGCTTTGCGATAGAGTTGTACTTCTGCACCACGACGTACATCAGGAGCAGTCTTCACATTAGGATCACGACAAATCCATTTCGCTGTAATGGTATTAGAGGTTTGTACTTTCACCACACTGCGTCTACCAAAACTATCAACTATTTCAGACTCGTAGTCTTCTACTTGGTCGACTACCTCACCATCGACTAAAGGAAAGATAGAAGTAGGAAGTGCAGTAATGATATCTGAATTAGGATCTTTATTGACAGCTACAATTCCTAGAGAATAAGGAATAAGATTATTCAGGTTTTGCATCGTTTTCTCTTTCATTCAAATTAGTTAAGATCAATCATATTCTCTGAATAATTAACCCCTAAATAACGAGTTTATCATGAAGATTATTTCCTTAGAACTAGAGGGAGCCATTCGTTTAGAATTAAGCGGAATTAAGAATTTAAAGATTACCCCAGAAACCAGTATTACCGCTATCATTGGGAGTAATGGCAGTGGTAAGTCATCCTTACTGCACTACTTATCACCACTACCTGCTGATAAAGCAGACTTCGCCAAAACAGGCTATAAGAAAATCATTTTAGAAAAAGAAGGTGTGAAGTACATATTGACTTCTGACTTTAAGGACAATAAGCATTCTTTTGTCATTGAGTCTACTGGTGAAGAATTAAATGTCGGTGGTACCCAAACCATGCAGAATCAATTGGTACAAGACTACTTTAATTACAATAAGAATATTCATCAATTACTGACAGGTAAAGAACGCTTTACTTTAATGTCACCTGCTAAGCGTAAAGAATGGTTTACTTTACTTTGCGATACGGATTACTCTTATGGATTAAAAGTATTTGGTAAAGCCAAAGACAAGCAAAGAGATGCTCAAGGTGCGATTAAAAGAATGCGTCAACAAATCATCTCTTTAACCAATGACCAAGAAGAAGATCAATCCGATATTCCAAATAACATTTTACAGTTAGAAGAGAAGATTGATACCTTAAGAACCATCGCACCCTTTAAGAAAGAGTATTCAGATCCTCAATTTGAATTTAATTTAAAAGAAAAGATTAAACACACCACAATAGAAATCAAAGACAGTAACCAAGATTTAAAACTCTCTAAAAAGAAAGTATTGAATCGTTGGATGACTGAAGATACTTTAGAAGACTTAACTAATCGTAAAGAAGCTTTATACGAGAAGTTAGTGAAACTGAAACAACAGTATGCCTCTAAAGTAGAAGAGTATACCGAAACAGAAAATCGTTTAGCGAACATGAAACTCTCTTCTGAAGAAGAGTTTAAATCCATTCGTGATAAACGAGACGAATTAAAACAAGAAATCCAAGAGATCATTAAAACCGATGAATCTATTCTTAATATTGATAATGCTCTATTTCAAGAGAAAACTTATCAAGACAATCGAAACACGATTGATGCCACCTTAATGGCTTTATTCAATATTCAGTCTCCTCACTTGTCTTCTCAATTGGTAGAAGAGACAGAAACGCTATTGAATAGTAAGAAACAACTCTTAAGTGAATCTTCCTTTCGATTAGTAAAAATCAATGAAAGACTAGAAGCTTTTAAAGAGAAAGAGAAAGAAGCTAAGGTTTCGTGTCCCAATTGCCATCATCAATTCCATCCTGGATTAGAACCTGAAAAGTACAATCGATTAAAAGAAATCTTAGAGAATGAAACCAATGTAAATGTGAAGTTAACTGAAGAAGTCAATGAGTTAAATGACAAACTCAATCAGTTAAACGAAGATATGAATCTGGTAAGGCAGTTTTCACAGCTCTGTAAAGCGTATCCTGAGCTTTTAGGAGAGATTGGTACAGAAGTACTCAAACAGAAGTACTACCTCTCACAGCCCAACTACGCGCAAGTAAAGCTACAAGACAGAATGTACAAAGTTTCTTTAAAAATCAAAGTCGATCGTTTACAAGAACAAGTAAATGAATTAGAGAAACAATTGAACAGTATTTCTTCAGTGGATGAGAAATACTACAATGAAACAAAAGAGCATTTGTCTAAACTAGAAACACTCTCTAATACTTTACATGAAGAGATCCAAGAGAACTTAGTCATCTATAAAGATATCTTAAAAGCGATAGAAGACATTACACAATTTCAAAAGCATCAAGAATCTTTATCCAATCAATTAGAAACGTATAATGCTTTAGAATTGGAGTTAGCTGAATACTTATTGTATAAGTCTGCCAATAGTGTCATCACGACTTATCGAGAAGATGTCTATCGTTTATCTAAGAAACAATCTGAAATCGAATCCAAAAGACAAACCATTCAGTTATTGGAAAAACAAGTCGATACTTTATCCAATGAATTGAGAGTATGGGATGCAGTATTAGACGCTCTGAATCCTACAGATGGTTTAATTGCTGAAGGTCTATTAGGATACATTAAAATCTTCTTAGCCAGAATGAATGGATTGATTGCTTCGATTTGGACTTATCCTTTAATCATTCATCCTTCTAAAATGTCAGAAGAATCAGAAACAGAACTATCTTATAGATTCCCCATGACAGTAGGGATTTCAGATAAACCTAAGAATGATGTCAATCAAGGTTCAGACGGGATTTGTGAAGTAATAGATTTAGCTTTCAGAATGGTAGCCATGAAAGCATTAGGATTGAAAGGTTATCCTTTATACCTAGATGAGTTTGGTCGTACGTTTGATAATAAGCACAGAGAGAACGCACTACGGTTAGTAGAGCGTTTATCGGAAGAGTTTATTGAAGATCAAATTTTTATGGTTTCGCATTCTTTTATGGAATATTCGGTATTAAACGATGTGGCATTCTGTGTGTTATCAGAGGACAACATTGTATTACCACCTAAGAACATCAATCAAGGTGTCGTGATTACACGGCACTAATTTTTTTAAGGAGTAGAACATGTCTCAAGAAACAAGCATGACTCAGGAAAATATTCAAGAAACAACTAAAGAAGCAGCAGAATATCGAGAACTGCAAGAGCATTTGGATATTATTAAAGCACTGACAGATCGAGCACGTAAAGACTTGATTGATTGTATTAAGACGATTGCTTCTCGTGATAAAGAAGCGTTGACGGAAGCTGCTAAAAGCTTAGCGAAGAACTTGTTGGCTGTAGAACAGTATTCAGGTAATCTGGCTAAAGAATTGGTTACTGAAAAGATCATCAGTTCTTCTTTGGTAAAAGCTTTGGATAACCTGACTAAACCAACAGAAGAAGACACTGTACCAGAAGAAGCTTCTCCAGCTAAATCCATTAACATCATCCATCCTGATGCCGATGAGAATGTGATTGCTCGTGGAGAGATTCCTTCCGTACAGCAAGTAGATGATTTAGCATTTAAAGAAGATGAGATCGATGAAATCGTCTATGGTAACGAAGAAGCGAAAGAATCTTCTATTGATGAAAAGGTCACTGAAGCATTTGATAAAGTAGGTACTTTGGTTAAAGAACCTAATTACAAACAATGGGTAGATGACATTAAAGAGCAATTGAAGAACGATACAGCTCGTTCTATCTTAGGTCGTAAAGTATACTTCATTGCTGCTAATCCTTTAATCAACGAATCTACTAAAACATCAGAAGATCCAAATAATGTTGATATTACACAATACATTGAAGTAATCGACGCAGAGTCTTTGAAGTACATTTTAGTAGAACGTCGTGCTCAAGGACCTGCTGTGAATGATACTATTCTCTTTGAAGTAGACGATCAAGATGTCGTAGAAGATCATGTATTCGGTCGAGTCAATCGTCATCGCTATATCGGTCCAGATAACAAACTGACTACTTTAGCGAAGAGTCTGATTAAAGACGTACCGAATCAACATGCTTTCCACCACCCTTACGTGGTCTCTTCTGCTGACTGCTAATTAACTCATTCTAGACAGACGTCTACACAGTCCTATGACTGTGTAGACTATGTACTATTTTGATTAATTTTAAAAGGAATTTGTTTCATGAATCCTAAGCGAAAAGCCACCATAGAGCGATGTGTAAACTTAGTACAAAGCATGTTGCCAAAATCGAATAATGGCGAGATTACGCGTAAGTGGTTAGAATCTTTAACCGATAAAGAATTCGATGAACTCATGATTAAGTTTGCCAATGGTGAAGAGTTCTTACAACTGATTACCCCTGTAGGTGAAGATGACTTCCGTTTAGATACCGATACCCTACAGAAAGTAGCGGATGAGAATGGTGTCGATCTTTACCATCGTATCTGGATTAAAGATGATGAAGGTGGTTATGAACTCTCTAATAAGAAATCCATGGTAATTCATCTACCGATTCGTATTCAACAACAATTGATTGCGAAGAAAGTCTCTATTCCTAAAGACAATGACCACATTGATGTATTTACCGGACAAGTGACTTCTAAAGACTCTAAAGCCGCTCGTCTCTCTTATCCAGAAGTCAACTCTCTATTGGCTATGGGCTTAACCAAAACTGTAGAAGAAATGATGCACTTTAGGGGTGGTTCTGAAAATGGCGTACGTTTGATTGAACAATCCATCATGCAAATGGGTCGAGCCTCTGCGAATGCTCTTAAACCTTATACTGGTAATGTAGGTTCTACAGTGATGTTGCATTCTTACTTAACTGCCATGATGTTAAGAACCACACTCTTAACCAAAGTCGGTACGGCTTAAATATTAAAAAGGAAATTTCGTCATGTATCAAATAACACAGGAACAAGAAGAAGCATTAGACAATCTTTCTAATCAGAATGAAGAAGTTGAGAAAGTATTATTGACTTTAGAAATGATTGAAGAAGACAAAAAAGAAATTGCTCGTTTAAAGAGCCTAAAAGACGATTCAGCGGCATTTCGTTCTTTAGAATGGAAATACCTCAAAGCTTCTGCAAAACTCCTATCACGCTATCCTGAAGGCGTTCTAGCGAGCCATAACCAATTGGTCAAAGACGTATTGATTCGTTACGACTTAATTGCTTTCTTAAAAGTCGATATTCTACAATCTTACTTAAAACGAATTGAGAATAACCATACTCAGTATAAGCAGTACTTATTGAGTTTGTATGCTTTACTAGAATTAGAAGCTAAAGATGAATTGCAAGATTTCATGGTGAAAGTATACGACTTACGAGATGCTCACGCAGTATTCAATACAGACAGAAGCTATTTTGCTGAAATCTTAAATGAACACGTTTGGTTACGACTTCTTTTGGTACAATCTTTCTTACTCGAAATGAATTGTTTTGATAAGATTGAAGCTTTAATGATTGCGAATGGACCTAAATCATGAAGCCGACCAGTAAGCCTAAGAAACATGGTTTATTGATTGATCTGGATTGTCTCTTTGATACACGATACGCAGTATTGAATGAAATGGATCCTGTCGCAGCAGATGACCTTTTATTGAAAGGTTATTACTTACGAGACAGAGATGAATTTCCGAATATGGTATTACCAGAATTCAGAGAGAAGTATCAAAAACGAGATGTCAATACTTTAAAGAATTCTTTACCTACTGCTCTTTTATTTAGACTAGGAGCCATTGTAGGAGATTACATTGTAGAATTCGGTAAAGAAGGAAGACTTTTGAATCCTGAATTGATTCTGAATATCTATCCTTATAAGCTGACACCTGAAGAGATCAATACCATGGTATTGTGTTTAAAGATCCATACCAACCACATGTTACCTGTTCGAGTGATCAACAATAATCCTTTATCCATTACCCCTGCCTGGTTACAGGATAATGTGACTTTCTTTTACTTGTATAACTGGTCAGAATGGATTACACAACATACTGCTACATTAGCTTCTAATCGATTAGATGATGTATGTTTAGTGGCTCCATCGATTATGCCTTTATCGATTGATGAAGGACGAGAACAAGTAAAAGAATTAGAGAAGGATTTAAGAAATCAATTCTCTAGTTATGTTGAAGTGACTGAAGAGTTATCCGATATGGATTTCTTTAAGGCCACTGCTTCTTTAATTAAGTTCTTTATTGGTTTAGAGTTCTTAGAAACACGAGATTTCTGTATCGCTATTCCTGATGACGCAGAAGTCCCTAATGTGAAGTTTGATTACGATCAATCCAGAAGTATTATTACATAGTTCATTACTCTCCTCTCCTTATTAGGGAGAGGAGAGTGATTTCACTTTATGTCTTATAAGAAAGTCAAGAGATTAAAGAAGTAAGCTTGAGGAATCCTTAATCTATTGGTAGGAATCCCAGCATCATTCAAATACGTATTCTTATCCATAATGCGATAGGAATTATAGAAGCGAACATGATATTGACAATCTGCCGTTTCTAATACATATTTATCTACATCTCGTATTGCTACGTATTCTTCAAACTTCCCTAAACGAGTCATCATGGGCAAGATAGGCTTCGTATCAGTCAGATAGTTATTCGGAATATTCCTTTGTTGAGGATAAGTAATCTCTTTAAAGATTTCAGGATTATCCAAGAGTACAATAAAAGAAGTAGAGTGTTTTAAGTAATCTACAATAAAGTCATCTGAATAGATGTCTCTCAAAATAACGTTTCTATCACCATAGGTTTTGTGGAAGAACACATCTGCCATATCCAAGTCATCAGCAGAAGCATGAACTCGCTCTAATAAAGGAATGTTTTTAAACTTCACTTTAATCGCACTATTAGAAATCAGAGTAAAGACATCAAAATCCAATACATGCAAATAACCACCTAAGACCAACATCACTGTTTTATTAGAAACATCTTCACCAATGTCAATCACACACTCTGAATAGTAGCCTACTTTCTCATTGAGTTTAGAAAGCATGTCTTCTTTAATGTCAATTTGTTTTACAGAACCTAAGTTCTCAAAACTAATCGCACCAATACAATGTTTCTTTCTACGACGAATCGTTTTATAACCATCAGTTACCCAAAGTCCTTTACTGTTCGCATCAGTTTGATGTAAGAAACCATTTACAGTAAACAATACATGTTTTTGTAGATCTATCGGATCCACACCTTCTTTGGTAATAAATAAATCATCGTAGTTAAACTTACGACTCAAGTCATCATCCGATAGTTTGCCTTTAGCGACAGGAATGACTTTAAAATGATTAGACAATACTTCTTGATAGACTAAACCTTTTCTACCTAGATTTACTTTTAAGTTCGTATAGTTTAATCGAGCTTCACCAATACTTTCTAACCATTCTTCAATCGTCTTAGACCTGTCCATATTCGGGAAGTATTCATCTAACAATACTACCCCTTTTTCTTTACTGTACTTATTCGTCATTTCTAAACGAATAGAGCTATATTTCTTATACAAATTTTCAATAGTTTCGCCTAAAGGAATCTTCTCCCATAATGCGATTTCACCAATGACTTTGCCAATCGCTCGGTTGATCTCGTAATTCATTTTATCGATTACCTCAGTGGTTGATAGAGAATCGCAACTTAATATGACGATCGCTCTGGATATAAATTTTAAATAAAGTTTATATAATATTTAGCTAAATATTATTTTCATATTTTCAAGGAGATTAAAAGATGGCGGTACAGAATTTACCTAGCTATACTTTCGATCCACATGCCCGTGTACCGGCTAATCTCATTACCAATGAACGCCATACACTGACTCCTAAAAATGGATACACCTTCCATTACATCATTCCGGATTATGCTCCGTTTTACATTAAAGATTTAAAAGTCTATAAGAAAACCCAACAAGGTGCCAAAACATACTTAGTAGAAGGCGTAGACTTTGTTGTCGGGTACGAATTCTTACAAGCGGTAAACTCTACAGGGATTCCGGTATATGGTGCGATTTCTTTTATCAATAGAAATCTAACAGGTGACATCTACTTAGATTATCGTACAGTAGGTGGGGCTTGGACCATTAGTCAAAACAAGATTGCAGAGATCATTGCAGATCTTCAATACAATCCGATCATCACGACTTGGGAACAAGTCGCTAATATTCCTTATCAGTTCCCACCCACAGCACACTCACATGATGTTCAAGACCTAACCTCTTTCTCAGACTTACTCGCTGTTTTACGACGTTTGGGTGAGAATCTCAATGGAGGTGGAGGTAGTGTTAACCAACAACAAATCATTGACATTGTAGAACGTACGATTACTTCTGGTGGTAAAGCTTCAGTAGGATTGAGTAACTTACGTAACTTAGAAATCCTGCCTTTAAATAATGGTAATAACAATACCGATAACTATTACGTGACGCCTCGTGGGGTACGGGATATTATCAATGCGGTTGCCATGCCGGTGATTAACCAGCACATCAATGCTCGTGGTAACGTCCATGGACTGGTAGCAGCAGATATTGGTGCAGTCACTCAAGCCGATATTGATTCACGCTTAGCGACTAAGTTAGGTAAAGGTGAGAAAGCAGCCGATACCGTTTTGTTCGATGGTCGTAATAGTCAACAATTAAAAACATTCGTATTGGATGGTACCTCTTCCAACACTGCTAAGTTCAATGGCTTAACCTATACCGAGATGGTAGAGGATGTAAAGAATCGTTTGAATGCGATTCTCTCTGCTCAAGGTGGGGACAATGTGACGAACTTAGCTGCTCGTATGTTGCAATTAACAGCAGGCGATACTAATAAGTTCGGTAATCGTACTCCTGAACAATTTGCGACTTGGCTCTTAGCGAATAACAATATTAATGCCACCACTTTAAATGGTTTAACCAAAGACAATCTGATTAATGAAGCCCGCTCTAGTGTCAATGCGACTCAGTTAAATGGATTGACTTCAGCTCAATTGATTGCTCAAGCCAAACAAAACGTAGATGCAACATCTATTGGTGGTCGTAACTTACAGCAATTGCTCTCTGATGCGAAACAAAATGTCAATGCTACCCATTTGGGTGGTTCGACTAAAGAGCAAATCATTGCCGATGCCAAGAACAATGTTAATGCCGTACAACTGGATGGTAGAACTGCTCAACAAATCATCGATGAAGCTCGACGTAACGTCAATGCGACAACCATCGGTGGTAAAACGATTGAAGCCTTTAAAGCAGAAGTCGCTCAAGGTGTACGAGCGGCAGCTACGACCATTGGTGGTTATACTGTACAACAAATCATTAATGAAGCAAGATCTTCTGTCGATGCAGAACGCTTTGGTGGTTTAGATAAAGAAGCCTATAAAAACTATGTCCTCTCTGCAAACAATATTAATGCAGCGACAGTAGGTGGATTCAATAAAGACAGATTGATTGCTGAAGGTCGTAAAGCCGATACCTTAGGTGGTTTAAATAAAGATCAATTAATCGCTCAAGCTAAACAAAATGTGAATGCAGCTACCTTAGGTGGTAAGACATTACAACAAGTCATTGCAGATGCAAAAGCAAACGTTGTAGCCACTAACGCTTCTCGCTTAGAAGGTAAAACCGTACAAGCGTTAACGAGTGAGATTACGGGTTTCGTTTCTAACGTCATGGATGACACTAAAGTCCACATGGGTAATGGTGTTAATCAACACGCTGTAGCGACTCAGAACAGTGCTAAAGTCAATGTGGTTAAGATTGGTAAAACCACAGAAGATTCTGGTTTACCTGCTGTGACTATTGATGCTGTCGATATGGGTAAGATGTTCATGTATCGTAAAGCATTAACCAATGAATCCATTAATGACTTGAAACAAACTGCTGATATTGGTATTTATTCTCAAGCTTCTGATTCTGCAGCAGGAACCAATTTAGGTTATCCTGATCGTAAAGCAGGTACACTCTTAGTATTGCCTGCGGCTTACACCGTACAACAATGTTATTTTGTTTGGAATGAAGGTGCGATCTTCTCTCGTTATGCTGAACGAAATGGGACTTGGTCTAATTGGTCACGAGCCGGTGTGGATCCAAGTAAGATTTCCCATTCTATTAATGGCAATGACCAGTCTAAGATTGCTTCTGAAAAAGCAGTAGGTGATTTGAGAGCATTCTTCATTGATTCTCGTACAGGCAAAATTAAAGAAGAATTGATCCCAGCACCTAAATGGCAGTAATACTTTGAATGGCTATAGAGTAGTGGCCACTACTCTATAGCTTTTACTTTTTCATTTTTAATTAAACGTTTAATTAAGGAAGTCAACATGGCAAATCAAACTCCAAACCTTAAGGTTCGGTACGAATTTGACCAGTCGGGACGAAACCCGAATAACTTGGTGAGTAATGAGCAACATACCACCACGCAACGACTCAGAAAAATCATTGTACCTCATTACGGACATTTCTATAATGACTCTGTGGTATTGACAGAATTGCCTTCTGGTCGTGAAGTACCGAGAAGTGATTACTTCTTTGAAGATCCTTCAGAAGTGATTGCTTTGAAAACTGGTCTTGCTGCTTCTATGGTGATTGTCGTCACCAATAGTAAATTAGGTAATAAGTTTGCAGTATCTTATCAAGCAGTAGGTGGAGAATTTAGCGGAGCTGATGTTAAATTACTGGCTCGTAAACTAGAAGATTTAAATCACGATAATCGCCCAGTAGAATGGGAGAACATTCGTAATAAACCTTCTACCTTTAATCCTGCTGAACACCGACATCCAATTTACCAAACTTTCGGTTACGAAGGATTAATCTATATTGTAGAGCGATACATTCGTGCAGTATTGATTGGTGATGAAGCTTCACATGACGTGATTTGGGATGAATTGAAAAAGATTCGTCAACTGATTAACTCTACCGTTACACCAGTCATTAACGACTTTAACAACTACAAGATTTCTCAAGAAGAAGCTTTGCGTTTGTTAAGAGAAGCCATGCGTCAGTTAGACACTAAACTGACGGGTAAAGATACTGAACTCAATGACAAGTTAGAACAGCATAAACGAGCTTCTAATCCACACAACATCACGCCTGGTTTGATTGGTGCCCCTACTAATCAACAGATGAATGACGAGATCGATGCTTTACGTCGTGAATTGAAAGCTTTGATTGCAGGACAGCACACCAAAGAACAAGTCGATCTGAAAGTGAATAATTTACAGAATATCTTGAATCGTTTACAAGACACGAAGCTGGATAAAACCGCACGTGCTGCGGATACCACTTTGTTCATGGGTAAAACCTACGATGCGGTGAAAACCGAGATTTCTGATAAAGCCTTAGAAGACCATAAAGACGATTTTGTCCATATGGGTACAGGCGTCGGTCAAATCCGTCCTATCGGTACGGGTACTAACATGACCAATGTCGTGAAGATCGGTAAAGATACCGGTAATAAGTTAGTCAAAGTCTCTGTCGATGCGGAAGACTATGGTACGATGTATAACTACCGTGGTGAATTCAATCAAGATTTGAATCGTCTCTTTAAATTAGAACACATTGGTATTTGGAAGATCCCTGGTAATACGACTAGCGCACCGATTACTGCTGCTGGTACTTTGTTTGTCGTACCTGGTAACTTAGGCGTAATGCAAATCTTCTATCCTGGTACAGATGGTAGTAACGATACTGAAAACGTTTATCGTCGATTCTCTACGGGTAGTAACATCTTTACCAACTGGAAAGGTGTAGCGGATTACCGTAGCGCAATTTCGCATGAGAAAGCGGGTAACAACCAAACCAAGATTGCTTCAGAGAAAGCTTTGGGTGATGTTAATCGTGACTTAACCAATACCATTAACAATGACATTAAAAATACTTTAAAAGAAAACATCTTGAAGTATGTTGATGGTCAAACGACTTTAGATCGACAAGCCATTAGTAAAGCATTGTTTGGTAAACCTTATAACTTAGGTATTGGTAGTGCGGCAGTAGTAAACAGACAGTTTGCTAACCTGAATGTGGATAACAATCAGATTAGTCGAAGAGTAACCGAACTCTTTGGTACTGAACAACCTAAGTTAGCTCGTGAAGTCATTCCGATTTCATCAGTAGAATCGAACATGATTCGTTGGAATAATGATGGATTGTACTATGGTAATGTACCGGATGAATTGACTAAGAATCTTTATGTCGATCCTACGAGTGGTGTCGATGAACCGATTACTGAAACCAATGGTCGTGGTACTCGTAATAAACCATTAGCGACTTTAGCTTATGCTTTAACTCAAGGTCCTGCAGGGGTGAATCGTACGATTTACTTAGCTGAAGGTAAAGAGCATAAAGTCGGTCGTAAAGCGACTGCAATTACTGCTAGTGGTATTTCTTACGAAAGCACACCACAGAACCATCAAGCTCTTGATATTGCTTACATTCGTGGTGGTCGTGTTGTGATCGACATCTATGGTCCTCGTATTGATGCGATTTATAATGGTTTCCAATCTTCTCGTGATTATACGGATTCTGTAATTTCTGAAGACCGTACAAAAGCATTGAAAGTGAAGAACATTGATACTCGATTGACTTTCCAAGGTATTCGTCATGATGGTAGCGTATACTTACGCAATAATCCGAAGAAAGCCTTACACATGACTTGTTTAGAGTTTATTGGTGTACCTGATGTGATCTTCAAGAACTTGACTTTGGTAAACTATTCCGATGACCGCACTATAGTTAATGCAGCTATCCACGAAGACGACTATGTGGTTTCTGAAGAATCTCGATTCAATCGTTTACAAAGTGCCAATATCTCCTTCAATAACTGTTGTTTCAATACTGGCGAAGTTTACAGAAACCCTGTCCAAACATTCTATCCGGCATTCATGAAGACTTCTGAGTTCTATAAGAACTTGTCTTTCTATTCTAACCGTTTAGAAAGTGACTTTGTTTGGGGTAAAGGTTTGATCATTGCTTACAACAGTAACAACAGTACCATTCTAGCACGTGAAGGGGTATCTTTACCTAGATTTTTTGAAATCAGCGGTGATAACTATAGTGATACTGATGGTAACGTCACCTATTTCATGGGAATGAAGATTGGTAATGGTGAATACGTAAATGTTCGTACGAACTTCTATCCAAGTGAAGAGAAATCTTTGAATGTACTGAAACGCACTACTGGAAATATTGCCACTCAAAAAGCAGATATTGAAATTGATTCAGATGGTAAAGTCTATTGTATTTTCTTTAATACCACTTCAAGACAAATACAAAGGATTCAAATTCATCCTGCTCGTTGGGCTGGTTAAACATAAAACAGTATACTACACTAGGTCTCATCGACCTAGTGTAGTATATTTTGTTTATCCAATTAATTGATGCGAACAGTAGATATCTTCAATACGAAGTCTCGGATTACGTTTAGTAAGATTGTTGATAGCGACATTTCTAATAGAATTCCTATCGTCTACAACTTGGGTATTAAATACTAAAGTATCGCCATTTCTAATATCCAGGTTACTTATATCATGCACAAGATAAGGATTATATTGATAGTTTAAACTGTATATGTAAGCAGAACGATCTCTAACTGAAGTATACGAATAACTGTCTTGAGGATAATTAATGTAACGACTACTGGCATCTACAGCAATAATTCGACCATCTCTCCATAATTCTACTCTGTCGTAAACATATCGACACTTCTCAAGACCTTCGTAATGGGTAACTAGATAAGATGGTTTAAAAACAAAATCCTTTACGACTAGACTATGCTTGACATTAGGAACACCACCATCTTGTTCAGTCCAACCGTACTCGGGACCTACTATATCGTTAGATATTTCTTCTGGCGTAGGCACTTTTCTACTCAGTTCAGGATAGACTCCGTAGTTATCATCGTAGATAATTTCAGTAATTTCCAGAACGACAGCCATCGCATCACCAGAGTCACCAGTGGTACGAACACGTAGTTGAAGAATCAGATCATCAATAGGTTTGTCTGACAAGGTTATACTGTTACTGGTAAAATAAAACTCATCCTCATGACTGCCTGGTCCTAGACCTCTTTCTGCCGTTTGTGCTAGTATCACTCCCGTACTTTTATGTATTAACAATGCTGAAACAAATAGACCTTGTACACGAATACGAAATTGTTTTCTTAACTTAAATCCTCTTACGTTTCTAGCGACTTTTGGAAGCAAGAAATGAACAGTAGCAACGCCATTAGCGAAAATCGGATCAAACTCAGCCGTATTGGTATTCACTCGGTTATTTAACGATGGATTGACCCGTCCTATGTTTGCTTCTTTCTTAAAGTACTTCACCCCACCTTGTGCAGGAGGAGGTGGATCAGGTAATCGATAAACATATTCTTTTCTTTGTTGAGCTTCTTCAGCATGATCCAATACTCTTTGATACCATCTTTTACAAATGGTATTAAACTCAGTCGTCCCTACGATAGAATTCTTAACGGTATTGAAATCAATCATGTTAGGATTACCATTTGCTAAAGTAGCATAAACTTCTTTTTCAGAATACTTACGACTACCCTTCATAATCGTAATTTTGTATTTAGCTAAACGAGAGGCATCTTGAATGGTTTGAGTAAAAGTACCTAATAAGTCATCGAAGGTAATGTCACCTTCTTGGTCCTGGAATTGATCTAAACGAATATAGTCATGCATCGTCATGATACCATAATCACTATTAGCAACATTCCAACCTAAGCTATTAAAGAACTGACTATGTATGTCAGTATTACGAGTGGTTTCAGGATCACCTGTAATGATGTAGAAGTAATCTTTAGAATACTTAGGGACTAAATTCAATCTTTCTAAAAACTGTTTATTAAACACATCCAATACAGATTGTTTGGTAATCAATTCATCTGTTTTATCAGTGGTTTCTTCAACTGTAGAAATCACTTCTTCAGTGACATTAATACTGTCACCATTTTCTCCAATCATCTGGATAGTAGCTGGAGAAGCTTTTCTAACCGTAATTTCCATTTTCAATATTCCTTATAAATAATAGAATTTTAAAAGTCGTATAAGACTAGAGTCATATGGAAAAATGTGGTTGATTTTATGAAATCCTTGCTATTTCGAAATATTTATTAAAATACATAAAAGGAACTTTTAAATGATTGTCGTTAACAATTATTTAACCGAAGGTGTGAGCTTTTCGGATGCCATGGATAAAGCATTGCAGGAAGCCCATAACCAAAATGACTTCGTCTTGGTACAAGAAGGCGAATACAAGATTGATCGACCGATCAAGATGACCAACACACTTTATCCTAATTGTCGTGGTATCATTGGTGTCGATCGTAAGAAAGTAAAGATCTGGACAGATCGTCCACAAGTTAAGGATTGGGATCCAGAAACCAACTTAACTGATGCGCGTAATGACGCATTGATCTTAGTAGAGCGTTTGAATGATAAAGTCATTTCTGCTTTAACGCTACAATACAAAGGTGAGTTCTATCGCCCAGGTGTGACTTACTTTGGTGCAGTGAATGGTATTTATTTAGAACACACTAACCATTGTAAAGTCTCTAACGTAGAAGTCTCTGGTTGTAACCGTGCCGGTGTATTTTTAAATACCACTGATGTAGGTATTGTCAACTATGCTAAAGCAGGTACGATGGCAAATAAACACTACTACGAAGGTTTACATCCTAAAGACATGGGACTGCCTAAAGGTAATGTAGTAACAAACTGTATCTTACACCACAATCGCGTAGCCGGTGTGTTAGCTTGCTGGCAATTAGATTTCTTAGCCAAAGGTAATCACTGTTATCGTAATGGTCATGAAAAAGACGGTGGTACAGGTTATGGTATTACCATGTCTAGTGGTACGGTAAACTCTAACTATCTGATTGAGAAAAACCTAGCCGAGTATAACTATCGTAAAGGTTTGGATGTGCATGATGGTTGGGATGGTGTCATTACCGATAACCAGGTCTATTGTAACCGTTTCCATGGTATTGCAGTAGAACACCGTGGTTATCCTGGTAAGAACTGTATCATTACTAAAAATGATATCGACTTTGATCCAGAGTTCCGTTTAGAGCGTGACGATAACGTACCAGAAGGTCGTGAACTCAATCTGAAACAAGACTATTATCAACAACGTGCGATACGTATTGAACTGATGCCTCAAGAGTTCCAAAAATGGGGTAATCAAGTACGAGATCCTCGTTATGTAGTCGAGGGCAATAAAGTACGTGGTTTGTCTCATGATGGTCGTGGTGAACACCGTGTGATTGAATTGATCAACAAAAACAAATCTCCAGATGTATTGCCTAACTGGTTTATTCGTGATAACGACATTAAGTGTGGTAAGGTAGACTACATTGTCTTTATGGATTCTCCTAATACCGTACCGAATGGCTTGGGTAATGTCACTATTGAACGCAATCGTTTTATAGCAGAAAACGTAGTGGTCGTACCGATTACGATTCAAGAATCTGCTAAATTAAAATTTGGTGAAGATCGAGCCATTAAGTTTGAGAACAATGTTTTAGAAGTCACTCAATTCAATGCAGGTGCAAAAGCAGTCCATTATCATGGTACTGCTAAAACCTATTCTGTTCGAAACAATACCTTTGACTTAGTGCCTAACTTGAATCGTCCTGTCTTCCGATTTATCTGTAATATACCAGATAAAAAAGAAGAATTGGTATGGGCTTGTGAAGACAATATCTTCTTGTTAGCCTTAGCCAACATGCATGTATTCAAAGGTGCTCAATGGTGGACAGCAGAGAACTCTCGTGTTTCTCTGAAAAACAATATCCACTATTTGAAACTCAAAGTCGCTCTGCCTGATGCGACTGCTGAAAGTCCTAAAGAGATTCAAGCTGCAGCAGCGGCAGCAGCACGAGCACAAGCATAATCAATACTACTCTCTACTCCTTAATTGGAGTAGAGAGTATTTTCTTTATTTGTTAATCTTTTCTTTAATCTTGTCAATATCGACAATGTGTGTAGAGTACAAGAAGATCTTATGCTCTTTAATACCACTCGGTTTGTCTTTAACGTTATAGACACCCAGAGTATCGGTTTCTTCTAATTGATCAAATACCATACGCTCGTATTCGTAGTTAAAGTAAATACGAACATTATGGCGATTTAAGTAATCAATCAAATTACTTACCATGAAGACAGGTACATCTTCAATAATCACACCATCGTAAATCTCGACAGAACGAGGAGCAGGATCAATCACTCCTTCGATGTATTGATCTTTAGCGTATTTCTCTTTTTGTTCTTCTGTCAGTTTATTGTACTCTGCTAACCAAGCTTCGTACTTTTGATTGTAAGCCGCTAACTCATCTTCTTTCTCTTTCATCTTCAAGAGAATGTAATCAGTTAAGTAGTAAGACTTCAGATCGATACTTTCACGATCTGGTGGTAATTTGAATGTCAAGTGATCACGAATCTTTTGGTCTGAGTTATCAACGTTCATGCCTAAGATAGGTTCGTATTTGTGGTCTGTTAGAGAAATAGAGAGTAACATGATAAAATAAAATTCCTATTATAAGGGGATTGGAAACTAAAAAAAAAGAAGCTCCATTCAGGAGCCTCTCTTTTAGATTAATTAGGTTTAGCACAGTAACCTAGCCCAATGAAGAAGACTAGGAGACCGGCATAAACCTGAACTTGGTCAGGTACGATACTGACTAACATCTTACCGAAGTAATAGATACCAATCAATGTCGCAATAGTAGTTAAAGATTTCATAGTTAAACCGTTTCTACCACTACAGAGAAACCTTCAGGAATGCGAACGACTACTTCGTTACCTTTAATGGTAACAGTAGGACGAATGCCTTTAGGTTTAGAAGTTTTCACTTCTTTAGGTTCTTTACGAGGAGCAGGAGACTTCTTAATACCTACTTCACCGAACGCTTCTTCCAAAGCAGTTTTCGGTTTAGCTACTTTCTCTTTCTTAGGCTTCTCAGTAACCAGAGGCAAGTTTTCACCTTTGGTAGAGTAGATGAAGAAGGTCTCAATAGAGCCTTTTCCTTCCTCTTCCAATTCCACTACTTTGAAAGAACCAGTCTCAGTAGCTTCGAGCAAGAACAGAATGTCACGAGCTACCTGTTTAATAGCAGACAAGAAACGTTCACCACGATGGAATGGTGTGCGCTTGTTAGCATAAACGAAAGAACTGTTGTGGTAACCAGGGTTAATAGTTACTGGGAAATTCTCTTCCTTCGGAATATTTTTAGTCACGAAGGAAAAGTTCTTACCCAGTACCAAATCGATATCTTTTTCAGATACCTTATTGCTACCGGCATGGTCGTATACTTCACGTACGAGTTCATTACGTACACGATCAGCTACATACTCAATGAATTCTTCACGAGTATTGAGACGAATACCACGTCCATCCCATGCTGGGATTTCTTTAGTAACTTCTTCTTTAGTTTCGATCACGACATCTTCTTTAGTCAGATCGATTTCCAAGTTAGTTTGAGTTTCAGTGTTGGGGTTAGTGAATGACATCATTTTAAATTTCCTTTTCTAGAAATGGTGAATAAACAGAACTATACCTATTGAAGCATAAGTATAATTAAGCTAGGTTAGGGTAGCAAGAGTACTTCTCTTGACCCATTATAATAGTATATATTTGAAATAAACTACATTACAAACCCAATACAATTAGAGAGTTTAATTGGCCTAACCATTTTAGAAGGTTTAGAACCTATTACTCTTCTCTTGGTTTCAGAGATTCTTGCAAAGAGCGCTTCTGCTTCGTCATCTGTAGGTTCCTCAATCTTGATGTATTGACGTAACCAATCAGCAGCATACACATCACCATACGTGCAAGCATCGTTTTCTTTATACAAAGTATTCTCTGCAATATACTTCCTCAATAAAGGAATCGTCTTTTTAAAGAACTGTTCCTTATCAAAGAATTTCTTTCTTAAGTGATGACCTTCAAACACAATCATTTTACGGAAGATGTTATAGAAAGTTTCATTGAAATCAAACTCTCCATTTTCTAACCATTTCTCTTCATTTTGAGTAATAGGCCATAGACCCATCTGCATGACGTGTATATTGCGTTTCATGATTGAGACAGTCGTATGTAGGTAAGCACTCACTAAGTGGCTAATAACGCCGTTTAGAGGCATTCCTGACGGTTTCTTGAATGGTTTAAAGACTTCTTCTAAGTCTTGAACATATTTCCCTGTCTTTCTAGACAAAGCATTATTCAAATCAGAGATAATCCAGAGATAGTCATCGTGCTTTTCAGTGATCTGTTGTGGATTAAATCGATCGTGAAAAACAATACTCTCTGGTTGAGGAATTTTACTTAAATATTCCTCTTTACTTTCAAAACGTTCCGTATCCATTTAGATTAGTTCCTAGTTAAAACTGAATATTCAATTCGACTGGTTTCCAAGTCACAATATCCAGCATATCCTTTACTTTATTTTCTACAGACCTAATTAGGTGTTGTTGAATCTCTTCAGGTAATGCTTCTTTATTGGTTTCACCTGTTTCCAATACAATATCGTGGTAGTAATCCAATAGAGTAAAATCAATACCTTCTGGTTTAGAAATACCAATGTTATCAATATTGGCTCTTATGAGTTGTAACTGGATATCTTTTACAATCACTTTATACATGTCCACGTGAGATCCTGTAGTATAAACCCATTGACACAACTTATCGAAAGAAGAATTAGATGCCATTAAGATTTGTAATTCACTTTCAATATTGATGTTGGTGGTAAAAGCAAACTCTGAAGGATTGAACTTATTGAAATAAGGATAAGTACAGACACGACTGAATCGACCTTCGTCATTGACAAAGTGAATTTTCAAAGCTGTATAAGATAATTCTAAAACAGAAATACCAATACTGTTGACACCAGGAACAATAGAGATGCCTTCTTTACGAACAGAGTTGCTTCGATTTAATTCTGTATCATGAATCATGAAGTCAGGCGATAAAGGAATCAAAACACTTTTCCTACTTCGATCAAAAGAAGGTTTAGGTAAAGGAGAGGTGTACATGCGTTCTGTTCCTGGGTAATTCATGCTATGCTGAATCAAGAGATTCCCATCTTTATAAATCACAATCATGTTATTCTCCTTTAACCAATTCTTTGACTTCTTTAACAGTAAAAGGTTTCAATACTTTTAAATCCTTTACGTTATAGCAAGTATATTCTTTATCGGATAGTTCTACTGAAGAAACGATATCCATTCTGATTGCTAATTTAAATCCTTCCTTAGGGGTCAAACCTAGTTTTACTGCGCCGAGTACATATCTTTCTCCAGTACCTGATACGTAGTAATCGATCTTATCTGTATTGACAACAGAAACGAATATTTTATTTTTTAATGGAAAAGAGGATTTATCCTTAGCTCGTTTACCGAAAGAAATAACGTGGTTATAACCGACTACAGATTTCTCATTACTTACTTTACTGATAAAAGCAATTTCTTCATTAGCGATACAAATGGTTCTGTCTTTGGTAAGGATACAAATTTTAGATTCAATCGCATCACCCATTTTAAAATTTGAATCTATAAACTGAACCAGTCTCTCAATCATCAAACTCGTAAAGTTTAAAGAGAATAATTCGTCAGTTAGTCCATTTTTATAATTTTCTGCTTTAGATACTGCTTTTGCAATCCATTCAGCAGTGGTTAGTATCTCTTCTTGTTTATTTTCAGGAAACATAAAACCAAAAGAAGTCACGATTAAGTGATCATTCTTTAGAATCTTAACTCCTTTACGAAAAGTACTTTTGGTGTCTAAACCATTTTGATGATACATCAATGCTTTGGTATCTGCCATGATTTCGTTGTTGTAATAAACAATTGTCGTCATTTTACATTCCTAAAAATAAAAGACATAATGAATTACTCTCCTACCCCAGTAAGGAGTAGGAGAGTGATAAGTATTAAAGCTTCATGCTTTTGTCAATACGAGTACAGCCTTGTCTACGGTTCGGAGCTTCGGTGTTGACACTCTGTAGCAAGTCCACTGTGCCTTCGTCAGTGTGAGCATTAGTGAAGATACGATTGATTTCTTTGTCTTTAGATTCGACTTGCAAATCACCGACAATCGTTTCAATCACGAAAGAGATATTCTTTTCTTCACCTCTTATCAAGTCTTTCACAATGACTCGAGGCACTTTCTTCAGTTTAGCCAATTGGGCTTCGGTGATTTCAGTATTGAATTTAATGTTGTCAAGAATGACTTTCTTTTCGCTCATTAGATTTCCTTTAAAGATGGGTTAAAATAAATAGCTATTTAAATGGAGAAATGAATCTCCATTTAAATAGTATAGGTTTAAAATTTATTTCTTTTTCTCTTGAGTCAGAGGAATCTGTACATAGCGACCTAAGATAGCAGTAGCCATTGCATCATTTTGTAAGTATTCAAAGTTCTTCTCATCGTCTTTCTTTTCCAGACGGGTCTTAATCGTTTCTTTACTGCCATTAGCGAAAGTGATGTTCAATTCTTTAGGTGCGATAGGGTCATCCAATTCAGCAATCACGACTTGATCGACATTCAAGCATTTCACTTTACCATCTTTGGTTTTTACCGTATATAACTTAGCCATTTTACTTTATCTCCAAAAAATTAAAAAAAAAACTAGCTACTCCTAAGAATAGCTAGTCTGTCACATTATTTCAATAATGCTTCAATCTCTTCTTCAGTCTTCCCTAATACTTTAGGCAGATCTTCTTTCTTCACGATGTTAGAGCATTTGGGTTTACCATTAAACCCATTACAGGCTACCATCTTTCCGAATCGACCATTCTTCACAAAGAGATTGTGTTTCTTACATTTAGGACATTTCACGCCAGTATCCACATTTTGATGTCGTACGATTTCACTACCATCAGCATTACAAGAATACTTACAAGTAGGATAACCTACACAACTACCAAATTCTCTGCCTTTAAATCCTTTACGAATCGCTACTTTATTCCCACACTGAGGACAAGATTTGCCTTCAATGTATTTCAATTCAGTAGGTTCTTTCTTAGGGGCTAAAGATCGAGTATACTTACAGCCTTGATGTGGACACTTCAAGTAGTTACCAAACTTACCTAACATCTTCACTAAATTCGCTTGTCCACAAGAAGGACAAATCTCTTCAGTGGTTTCAATCACACCTTTATGCTTAATCGAAATTGTTTCTTCACGTTTCACGTTTTCAATAAAAGAATTCCAGAAGTTAAACAACATCGCTTCACGGTTAATCTTACCTTGAGCAATATCATCTAAATCGGATTCCATTTTACTCGTAAACTGATAGTCTACATACGTGTAGAATTTATCGACTAAGTAATCAATGACGGCAATACCCATATCGGTTACCGAGATACGATTCTTCTCGACGATAATGTAACCTCTGTCTTGTAGTGTTTTAGGAATCGTCGCATAAGTAGAAGGACGACCAATACCATATTCTTCTAACACTTTCACTAAAGAAGCTTCATTGAATCGAGCAGGTGGTTTGGTTTGGTGTTCGGATACTTGTAAGTCTAGTACAGGTAACTTATCACCATGATTGATTTTAGGTAATTGAGTATTCTCTTCTTTTTCTCCATCGATTTCTTCACCTTCTTGATAAACCGATAGATAACCAGAGAATACTAAGACACTACCATTAGCACGAAAGCCGTATTGCTTACCTAAATTGAAATTGACTTGCGTACTGTCGAAAATAGCAGGCTTCATTTGGGAAGCCAAGGTTCTTTGCCAAATCAATTCGTATAACTTAAATTCATCACTACTGAATTTACTCTTAACTGAATCAGGCGTAATGGTGATATCCGTAGGGCGAATGGCTTCGTGTGCTTCTTGAGCAGACTTGTTCTTACTCGCATATTGCTTAGGATGGTCTAAGACATCATTCGGATAGAATTGTGTACCATACCGATAGATTGCGTTTAAAGCCTCTTCAGAGAGTGATACAGAGTCTGTACGCATGTAGGTAATGAAACCATGTCCATGTACCTCAGAGCCTTCAAATAAGCGCTGTGCGACCTGCATCGTACGAGTAGCATTCCAACCTAACTTACGTACCGCATCCATCTGCAAAGTAGAAGTGGTATAAGGAGGCTTAGGTTTACGAGAAACCTTAGAAGTTTTAATATCTGTTACGACTAACTTCTCTTTATTAGCTACTAAAGCTTCAATCGCTTTCTTGTGTTCTTCTACGTAAGTAGAATCATTCAAAGACATTTTAGAAATGGTCTCAGGTCCAATCCGTACTAATCGTGTAGGAAACCCTATTTTGTCTTTTTCTGTAAACGCATTAATCTGCCAATAGGTACTCGGTACAAAAGCTTTAATCTCTTTCTCACGTTCAGCTAAGATACGTAAAGAAGGGGATTGTACACGTCCAGCAGATAATCCTTGAGAGGGGAAGATCTTCCAGAGAATCGGAGAGATCCAGAATCCTACTGCATAGTCCAGTGCTGCTCGTGCAGATTGTGCTGCGACTTTATTCATGTCTACTTGACGATTCGTATCGATCGAATGCTGAATCGCATCTTTTACTGCTTTCTCAGTGACCTCTGTATAGGTAACCCGATAAACCTTTTTCGGTGTAATCTTATTTTGTTTTAAGATTTCAATCACGGATTGAGAAATCCCTTCCCCTTCGTAGTCAGGGTCAGTCGCTAAGTAAATCGTATCGACATTCTTAGCCATACCGACTAAATCTTTCACATGTTCTTTCGATTTAGCAGGAATCTTATATTTCAGTTTAAATCCATGTTCGACATTTAAAACTTCTTCACGTGGTTTATCGACATCTAACCCACGTACGTGTCCAAATGTGGCTACAGTCTTAATCCCATCTTTCGCTAACCACTTGGTAATGGTTTTAGCTTTATTCGGGGATTCGACAATCATTAGTGTATGGTAAGCCATTTTAATTATTCCTAAAAATAAAGAGACTCCAGTACAACACTAGAATCTCTTTTACCCAGTTACTCTTTCTTATCAGAAGAAGTATTGTCTAGAATCTTTTTCTGCTCATCTGAGGATTGAGTTTTTACACCGAAGCGTTCAGCGACTTCATTGTATTCTTTCTCATCGATTTTGTGACGGGCTAGACAGACTCCTTCATCATCAAAACTCTTATTGAGTTTATCAGTTTCTTCGTAAATCTCTTTATGCTTCTCTCTTAGCTCTTTACCGATTTCTTTAAACACCGGAGAATCAATTAATGAAGAGATGGCTTCTCTCATGTTGTTAGGACGACCTACAGAGCGCTCGTACTTAATGTGGGAATGCTTGTAGGTATTCTCGGTATCTTCTTTACTGGTCTTACTAGATCGATAATTAATATTCAAACCAATCCAATAGAGCTTATTAACAAACCATACAAACCATTTAGGGAATTTACGGAAGGTATGTAAGTTTCCTAATTGAGTAATACAGTTTCTCAATTGCATGATGTTGTTAACCGTATTGGCACTAATACTACTCATGAAAATCCAGAAGATCAAAAGAATAGGATAGTAAACATAAGCTAGGAAAGGAGCCGCATTCACACGCATGTTCATGTGTGAAGTAATGCGAATACCAATCGAGATACCACAATATAGAACAGTGAAAAGAGACATGAAGTTCATTGGGTCTTCAAATCCATATTTATTACCAATGGCATAAATACCGGCTAAAGCTGCCATCATGTAAGTCGCTGTACGAAAGACATAGATGAACATGTTACCTGAATCATCACGTGCCGTCATGAATTGTTCGATTGCACCTAGAACAGTCAAGTAAAGATATGCTGTTAAACCAGCATAAATTATCGTCGGTGTAATTTGATTAAATAGTTCCATTTAAATTAATTCCTTTTGATCGAAACGAAGAGCTAATTGAATTAACCCCATGTCGTACTTATCCAGAACATGTCGAACAAAGTCTACTTCTGAAAGATAAGCTTTTGGACGAGTAGTCTTGTAGGCACTGGATAAGTGCGTCAAGATATTCCTCAATTCTTTTAGAGAATAAAACTCCATGCTGTTTTTATAGAGATTCAAAACAGAAGTCGTTTTACCTAATCCATTTCTTAAATAGAAGTGGATAAAGATACTCGTATTGGATAACAGGATGTGGGTAACCCCTATTCCTGAATCCACTTTCATTCCTTCTTCAAAGAGTTCTTGTAACAGACGCTTGGCTTTGTAATTGCCTTTAGGGGTATCAAAGTCACCCGCTACTAATTCTTTACGATAGATTTCTCTTGGAAATTCAGACATGGTTAATTATCCCTTTTAACTATAAGTGATCTTTCCATCTTTGTCTATCTGCAATTGATAGCCTTCTGGATGGTTATAATATCTCACGTTGAAGATGACTTCTTTCGTATCGTTGTCTCGTACCCAATTAGCAACAATATTCGAAATCTTATAAGAATAATGGTAGTGTAAACCAATCTTCTTACTAGGTGTCGTGCCGAATGTAGAATATACGCCTTTAAAGGCACCTACTTCGATGTTATAGAGCATTTCGTTGATAAATTGAGCTAAGGTATACCCAGGTTCTAAACGGCTCTTAAATGCTTCTAATTGAGCTAATACATCATCTTCTTTAAAAACGTCTTTATAGTTCTCGTTAAACTCCATTGCGGTTAAGAAAGCTTTAGAGAACATTACGAGTAATTTGGTTTCAAATTCTTTCATTTATTTATCCTTACGAATAATTCTGATTTCACCAGTAGGTTTAATAAATACATGTTGGTCTTGTTTCTTAGAACGAATAATGACATAGTATTCATCGCTCCATCCTTTTATCCAGTGGAAAGTATAACTAGACCATTTATTGATATAATTGAATCGTAGATATTGATATCCATCTTGATCGGTTACAATGGTAGTCGTAACATCTTTTGTGTCCTTTCTTTCTGCTCTTCTTAAGAGTAAGAAAAGGACTTCAGTATCTGTTTTATCAGGATGGTCTTTCTTACGGGTGTCTAACGTATAACGTAAGACTGGAAATTCATTAATCAGATCAGAAAGATTATATCCATTCTCAAGATTAGAGATTTTATTAATTATTGAATTTGCTAACTTTAACTGCTCTAATCCAGTTAAATCAGTAAAGTCTTTTTGAATAGTCATGATAAAGATTCCTTAATCAGTTAGATTACACTATAATAATATAGGTTTGAAATAAATCAAAAAAAAAATAGAGATACCTGGTTAGGGTATCTCTATTCTGTATTACCTACTTAAAACGCATAGGTTTTAGTAGGCATGATTACTTTCAAGTTGTCTTCAGCAGACACACCTTGGAAACCATTAGTAGTATCGAATTTACCACCGATTGAACCAGTGGTTTGAACAGCTTTACCATTCAAGAGTTCCAGTTTAGAGAAACCATCTTTATTGGTTTCAGAAACTACTACCACATGAGTATTACCATTGATAGTCAGAAGACCAATCATTGTTACTGCTTTATGTTGGTTGTCTTGCTGATCGATATAACCGTTTTCAGTAGCTTCTATGTAGAGAGCATATTGAGCCGGAGTCAGGTCAGCAGGAGCTACAGTTTCACATTTAGTCAAAACAGCGATTTCAAAAACTTGAGAATTGATAGACATAGTTAGTTTCCTTTTACAAAGTTAGAATAGAAGAATGAGACATTAATGCCTCGGGGTAAATAAGATTACTAGGGTAATCTCACGTAAATAGTATATATCTGATTTAATCTAAAATATAGACAAAAAAGAAATCCTCTCTACTCCTTTTTAGGGAGTAGAGAGTCAATCTATTATTTCAAGCCATACAGATCGAGATGTAAATCTACAATCTTTCTGTAAGCTTCTTCTTTCTCAGGACTTTCTTTACGAGCTGATGCTAAGAACTCTTCCTTTGTGCCAGTCATGCCTTTAGCGTTAAACCAATTCTCTTTAGTTGCTGCAGTAATGAACCACTTAGATTCTTTAGGATCAGTATAGATGGCGTATTCATCTTGGTCACGAATATTGAAGTTCACATCAGCCATGTCACTAACTAAACCATATTTAGAAACAGTAGCGTAACCAGATAAGTTAGCATATCCTCGCACTATTCCGTTATCCTTCACAGAAGCATGTTCGTAAATACGAGCCTGTTCACCAATAGTTGCATAACCATATACTTTAGCATCGTCATCTACAAAAGAATATCCAGTCACACGAGCATTACCATACACTTCAGCAAAGTTACGCACACTCGCTTCACCTTCTACACGAGCATGACCATATACCTTAGCATGGTTTTCTACTACGGCTTTATTAGATAAGCGAGCATACTCGCATACTTCACCATGACCCATTGTCATGCTGTCATCTCTCAATGTAGCATAACCATAGACTTTTGCTTGATCTGCAACAATACTACGTTCTTCAACAATAGCTTCTCCGAATACCTGAGCTTCATTAGTAATTTCAGCTTCATCTCGTACAATCGCTTTGTCAAATATCTTAGCATCGTCAAATACCCAACAGGTACCAATTTGAGAAAGGTTATGTTCACCTTCAATATAACCACCTAAGTCACCTGCACTTACCCATTTAAAGCTTCTTAATGCTTTAATACGATACAACGTACGTCCTTCATGTTGGATAGAATCATTTTGTAAAATGATATATTTGTTTGCCATAATTAGTTCCTTTATAAAAGTTAGACATTACTTCAATTTAATAATATAGATTTAAAATAAAACATAAAGCTCCCACTCCTCTACCCCGTAAGGGATAGAGGAGCAGGAGTCTATATTAGTAATCTATCGCTAGATTAAGCTTCAGCAGTCAGAGGTACTTCGCCGTCTTTAGTCAAAGCTTGAACAGCAAAAGGAATACGCTCTTGAACGGCTTTCTTCAGACCAACCACACGGATACGAACCAAGATTGGCAAGTGGCAGATGTGGCTGAACCAAGGTTGAACCATGACTTCGTGTTGGTATTTGCTACCGCGAGCACGGTTAACAATACGTGGGATTTCACGTTTGCTCAAGCAGTTACCAAACCACAGAGGAATGGAGAGGCTACCGTTACGAGGTACACCGAAGGACAAGAAGATCGTACCAACTTCACCGTCTTTGTCTTTGTCAACCAAGCGATCGTCAGAACATTCTTCAATAGTGAAGTCAAAGCCATCACCCAGAGTACGAGCATCACCTTCACGGAAGATGAATTTGCTGGTGAATACGTCAGCAATCGCGATCACGTGCGGACGGAAGTTAGCACCACCAGAGATGATTTCGTAAGCTGCAGCCAACTCAGAAGAAGTATAAGCTTGAGTCATCTCAGCCAATACAAAGTTAGTGATCACAGCAGAAGCGTTAGCACGCACATCAGTGGTTTGCATAGATTGGGTAGTTTTGTAAACATCCAATGCTACGTCACGTACGTAGTTTTTAGAGAAATATTGACCAATACCAACGATAGAGTGAGCGAAAGGCTCAGTCATGTCTACTTTCTCAGGAGCAGCTTTGAGCATACCCAAGATGTCGTACAGAGCAGTGATCGCTGCGTTAGTACGGCGGATGTAGTTGGTTTGGATCAGTGTGTCGATGCGTTGAGCGTCGGTCACATCAGTTTTCTCGTCGAAAGGACGACGTACAGCGATTGGAGAGTGCAGGCGTACACCGTAGATGATACGTTGTACACGGCTATCCAAGATCATGCCGTGTTCGCGGATGTTGCTGTTGGTACGGGTAGCATCGATTTCCCAACCGACTACTTCAGTCGCTTTAACTGCATCCAACAGAGGTTTCAGAGCAGCATCTTCCAAGTCTTTAACTTCTTTGGTTTTCGCATCACGTACTGCGGTTACTTTAACAGAACCAGAGTTGATTTCGAAAGCAGAAGTGTCAGTGTTACCACGACCAGTCAAAGTCAAGCGAACCAGTACTTCCAGACCTTTGTCTTTCAGCGCTTGCAGTTCAGTAGGCAGAGCACCAGATTTCACACCTTTAGTGTTTTCGTCCAGCAAGTGAGTGTTGACATCGTAAGTCAACAAGATGTCTTCACGGTCACCTTTAGGAGAGTAGGTGAATTGAGAAGCTTGATGGTATTGCAGGTTTTCGAACAATACAGTATCGTTACCGACTTTCAGACCGATGGTTTTCAGACGTGGGTTACCAGCGATTTGGTCAGTAGAATCTTGCATACCCAGAGCGATCATACGGTTGGTTTGAGAAATGTCCAACAGTTTGATTTCTTCGCCCAAACGCAACAGAGAGGTTTGGAATTTTTCACCTTGATCGTTCACAACAGAACGTACAGGCAGAACACTTACGTCAACGAAAGAATCGTCGTTTTGGCCTTGACGGTAAACAGGGATAATATCGGTGAAGTTTGACTTCAGGATAGTGCTGTTACGCAAAGCTTTGATGATGTGTTTTTGGTTACGGTAAGCGTCACGTTTACCAGTTACTTCGTATTCTTTTTCAGTGAATACAGTAGACAGTTGAGTGTCGATGGTGTAGTTGTTGCTGTTGAAGTCCAGATTGATAGTCGGGAAGAACAACTCAGCAGCTTTAGATTGTTTGTCAGCACGAACGTTGTAAGAAACGGTCATGGACAGAGTGTTCATCATACCGTGAACTTCGAAAGATTCACGAGAAGCTTCAACGACCACGGGAGCCGCGTCTACTTCACCACCCAGTACACCGTGTACAGTACCGGCTTCTTCTTCGTTACCAGATTTCAGGTAAGCTTCAGGGTTAGCAGCAACCACCAAAGAGTCTTGGATGTTTTGTACTTCATCAGGAGTCAGTTGATCACCTTCAGAAGCAGCAGCTTCGCTGATTTGAGTCGCAGTAGTCGGAATGGTAGAAGTGGCTTCGTTCAGTTCAGCTACTTGAGCTTCATTCAAAGATTCAGTAGACAAGAATAGAGCGCCCAGCAAGTCACGAGACTCAGTGCCCAGTTGTACTTGAGTAGCCAAGTTAGCGGCGATTTCACCGATTTTAGCTTCACGGGATTTACCAGCGTAGCTGTTGCTTGTTTTCTTTTTAAAGAGAGACATTGTTAATAACCTTTTACGTAAAAGTTTAGAAATGAAAATTTATTTCTGTAAAGAAAAATAATACGAAGTAAAGACGCTTTATTTATTCGTCTCACATATTTATCTTACTAGATAAGTACTGGACGAACAAGCTACTCTGAGCAATGGTACTTTGATCGTGGTAAAATGCGCTTTTTCTCAAAATAGCTTCTAGTACATTCTTCGCAAAGATGCTCATGGTTTCTTTACTTACAGAAGGTACATTTGCTGTGGTGTTTTGAATATAAGGCACCACAACAAAGAAGCACTTACCTTCGCAAGAAGGCAAGACATCTTCATAAATATTCCTTCCGCTCGCTAGAGCAGTATCTAAACCATTGAGCAAAGAGAGCAAAGCCTGTGAAGCATCGTACTCGTATTGATCCAAAGAATATCCTGAATTGTCATCACTGGCAACGAACTCATTACGGATTTCTTCACGAACAGATTGACTCTCTTCGTTAGACAACCATAAGTCTCGTACGTCCAGACACTCACTCAACACAGGAGTAAGACATTCTGAACCATGAACGAATTCTAATCGTTGAGGATTATACTTGGAATTCAAGACAGTAAAAATCTTCAAAGCGTTCTTATTAAGAACTTTACTTGCTTTGTCATAATAAAGTAAAGCATCTGGGCTATAGTTTACTGCCTTAAGATCTTCGAAAATAGGTTCGGGTACCAAGATGAGTTTTAACTCACCATTTGGTAAATTTAAAATGGACATGTTGTTATAATCCTTTGTTTGTCTATTTCACGATTCAATCATGAGAGAATTTATTCGTAGATTAAATCATTTATGCAACACTAACTAGAAAATAGAATTACCGGTAATAATTCATATTTTTAACTAACACCTATATTAAGACAAAAATAATTTATTAGAATAGTGTATGCAATCAATCTAACTGGTCGTTCTTTATAATAAAACGAGGTAAAAGCAAAATGGATGTTAAAGCACTACTGGCTAAATGTATTTCTCTCTTATTTAGAGAAGGTCAAAGCGGTGAAAGTGAATTATCAAAACAACTCGTATCGGATGTCATTACTACATTAAAAATAAATAACAATGATATTTCAGGTACAGATTCTTCATTGAACGAATTGAAGAATGTCGTCTCTACCATGATCAGTAAGGAGACACCGACACCTTATAATGATTTAATCCAGCACATTCGCATTGCCTGTGGATTAGATTCTAACTTATTTGAAAGTATTCAAGACAATATTTCTTTTCGTTTAGATGAAGAAGAATTAAAACGCACTATTCTTTCTTATCGCTTTGAGTTAAATAAATACTTAAAAGAAAAGAAAGCCATGATGCTTTTGGATAAGATGACATTCGATTTAAAATTCAATCGTGATAAGATTGGAGACTTGAATCAATACATGTCATCCTCTTTAAATGGCATTATTGACTTAGTAAACTATTCAGGTGAGGAGATTCCTGGCATTGTTTGTGAAGTCGACTTATCAGATATTGATTCTGTAGCCGAACAGTTTGAATTGATTCGTAAAGAGAATGATGGTTCTCGTACGATTAAGATGCCTTGGCACGCGATGAATAGAATGACGCGTGGTGGCTTACGCTTAGGACAATTGACGACTGTAGGTGGTTTAGCACATAATAACAAAACAGGTGTGTGTTTATCCATGTTTATTTCTGCTTGTATCTTTAATAATCCGAAAGACTTACAAACAGATGAGAAAAAGAAACCTTTGATGCTGTTAATCTCTTTTGAAGATGACATGTTGATTGTTTTATTTAACTTGTATATCTTACTAAAAGAGAATCTAGAAAACATTAAAGTGACTGATGAAGATAAACAAAGACTCTCGTCACGTGAAGCTGCAGCTTATGTTCATGAGAAATTAACGTCTACTGGATACGAAGTCAAAATTGTACGAGCAGACTCTTCTACTTGGTCTTATGCTGAAATCCAAAGTAAGATCTTACAACTAGAAGCTGATGGTTACGAAATCCATTTAACTTTAATTGACTACTTAAACCTAGCCAATAAAAATGGATTGTCTCATTCTCGTGCGGATGCAGATATTCAAGAACTTTTTAGAAGAACCAAAAACTTCTTTGCGGCTAAGAATATTGCTTTGTTAACTCCAGTACAATTATCACCTGACGCCATGGAATTAAAACGTCAAGGTAATAAGATGTTAGCCATGCAAATTTCAGATGGTTCGTATTACGAAGGCTGTCGTGGTTTATCTCGTGAACCAGAACTCGAAATCTTTGTGGACATTGTAAAAGATAGTGGTCGTAAATACCAAACCATTGCTCGTGGTAAACATCGTGGTCAAAATGACACGCCAGAAGAGCATAAGTTCTTTATATTAGAGTTCCAAAAGATTGGTGGTTTAAGATGGGACATTAATGGTACGGATACTTCCTTATCTAAGTTTGGTGCATCTCGTAATGGAGATGGGGATGAAGAAGCGGCATTCTGGGATGTAGGAAATTAATTTAGGTTAGTTCTATATGAAAAAGAATACGTTGTCAAACACAATTAGTTAGTTTAGGCAATCATCGATTGTTGATCTCGTTTCATTTTCATTTCCTTTAAGATTGATTGGGCTTTACTCTCCTGTAGCTATTAAGGCTACAGGAGAGATAAGTCTTTTTGATTCTAGTCTTTTTGATTTGATACAACACAGTCTATTTCAATCTATTTAAATGGTATTTCTATCATGTCAGTATTCAGTTTACTCAGAGGTCTTAAAGTAGAAGTTGATTCCTCTGTGAATAAAGTATCTATTAGCGGGATTTCATTAAAGTATGTTTGTCGAGATTTAGAGAAGTATTTAGGTACTAAGATGTTATACAATATCTTAGATAAAGCGACTTATGCAGAGATTAAGCTAAGCACGTTTTACTTACCTGACTTCTATCACTCGATTAATACATTACTCTACAATCCTAAGTTTAAAAGAAGAACGACTTCTACAAGAGAACTACTAGCTATTAAAGAGGAATTAGAAAGAATTCCTTTAGTAGCAAATATTAAGAAAATTCAAAATACAGATCCGATCAATATTCCTAAGATTGATAAGTCTAAATTAGATAAGATCTTTAGAGGAATTAAACTATTTGATTATCAGGATAAATTTATTGATGAATGTATCTGGAAAGCTAATTTATTAGGCTTAAAAGGTTATCTTCTGGATGCGCCCGCTGGTAGTGGAAAATCGTACTGCTCGCTAGCACTGATGGAAATGTTGGATATAGACACCATTATTGTCATCTGTCCTAAGAAAGCTGTCAACGATGTTTGGGATGAAACTATCACCCGTGTCTATTCAGAACCTCAAACTTACTCTATGTCTTTACCTGTATTACATGGAAAACCTAGAGACGCAGGATTTGATATTAATGATCGTTTTATTGTTTGTCATTACGAGTCTCTTGGTAAACTCAATGAGTATTTAGACTCTATTAAAATACTTAATAAAAGATACTCAGTGGTGCTGGATGAATGTCACTCATTGAATTCCCATAACTCAGAACGTTCTATTCAGTTTAGAGAATTGAATAAAAAGATCAATCCTGAATTCTGTTTGTGGATGTCTGGTACTCCTATTAAAGCATTAGGTACTGAAACACTCACCATGTTTGCTACCATTGACAAACTCTTTGATAAGAGCGTCTATCAATCTTTCTTAAAGGTATTTGGTGTATCCGGTGTGTATGCTACTTCTGTTATGGCGAATCGTTTACAGTTAGTACGTTCTGAGATTAAGACTAAAGGATCTGGTGTAGAACAATACACCCACAAGATCAAAGTCTCTTTAAAGAATGGTGGTGATTATACCTTAAAGACTATTTCTAGTAAGATGATCGATTACGTGAAAGAACGTAAGGCTTATTATCAGAAGAATGCGAAACAATACGAGAATGATTTCTTTAACTCTATTGAAACTTATCGCAATATTGTTTCTAGAAATAGAGGTAATCTATCTGGATTAGAAGATTATTTAGTAAAAGCTAAAACCTTACATGAAGGATATATTCCTACAGATCCTAAACACAAGCAATATGTTTTAGATTGTAATCATTACGAAGATAAAGTGATTATTCCTACCTTACCTAATGATGTTAAGAAAATCTTTAGAAAAGCTAAGTCTGTCTATAAGTACGTAGACTTAACGATTATGGGTGAAGCATTAGGAAACATCTTAGGTAAGTCTCGTTCTAAATGTAATGCAGACATGGTAAAACAATTAGTTACTGATGCTAAAGTCATTACTGAAGATGGAGAAACTTATCAGTCTAATCTACCTGATATTATTCGTAATGCTCAAGCTAAAACGATTGTCTTTACGGATTATGTAGAAGTCGTAAAAGAAACTGAATACCAATTAAAACTCAATGGGTTTACACCTATTAGTATTTTTGGTGAAACTACTTCTGGTAATGGTTTAGCGATGCAGACTAAGATCTTTAAAGAGAATTCTGAAATCAATCCTTTGATTACGACTTTTAAAACCTTATCTGAAGCTGTTCCTTTAACTGAAGCTAATCGTGTAATCTTCTTGAATCTACCTTTTAGGTCTGGTACGTACGAGCAAGCTGTAAAAAGAGCGAATCGTATTGGGCAAACTTTAGATGTGGATTTGTTTGAAGTAACTTTAGATACTGGAGAAGAGCCTAATATCTCTACTCGTAATGAAGACATCTTAAAATGGTCTGAAGAACAGGTAGCTTTGATCTTAGGTAAGAAAGTAGATGATGAAATCAATAGAGACATCTTAAAAGGATTAATGGCTGAGTCTCCACCGGACACTATTAAGACTGGAATTCACTCGATTAAGAAATCTGTAAGTAGTTTCTTAAACTGGTAAAATAAAATCAAAAAAAAATAACCAACACCTCTTATACTTTGAAAGAAGTGTTGGCCTGGAAGTAAAGCTATTAGTTTATCCCTAATAGTTTTACAGTGGTGAGTAGGATCGCTACTGAAATGATTACCAGAAACAGTAATATTGATTTCTCTGTTAAACTCTTATTAGAGTCTAGCAGAATCTTTAATACTGTCACGATAAATGAGAGAATCGCGGACAAAGTGCCCATACTTCTTTCTCTTTCTGACAAACCTAAATAATCTTTTACTCAGGACGATTTACAAGCCGTACCTTCGGAAAAAGGCAGACTCTACCTAAGTAGAAGAGACGACAGAGTGGTTTGTCTTTGTTTTTGGCTCTGTCGTTAAACTGTATTCTCTACTCTCTACCATCCTGGGGTAGAGAGTAGGGGTACTTTTATTTTTTGCTATTGAACAAGATGTTACCACCTTTAACGGTTTCAATAGATTCGATGACTGTAATCAAGTCATCGTTTTCACTGATGTAGTGACGTACCAACATTGAGAAGATAATGCTTTTCACTTCTACGACATGTACTTTCTCTTCAGAATCTTCACGATCAATAGAGTATTCGTTGAGAATAGAGAATTCGATATTCTCTACTACTGAACTACCCACAATAGAAGAATCGTACTTATTGACTTCTAAGAGCCAGTGTTGTGTACCATATACACCGAAAGAGAAACCACGTTCATTTAACCAATTCACCAAGACACGGCGAGCGTAATTGTTTTTACGCATGTAGTCTTGAATGCCTTTCATTCGAACTTCATTGGTTTCTTCTGAAAAAACATTTGGTGCTTTGAAGTCATGATTCTTATTTTTGTGCGTGTAAAGATGCAGAATCAGTTTTTTCAAGATACGAATGTTCTTGATGTTTGGCGTGTGGATTGCTGAGTAATACATACGGGCTAAGAAGTCCGCAGTAAAACCAATCACACCAATCAAGATAGCCAAACCTAAACAAAATAACAAGAATTTTTCCATTTTAAAATTTCCTTTAAATGAGTTAGTAAAAAGAATAATAGAATATTTATAAATCCTATTACACTTAAATAGTATAGATTTAAAATAAACTAAAAAAAAGAAAATACTCTCTACTCCAATTAAGGAGTAGAGAGTACTGTTTTAATTACTGCTTAGTATCGAAAGGTGTTTCGTAGTTAGGGATATTAGCAATCATGCTAAAGCCTGTAGCGGTGTAATACACACCATCATGTTCAGTTTCCCAGAATGCATTGGATTGATTATCCACTACGTAAGTGGTGCTGGCGATATCAGCATCATCAACCAAGTCACTCACCTTCACATACTTCAGCAAGAACATCGGGTTACCGTTTACCATAGCAGGATGTTCGAAGCTTTCGCTTTCAATGGTTATAGCGTCCAAGAGAGACTTATAACCCTCAACGATTTCTTGATAAGTTTTCTTACCTTTGAAAATCACTTGAGTTTCGTAGTAAAGGTTACCAGATGGACCACTGAATGGATCGTCCTCATCTTCTGCTTCTACATGACCATTGCTAATCAGTACACTACCTACAGAAGAATCTTTGATAATGGTGACGTATTCGTCATCCAGTTCAGATAATGGTTTAGCTTCTTCTTTATTCAATACCAGACCTTTGTAGATCATGTCATTGACTTTAGCGAAGTTAAACTGTTTAGCATTCATGTAGTCCAGACAGAATGTTACACTACCTACAGTGTAAGGCACGAATGTTTTATCAGGCCAGTTCGCATCTTTAGTGAGACTGAGGAAATGGTTAATTTCACAAGCCAGGTAACCAGGTGTGATGAATTCATGTACGCTTTCCAGATGCACCAACATGTCTGATGCAACATGGATACCTTCGTATTCCATGTATTTATCAGCACGAGTCTTACGAGCCAATTCTACTGTAGGTACGAATGTATCGCCATCCCAAGCATGTGTAGCCAACAACTCTTCTACGACAATAGGGGGGAGGTAACGTTGACGGTTAGGTGCCGTAGACCATACCAACATACGGAAGTAAGAGACATGGTCATCTACAGCCATCATGACCGGTTCTACATGGCAGAACTTCACATCTTCTTTGCTGATTTGTTCACGAATGTCTTTCAAGATTTCTTCTACTGCTTCAGGAGAAGTGGCTTTTTGAGCAAAACCTTCAATCTTGAAATCATACACACAGAAGTCTTCGTAGTCTTCATCACGATAAGTGCATACTACCTTTTGATTTTCAGTAATGATTTCTTTATCGTAATCATGAACATGTCCTAAGATGAAATCACCCATAGCAGCAACTTCTTTTACAGACATGATGTAACCTACAAGATTACCTTGAATACTCATTCGGGTAATTGGAGAACGCAATTGAGCTTTATCTTCCTTACAGAAGTAAGGATAACTCAAGGTATTCAAGTCCAAAGCATGTACAGAAGCTTCAGTGAATTCAGCAATGTGATTAGCCAAACGATAGTCAACAAAAGCAATGAAGATTTCTTCACCATTTAAGTCTTCAGTACGGATACCATAGACATGATTGTTTTGATCAGGTTGGTAATCGTAAGGTGCAGTTTCATCTACCGCTACAATCGGCATGCCATTACCTTTCAAGATAATGCTACCGAAGTTACCTACAGCAATAGTCTTGAAGCCTAATTCTTGAACATCATGAATCAGTTTCATGTAGATTGCACCAGCAAACTCTTGAGGACCACATTGCAATTGTTGAGCAAATTGGTTATAGGAGCCTTGAGTAGATTGGATCAAGTCATTGTAGGAGATACTTAAGATACCTTTCTCTACATGAGCATAATCTTCTTTATTCTCGTAAGTACGAGTACGATCTTCTCCAAAGAGTTTATCCAACTCTTTGTTCACAAACTCGTTTACTTTCTCTTTAGAGAAAGAGTTTAATGCGTTGTATTTATCCAGCAAATTGAATTCCATTTTGATTTCCTTTAAGTTAGGGTAGATTAGCCCAAATAATGAGCAAAAAATAAATTAATTAAAATTAAATAAACTACTCCCTTACCCGATTAAGGATAAGGGAGTAATCGTAGCGAGAATTATTCGAAATCTTCTTCGAACAATTCAATGTCATAGATGCTGTGGTGAGCATCGCGGATGAACTGCATGTAGGTAGCGAATTTGGGTCCGACCAACTCTGGCAGAAGGCTATCAATTTCACGAGAGGTTAATTCGATGACACTTTCTTCGTTGCGGAACGTCCACACGTCTTTGTTCTCGTATGTGATGATGTCGGCATGATAACTGTACTCAGTACCTTTAGGTGCTGGGTATGCTACCAAGCGATCCACACCACTAACGTCGGTACCGATCCATTTATCGCTGTAGTTCTCGATATTTCCTTTGATATTTGCATTTCCGCAAATCACGAAACTACCGTGAAGACTACCGCTCACAACCGCATCGTCTTTAATAACAATGCTGTTATAATCGTAGTTACCACCGTACACATGAGAAGCTCCCATTACGACGGCGTTGCCACATACTGTAGCATTTCTAACAAAGGCGCGATCGCATACGCGAGCATTACCACGGATAGAACTATTGCCGGATACATACGCATTGTGAATAACACATGCATTATCCATTACGATGACACCTTGATCTATCCAACAAGTACCTTCTTGAGAAAGGTTATGTTCACCTTCTACGTACCCACCTAACTTACCAGCTATGACAGATCCAAAATCTTTCAATGCTCTCACCTGAAAGAATTTACGGTTATCGATTATCAGTTCACTAGTAGTGATTTCGTATTTTTTGTTTTCCATGATTTTGTCTCCTTATACAAAGGTTGAATGAATACCTTGATATTACATGGATTAAATATCAAAGCGAGATTAGGTTTTGATAGATTTCTCTATCAGGTTCACTATAATAGTATATACTTGAAATAAACTAAAATACAAAAAAAGAAAATACTCTCCTACCCTGTTATAGGTAGGAGAGTAAATCTTTCTATAGTTTGTTTTCTCTTCTCAATCGTTCTAGCATAAACCAGATACGACGAGATTGGTTATTTCGAGCTTGTCTCTTGAACCTTGGTTTCCTCATGTTTACCTTCCAAAATATTGTTTGCTCGTTTGACACAAGACTGCAAAGATTTCAAGTGTTCAGAGCAGTAAGCCAGTTCAGCTTTGGTATTTGCAAAAGCCATCACGAGATCACGATTGGTCGTAATATCGTATTCCTTATCCGAGCAGACTTGGGTTAAGTCACACTGTACAGGAACAGGTTCAAATACTTTTACGGTTTGTACTTTAGTTGTACAGGCTGCTAAAAGCATAGCAGCAATGATTACTGAATACTTCATTTAGTCTTTCCTTTTCAATTTAGATTTTAATTCTTCAGGCACTTTCTCTTTAGACCATTCAGTACGATCTAAAGCTTCAGCTAATTGCTTATTGCGTTCAGCTTCCTTCTTCTCAATAGTCGCAATCTGTTGTTGATGTTCTACCAAAGATTCTTGAAGGTTAGTGGCCAATTGACGTTCTACTTTAGATTTTTCTTCTAAAGCATGAATCAATTCATCTTTGTCTTTTAACTGAGTATTCAGAGATTCTACTTTTGCTGTTAATTCAATATTCTTTTTAGCAGTTAGGTTATTGTCAATAACCATCCAAACCCAAAGAATAGCAAATATGGAAATCCCTAATACTTTCCAGTTGAGTTTACTGATGACTTCTTTAATAATTTTCGTGTAAGGCATTTCATTTACCCTTTCATGTATAAATCTTTTAATAATATTAAAACTTCATATCGAAAGACTTTATACTTGAGTTAATTGATTAGTTAAATGACTTCACCAAATCGCATAAAGCGTTTGTAATCGAATACCAATGCTTCATTAGGTGAAGAAATAGCGATTGCTTGCGTCAGATTGAGCACAGAGGGGCGTGAAAGCTCAATGTAAGGTAAGTACTCACCCTGAGACCATTCGGCTCTCCTGCGATGAATTAGAAAGGAATGAATATCCTTAAAGAAATCTTGTGCTTTTTTACTCAACATCAAGACATCAATTGGATTACCATTCGTATCTAATATCGAAGCCACACTCATGTCTTCAATCGGAAACGATAAAGGATTAGACAATGAGTAATACTGAGTAAAGTCTAAACCATTACTGTTGAATTCGTAAGTATCAATTCTATTCTTAGAATAAGCTACTGTAACAGAATACTGCTTATTTCTGTATAGCTCTAATCCTAAAGGTTGTAATAATTTAGACAAGACAGCTACTGATCCAATACTGAGTGTATAAGAGACATGGTCAATCACTTGTACATCTTCTCGTAATGGATTAGGATGTCTTTCAATTTCAGGTAAGTAATAATCAGCCATGATCTTTTCCTGCTACTTGATAGAAGTCCTGACAATCTTTATCGGCAGTATTGTTAAAACAATAATCCCGAATTTCATTACAAGAAATAGAGTGATTGTTTTTACAGAGAATGCCAGTGTCTTCATTCAATTGGAAAGTATTGGATTGGGTGACTTCTTCTTGTTCTACGGTTTCCGCAGGTGCTTTAACAATAATGCAAGCAGAAAGAATGAAAGGTAAAAGAAAGATAGCTTTATTCATGATTAGATTTCCTTTAAAGATGACAGTTAGTAATTATTCAATACAAACGGCTTTAACTTTCATGAGTTTAAGCGTTTTATTCAAAACATGTTTACCAATATCTTGAGAGTTATCGTTAATACGAGCAAGAATATTACCGAAGAATTCTTCAGTAGAAGGATCTAATTCTACTTCACCTGATAACATTTCTTCTAGTGTATATCCAGAAGAGGTTTCACGAGAACGAACGACTTTGAATTTATCCGCATAGATTAAATAACCATCTCCTGTCGGTTTCATTTCGTAATCAAATTCGAAGATAAAATCAGTCAGGAAAAGATCAGATTGACACACTTTATCTTTTAAAGAGTCTTTGACAATAAAGAATACAGAATAAACATCGTCACCTCTTTGAATTTCACCCAATGATTCTACTTCAAGATTTTGAGAAAGGGCAAACTTAGCAATGTCTTCAGCCATGTTGTCTGAAGTAACATTAGGTTCCAAGATATCTTTCTTTAGATTCTTAATGAGAAACACCTGAATACCAGCTACAATTTTAATAGACATAGTAGAGTTTCCTTTATAAAATTAGATTGAGTACTACACTTTAATAATATAGGTTTGAAATAATATACACTCTCTACTCCTTTTTACGGGAGTAGAGAGGTAATGTATTATCTAAACTCTATAGAGAAGACGGTCGTACCGTAAATAAAGTTACTGTCTGATTTAACAACTTCACTATTCTTAAACGATTCTTCATATCTTTCGACTCGATCATTTTGTACTATTGTAATGTCAGTAGAATATTTTCGTTCTGAAATACGCCAAGCATCTTTTACATGTTCAAAATAATCAACACTGTGTGTTACTGAAGATCCTAAGATATAGTTTGCATCATTTAATTCCATTCCGTCATTCACTAACTTATCGAGCAGCTGTTTTCGAATAGCTCCTAATAAATAATTAGACTTAGAAGCATTCCAATTTAACCAATTACTATCAACAGTAAAGACGATACCGTAACCATCTGGTTTGACACTAGGTGTAAAGGTTATCTCTTTTTCTGGGAATCTCTGACGGTACTCAGAAGAGGTTCTCCAAGTAAATATATCATTATTTTTAGTAATGGCATCACCAGGATTAGCCATACCTAAATATTTATAGATAATACCTGCAAGAGTTAACTGAATAATGTTGACAATATAGTGTTTGTCATTTAAATTAATATCCAGTTTATTAATTCTATATAGACTAGGGTCGTAAATACGAGCATACGACGAAACATAAAGTTTACGATCGTAGAATAACTCATCTCCCGTTTCATTACCTATAGCATCCCTTAATACATTTATCTTTTCAGAAGAAAACGTTTGAGAAAGGTGAGGTTTTCCAATACCTAAAAGAGTAGTGACTGGATCGGCCGGACTATCATCAAGGTTAACCATTGCTAAGTTATAATATTTAATCTTCCAAATATCATCATTAACATCCAACATACTGATCTTATCTAAAGTATGTTTGTAAACAATACCATTTACTCTTTGTTTATAAGGAATAACTATTGCAGTGATTTCTTTATCCGCTCCTCTTTCACGATACCTTAGCATTGTGGTTTCTTTAATATCGCTATTGATCAATTTAGCGTTAGGAACTCCTATAGCGGAGATAATATAAATCTCATCTTCAAAAATCTTAACATTGGTGCTATCTACTACGATATTTAAAGGGTATTTCCTTTTTCCGTAATAACAAGGAGAAGCCAAGTGAGGAATGACTTCTAATTCTGTATACTCTTCATTCACTTTCACTCTAAAAGGATATTTAGGATCATGAGAGAGATTAGGATTACTATTCACTACAGTAGCTAAGAGTTTTAAATCCGCTTCTTTCCCATCTCGTTTTAAAGCTTTATTCTTTGTTTCATCGTAAGTAAAAGTATAGCCAGTATCGTTATTCCAACCTACAGGCATTCTATTATAAACAGTAGTCGCAAAAGTTCTCTTCTCTTTTCTGTGTGTAGGAGAACCATGCACTAAGTGCATTTGCAATTGTGTATTATATTGCTTTCCCTTTACGGTTCTGTTTTCTTCAATAATAGAGATAGATTCAAAGTCTCTTCGTCTCTCTATACCAATTCCTACCTCATCTAAAAGACGATTTAAGTTTTCCGTTTGGGTTAAACGAGAATCTACTTTAATTCCCATTATATATTTCCTTTCTAAATAGTCAATCACAATAAAGCAAGACATAGAAGATTACTCCTTACCCCATTTTAGGGGTAAGGAGTACTATTCGTTATTTAGCGTAACGCAATTGAACCAGAGAGTAACTGTGATTACCACTGTTACTGAAAATGTCATTCTCATTGACTAAGAAGTAAATACCAATACCAAACTCTTTATTCAAAGGAGACAAGTAATACATGCTTTGTTTTACCTTATCAAAATCCATATAGGTATAAGGGAAGTCAGGTACATATTTCTTCATCAACTCAATGAATTCTTCATTAGAAGCATTCAAAAGTTTTTCTGGATCATAAGCTTCTTTATCCACATTAGAGATGATGCGGTTACCTGGTAAGAAACTATAAGCCATCAATTTAGGATATTGAATCGCATAGAAGTTTTCACCTGTTGTCGAATTCAATTTAACCGTTTTAATACCGTTAGAATAACGGTCTACGATAATATCGTGTACCGTACCAGAAGAAGCACCTTTAGAAGCTACAGTAGGACCTACGTTCAATCTTACTTTTTCCAAGTAGTTAATACTGGTGTCTTTGTAAAGATTGACTGTAGCGAACATGTCGTCATCAATTGTAGTATCAGTTAAATGACGTTCTTTAAGGAATTGCTTTAAGAGACCTGTGAAATAACCTTGGTCTTCCAAGAGTAATTTCTTTTTCTCAGGGGTATCGTAAGTCTCTTTACCCAACAAAGTCGTATTGATCACGGACATACCTTTCTTAGCAACAAAGGTAATGTCGTAATCTACATAAGCGCTATATTGTTTAATAAAGGGATTACCATTGTGGAAAGTCGTGAATCGATCGGTAATCGTCATCCATGTGTTATTACCACGAGCAGACGCTAGCAAGATATTAGAGTCTACAGTAGACATACCATACTTCTGCAACTTACGCATACAGTGATCACGAATGAAACGCATCAAGTGATTGAACTTGTCGTAATCACCATAAGAGTTACGAGCTGTGCGAGGACCAGTCGTATTGGTAAAATCAGTCACGTTCAACAATTCAACAGTCATCTCGTGTTTCGTATCAGAGGTATCGACTTGGAAGATCAATTCTTCTTCAGGATAACGTTTACGATAATCTTTATCAGTTGTCACACGGAAACGATTGTACAATTCTTCAACATTACCAACAATCGGATCGCCTTCTTCGTAATTCGTCAACAAGTTATAGATAATGTCCTGTACTTTGGTTCTCAGAATTTTAAAGGTATAATTACCATCATTATGGTTTGGAGTAGTAAACGAAATACATTTCGAAATACTGTCGTTAGTTAATACTTCTTCACTAACGTCTATACTTTTATCATTGGTTTCTTTAACCCATTTCTTCAATTCTTCTTTTTGGTCCTGAGTTAAAGATTCTCCACCAAACGGTTTAGCGATAGCCGTAAACGCATAATAACGACTTAATATAAAGTCTTTAGATTTAGGTAATTCAGCACCAGGTTTATCAGCCAGATAGCTGTATCGCAATTGTCCACCTTGTTGACCTAAATTCAGTTTCATGTCAACACCATCTACTGATTGCAAGTATGGTGCAATCAGAGCATTTATGGTTTTAGTTTCACCAGATTCAGTTTGCAATTCTAAAGAAATGAATTCTTGTTTACCGGTACCACGCCATTCAGAATCTGGAATCGCCATGTTAGACACGACATAGGTTACTGGTTCAAAGATCTTAATCACATTAGGTTTCGTAATCACCTTTAAGATATACTCTTTACCACCTACGTAACAAGGAGAATCCAAATGAGGAATCACTTCAATACGAGTATAATCTGTATTGATCTTTACGCTAAAAGGATATTTCTCATCTTGAGAGAAGATGCCACTTTTATTAATCACACCAGTTAAGATGTCAATGTCTTCACTGCTGTTGTTTAAAGTTAATTTCTTTTCAGCTAAAATATTATCGTAAGTGAACGTATAGTTAGAATCCCCTTTCAATCCAGGAGGGACTCGGTTATAAGCTGCCGAATGGGATTCTCCAGTCTCTTTCAACTGCATGGTCAGCTTAGTATTGTATTGCTTCTCACCTACGGTCTTTGCTTCGGGAGTCACTACATAGCTGGAAACTTTATCAAGGTCTTCTTGTTTGGTATTGCTTTCCAATAATAACTTTTTTAAGTTTTCAGACTGAGTGATCTTAGGATCTACTTTTGTAGTCATTTTAAATCATTTTCCTTAATTAAATAATCAAATTATAAGAAAACATAGATAGAATTAAGCTAGGCTCCACCAAGGAACCTAGCTTAATTATTTTAAAGCAATAACCTATTGCTAGATTACACCGCTACCAAACCTTCAGAGAAGCCGTTCAGTTCGTCAGCTACGTGGAATTTACCCACAGTGAAGTCACCTACAACGTAGATAGAACCCACGATGAAGTCTTCGTAGCCTTCAGCAGCAGAGATTTTGAAAGTGAAGCTGTCTTTGTCGTAAGTTACGCCACCAGCATCAGGATCTTGGAATTCAACTTTCAGAGCTTTCTTAGTACCAATCAGCGTGTCACCGATTTGTGCTTCAAAGAGCGCTTTCAGTTTAGTACGACCATCTTCAGTGTCTACAGAAGCTTGGTGATTCTCCAGAGCGGCTGCGTCATCCAGCGTGTAGTAAATGGTAGCATCACCAGCTTTACCGATAGAGGTTTCGAGGATTTTCTCGTCTTTGAACAAACCTTGGTTATGTTCAGCTTCGCGGAGTGCTTTAGCAATAGCTTTAGCAGTAGTCGGCGCTACGTAGAAACCTACGCTTTCAGTCAGTTTGTAAGCGGGATCGCTGGTATCGCCAGTAGAACGGAATTCTACCACGCGTTCGATGTCAGCACCCAGTTTACCAGCGCCAAATGAGTAATCTACACGAGTAGTACCTTGACGTTGGAATTCTTGTTCAGCAACCAGTTGTTGACGAGCAGGAACGTTAGCGTAAGCTTTAGTCAAGTAAGCTTGTTTCAGCTTAGCAGGATCAGTTACATCGTTCAGGTTAATGCTAACACCGTATACATGGTTAGATTTAACGATGTCGTGGTTAGGACCATACGCATTTTGACCTACATAACGAGTAGCCAGACCAGTGAGGTCTTGAGCCAGACCTTTGGTTTCGAAAGCAGGGATCGGGGTAGAATCGCTTACCAACTCGTGAGGAGTGTAACCCAAGTAAGGGAACAAGATGACTTGGTCACCGATCTCTACGTCGGAGCGCAGACGAACAGTCAGTTTTTGTTGTGGATCGCGTTTAGCGAAGCACAGTTTAGCATCATCAGTGGTATAGTCGTAGTTGACTTTGTTTTCACCATATTGCAGGGTAACAGAAGCACCACCTTCAGTAACGATGTCCGCACCGAAAATACGTTGACCAGTAACGACGTCACCAGTAGTGCTGAACAGTTTTTTCTTGAATACTTTTTCCAGATTTTCGCTAGAAGGAGCAGTCAGATCAACATATTCACCATTTTCATCAGTATCAGTGAATTGGTGAATTTGAGTAGATTTAACTGGGTCTACACGACGGTAGTTGTGTTTGATGATTTTGGTGAAACCAGCTTTAACAGAACCGTCAGTGTCAGTAGCAGCGCTAGGTACAGTGCTCACGTCTACGCCAGCATTGGTCATGCGGTTAGCAATGTCGGCATCGGCAGTACCTACGTACAGCTCAGTAACACCTTCGTTGTCTACTTCTTTAGTGGTATAGATAGAGAATTTGCCCAGTTCGGCGCGTGGGTAACCACCGTCAACCAGCAAATCTTTCACATTTTCGAGACCTGTTTTGGTAAAGTCTACAGAAATTTTATCGTACATGTTAATGTTTTCCTAATTTAGGATAGAATGAATGTTTAAGGAATATTAGATTTCAGGTAAAGTGTCTTCGTCAGCAAGCTTCAGAGCACTAAATCCATCCATGCCTTCCTTAAGGGTCAGTTTTTCTTCCAGCGGTACCAACGCAATGTATATTGGCTCGCTCATAAACATATCGTCGCTTGGATCTACGAACACTTTGTGGATCACTACAGATCCATCGTAAGTGACGGTAGTAGGCGCTTCAGAGCGCTCCAAACCAGTCTCATTCAACATCTTACCAATGAATGCTTCAAACTTAGGTAAGTCTGTTTCTTGATTGTATTTACCGGTTTTGAATACGACGATGTTTTTATTCGATTGAGTATCAATCTTATCGAATTTAAACTTCTCTTCTGTGTCTAAGAATTTAGAACAGTAGTCTGCTGCTTCTTTAGCTAAAAGTGGCAACACATAAGTATTGACATTTCCATGAACTTCAGGATATTTAGCCATAGGAGAAGCATAACGAATCAAACCAGAAGCACCTTCAGGAATAGAGAGTTCTAAACCTTCAGGGAAAATGGTTTTTTGAGGTACTGTAGAAACACGAGTGAAAGCGAATTTGTTTTGGAGGAAATTCTTACGATGTGGAACATCCTCATAAGCTAATTCGTTATACTTCGTATTCAGTACTGAATTACCTAATACCAAGAGGTCATGCAAAGTAATCGGAACACGTTTAATGGTATTACCTTTACCCGCAAAAGCTACATCCGCACCTTCGTAAGTGCCTTTAGGTACGCTATACTCAGAAGTATCACCTTGACCATTTAAAGTCAATTTGAAGAGCAATTGTTTACCAGCAGTAGCATCTGCTTTAATTGTGGTAACGGCTTCAGGAATAGATCCATGGAATGCCAAACTACCTACAAAAGATATAGAGTAGACATTTTGACCATAATCGACAACATCATCATCTCTACCATGGTGAATTATTCTGCTAGCATCTTCTTGGTTCTTGAATACTGCTGCTGAACCATTGGCTTTTCTAATAGTCGGACTATTGGTAATATCTTCATCTGCTGTGAAACCTACTTCAGAGTCAATAACGGTAGATTCAGCCTTAATAGCTGTGGAAATATTCAGCGTGCGATAAGTGTGTCTAAATACTTTGTTACCTTCAGTTTGTGGGGTTATACTCTCTTGGTTTTCGTTATCGTATTTAGCAGCTAAATCAGCAGGTACTTCAATGTAAACAGTGGTGTTTCGATCGGCAGGAGAGACAGTTTCGTTTGGTTCACTTTTAAGAATCCTCAGATCGGCAATACGAGCTTCAGGATAACCCGCATCTTTCAATAACTCGTTAAAATTCTCACGATCTGATAATTCAGGATTATATTTAATGGTCAAAGCCATAGATTCGTCTCTTTATAAAAGATAGAATAAAATTAAAGTGAAGTAGGCCATGGGTCATTAGTCAGGTAACTAACCGTAGAGAAACGCAAATTAGGAATCTTTGTCTTATAAAGATCATTATTAATCAATTCCAAACGAAATTGATTTGCGTCGTTAATCCCACCTAACTTCCATACACCTATAGGGTTACTATTATCGTCCTTATAAACAGGACCGATAAGAGAGTTTGGTGCTCTAAATCCTTCAGGAATGGTTTTACTACCAGGGTAACATAACCAAACACTAGAAATATTTGTTCTAGGATTTCTTTGAACAGTTGCCTTATTCGGGTTACCTGTCCAGTTAGCATCTTGCCAACCACTTAAAGCAAACAAATCGTAAGCATTGCCACCAAACCACCAGAATACCTGATCATTGATTCGACGTAATTTAATAAATGATCTATCCGCCATACTCAGTGCTGGGATCTGTATCCATCCGGTATCACCTTGGGTGACTTTCCAACCAGTATTTCCTGTGTTAGTGGTTTTAGTCCACTGCGCTGCACCATGGGACACAGTATTGTCTACGTACACTGTCCCCTTAGGAGCAGTGACTTTACCTTCTGGAGAACCATTACCAGAGAGGAATTTTGCTAAGTTGCTAAGCTCTTTATCCTTTTCACCAACGAATCGAGCAAAATCTAGGAGAAGGCTCTTTAATTTAGAATCAGCCATTTTAATAGAAACCTCTTATATAAGTACAGATAGATACATTTACCATATATCTACCCGTACTTATTTCCTAGTCGTTAGCGATTAACCACGAGCTTGAGTATAAGCTTGTTTCAAGGCATCAATGGTCAGGGTAGACACATCGGTTTGTTTTGCAGAGTTTTCCAAAGTAGTGACTTTGGTTTGCAATGCTTCAACAGCCGATTTATTGGCTTTAGACAGAGTGTCAGCAGCTTCAGCTTTAGCAGTCGTTACCGCCAAGTTAGCAATAGATTGTTCTACAGATTCTGCTTTTTGTTTCGCTGCATTGGCAGTGACTTCTACAGCAGAGATCTTAGCAGATAAGCCAGATTGCTCTTGAGTCAGGTTTTGGATTTGACCTTCAATCGCAGTGAACTTACTCAAAATCGCTTGAGGCGTATTACCTTGAGCATCTTTCAAGTTTTTCAATTCCGCTACGATTTCACGAATCGTATCCAATTCCGCATCGACTTCACCGCCCATCACTTGGACGCGCAGTGCTTCAATACGACCGACTAAGTCTTCAAATAAACCTTTGTCTTTCTCACCCAAGAAAGTAGCAAAGTCATTCAAAATGTTTAACAATACGTTTTCAGAGGAAGCCATTTTAGCTATTATCCTTTTTTGAAATGTGTTGATTTAATGTTATTATCCACGAGCAGCATTGTAAGCCGCACGCATGTCACCCAATACGGAAGGCGCATTGTCTGCACTAATACCGGTTACGGCATTACCGTTTTCTTGATCGGTAACCACTTCAGCAAAACCATTCAAGTTCAACTGAACTGTAATCTTAGGCAGAACGACTTCATCTTTAGTAGAGTAAGTCACATAAGCACGCAACTCACCACCGACATAATCAGAAATCTCACGACCAGGCAATACAGAAATCTCAATACGAGAATCTGTCGCACTATTGCGTTCAATCTCTACCAAGTCAGCATAAACACCAAAGAAACGACGGATCAAAGAGCGAGCAGATTCAAATGCTTTTTGAGCGTCTTCATGTTTACCCAATTGAATGTCAAAACGAGAACCATCACCAGTATCGGAAGCCAATACAAATGATTTTACTTTAATACCGCTTTCACGATATTTAGATTCTTGTTCGACATCCAACTCAAATTTACCAGACTCTGCTACCAATTTAGAGATGTCAGAGATACCCACCATCATGCGGATGTTACCGTAGATGCGAGAGTATTGATCTTTCTCTTGATCTTCAGAGAGACGATAGAGAATAGAAGAGAGGTAGTTCTTAGCCGCTAATTTCTCAATCTCTTGCTCAGGCGTAGAAGGATTAGCGATTTCCGCACGGAAGTTAGGAGAACGAACAATGTTCAGACCTTCAGCTTGGATTTCTTCCAGTACAGCACGAGCACGGCGTTCACCATAAGTTTCTACCAAGAAACGAGACAGGATTTTACTATCCGTTTCTTTAGCAGTCTTACCAGGGATAACCGCCAACTCATTGTACATATCTTTTTTAGAGATAGAGTCTTGAGTCAAGAATGGGTTTACGGTAGTCACCAGTTTGGTCATTTTCTTACTCAAGTCAGCCAAGTATTGGATGCACAATTGAGCAGTACCTGCTAAACCGTAAGAATCACGACGAGGTGTGATTTCCAATTTGTTGGTACCGTATTTCAGCGTACCATCTTTCAATTCATACGTCAAACGCTCACCAATGAATGGGTAACCTTCTTTAGTGAAACGATTCTTCACGTAAGTGACGATATCCAAGTTATCCAACTCAGTATCGAGTAATACCATTACTTTGTTTTTCCAGTGATAAGGAATCGGCAAAGTACGGTTATAGAAGTGAACGTTACCGTATTTACCACCAGTCAAGTTCACCAGTTCACCAGAGTAGTTAACTTCTACTGCGGTGTTACCGGATTTCTCAGTGTAGCTGGCATAGCGTTCATCGCTAGAAGGGCGTACGGCAACAATTTCAATATCATCCAGATATTCTTTAGGATAGCCACAATCCATCAGAACTTGGTTGAGGTTTTCACGACCACTACGAGTGGCGTAGTAGTTGTATTGTTTGTAATCAGCCATTTTAAAAAGCCTATTTTCCAAAATAAAATATTCAGTCTTAGTTTAAGTTGACACAGTACGATAATTCTGTTTGGTTTTTAGTCGGCCAAACATAGTTTACCTTCTCGTATCTAAAGGTAACAACATCTGCTTTAGATAAAGCTTTCAAGAAATCAATTTGTTCTTGAGTAGGATTAGGATTGTCGTTAATCACGGGAACATACCAAAGTTTTCCATTGATTCCTATTGAAGAAAGATTCTTCTCTTCTCCATTGAAAGACAATCTGACTATAGACATTGCACTCAAAGTATTGATTGTAAGTTTCTTATCCCTACAAGTTAAGATCAAAGCAATTTTACCATCTTTAGTCAGTCTGTACTTAATCCTTCCATTCCCTTTATCCTTACGCTCCCACGTTACAGATTCGTGAGAGGCTTTATTGTCTCGGATAGAAACTTCATGAATATTGAATACATGTATCAACAAAAAGATACACAAAAAACTGAGTAAAAAGAGTAAAGCCGCAGTGAGTTTATTTTGTAAGAATATCTGTCTGAGTATTCTTCTCATTTAAAAATTACCTAAAAAGAAAGCATAATCTATATTACTGTGATAAGCACTCTATTTCAAAACATAAGAGACAAAAATACCCACTACACTCACTACATGTAACTGTAGTGAGTGTAAGGGATATAATAAGGATTCTCTCTTAACCTTCTAAGGAGAATGAAATAGGATCATGACTTTGATAGCCTATTAATTTAAAGTCTTCTAAGCTAATGTTTCCTGACAAAATACGATTAGCAGTAAGGTCAGGATTGACATATAATTTAGGCAAAGACAGAGGTGTTCTCTCTAACATTTCATTCGCTTTCTCGACATGAGAAAGATAGACATGAGAATCATGTACAGTATGTCGATGAGATAAAGGCAGTACACCCAGTGCATTGGCTATCATAATGTTCAGCAAAGCATACTGAGCGATATTGTGCGGCTTACCTACCATCACATCGTTAGAACGCATCACAAGCATAGATTCAATACCAAACTCTAAAGCTTTTACTTCTTTCTCAATACCAAAAGCTTTATTTTGTTCTACTTGATATTGGATAGAAGCTTCTTTCTGTTTTTCATTTAAAGGACGTAAAGAAACATAGAAGACTTGGTGGCAAGTATCCAAAGCCATATTCCCACGTTCTACATTCTCAATAGGAGATAAGGATTCTTCAGGACGAAGACCTAAAGCAATATTAGATAAGTAGTGACGACGAGAGAAGATATTTTTTTCTATATCGTCTTGCAATCCAACCATTAAAGCAGCGATTTGATCAATATAGATAATATTATCAAATGCACTAATCTCATCACTTTTCAGTCCAGTACCTGAAGTGACTTCTGGTTTCTTTCTCCAGAGTAAAGGATACATCGGACCTATGGTATTCGTTTCTTTACTCGTCCATTTATCCCAGAAGGGTACATTATGCTTTTTCAAGAAAGATACATCCGGATCACCTTTAATAAACCAAATCAATTCTAAGATGGTTTTATTTAACCATACTTTTCTTGTCGTAATTAAAGGAAAGTCACCATTCTCTAAAAGATACTTTTCAGAAGTCCCAATTAAAGAAATCGTCCCTGTACCTGATCGATCATTCTCAATACGTGTCCCCTCATCTAAAATCTCTTTCAATGTTTCTAAGTATTGTTTCATTACGCCTCCTTAAAATAAAATACGGTAAAAAAGAAATAAGAGTATTCCTCTATAAAATAGAGGAATACTCGATTAATTTACAGTTTCACAGAAGAGAGGCTAAAGAGACGAGCAGCAATGTGATCGTATTCTTTAGTAAACACATTCTTACGAGAGTAAACCAAGTAGAAAGTACGAATGATTTTTCCGTCTTTCTCAGTAAACTCATGGTGAACTGAGAAGTAAGCTTTATTGTTCAATTTATCACGTACAGCTTGAGAGAATTGAGCGATACGAGAATAGACTTCTTTGTAATTCACTTTTTCCAAAGTGACACAACCAGCAGTCAAGTAATTGGCAATGTGACTGGTCTGTTGACAAACTGTCAAAAGCTGCGCTTCGGTATAAGGCGCATCATCCATCAGGTGACGGAAGAGACTTCTGTTAAGAAGATTAGTCGTGTAAATCTTTTCACCAAATTTTAATACTTTCAAATCAAAGACTTCATTTTGGTTATAGAATTTTACTTTAGGCAATTGAGAAGACAATTTAAACATCAAGTCTAAGTTGTCCATCAAAGCGACGGTTTCTTCGACTAAGTGGTCTTGTGTATTCAGTACCAAGTTTTCTTCAGGAACCAAACGTGTTTCATTGGATGGGAATTCATTCTCACGCAAGTAAGTCGTAGAAGGTTTATAATCTTCAGGCACTGGTACAACGGTTTGTTTTTTATCCCGAGGCGGTTTCCCGTGGTATTTGTGTTTTCTGAATGGTGCTTGTTTTTTGTGAGTTTCAGGAGTAAACATGATATAATAACCCTTATTTAAGATTTCAAGGAAAAAAGAAATTACTTTAGAGACAACATATAGTATACATGCTGTCATATTTAGGGTTATTAAAACACTCGTAAACACGGCATAAAACCCTCTACTCTCCTAAGAGAGTAGAGGAGTCTATTAGTCTTTAGTTAAACCATAGGTACCATCTTCTTTTTTCAAGATAGACCAGCTAGGTACTTTCTCCATTTCACGAGCAGTGATTTGGTTTTGCAAGAAGATTACGTAATCGTGAGGACTATTCATACGGAACTCTTCTACGATTTCCTCAAGTGCGTCTGTACCATGTTTCTTTTCAACGACTTCCAATACAGCTTGGTAGCCAGCTACTTTAACCAACAAATCATAATCTTGTTTACTGATTGTTTCAGACATTTCAATTTCCTTTTAGTATCGACAAACCACTATTGGTTCAAATTAAATACAAGACATAAAGAAAAACCCCTCTACTCCTTTTTACGGGAGTAGAGGAATCTTTTAGACTGAATTACAAACAAGGCAAGTCATTCGTAGAACGATTGTGAATCTTCACTCGATAAGTCGTTCCACTCGGTACACTAAATACAAATTCACTGGATTGATTCATTTCCCGAATAATAGCTTTATAATCACCATTAGCAGGATACAAATTACCACCAAACAAAATGTCTTTTACAGGCACACCTGAAGCACGACCAAAAGTAAAGTACGAACCAGAATCAAACTTTGCTAAAGTACCATCGGGTTTACAACGATAGGTAAAGTAACGACGATAACCATTAGCGGTTTTATTCGTACTGTATAAACCCACCATGATGTCACCATTGTTTTCTTTAGTCAAACCAAAGGCAGCATTAATCAAGATAGGTTTCTCTTCTTTAGGTAATTGAGGGGTACCTGTAGGAGGAGGTGGAGGAACATCGTCACGTGCAACAGGAACTGGTTCAGACGCATCTAACGTTTGAAGATTTCCACGTTCAATGCGATTATTTTTCAATTCTGTCTCAACACGAGTAGAGTTAGTGAAATAATTAGCGGTTAAGAAAATAACCAAACCAACGAGTAAAAGGATTACCCCAATGGTCAAATAGTTTTTGAGTTTTACTCTCATTTTATTTTGTTATCCTTAATGCGTGAATTCAATGTCTATCTTAGGCAAGACTTCAGCAGAGGAAACAGGGGTATTAGCAGCTACTTGACGATTACGATTTTCTTGAGCAGCTAAAGCTTGACGCTCACGTTCCGCTTTCTCGTCATCTGTTTCTTCTACATAGTCAAAACCACCTGAGTTATGGGTGACCAGAATCTTAGCTTCTGGTTGTGGTTTAGGAGCAGGTTTAGGACGAGGTTCGCCACAACCACATTCACCCATAGGTTTAGAGTGTTCAGTATAGTTAGGTTGTTTTGGTTCCGCATCCTTAATACCCCAATATTCTTTATTGAAGTATTGAGTGTTACCATCTGCATCTTGATATTGGAAAGCACGAATGGTTAAGAGTTCTTCTAAGTAATTACGCTTACCTGCCAAACCTAAAGCACGGAAGTAGGTTTTATTGACGAGTACTTCTACTTTGTCAGAAGAGAGCATATAAGAAGGACCACCAATTGCTACGATGACTTTAGTGTGGTCAGTAGAATGGTTAAACCAGCTTTTAATGGTAGAGGAATTGATTTCTTCTGCGACGAAGCGTAAACCATTACGAGAGGTTTTGACAGAGTTGTAATATACTTCAGTATTGTCGTAAACTTTACGACGGAAAGTATTGTCTTGAGAAGGCAGATCTTTCAACATCAAAGATTTCAAGCTGTGCAGCAATTGTTCTACAGTTTGGATAGGACAAGGCGCACCTGCCAATACTGCTATACCGTCTTCAGATTGGTACCAAGTCGGACGGCAAATAGAATCATAGAGCAATTTGTCTTTAGGTAATTCTTCCAGATCTCGAATCAAACGATAAAGTTCCATTGAGGGTTTTTCCTTTAGTCTTTAAAATAAATCAAAAAAAAAGAGTACTCAGAATTGTAGTACTCTTTATGTAATTTCTCATAGGGTTAGATGTTACTTATACGGCTTCGATATCTTTATAATAATCTTTGTTCTCTAAGATATCCAAGATATCCTTAGTGGTAGCTTCTACTGTCGTAGAATGAATAGAGAAGAAGTTATAAACATCAGGATTGAAGCAAGCACAATCTTCAGCGAAGAAGACGAGGTAATCACGATATTTACGTGACATGATGGTATCTAACTCTAATGACATTTCATCAAATGCTTTATCGGATTCATCATTCGCTTTGACTTCTTTAGCACGACGAGCACGTTCTTCTACTGGACATTCAATAAAGATAGGAATAACAGGAGCTTGTGTTAAAGCAAAGTACTTTAAGAGATTATGTGTCGTATTGATACGTGCTAAAGTACCTAACAAGATATCACGTTCAGAAGCATGAGTATCTGTTCGGAACTGATAATCTTTAGGATTATTAGCCATGTGGATTACATCAACCGGACTATAGACCAATGTAGAGCCAATAAAACGATCGACAATAATCGTGACTTCTTGATCGAATAGATTCACCAAATCGACTAATGCTTTTAACTGTAAAGTTTTAGCAGTCAGGATACCATTAACATCGGTAAAGAGAACTAGGTAAGCAACATCAATACCTTCTTTATTGATGCGAAGATAATCATCTACAGTAGATTGCTTTGGAAAATCTTTTTTCTTAACACGTTCGTGAATATTATTGAAATAAACACTTATTCGCTCTTTTGCTTCTTTCAATTCATTCAATAAAGATTTGACCAGTATAATTTTAGCATTATCCTTCTCAGGATCTAAAGTATCGACTTTAGCAATGAAGTATTCTTCGATTTCCTCTAAGTCGTTTTTATTGGGTGTATTGAGCACCAAGACTTTGTGATCCAATTTCTTCTTCAGTTCATTAATCACAGAAGTTTTACCACAATGAGATAAACCTTCAATAATAACAATTTGATTTAACATTTTCAATTCCTTTACTAAATTTAGATTAAAAAGAAAGACTACTCCGGTTTAGGGAGTAGTCTCTTTGAACATAGGTGATTAGTTCAAATCACAAATGTTTCCGTTTTTGAAATACTTCTCCGCAGCAGGATCAGAGATCACTGCAGGTACGTTGTATTTATACTGTTGAGTATTATCCTTAATGTATTGCTGGAAGAAGTTTGGTTCAAAAAGTCCACGCATTTCGTCATTGTAAGTACTTGGGTCAGACAAGTAAGACTTGTACACTTGATCAAAGTGTTCCAAATTAACCACAGTTTCAGTAAACTTCAGACCTTGAGTAGCCAATTTATTACCCAACTCACCATTAACCAAACGACGTGGGTCAGTGTAGACGATTGGATTACCAGTAGAATCATCAGTAATACCTCCGATATCTACGTCACCGATCAAATTGTAGTTTGTGTCGGTATAACGTGAAATGCCGGCAGTAGTGGTATTAGCCAAACGATTGCCTAAGCGATCGTAAGTCGGATACTTCTCAGGTTTAGGTACGAAGTCAAGACGAATAGGATGGCCTTGGTTTGTAATGGCAAATTGATAAGGATGTTCTTTGGTATAGTGAGTAGATAGAGCCAGACCATCGATAAAGAAACCACTACCGATGGATCCATTACCACAAGAATACGCTAATACGAATTCTACACCATCGTCATTCTTACCTACGTATCGCCACACAGGACCAAATTTTTGAACCACATCGTAGGCATTAGGATCACGAGTACCTGCACTGTGAAACTCCCAGCCATTGTTAAATACTTCATCGAATTGAAGATTCGCCGGAACAGGATCACCGTAGCCGAGATCCTCTTCAGACATCTCTGGAGTTTCAGAAGCCGCAGCTTCCTTAACTGTAGCGGTAGAACCAGCGGCAGAAGCAGCCTTAGCTGCCTCTTTGGTTTCTTTGCTCTCACATCCGTTAATAGCAGTAAGAACGAGCAGAGCGATTAACAATTTTTTCATGATAGATTTCCTTTTTACAAAAGTTAGATTAAAAGATTAAGTTAAGGGTTAAAAGAATAAGGGTTATTTTGATGTACCGACTACTGAACGGATCATTTCGATCTTGAGTTCCAGTTCTTTGACACGTTCTGCGTCTATGGTTTTATGGAAGACGACATCCTTGGATTCTTCACTTACTGGAATCACATCTGCTAAAGTGATTCCTAAGAATTTGCAGATGAGATAAGCGAAGTCAATGCAGAGTACGTATGTACGTCTGTCTTCCAATAACATGGAAGTGAATACGGCTTGGTTTACACCAAGGTATTCAGCTACTTCTTTAATAGTGCTACCATTGGTATAGATAGCGTTTTTAAGATTGCGTTTAAGAGCGGTATTAAACGCATATAAGTCATGTCCCTTGGTGGATTGAATACGTGCTGGCATTTAATTTTCCTTTAATGAAGTTAGAATAGAATAAATGATATTGGTTGCGGTGGTCAGGCATCCATATCTCACGTAAATGGTATATATCTGAAATAAATTATAATGTAAAAAAGAAAATACTCTCTACTCCTTAAATGGAGTAGAGAGTTAATCTATTATTTCACTGCCATACCGGCAGCTTCAGATTCTTTTTCATAGTCACGATTCTCAGATTCTTCAGTCGTAAACTTTTCAGCATAACGAGCTTTCAGTTTCTTAATATTCGCTTCCATGATTTCTTTCAGAGTATAAACGGTTACTTCTGTTTCTAAATAACTTGTCATGATAATCCACTTCAAGATATCCACACACAAGTTACTCATCACGACAACATGACGATGATCTAACTCTTGTTTATAGAAGTAGTGTTTCTTAAAGGCATCTAATGCACGAGCAGATTTCTCTAAAAGAAGATCAATTACATTAGACAAGTGTCCATTGTGTTTGAAATCATTTACGAGATATTGATAGCCATACTTTTGCAATACCACTCTGAGATGCTCGTTATCTAAACCAGACATTAATCCAATAAAACTACTTTTATGGATAAAATCATTCAGAGGATCACTGACTCCTTTATCACGGAAGATTTCAGTCGCATCGTAATACAAAGCAATATGCCAGAGTACGTCTCCTAACTCAGAAACATAAGCTTCGTAATCAGAAGACGTACAAACATTATCGCGTTCGTATTTACGATAAATCTCTAAAGCTTCAGAAAGCTCACCCGTTAAACCGACCATGGAATGCAAGATACGAGTAGAAACATCAGATTGTTTTGTTGCATCGGTACGAATAGCTAATTTAACATAGTCTTTAAAAGTAGTGATGTTGACATTCTCTACTTTCTCTAACAAGAAAGGTGTAGAAGATTTAATACGGAAGTAAGGACGCCCTTGTTCCTTATCTAACATTTGATGTTTACGGAATGCTTCGAATGCACTTGGATTGGTTTTACCCAAGTGACAAACTACTGAAGAGAGTACTTCAATGCCTTGAGACTCGTATACTACGTTAATGAATTCACAGTATTGGCGAGTTGTTTTATTGACTTTATCTTTTAATTCAGAGATAGAATTGAGCTGAATATTGCGTTCTTCAGCAGGTGTGTAATAAGTACACGGCATAATAGTTCCTTTCTAATTAATGAGTTTCGTCATCACGGTTCATTTTAGGACCTGGAGGGGTAATAGAACCATTAGAGAGATAAATGGGGTATAAAGGTTGCTCAGTTGGGCGTCCTTTAGGAGTATTCTCTATAGTAGGTTGGAGACTCGTATGTTCATTGACTTGCAATATAGGTCTTTCATTTGGCTGACGGGCACGAAGACCAAGTCCGGATTCAAAATGTTTTTCTACATTTTCAAATTGATTAGATTGGAATTTACCATCGGTAGGCATTCCAGGATCTCTTACATATTCGAAATCTGGAGAAACATTCATTCGATAGTTTCGAGACGTGTAAGTAGATGGTTTATTTAAATACTTTTTCATGAAGTATTGATCGGCAATGATTTGCGGATTCATTTCTAATACTAAATCACGAGCACTTAGCAACAAATTAGGTAACTCACGAGCCAACGTGTAAATATGCGACAATTTTTGATCTGGATAAACATAAGCATCGTACTCATCCGTGATTAAGTTGATCATTTTGAAAACCAATTCAAATGAACGAATCTCTGACTTCATTTCAGGTAAACAAAGACCATGTTCTTTTTCGAACTGATTCCACTCTTTAATGAAGTAATTACTGCGTGTTAAGAAATCATTATGGAGCTTGACATAAGTTTGATTTGGAACAATAATGAAATCCATGCCGTCTTCGTAATTGATTTCAATGTACTCTTTCATCTTAAACAGATGATAACGAATCTGCCTAATGAATCTATCCAGAACAGAGCGTTTCAAGTGAATCTCTTGTACGGTAGCATTAGCAATGTCTAATGACTTAACATAGAGGTCCATTGGGATCTTACCTTCTGTGAATTCTTTAGTTAAACCTACAATAGATTCGTAGAGTTTTTCTTCATCACTGAATACCAGAAGATAACGCTCTTCGAATTCTCGATTTAAATCTACTTTCATTTTTATTTCCTTTACTAAGTTTGGTTTAAAATAATGCTTTCGTTTCTACTTCATCTTTAATCCGTAGATTACTAAAGATGTAATGTCTTACAGAACCGTCTGCAAAGAAGCGAAAGGTAAAGATATTTCGGTTTTGTATTTCATTTAAACCAGTTTTCACCAGTTCACCTTTTACCACATCAAAGTCATTCTGAATAGATCGTTTGAAATATTCAGAAATCATTGAATGTCCTTGTACTAATTCTACCAAAGTATTCCAAGCTTCAATATTTTCAAAGCTTAAGAATTCTTCAGTATAGGGAATTTCTTTTCGACCAAAGGTCACCGTAGCGTCTTGTTCATGTTTGACACCTTCTAATCCCTTTACATGTTTAATCATTCGATCTAGCGCCTTTTTCAAGGCGTTCAACTCTTCCCGCATGTCTAATATCAACATAGTCATGATTTATCCCTTTAATTCAATAGTAATTTTAGTGCTCTTTTTCGGATTGCAAGGTAGGTTCGGTAGAACATCTGAAATCTTCACATCGAGGATATTGCAAACAGCAATAACGAAAGCAATATCCAGAGCTTGACTGTACCCAGAAGTCATTCGTTTAAAGAACATGGAGTATTCCATTCCCATCTTTTTAGCAATAGTCGTCATGGTTTCACCCTTAGCGGTAATAATCACTTTAAGATTAGCACGAATAATGCTATTCACTTCTTGATCAATTTTCATTTCAAAGTTTTCCTTTATATAAGTTAGATTAATATATTGGTACTCAAGCAAGGTACCATTATAATAATATAGATTTAAACATAATTAGATTGCCCCTCTACCTATAAAAGGCAGAGGAGCTTATCTTACATTCTACGTACAGCGTAATTCATTAAGACCAAAAGAATGGGTATGTAATAGTATTGCTCTAACTCACCCCAATTCAAACAGTCTTTCACCAATTCTTCAATAATCTCTACATCTAAAGTACTATCCTCGAGATACTTCTTCAATTCCAGTTCTAAATGAGATTGGCCATCATCAGAATCTCGATAGAAGTCTTGACTTAATACATAACTTCTATTCGGTAATACTTGATTAATCAGAAGCGTATCATTGACGACTTTATACTTTCTAGGATTAACAGTTTCAATCATGGAGAAAGCATCACCAATAATCTCATCGTTCTTAATGTAGAGTTCATTCGAATAAGCCATGCCATAAGGGGCTACGATTGCACTAAAACCAGAATAACGAATAGATGTAAAGTTAGGATCATTCGTAAAATGTTTTAAAGTAATCGCACAGGCTTTTGTGAATGCTTCTTTTAAGAGATAAGGATCTCTTTCTGTAATCGCATCCCAAATCGAAGTCGTATGGAGTAATGGATATTCATCATCTGTATAAACCCTAAAGTGTACCATCTCAGGATAACGTTGAGAAGAGAACCATTTCTGAATCGCTCTCATGAAGAATCCATCGTAAATCAAAGTCATTTGATTCGGTACCAAACAGGTTTCGTAGAATCGATGATAATACTTTCTAAACCAATAGCGAGCTAAGCGATCATACTCACGTCTTAAGTAATCAAAAGCATCGGCTTTCTTTGGCGTGAGTAAAGGATTCTGTCCTGCTTTTAAGTAGTCTAAAGAGTATTTTAATACCTCTACGGTTTTCTGATTGATGTTAAGGATACGAGGATCATTGATTTGATCTTTAATCTCGTAAGCCATAGAGAATTGAATCTCGTATACGGTATTTCTACGATGGGTTAAACGACGTACATCATTGATGTTAAACCACCCTAGGGTATTGCGACCAATGTCCATTAGCATGACATCGCCTTTATTAGGAATCACAGGAGGCAATACATGTGCCTCACCATTGATTTCTGTGGTTCTTAATTCTGTGGTCGTTTGAGAGGGTGATAAGGATCCTTGTAAGAGAATCTCTAATCCATCAATCCTTTCGTACTGCTGTACGACTCCACCTGCATCTAAAGAGAACTGAGTCACCGAATCATTTTTAGAGAGTCGTTGTCTAAAGTAAGTGACTTTCTGACGTGAGCCTTCTGAATACTGAATTAAGGTATCTAGTCTTTCTTCTTTAGTATCAACTACTGCTGTTTTAAAGTCTTGAGGGACAATCTTCGGTTTTTCAATTAACTCATGAACAGGAGAGTGTTGTTCCGGTTTAAATGTGCTGTTCACTAACTTCGGCATAGCGAGGTAATCCTTCTGATTGACTTCTATCACGATAGTTAATGAGATAGAAGGTTTGTACCGTTTTAATATTGCTGATGTTCCAGCGATTGTAATCGCGTCCCCAGTTATCGTTATTGTTACTGTCTCTACCACCTTTCAAGTAATCGATGACTCTATTGTAGAGGTCTGAATAGTACTTATTGAACATTGGGTGGAGTTTCAGTTTATCTAACCAATAACGTAAGCGATTGATCGCATCTGGAGATAGGTATTTCCAATCGTAATAAATGGCAATACGAATATTGTAAGTATGTTTTAAATCAATTTTCTGATTCAAGTAAATACAACCATTCTTATCGATCTTTAACGCATCACGAGCCATCATCTGGTCATTCTGATACAAGAGTATTTGGAATAAAGATTGTCCTGTATCCAGCATGTAATCTTTTTCAGAAATCATGAATTCTAATAATTCAGGATCAATCTTAAATTCATTACATTCATCTCTTAGATTGAGGAGTAAACATCCTACATCGTCTTCATCTTCGAATAAGACTAGTTGATCGACAAAACGATCTGTACCTCTGATAGAGAAATCTTGTGCAGGTTGGAATTCATTCCAATGAGGTACGACTACACCTTTATACAAATCCCAAGCAGCCATGTCGACTTCTGAAGAGAATTTTGCTAAATGATAAGCAGAGTCTGTATAAACCGTATAGTCTTCAGGATAAGTGGCTTGAGCATTAGGCATGACTTCTCTTTGGGCATTAGTACCCATTAAGACATCAGGCACGACTTGGTTATAGACTACACGAGGATAGTAGATAGAAAGAGAAGTCGGTTTCATGTATCGGACTAAGTAAGGAAACGTACAAATCCATCCTGGGGTATTGTCTATCTTATCCCCTTCTTCAATCATCCCATCTGTATCGTAGTGACCTAAGATGTTGGTTTGGACTTCTGTTACGGCATATTCCTTATTGATGCCTGCTGAATCCGCAATGACACCAAAGCGATGCGTAAAGTGTTCTTGTAACCAATCGGATAACGGTTTAATATTAGGATTTTTTTTCTTAATCAGTTTATAGACTTCAGAGAGAATATAAATGGCTCTTTCATCAATGATGTAATGGTATTCTAAGTGATGAGGAAAAGTATCCGTAAACATTCTCATCTTAGACTTTACTGAGTTTAACCAAGCACGAGCAGCATGTTTGGATTGTGCTCTGTAAGTAATGTTAAACTTCATGGTGATGTGAGAATAATAAGGAGTAATGTGTGTTTGAGTATTGGGTTCAAAAAAGATAGGCATGAATTCTTGTGCCCAGTCTTGATATTGTAAAAGAGATTGTTCTCCATATTCTTCTTCTACTTGCACTTGAATGGTTTCTGCACCTGCTTCAATAATCCCTTCTTGTCCTTGTTCTTCTGTTGAAGTTCCTACTTCTTTACGAACCCCTTCTTCATCTAAAATAATAATAGCTGGATTGTCGAAGATCTTCATCTGTAGATACTTCTTTAAATCATTCACGATTTTAAAAGCGATAGGACGGACAATCGTCTGCTTTTCGCTTTTAATAGGGAAATTAAAAATCATGTAAATCTCCTATAGATAACTTATCATACGAAAAGCTTTAATATTGAAACTAAAAAAAGAAAATACTCCTCTACCCATAAGGGATAGAGGAGTATACTTTACTTGATGTTAAAGTAGTTCTTGTGGAAGGCAACAATACTGTCGTACCATCTTAAGTATTCGTCATCTTCCGCTAAGACTTCATCATCAATGAGATAGTCTCTTAGCTTCTCAGCAGTGTTGGCATGAGGTTCACATGACCAAATATCTTTCTTAGTGGAAGCAGTAAGCGATCGACCATAAGAGAAAGGATTGCTATATACAACATAGTCTTCAACACCACTAATGTCAAAACGAATGACTGCACCATTTTTGACGTAAGCTTTAGGACCAATTACGGCATCGCATATAGTCGAACTATGTGTAACCATAGAGTCTTCATCAACGACGGATTTATAAATGATTGCTGATGCTTCAGTCACTAGAGAATCGATCACTCTAGATTGGTCGCAAACTACAGAAGACTCATCAATACGCGAACCTTTTTCAATGATCGCATCGTCTGAGATTTCGGAATAATTAGTGACAGTAGAAGAGTCTTTAACAATAGCATTGTCAATTACTCTAGCTCCTTTGCACACGATAGAATCATCGTAAATCCAGCAATTACCTGATTGGGAAAGATTCTCTTCCGATTCTACATATCCACCGAATTGACCTTTCTTTACATCAGAAAAGTCTTTTAAGGCGCGGATACGATACATAGGTTTATAATAAAACTTATGGATTGTTTCGGGTACTAATTCGTACTTTTTATCGAGTACTTTTGGATCTGTACCGTAAGGACCTTGTGGTACTGCCATCTTATTCGGAGACAAAACTTCGTCTTCAATAGATTTATTATTAAATTCGTAATAGTAGCTAACATCATTGTGTTTATAGCAGAATTCAATAACATCTCTATCGTAACCTAATTCATCGCTCTCTTTATATTTTCGATAGAATGAATTAAGAAAAACATTTACTGGATAAGGTGGTCGACTGGATACTTCACGACAATATATCGCTTCTTGAAGACGTTTATTTTCTTTAAAAGCATTTAAGAAAAGATTCCATCCATCTACAGTCTTAAAGCTAAGTACGTAGGAGAGAATTCTTTCGTCATCAGAATGTTGAATTCTAGGATGTATTGCTTTAAATACATCCTTACTCTTTACAAATGATTCAAAAAGTTTAGGTACTTCCCAACTAAATACATCGACTATTTCTTGATCGGTCATTGTTTTATCAGATTTCATCTTAATAGTCCTTAAACGTAATAGATTGAGATGCTGTTAGTTCCATAATACAGTTCCTTTAAAAGTCAGGGTTAGTTTACTAAACCATATTTCTTAATAATAGGTTTAGGGTTATTTTTAAATTTAATGATATTCGGGATAAGACGTCCATTAATGTGTTTCAATCCTGAAACATTACGATCCAAGTATTTTACACCTAAATTGCCGATCCGATAAATATAAACTTTACCATCTATTTTAATTGCATAACGATATTCCTCTCGAGTAGAGAAATCAAAGTTACTAGAGAAGTATTGCTTTATTCTTGCTCGAATTATCCCTCCGGTATTTATTTCCTTGCTAGGTACTAAAAGCGTTCCTAAAGCTGGATTTTTAATAAATATCAAATATTCAAACATTACCCAAGCTCTTGTTTCGTTAAACAACAAGTAATGAATCCGATCACTACTATTCGGTTGTCCGTACTTAACACCTGGTATGTCTTTAAATTCTTTGATTAAAAGATCCAGAGTATCTTTTAGTATTTCTGGATTAACCATGGTTACTCCTACAGTGTAGTGAGTTTAGTAGAAGAACTATATTGATTCTCTACTGCGTTAGAAAAGAATACATCCATGCTTTTTACATGGACAGGTAAAGTAGGAGCGATATAGTTAGAAGCATAAGTCGCTAAGTATTGTTCAAAAGTTTCCCCGTCTGGACGAGTAAAACTTTCATGTCTCCAGAGTTGTTTTAATGTAGAAATCATGCCTTCATGAATCAATTCATGGATATTAGATTCTTTCGTTAATTCACGATCGAATACAATAGAGCGACCACACTTAAACACAATCTTGATATTTAATGTCCCTGTCTTTCTTTCAGACAAGTAAACTGCATGAATCCCTGGAAATAAAGATTCCGTACTAACGGTTTCTAAATACTTCTTTAAAGCAGGATGTTTAGGTTTATGTTTCAGTTTTTCGATTTTCATTTAAACGTTTCCTTTAAAATAGTTAGATGTTACTCAAGTTAATAATATAGGTTTGAAATATTATACACTCTCTACTCCTTTTTACGGGAGTAGAGAGCAATATACTTATTTTCGTATAAAAACAAATAAAGCAGATACACAAGAGTATTGTGTGGATACTACTGAAGCAGAAGTCGCATGAATGTAGTGATGTGCTTTAATCACGACACCTTCTAGCATGACTTGTTGATTGACATGTGAATCAGTGTAATGGACTCTAACCACACTACCTGGTTTCACTAAGTCAGCTTGACTATTGTGCCAAACTAAACCAATTAATTTCCCATCTCTGGCTTCAACTTGAGAGACTTGTTCGTAAATATTGGTGTCTTTCTGACTCATGAGAAATGGAGCATTGATAACACCATTTTTCGATTCATTCAGAATGACTTCTGATACATTATTGGCTCTTGAAATAATGGCTTTATTACCGGCTACTTTAACAGACTCGTCAGTGGTCTGTAAATCGGGATTTAAGACCCTTATGCCGTTACCCTTATTCAGGGTATTAGCTGAGGTCGAAATGTCCTTAGAATCGCCTTCTAGAGCCGCTATGATGTATAAGTCATTGCCTTCCTTCGTCCAAGTATTCTCTGTATACTTTAAGAAGTCTTTAGGAGAAATAAAAATGTTAATAAAACGCGTTTTATCATCATTTCTTTTGGTACGAGATTTAGGATAGATATACCACATACCAGTTTGGATGTAATGCCCCATGCCTTGCTTATAAACCCCATAAAGACTCTTCTGTAGGTATAAAGGTAAGTCTAATAACTTAATACCGTGAGGAATAGGGATATTGTCATAAACCGTTTCATTATCGGCTTTGACCATATCCACACCTTTTAACATATCGGCATTGTCTAAACCTTGTAATTTAGTAGCCTCACCCATGAGCAAAGAGGTTAAAGTATCAGTGACATTAGAATTCACGACATTCGTACCGATTTGTAGAGGCAGTAGTTTCTCCATTAATAATGGAACTAATTGAAACTCTACTCTGACAATATCCATTCTATCAATGGTTTCAGTATTGACATTCTGTAAACGAGAATCGGTTTTTCTAAAGTTCACTAAAGTCTTACAATAAGCCTTATAACGAGAAACCGTAATCGGTGCTCTAAAGTTAACAGGCTCTGCAATGATTGAGATTTCTAAGTTCTCAACAAAAGGCATAATGTAATCAGACCACGTACCTGGGGAGACGGCTAATTCACAGTTAATCACATCGGCTAAGTTGTGTTCGTAATCTCTTTCTATATCAATCCCTAATACTTTAATGGGTTGATAAGCTAAATCTTTCTCTACGATGTGGATTAAAGCAGAATAAGCATACTTAATCAAACCTTGTCGAGAATGAGAGATTTTGATTAACTCTTCCGTAATTGGGGAACCATCTAACATTAGAATCTCCTATTGGTAAAGATTTGATCTAAGATAGCGGTATCCGAACGATGCGGATCTCTTTCTGGTTTCTTCTCTTCTTTAGTAGGATCTTTCTTCAAGAGATCAGAAATACCAAATGAAGTCGGTACATAGTCAAATCTATTTTTCAAACGTAACATTTCAGGATCAATATCTTTCGTACGATCTCGTACTTGATAAATCGCAGAAGCAAATTCAGATAGATCCATTAAGTCATCAAATGGCACCATGTTTAAAGAGATGGTTTGCTCTGCATATTCTCGCCATTCTTTAATGTGTTTATAGATAATCTCGTACATGGTACGGTCATCTGTTCTGTTGGTTAAGTAGAAAGGAATTTGATCCTTATAGAGTTTCACTAACTGAGGAATCGTCATCCCTACTGTGACTCTTTCGTAAGCGTTCTTCTTATCGTCTTCAGGATCATCTGTAGCAATTGTACCATATCTTTTGATTTCATTAATATCCATTAGATTGATATAGTCTACTGTAACAATAAAAATACGATCGAATAATTGATTCACAGTACTTTCTAATTCTTCTTTTGTAATGTATCCTAGTACTTCCATTTTAAATCATTTCCTTTTTAAATCAAAAAAAAAGAATCTACATTGCGTAGATTCTTTTTCTAGGGTGTTACTCAGAGGTCAGTAGTAATAACTTGACCATCGAACTGACGTCTACCACCGACTCTCTTGAATATTTCATCGATCTTACGATAATACTTTTCATCACAAGTACGATGGATGGGTGTTTCTTCGTAGCATTTTTGAGCCAACCAAGCGAGCTTAGCCACGTTGTTACCAATGTGATAAGAGTTAGCTTGTTGATCATTACCGAAATCTGCACCCTCTGATACACGATAAGCAAAGTTTTCAAAACCTTTACCTTCTTGTTGACAAAAGTAGTATTCTTTGCAGTATTTCTTGTTTTCACCAAAATGGATGCTTCTGAACAAAGAATTTGAAGAAGTTCCATTGCGATAGATCTCACCTTGTTGTGCGAGTACTGACAAAGCTGTATTCAATTCGGCGCAACCTGTCATAGTTGTTGCCAATACCGCTGCTAAAATGATAGATTTGATTTTCATGATAAAATTTCCTTTATAAAACGGGGTCTGCTATTGTCTCTAAAATATCTTTGATGTTATCGCCTGAATCAGAACGTTCTATAGATGTCTTTGAATTATCGATTCGATTACTTAATACTTTCATCGTGGTCTCTTTCTCTTCTTCATCTACCAAGTGCTTAGCAGACATTAGTTCAACTACAGAATTAGAGATAATAGCAAAGTTAAGACCTCTGAAATCATGGTCAAACTCGATATATTGATTGACGACATTTTCCAATTTGACACTGGATTCTTTTGTACTACTATTTATCTTATCTACTCCTTCGAGAATCGCTTTCAGCACTATAATGGTTTTAGGTACTGGATAGTACTGGTTTAACTGTTTAAAGTATTTGTCTACTTGTTTACCAGAAGCTTTTAATTCAATATAGAGCTTCTGAATATTCTTTTTAGATTTGATCATTTTAAAGTTCCTTTATAAAGTTAGATTAGAAAAGTAGTAATGAAGGGATTCATTACTGATTACACTACAATAGTATATATCTGAAATAAACTATATTAAAAAATAAAATACTCTCCTACCCTTAGTTGGTAGGAGAGTGATTCTAAAACTATTCTGCTTTCTTAATAGTGATTACTACGATTTCTTTTTCATCATCAAAGTTAACTTCAATACTTTCACCATGTCCAGACATTCCAAAAGAATTAATTCCTTTAACGATGTCTTCTGTTGTTTCAGTATTAGTAAACTTAATAACGTCAGTTTTAAGAGCTTGATAGTCGAATGGATAATCTACTTTCTTAGAGAATGTATATTGATCGCCTTTTTCTACTTTTTCTAAAGCAATATTGTTTCGACCATATTTAAATGTTTTTGTTAGTTCGTTAACAAATTCTTTAAATGCGTCGAATTGGTTTTTAAAATCACCCATGATAATTTCCTTTAATAAAAGTTAGAATTTCACTTGTTTAACGAGAGGATAGTCGTCCAAATCGACTGGATTATTCCGAATGCCTTTTAAGAAAACAAACTTAGAATAACGAGCTTCAGTGAATGAACTACTGGTTTGAAAACTGTAAACATAGAGTTTACAATCTTTGTCTTCAGGATGATGACAAATAGCGTAAGAAGAACCTGGTAATTTATAAATATCCATTTGTTTCACAATTTCTTCTAATTGATTAGAAATCTTATCAAATTCCTCACCAAACAAAACAGTCAAGCGACTTTTGAAATCATGTCCAAAGACCATACGGAATTCCATATTGTCATTTTTGTTTCGGTGTAGATTATCAATCAATTCTTCGATTTGTTTAATTAAGGTTTCTTGCATCTTACTTTTCCTTTACATTAATGTTAATATCAAATTCAGGGATAGTTTTCTTTTCGTACTTAAATTCAAATATATCTTTATAAGGTCCTGCGGTGAAATCGAAAGAATAGGAAATGTTTTGATTATTTCCTTTCTTGATTTCATTAATTACGAGTTGAAAGTAATCGGCTCCTTCAGGTTTCATGATAGAATTGACTTTATGATAAACTCTTTCAAATTCACGAATGTTATTAAACACGAGACCGTATTCAGTATATTGGTATTTCTTTCTCCATTCGACGCCTGGACGAACTTCAAAAGGTTTTCCAGTAATATCTTTACTGAATTCTACTAACTCATTACTTTTCAAAGACTCTATAAGGTCTAAGATTAGTCTTCTTTTAGCTTCTGGTGAAAGATCATTAGAATCTATAGATTCTGCACTACGATAAGATATATTATCCATTATTCAGTTACTTTACAGTTAGATTTGGTTAGCCATTATAATAGTATAGGTTTGAAATAATATACCCTCTCCTACCCTATTACAGGTAGGAGAGAGCAGTATTACTTATTGCCATTCATCACAAGACTTCACTTCAAATTCACGATGTCCTTCTTGGAATTTAGACATCTGAACCAAAGTATTCAGAGTAGGAACATATTCTACTTTTTGTTGAGTTTCACTAGGTGCTTCAGATTCACCTTGAGTGACTTCTACAGGAGCAGGAGTAGTTTCAGGATGAGTAATGGATTCAGGTGCACCAAAGCCTTCTTGAGAAACCAACACATCGACATCAATACTTAAACCTAATAGGTACTTTCTAGTCTCTTGTGTTACTTCTTCTGGATCATTTTCATTACCTGATTCTTCAGATTCTCCACTAGACTCTTCACCTTCAGTTTCAGTTTCAGAATCTGTATTACCCTCTTCGGTACCATCTTCATCTCCTTCTTCAGGACCTTCGGTTTCTTCACGTTTCTCAACAATCTGTTCAGAACGAGTCTCTACCTTATCAGCAGTGTCTTTCTCATCCGTAATATTGTCTACGGATAAGACTTCATCACCAGTAGTCTCTTCTTCTGGTTTTTCTTCCTCTTCAGGTTGATCGTCATCTTCATCGATTTCACCTTCCAATTCAGTCAGAGAGTTTTCTTCTCCGTCTTTCACATAAGGATTACCAGAAGTAAAGAAACGATCCATAATGGGTTTAGTCTTCTCATCATATTCTTCTTGAGTCAGTTTACCCAATTCAGGAGGCAGAATCAATTCTTCGACTTCTAAGGGCAGTTCAGGGACATTCTTGTCATTCAAGTCATCTACTTCAATCTCACAACGTGCCCACGGGTAGTAAGAGCCATTACCATCGGGTACTACATCTACTTCCCATTTCTTATCATCGCCTTTAACATTAAAGGTATAACGGTGTTTCATCATGGATAAAGAAGAAAGGACTTTAAACTGAATAAAGTTCTCTTTAGTGGTAGGTACAGTGACTTCAATACTGTCACCAATATCCATTTTGTTTTTCGTGGTGAGTTCGTAGCGTGAGCGACCATTACGTGCGGTAATCTTACGCACACGAATCGCACCTTGTCCTGCATTCTCTTCCGTCTTATCAATCGGAATAATGTATTGCTCTTGAATCTCAGCACGATTGGCTTTCTTCAATTGAGAGAAATTCAGAATACGGGCAAATACCGTAAACTCTTTTTCACGTATGGCTTTACCTCGATTTTCTAACTTGGATAAACCATCGTTCTTGGGTTTGGGTTGATCGGCTTCTTCTACGACAGGAGTCCCTGCTTCAGTAGACAGCTCTAATAGATTTTTAACCATAGTTAATCTATTCCTTTATTACTAAAAATGCTATTCAATAGTCGGTTTAGAACCAATAGCCATATCGAGGATTCTACGAACAATAGACATAAAAGAACTAATCACGCCATTAGAGTCAATATCATTCGTCATGATACCCATGGTGACGACACCACCAATCGTCATGACAAACAAAATCAAACAAGCGAAACCAAACCACTTAAATAAAGACAGTTTTAGGTTATTGACTTTTCGACCGTATTCTTCTACATCATCAATGTTTCCAGTCGCTACCATGTAACGATAGACGACTTTCAATCGATCTCTAAATTCTAGTCTATTGACCAATTGTTTCAATTCAGCGCCAGAAATGTCTTCTTCCACATCTTCGTAATTTGAGCGCTTATCACTAATCTCTCGATAATCTTTAATTAAGCCATTGAGTCCTTCATCTGTTTCTTTACGGTTAGCCAACAACATATTGTCATCAATACTTTTCAGACCTTCAATCACCAAAGGATCGAGTACATTGTCAGTAACTCTTGTTTTCTTCACCATTATCTTAAGGCTCTGGATTATCTAAATAATCATGCTGATCTGTACCTTTGATAATATTCTGTAATTTCGTATTGATCTCCATGTAAGATCGATTAGAATGATTCAGACGTTTTACATCGTTATTGAGTTTCAAAATTTCAAAGGTCAGTACAGCAATGGTCACGGCTAGTAAGAAAGTCACAAAGACTAAAAAACCATTCATGATTCGCTTGGGTTGATTTTTGTATTTGATTAAAGTTCTTAGTAACTTAATCTTTTTTACATCGAGTTGTCTATCTAATTCGTTTTTATTTTCTGCTGTATCCAGACTCATGTCTTTACCTATTTAAATTTAAGACATAATTCAAATACCCATAGTGACCAATAGCCAGAGCATCAATAGAATGCTCATCTAATTCTAGAGGATTGTTTCTTAATCGTAAACGATCTTGAATCTCTAAAATCGCTTGCGTCATTTCATCTTTCTTTGCATTCCCTTTAGCCCCTACTGCTCTTTTAGCAGTAGGTGGATCGACTTTAAAGAAAGGAATTTGATAATTGTATTCCCAAATGGTTTCTTGAATGAGATTAACCACTTCTATTAAAATCGCATAAGCATTGGGAGTGAAAGAATTAAAGAAGGGAGATTCACACATGATGATCGAAGGAGAATACTCTCGAAAGACATTCGCTAGTTCTGATTTCATGGCTTGTAATCTGGCAATCTTATCACCAAATTCATTACTGGTATTTCGACTGTAGAAATTCGTATCCTTAGCAGAAATAGTAAAAGCAAACGATTCCTTAATCGCTAAAGTATTAAAGTCTAGTTTATAAATCGAAATACCCAGGTTACTGGAACCTGGGTCGATACCGAGTAATGTGAATTCCCACTGAGTAGTATTTGGAAATTTCATCTTACATTACTTTTAATAAATTAAGGAGCTTGTAAAGACACGGCGCCTTGAGACAGATTATAGATAGGTTCGTTCACACCTAAGTTGAAGATGGAATCAAAACCATCGTTGACAGCAGCCAAGTACTGAATCGTCGCATTGATGTGGGCAATCTGTGCAGCAATCACTTCGTTAAACTGAGAACGACCTGAGGAAGTTACTACCTCTACGAGTTTATCTACACCAGAAACCAAACCAATCTCTGTAATCAATGCACGGTTAGGATCACCATGGCGAATGTTGAAAACGTTTTTCAATTCTTCTACGTCTTCACGAGTGATATTTACATTCACCTGTGCAATAGAACGACCATATTTCGCTTTCAAGATGTTCTCACGATCCACAGAGAGTTCTTGAGCAACAGGATTCAAGTTAGTGGTCGTAGGAGCGTAGTCTTCTTCAGTCAGGTTGCCATCATCACCTACCGTAATGATTTTGGTTTCTACACGGGTTTTAGAGAGATCCAAACGTTTTAAGTAGTAAGAGTAATACTTCACGTTTTTATAGGTCTCTACCACACGCAATGCATAACGCGTGCGCTCTTGAGCAGTCAAGTCATTATTAAACTCACGCATCACGAAAGGTACGGGTTTAAAGAGACCAGTGTCTTCAGCAGTGTGTTGGAAGATTTTAGGAATCGGAAAAGCATCCGAATCATTGGTACAGTTTTGCAAGGAAATACCACCGTAACCAATACAGAAGTAACCAATGGTAGGAATGGTAGTAGCAGGCGGTACCACAGATTGGTTAATACCCAAGAGTTGGTTCAAAGTGGTATTTTGTTTGACCGTATAAGGCAAGCCTAATTCACGAATGACTTGGTTTTCATTACCAATCAGCGTACGTACCGATTCAAAGGCATTACGCTTATTAGGAATAACGGGTTTTGCCATAGTTAATATCCTTTTAATATATTTAAGAGAATTAGATTCAATGTATCGTCATAAAGATCGTGGTAGGGTAATAATACCCCACCACTAAACCTTATTTATTGTAGTCAAAACCATCAATGGATTTCGTTTGGAAGTTCCAATCAATGTCTTCTTTCGGTGTTTCTGTATTGACTGGGAAAGGTTCCCAATCCAAAGAAGCACCAATGCAGTCTATCGCTTTTCTTCTTTCTTTTAAAGGTAAAGAGAGGAAAGCTTTCATGCCAGGTATTGGAGGCAGATTACCAGGATTCTCTATTCCTGTTAAATCGTCCGCAGGCATGGTACAATAGGTACCTGTATGGACTTGATGGATTAAACGTACTCCACTGTTAGGCATGTCAATATTCTTCACATCTACCGAAATATTCACACGAGCAGCACCACGAGTTCTAGGCTCAATGTAAATCTTATTATCCGTATAGTCGTGATCTAATGCACTTTGATGTGCTTTTGTTTCGGCATCGACTACCGAGATAGAAGTACCTTCATTTAAGTTACCAATGTAACGAGCATGTTTACGACCTCCACCATCTAAACGTAAAGCTCTCATGTTCGTAGAAGTAATCGGAGATTCATTGATCTCACGAATGTAGTGAACAGAATAAGAAGAGAGTTTCGTTAAGAGCTGGATCATGGCTTTGTGCGTATTGTACAAAGAATTCACTTTGACGTTATTTAAACCAGTTGCTCGTTTATAAATGTCATTACCTAACTTCAAGAAGTCATTTCTGTTTCTGACGTCTTTTAGATTTAGAGAAATCGAATCCAAGAACTGAGTAAAGTTTTGAACTTGAGGGGTTCTGAAAGAGGCTACCTTAGTGGCATAAAGACGATAGAACATCATTTCTTTATAAGCACGACCATCTAAGTGTTCGTCTTCATTAACCGCATTAATCCCATCATTCAATCGTTTAAACAATTCATGTGCTTGTTCGTAGAAAGAGAAGGTATCAATAATCGGTTTAATCTTCAAGTACTGACCATTGATAAAGTTCTTGAAACGTTTATCCACTAAAGCAGGATCAGGTACAGATTTCTCTAACTCTTCTAAAGTCGGTTTCTCTAAACGAGGAATAATCCCAATCGTATAATCAGGAATACAGTTATCCTTAATCCCGTAGTATTTATAAATACAATAGGTATAAAGAAGTAAAGCATCTTTTCCAGATAAAGGAATCAATTCACCTGTTAGAGGATGGTTGACCATGATGTAGGCTTTATACAAGCCACGAGAAGCCATTTCAATCCACGTATCAATTAATGCTCTTTCTAGAGTAAACTGTTCAGAGCCTGAGTAGTCAATCGCTTTAGATTGCAAGACTTTAGTTTTAGAGAAGGAATCTAAAGAACCTGAAGTATCTTTATAAGCAATCGATTCTAAGTTATCTCTTTCTTTAACATTATAAGGTGCTAGGGGATCTTCTTTATCCAGCATGTCTTTTAAGGTTAACGTATCGAGTTCAGGAATAATGTATTCCAAACCATTCAAAGAGACTTTCTCAAATACAGGTTTCACTTTAGCCGTCTTCACGACATCACTATCCCATTGGAGCATGTTGTATTCGGACAAAGGTAAGTTACGCATAGTCAATACTTTTTCAATCAACCATTTTTGTGTGCGTTTCTGACCGACGTAGCGTTCTACCCAGCGAATGTTCTTATAGAAGATAATCGCTTGTTTAGGGGTTAGTTGGTCTAAGTAGAAGTCTAAGAAACCATGAGAGGCTAGGAATCGACGATAGTGATAAGAATGTGCTTCATTGGTTAAACACATCTCCATCCTGATTGTCATTAAGGCATCGACTAACTTAGGATAGAACGTACCCCAAAAAGCAATATTGAAATATTTGTTATTAATATTATACTGCTTTTGATACCAGCGATTGTACATGCCATAAATCCAATTTTGTAAACGCTCCATTAAGGAGTATTCATTGGACTCAACAAAGGATTTGTCGTAAGAGAGAATCGTCCCTTCTTTAGCTTCTATGGCAACGTTAATATCACAAGGATTCAATATCCCTTTAATCAATAATTCTTTATCCGGATAACGTTCTACTAACTCTTCGTATTTCTTCGTTCCGTAAGAATATTCCTGTCTAGTAGTGCGGTGAGTTTTTAGATTCTCTTTATTGAATATGATTGTTTCCGTAGTGTCCATAGACACTACTGTCATCGGTGTATCAGTCTCGTGATATTCACCTGCGATGTGTTTGTAATAGATCCATGTTTCTGGACGATATTCGTCTACAGCATTCATGTTTCTAGTCTTGACACGAACTGCGTCATTCATGTCCTGCGCTTGATATTCAGACTTGATAATCATCGTAGAAACCAAGCCTATATTCTTATCAATATAAACGCTATAGTGATAATCAAAATCAGATAACATAGCCTTTAAACCTTTTGCTTAAATTAACCACTGTTAAGGATCAATAACAATGGACAACCAATTACTTAAAAATATTGCACTGCAATTAAAAAATAAAAGCAGTGCTAAAGATTTAGATGAGAAAGACATCAAAGGGAATCCTGCCGTCTATGCTCTATTGTCTAAATTGAACTCTTCACGTCAGGAGGAATCCTTTAAGAACAATGGTGATTTATCCAATACCACTCCTGACTTAGATTACATGTTAGGCATCTCTTCTGAAAAAGCTCAGGAGATTGATGATAACGAAACCATTATGCAATTGCTTCCTGACATGGAAAGAGCGGCACAGATTCTCTGTAGTTATATCTTGTCACCGAAGTACTTGATGAAGCCTGAATTACAATTCAGACCACCTAAAAACTTATTTCCTCAAAATACCATTACCATCATTACCGATGAGATTAAGAAGTACTTTAAGAAACATCACGATATTGAAGGCAAACTCTATAAGATACTCTACGATATTTTGTTCTTAAAAGGTGCCCACATTACTGCCGTAATACCAGAAGCATCTTTAGATGAAATCATTAATTCTGATTTAGTAGACAACTCTCAAGAATCTTATTCCATTCGTTTGTCTCAAGAATCTTTGTCTCATGTCGAACAACTCTTATTGAACAGTAATCGTCCTTCACGTGGATTCTTAGGACAACCTAATTATCAAGAAGGTTATCCGAAACAGTTTACCCGTAAACCCATGGTTTCTCATGAATCCGTAGAAGTCCACTTTGGGAATACGGATGAGGGTTTTGAACCTACTGTTTCTAAATCCACTGAACATTATAATACTTCTATTCGTGTACCTGAGAACATAGAATTTGAGTTACCGAAGGAGTATGCCAAAACTCATAAAGATGCGGCAGATAAAACGATTGAGATTTCTGAAGAAGGTGTCTGGAATATTAAGTTTGATTCTGCTAAACTCAATACTTTAGTAGAGGTGAGTGATGATTTGTCTATCTTGAGGCAATCTTTTATTCGTAAAGAAATGCTCTCTCAAGAGTCTGCTCGTGCTGCTGGTATTCCGACTGGTTTTAAACCGACTTCTTTAGAGCGTGAGACTTTTTCAGATCGAAACATCATTGATAAGATCTTTAGAAAGATTGACGACATTAACAGTTACAATACTGATGTACTGGAATTGAAGAAGTTAAAGAATAACAGTCAAACTGCACGTGAAAACTTGGATGAGCCTATCTTCATTAATTATCCTGTAGAAGCGGTCATTCCAATTTTCAAACCAGGTTCTCCTTCTGAACACGTAGGTTACTTGGCACTGCATGATGAAGAGGGTAATCCATTATCTAAAGCAAAACCAGTCAACTACTATCGTGAATTAGCAAATGGTTACAATAGCCGCATGACTGTCAATACCATGGCTTCTTCCTTGATTCAACAAGGTAAGACGATGTTTGAAGGTTTCTCTAATAAGTTAGATGAAGCTCGTCAATTGGAAATGCTCTCTCGTATTCACTCTAATGCCATTATTAAAGACATCTTAGATCGATTGAAAAATGGTTTGTACGGTAAGAACTTAGATGTAGGAGATTCTGCTGAAGTATCACGCATTATGTTCTATCGTGCTTTAAGAGGTCAAAGAACACGAGTATTGTTTGTCCCTAAGGAAGTTATGTCTTACATGGCATTTGATTACGATAATCGTGGCTTTGGTATTTCTCTATTGGATAACATGAAAGTTTTGATTTCTCTTCGTATTCAATTCATGTTAGCACAATTGCGAGCAGGGATTATGAATTCGATTCCTGAGACTTTAGTGACATTACGAATTGATGAGAAAGATCCAGATCCTCGTAAGACGATTCAGATTGCAAACGTAATGGCATTACAATCTCGTTCTAACTCTGGTTTGATAATTGGTGCTTCGAATGTACAAACCATTGAAGATCGTGTGAATCAATCGAATATTCGTATGGCAATTGAATCGGATAATCCTAAGATTCCTCAGATTGGTCACGATGTTACTAAGACTACTTCTGATATTCCTGCTCCGGATAATGAAGTAGCAGAAGGCATGAAACGTGACACCATCATGGGTACCGGTTTGACACCAGACATGGTGGATAACTCAATGTCTACAGAATTTGCTGCTAATGTGTTACAAGGTAACTTCATCACGAGCTTGATTACTTTCCAAAAACAAGATCGTTTTAATCCTTTATTAACCGAGTTTGTACGTAAAGTGATTTCTGTTTCACCTTACTTACACAAACGAATGCGTGAGATTATTCGTGATAACTTAGAAGAGATCATTGATAACATTAAAGAAGCTTCTGGCGATAAAACACTATCTGTTAAAGGATTAGCTGCTTCTGCAATAGAAGTCTTGATTGATGGGATTATTGATAAATTTACTTCTAGTTTCGAAGTCACCTTACCTGCTCCACCTAATGACAATCATGAATCTAAAGCAGAACAATTGCAACAATACGAAGAACGTGTAGATAAAGCGATTGAGTTTGTGATCTCTCAAGATGTGATTCCTGAGTCTTTGGTTTCTGAAGATGGCACAGATATGGTTGAACAATACGCTAAGATCGTAAAAGGTGACTTGTTACGTGATTGGATGTTAGAGAACAACTACATGCCTGAAATCATGAACTACATTACTGTATCGGATGAAGGTGTTCAAACTTACGAGAAGAATAAAGCCATTCGTGAATTGACGATTAAAACCGTTAAAGCGATGACTGAATTCTTTAAAGAAGGTAAGAACATTGCGGATTCGACTTCTGCCGTATTGAAAGCCAATGATATGGTGATTGAAGACGATTACTCTTCTAGTAGTAGTTCTGATGATTCAGATTCTTCTGGTGGTGACATGGAAGATCCATTTGGCGATATGGATAATATGGATGGTGAAGATCCATTCGCTGAAGAGTCTTCTGAAGAATCTGGTGAAGAAAAAGGTTCTAATGAAGAAGGTGATACCAACATGGGTGGCAATGAAGCCCAAGATGGTCCTGCCGACTAAAAAAGAAATAATTTAAACCAAAAATAGCTTACACCCTAGGGAGACCGAAAGGCCTCCCTAGGGATTTATGCTCGCTATTTTCTTAAACCCTAAATTGTGTATTTATCTATTTTACTTTTGATTTGTAAAATTGTTACAACAAATTACAATTGTTTTCTTTACATAGTAATCCTTATTGGTATATCAAACCATCGGTTTGCAATTTTGGTTTTATACGTTTTGGTAAACATAATTAATATTTGAGTTTCAGAACCTTCTTTTCGCATCTTTAAATCAGACACAAACCCTTTGGCTTGGTATCCTAGAATAGCAGTCAAAAGCGTAGTGTCAAATGACTCTTTCAGGATATCTACTACTGCTTGTAATTGTTCGTTAATCTTGTCTAACAAAGCATTGAATTGTGAATACTTTGTATACTTAGATAAAAACGGAGTATCAAAACGAATCGCTCGGTTAGTGGGGTAAGGAGTAGTGTCATTACCAATCGCTTCTAACTTCACCAATTCATCCATGTAATACATCGCTTCTTTAAAGCGATGACATACTTGGTTAAAATCTAATACCACATCTTTATACTTCTTCTTACGATCTTCTGGCTTTTCACTTAACTGCTTGAAAAACTCAGTATCTTTAAACCGTAGTTGATGATCACGAATCAATTGAGCAATTTCCGTTTGCTCTTTGAGGGTTATTGTACTATTAAAGTGCATGGTAATACTTTCATTGAGGTAAGGGGTAAAAAAGGGTACGTAGGAGCAATACCTAGTGTTGAATCTAGATACTACCCCTATACATTTTATATTAGATCACAATACGAACATAGACCTTATCGGCTTTTGTGATTGCATTATATCCTTTAATGGCTTCAATCAATACCCCATCTTTAGTGACTAAGTAGAATTCTTTGGAATGGTGCTTATTGCGTTCCATGAGATTGATCAAGAAAGTATTCAATTCTACATGGTCGTTAATTGCCAGCTCATACCAGCTATTACGTTCACTTCTACCCGTGGGGCTTACCAACCCCTCAAACTCATTTAATTCTTTATCTACGACGACTACAGAGCCAGTAACGGGTATTACTGCCATGTACTTAGACTCTGGATCTTCAGATGACGTCAAAATGTCTTCACCCATGAATTCTTCAGACAAGAAATCTTGGAACATTTCTTGCAATGCAATGCGATATTGTTCTTTGCGTAATGGGTGATGTTTAAACTGCGTATTTTCTACAGCAGGATAAATGTCCACTACACAAATCACTTTCACATTCGGCAAACCACATTTCACCAATAAACGCGCATAAGCTTTATCTAAGACATCACTTAAGCGTTTGGCTAATACGGGTTCTGCTTTCTTCAGTGGGAGATAAATGTTTTCGTAGAACTCTTCCATTGTTTCACAATGTTTGATTTCTTTCAACAACTCATCTTGATTGGTTTTCGAGAATGCTAAGTTGCTGCTGACAATACGGAAGACTGCTGCTTTAGCATCTGGATTATTCAACTGATGATTCAATAAGCAAGTATTCACAATTTCTTGATCATTGCTTACTTCACGTGTAATGCCGTCGTATTCTACATTGGCATATTCTTTCTCCGTTTCTGTCAGCTTCGCCAATTGTTCTTGCAACTCTTCTTCAGAGAGCAATAAGTTATCGGCTGCTTTCAGTAACGAAGTATCATTGTGTCCTTCGGAATAAGGATTGCCATTACTCATGAAACGAGTATCAGGTTTGGTATTCGGAATAATATGGCGAGAACGCTCCATCTTTTCTTCCTCGGATAATTTGTGGGTAATTTGAACAGGATAATCATATTCGTTTAAGTCAACACGATAACCAATCTCAGTATACTTAGTCAGAATCCAAGTTGTCCAAGCTGGGTTACGGAAGGCGACAACTTCACGATAATAGCGATCTTCAGCTTTATAGTTCAGATAGCCTACTTCTTCACCTTCTTCTTCTACCCATTCAATCTCATGGTCATACACCGGATACATCTCTCGTGGTGCATAATCATGGCGATGTTCATCGAGTTCTTCATTACCTTCTGTCCAAACATCTAATCCTTTTTCAGGAATAGCCATCCAACTGTTATTGATCACACGGCGTGGTTTGCGTTTAACGACGCGTACAGGCACGTTCTCTGTTGGGGGTACCGTAGTACCTTGCGTACGAATGATACGGTCTTCTTCGCTCTCTACGGGCACTTCCTGAACGGGTTCTGGTGCCACATACGGTTTAGTCGAATGGATGTTGTCCATCACTAATGTTTGGTTATCCCAATCATTGGCGTATTGTTGCTCTTCTTCTTGTTCACGACGTTCTAATTCTGCTAAAGCGGCTTTAGCATTATTGTCGTCTGCTAACTGATGATAGAAGTACCGTTTCTCTTCAAGGGTTTTCGCACCCATGTCTTCAATGAAGTCTTCAAACTCATCACCTGTATAAATCTCAGGTTGTTGAATGACAGCTTCTTGTCGTTTCTGTGCTTCGTATTCTTCGTACTCACGAGCAGCCTCTTCGCGATAACGTTTGCGTTCATGCTCGAATTCAGCCTGCATTTGCTCACGCACTTGTTGAGTTTTACGCTCTTGAGCTTCTTCAATCTCTTCGTCAGACAATCCAGTATTGGTGTAATAGCTAAATGGAGAACCATTATTGCTACTACCACTATTACTGTTACCATTACGATTACCAAAGTTAAAGTAAGAGCTTTGGATTTCTTGGTCGGATACCTGTTTAGCAGGAGCAGATTGAGTAGAAACATTACCCATCAGGTTCATGTTCATGTTAGCGGTATTGGTACTACCCGCATTAGAAGCCATTAGGGAGAAACCACCACCAAATTGATTTTGTGGCATTTGACCGAATTGGTTAAAACCCATTTGGTTACCCATCTGGGGCATTTGTCCAAAACCTTGCATCGGCATGGTATTACCCATGAATTGGCTTTGTCCACCAAAAGGTTGAGCTTGCACCTGAGGTTGACGAGCTTGGCTTTGATAATAGCTTACCAAGAATCGCATCACGCCATCACGCGTATTTACGTAGTCAGCAGCAGACTGTTGAATAGCTTGACGGTTTTGGTAATTAATCGCACCTGCTGGGAGATTTTGTTCACCCAGGTTGCTTGCCATGTACGCCACGTAGTTATTGAAGATGTTATACACTGCACCATTTAATGCATTACCATCTTGAGGATTCAGACGACCTTGAATAGTTTCTGCTTCTACAAAATGGATAATGGTGTTGTATACTTCTTGAAAGTACTGTGGTTGATTTTGAATCACTTGACGAACCACTTGACGCAATACTGTGTCTGCGTTAGTAATGTGTTGATTCAAAAGTTGTTGAATAGCAGAATGAGCAAACTGCGTATTTTGAGTGTAAGAGATTTGTTGTAACATGATTAGGGTTTCCTATAATAGTTAGTCTTGACCGAGTTTGTCTCTGAGTTCAGACATGATCGGCTCGAGTTTAGGGTTAGGGATAATCGTGAGATCATCCGAAAGGTTAACAAACAAGTTAATACGGTTACGACCTGCTGGGTCTGCTTTAGCCATGTCTAATGCAGCACCGGCTTCAATCAAGGAAGCATTCAGTTTATTCTCTGGAGAATTGACATCAAAAGAAGTCTTGGCTGTACGCAGCTTATCTGATTTCTCTTGAGGTACGACGATTCTGCCTAATTTCAATAATGGCAAATCGGTTGGGTCTTCTACAGGAATAATTTCTGCATGTTCTTTAATTCGCATGATTTCTTCAGGACGGATATTGTTTAAGATTTTACGAATATCATCATCCTTAATGTTTTTATTCGGATCTCGTTCTTGCTCAATGCGTAAACTATTCAATTCAAAATAGCAACGATTGATGGCTTTGACGATATTGAATAACAAGAATTGGAGGACTTGTAATTGTTTTCCGTAGAATGAATTAGAAGTCGCAATTTTGTTTACTTCAGAGACCATCAGGTTAAAATTCTGTACAATAAAGATGAAGAGCTTGTAAACAGAATCGATTTGAGCAAAACCAATGCGTTTAAAATCATCGTGTACCATTTCATCCACATACTCGTCTAACGAGATCATGTGTTTATCCATGGCATTTTTAATCACGGCATAATGTTCATCGGATGAACGAATGGATTCACCCAACATTAATCGCCAAGCGTCGATGTTATTGATCGTATCTGGATTCATTCTTCGTGGAGAAGGAAAGTGTTCCAAGATATAGATCAACGTACCCATGACAGAAGGAGAAGTCGAAATGGCTTCGTATTCTTTACGCGGTACCAAGAAGAGATACTGCATTGGGGTATAGAGCATGTACGAATACGTACGTGCTGGTTTCTTACCCGTAGATTCAATCACGACCCAATCTTCACGAGGATACTTATCTGGGTTTTGTTTGAATTCCTGAATATCGACCATTTGTACATTGCTTAAACTAAAAAGATCTAAAGTTTTGGTTAAGCCGTATTTACAGCAAAGATAGTGTACCAGAGTAGGTTTCATTTTAATCATGCGACCACCGGCACTACCATCGGATTCTTTGTGGTGAATCTTAGAGAAGTAAATCGGTACGTATTCGCGTACACCATCTACGACGATTTGAGTCACGAATCGTTCAAACCACAATTTAGTCTTAATGAGTTTCACGAATATGGAATTAGGCTTAATGGTCATGATACCATCAGCAACTACAGGTGAAACCACGTACTTTACACCATTCATGTGCATGAAACCATGACGAGAAATGAACGGTAAGTAAATGTACTTAGACATTGGCGTACCATTGAACTCAAAATCAAATACATACATTCGAATATCATTGCGATTGATGTCGTAACGACGAATGTTATTCAACGGGCGAGTTTGGTATTTATAGCCTTCTAAAGGCGTGGCTTTACGCAATCCTTTATAGACCATGCCTTTTGGGAATGAAGCGGAATTGATTCGCAATACTCTGTCAATGAATGCAGGAATCTTTACAGATTCACTATACGAAATGCCATCACCGATCCGAGGATCGATGACTGGCGTATTGTCTTTAATGAAATTGTTTAATGCAGGGTTCATTGCGTTTTCCTTTAACAGTTTGGGTTAGAAAGAGTCAATATAATATTGCACTACCAATATTTTATTTTACTTTTTAGCCAAACATACCTTTTACTTGGTTTAGGGTCTGGGGATTCACGGCTGCTAGTGCTTGTAGGATAGTACCTGTTTTCGAAATGGCTTGATTGCCTGTAGCCGATCCGAATATCTTACAGAATGTACCGATAATCGAAGAAATACCCATAATACCTGTTACCCAGTTATTGCTGATTTGTTTGTTGTGGTCTAATTGCTTTTGCTCCATTTTGGATTGTAGTTCCATCATCTTCATCTTCAGTGCTAATTCAGCATTCTGAATATCGTTCATTTTCAAATAGCGTTTATGCTCATTCTCTGCTTGCTTATCTTTCTGGGAGAATTCTCGATCTTGAATTCTTTCTTCTTGATCCATCACTCTCTCCCAAAGCTTATATCGTCTATCATCTAGTTTTTCATTAAAGGCTTGATCTCGAGTTTCGATTTTCTCTCTGTGTTCCATTTCACGCATCACACGTTTATGCACAGTCTCTTGAACAAACTCTTTAATCTTTAGTGATAATTCGACATTCTTGATTTTCGCTAATTCTTCTTTATGCTTAGCTTCCTGAAGTGTCATCTCTTTCTTCATTTCCATGGTTTCTAATTCATACTGGGTTTTGAGTTTAATCAATTCCACATCTGAATTAAAATTACGCGCTTCGTCGTAAGTACGGAAAATATAGAATTCAGCTAAGCGATTTCTGTCATTGAGATCGATGGTTTCGTTAATGGTATAATCTTCACCATTTTCATCGACCGCTTCACCAAGATAATAGAGACCTTCTTTTTCTCCATTAACAGGAAGTTTGGATTCAATCTTCTGGATATGTTTCCCTACTTTACGATACATGGTAATCGATTTAAATGAAGCCAATCTAACGGTTTCTAATCGATTAGCATCATCTAAAGATTCTTTAATTACTTTATTGATTTCAGAAGGAATAGCATTAGAATCCAGTACAGAAGGATGATAAATTCTCTTATGGGAAATATCATCGAAAGATAAAGCAATATCTAATGCAGAATCGTAGAGTACTTTCTGATTACGAATATCTTCTTCTGTAATAAAGAATACTAAGTCATCAGTCACTTCACCATCTAATAGACTTTCGTATCCTCTGGCTGGAATTCTTTCTGAAAAATAAGGAAGCCAACGATCTTGAATGCGATGATACAATTCCTTAAGAATAGGATTATTCTCAAAGAACTGTTCTTTTTCACTTTCTTCCATTTCATCAAATACCTTACAGTATTCGAAGATGTGTCTGGCATTCCAACCATTGGTATTGAATCGTAAGACGACATAAACGCCTTTACCATTGACTGGAGAGATTTTATATCGTTCTGCTACGTATTCAGGCGTAGGATATAGAGGAACGACTAATCCTGTTCTATCTGATACCAGTACTGTTTCAGTAGTACAGTTTAAGTATTCTTTACTGATTCTAAATCGACCTAATAATCCATTTCTCTTATCCCTTACGTGAGTAGAAGAAATCGATAAGTCGTAACCGACTGCATTATCGTACCCGCAATAGATACGCTTAGCGTAATGCCCTTTTGAAATATTGTTTAAAGATGTGTTCATTTATTTTCCTTAAAATAAACTTATAGCTATAAGCCTCTATTGGCTAGAGGACAGGGGATCCAATATAATAATATAGGTTTGTATTTCGTTTAAATTTAAAGAAAACATAAATAAAATATTCCTCCTACCCTTTTACAGGTAGGAGGAATAGATTATCTAATCAATGAAGATTAAGCGACGTAGCTGTCAACACCAGTACGGATCAAAGAACCCAATTGGCTCACTTCACCGACCATGTAAGAGCAGAAAGAAGCACCAGGTTCACGCAGGATACCCAGAGCACTACGTACCCATTTCAGTACAGCAGACAATACTTTTTGGATGGCGCTACCAGTGAATTTAGCTTTAACAGCCAGATAGTTTTTAGCCATAGCCAGTTTGCGTTGAACTTTTTTGTAGAAGCCAGCAGTGCTGTCCAGATGTTTCTTCAGTTTAGCACAGTCATCACACAGTTCGACCAAACCTTCAGCAGCGGCAATCAGTTCGTTCATTTTAGGAACTTTGATTTCCATGTTGTTGTCGTGTTTGATGTCCAGTTTAACCATTTTGTATTCCAGACGAGGAATACCGCCAACAGCGTCTTTTACTTGGTTTTGGAATGTACCCAAGAAACCTTTGACTTTGTTGTCAGACATCAGAGCACCAGCGATGGTACCGATGTTCAAGAATGGTACGGAACCAGCAGCTTTGCTGAATTCTTTCGGGTTAGGATAAACCAGAACGACAGCACGGTTACCTGGCAGAATTTTACTACCTTTAGCAGCTTCAGAAGGACGCAGTTCTACACCGTAGAGGCGCAGTTTTTCTTTGTCCAAATCACGGTCAACGAAAGGAGTAGAGCTAGTAGCGAAGTCAGAGATGGCAGTAACTGCATCTTTAACGAAGTTCAGGCTACCAGATTTAATACCTTCGGCAATCGCTTTGATGTCGATGTTTTTGTAATCAAAGTTTTTCACTTTATCTACAGCACCAGCAACAGCATCCTTAGTTTTATTAACACCTGCTTTAACAGCGTAAGCGGCATCTTTAGCAGATTGCGTCACACCGTTTTCAGCAACGTGAGCAGCACCATCACCAATCGCTTCAGCAGCTTTAACAATACCACCGTTCAAGTTAGCATTCAGACCGTCGATCAGTTCTTCAACTTGAGCGTGGATTTTCATTGGCAACCAGTTGTTAACCATTTCTTTAGTGGTTTCTTTCAGAGTGCCGATAGCAGGCAAGATACCTTCGTCTGCTTTTTCACCGTATACGGCTTTAACAGCAGGAGTAGTGATCTTGTCGTGACCTTCTTTCAGTTGAGTAGAACCAGATTTGCTGTTAGCGTAGTCCAAGAGTTTACGAGCAGTGTCACCCATTTTCTCGAAAGAGCTAAAGAGTTTATTCCAAATGTTCACACCTTGTTGAATCACCCAGTTTACACCTTCGATGATGGATTGGATGATTTTGGTCAACATGTTTTTAGCAGCTTGCAGGATAGACTCTTGAGTCAGGGACAAAGCACCAACGGTAGAGAAAGATTCCATAGAGTAGTCAAGCTGAGGAATGTCGCGTTTGCCCCAACCCAGTTGTTTACCGATGTATTGTACGTGTTCGTGTACGAGTTCAGCGTGAGCAGGAGTGATACCACCATTTGCTTTAGTGTACATCAGGTTGTGGATCAAAGACTCAGTAGCCACAGCAGCTTCTTCAGCTTCGTCGATTTGTTCTTCGATGCTGTCTACTTTAGCTTGTTCTTCAGCCACTTCTTCGGCATCGCCAGAAGCTTCCAAGAGTTCAGTTTCCAGTTCAGAAGTTTCTACGACTTCTTCACCTTCAGGCGTTTCAACAGTTTCAACAGTTTCTTCTACTTCTTCTACTGCAGGAGCTTCTACTTGAGTTTCTTCAGCAGCAGTTTCTTCAGCTACTGCAGCAACGTTATCTTCAGTAGCGTCCAAGTTAGTGATGGATACGCCAGCGCGCATCAGATCGTATAAAGACATTTTGTCATCCTTATTTTAAAAATTGTTTAATGAAAAGCTTTTGATTAAAAAATCTTAAAATATCCATATTAGCTATTTTAAGAGCATTTTACCATATAATAGAGAGGAGAATTCTCCTCTCTATTTAGATAAAAAGATTTAAAAACCGAATACATCTTTCGCTTTTTTGTACAGGTGTTCCAGTACTTTAGCGAAACGTTTGTATTGATCTTCTTTGGTGTGTACTTGGCTGTGGTTATTCGCAGCACCGACCATGAAGAACTTAGTCCAGAAACCAGACTTGTCTTTGTATTCGTCCATCAGGTCGTTGATTTCATCACAGAATTCACGCCATTGTTTACGGTCTGTCATCGGAATATCGATGCGTACCAAGTATCCATTGCCAGTAGAATTCTGATCCATTGGGGAATTCTTCCAAGAACGGAAACTCAATGGATAAACTTTCAACTCTTTACCATCGAGCATATTTTTCAAGTTGCCACGAAGTGTTTGGATTAGTGTATCTTCATCATCCACTTTAACAGCTTTGAAATAGCTTACATCACGAGCTTCAAACGGAAGATACACCATCTGCTTTTTTTGTCAGATCGTTCCAAACAGATTCGCCTACACTGTCGGCAGCTTTATTGGAAATAGCGATTTGACCCAAAGTCATGATTTCTTCAGTAGAAACTTCAGGATGTAAAGCTTCTTGAGAAATAGAAGCCACACGTGCTTTGATACGAGCAACACGATTGTCTTGAATCATTTGTACGTTTTTCAAGAGTGCATTGATTTGTCCTTCTACAGACAATACCAATTCTTGAACCATTTTGGTACGAGTATCCAAAGACTGGTGAGATTCAATAGACAATACCAGAGGAGCAGGTTCTTTCAAACCTTGAGAGGCATAAGCTTTAGAGATGTCACGGTAAGCAGAAACCAAAGACTCATGGTCAATCGCAATACCTTGTTTCACGAATTGATTCAAAGTCAGGTTAACAGTTTCCAAAGAAGAAACTACTTCTAACGCTTTACCAATCAGTGCGTCTTCAGCACCTTCTACATCGGTACTGGTTTCATCTGATTTCTCTTCTTTACCATTTTGTACGCTACCATCGGCAGGTACATTCTCAGGTTGTTTTGGATCCAAGTCTTCAGGTTCGCCATAAGGAGTATTAGTAATAGTGTGTTCTTCATTACTAATCAAGTCCAGTAAACTAGCCATGTTAACTATTTCCTTTCGTTTACTATTAATTAAGAGTTTCCATCAGTTTCGTATTGATGGCAGTGATACGCGCAATAACTTCCTTGTATCCTTCATCTTGTCCAAAGAGATCAGTAAAAGACTCTTGAGACAAATGAATCGGCAAAGGTTCTTCGAGATTACCTTTTTTGAATGCCAATGCAATACGCTGATTGAACGTATTTAAAGTTTCTTGAGTCAGCTTAATACCTTCTTCTTTCATGGTCAATACATGGTCTTTAAAGTTCTCTAAAGACTCTACCACATCTAAAAGGGTTTTTACTGACTCTGCATTTTCTCGGTTATCAGAAAGATCAGTATCGATCGTTTCTTTGACTTCAGTAGAGGTATTCTCTACAGAAGGATGTAACTGAGGTGCTTCTTCATATTCACACGACTCAGTAGAGAGGTTAGAGAGGTCTAATAGACTGTTCATTTCTTTTCTACCTTCTTAATAAAGAGTCTTGTTCCTAATAACATTACTTCTCCATCCATGATTATACCTCTTTACGAATGATCAAAGAACCATACATGGCATTTAAGTAAGTGATCAATAAACCAACTCCGCCTTTGACTAAACATTGGCGAATAAAGTTAATGGTGTTTTCGTCACCTGGTTGACCAAATACGTATTTAGAGAAATCTGTCGAAGAAATACCTTCATGAAAGAATTGTTCTTTCTTAGCAGATAAAGAACCATCACCAAATCGACGATTGAATTTATCGGTAATGTAGTCTTTCATGACTTCTAGATGGTAAGCTAATGGGAACATCGGTTTGTCATCCGCATTGGCTTTAATCCCAACATCTAACAAGATATCACGAATCATACCCCAAACATGTTTGTTGGTATAACCATCTTGATAAGCCTTCTTGAATAAAGAATAGTAATCTTTACCCATGTGATTCAAAGCTAAGTTAATCACTGCGTCGGTATTTTTAAAAGCTGCTTCAGAACTACCTTCAAACCATTCAGGATGATCCAGATACATGGCATAAACGTAATCGACGTCTTCAGAGCCTACGGCTAATCCTACAGTGTGTGTAGGAGCGTTAGAGACAGTATTGACTGTCTTAATACCATAGTTGTCGACTTGCCATACATCAGGTAAACCTAAACGTTTCAATGGAGAGTTGTAGACGAAACTAATGGGTTTAGAAGGAGTCGCCTTACAAATAGAATACTGAAGTTGAAATTCATTCAACTCATGATCAGATTCTTTTTTGTAAGGAATATCAAGAACTGCTTCTGAATAAGTATTCATCATCTTAATATTCCTTCCTTAATCAGTAACGAGAACCCAAAGCGCGTTCTTCGTATTTGTGGATTTCGTATTCCAGTTTAGACATACGCTCTACAGACTTCTCTTTTTGTTTCTCAAGGTAAGCATCACCTTGACCACTAGAGAGAACAGAATTCATGTAATCCAATTCAATACGAATGGATTCCAGTTCTTCTTTAGAGAGTTTGTAACGATAGTTTTGGTAATCTACCCAAGCCATTTGGATGTAGTAGAGAATGTTACCCGTAGTCGTAAAGCGTTGCAAAGCACCTGTTGGGTCTAATTTAGACTGCTGGAACATTTTCTTCTCAGAACCATCTTCAGACACAACTACTTCAGGAATATTTCGGATTTGACGTTCCAGATTCTTAATATCAGCTTTACCAATAGAATCAATAGAACGATAGAAATCCATCATGTTTTTCTTGATGTATTCTTCTTGAGGACGAGAAATACTTTTACTCATCGGGATATTGGCTACTTGTTGCAAATGATCGGCAATGAAGTAACGAATGTACTTAGGCACGAAGCCTACCAAGAAGTCTACGCTTTCACCTAAAGCCATGATTTGGGCTAAAGGATAAGTCACTGAATTACGATCAGTCTTCTCAGGGAAATACTTAGAAACCAATTTGATCAATTCGTTGATGATGGTTTCACAGTGCAACATGATGTTACCTAAAGCTTCAAACAAACCTTGTTTTTCAGTGTTGTTGCCATAGTGACGACGAATGTTCGCCAATACCATGCTGTAGGTTTTGTTGTTACTGTAATCGATTTTGTTTGCATCTTCAATCGCAATAGACACAGCAGGAATCGCAGAGTCACGCAAACGATTACGAGTATCTTCCAGAATATCGGAAATATCACTAGATTTGAAAAAGTTAGTAATACCATCAAAGATGGCAGAGAAGCTGAAACCTTCTCTTGAGAGTTCTTGATTCATTTTTAACCTCTGATGGCATTAGATAATAGGTGCAGAACCTTGAGACATCAATTTAAAGACATCCATGTCAAAGTTAGGAGAATCGGATTTCTTCTTCAGGTATTGCATCGTGATTTCAGACACATCATCCAAACCATGGTTGTACAAGAAGACACGTTGATAATCTGGATTGTAAACGATCAAAGTCATGCAACCAGATTCCGCCATGAATTTATCACGAGCACGTTTGTTAGACAAACGAGAACCAATCGTCGCTTCAATACGAGCAGCAGTCATGTCAGAAATAATCCAAGTATTGGCTACGGTACCGACAGAGAATTCACCTGTCAACAAAGAAGAAATTTGATTGTTCTTATTCTTCTTATAAGTTTGCTCGTAATAACCAGTGGTATCTTCTACCAAATGACGACGGTGGGCTTCTACTAAGTCACGGCAAGAAATCCAGTCCCATGCAGATTGAATTTGGTCACGATCCCAGAAAGCAATCCAACGCTCACGGAAAGAAGTGGGTTTCTTAGAGATACCAGCAATCGCTGCAATTGAAGTAGAACGAAGACCTACCAGAGTCGGTTTCAACAACATGGTAATATCGGCTTTAACATTGTCACGAGACAAAGAAACATTCAAGAGTTTACCGACTGCCAAGTTTTGCATGTCATTAATGTCTTTAGCGTTAGACTGAGCATTGTTACCAACGAGTACAGATTCTGGTTTCTCTTCTTCAGTTTCACTCAATCCTAAAGCATCATCTACTTTCTTGTCCAGGTATTGTTTACCTTTATTGATTGCATAACCTAAAGCAGCAGAACCAATCGTAGCTGCTACAGAAGTGGCTTCTGAAGAGACTTCCAATTCAGCTTGTTGATAAGCGTGATGTACAGCTTCTACACCGTATTCCAAAGCCAGAGAATCGTAGTGCTCCAAAGAAGCAATCACATCACCCAAAGATTCTTGAGATAAAGCATAAACACTGCTAAAACGTTTGGGTAAATCAGGGATAAAAGCTTCGACAGACAACTTACGAGAAGCCAAAGTATTCTTATTAATCTCTTTAGCAAGCTGCGGTAAGTATGACTGATGGGAAACAATTAAACCATCTGCTGCGGCACCTATACCTTGACCCAATACGTTAGAGGCATTAGCGTAAGCAGAGCGATTCGGTGAATATTTACCGACCATACGACCTACAGAAATACCATTAATCGTGTTGTCAATAGACAATGCCAAAATGTAATAGGCAGCGTAGTTAGACATGGCAGTTTGTACCAATGTCTGCATGTTCTGATCATTCAGAATCTCGCGCTCAATCGCAATGGTCGGGCGAAGTTGCAATTCTTGAGAATACTCGCTCAGTGACTTAGCGGTCATGTTATTCGCATCAGCCATCAAAAGGCGAGCAGCATTGCTCTTCATCACATCACCAATGTGTCGGACTGCGGTTAAGCCGGAATCGACTACATTAATCATTTTGTTTTCCTTTTTAATTTAAACGATAAAACTAATTTTAAAGAAAGTCTAATCATGACCATCGATATTGCACAAATCGGAGATTCTACTTTCAGTATCAATGATATTTTAAAAGACAATTACTCAGGTCCCATTCGGGAGATGTTGGACAGTCTCACTAAAGTAAAGCATGGATTCACATTAAGCGAATCCATGACCAATACCTTTAGAGGGCCGAACATCATTTCTAATACCCCGATGTTAAAACCCAATACCAATTTACCAGGCTATGTCTTTACAGTCAGACCTGATTTAAACTTTTCTCGGGCTAATTTAAAAATAGACCGAAAAATGTCACCTTTACTGACTGATAATGCCAATTCCATCATGAGAGCCATTCGTTGTATTCTGGCACCTCAATGCATGATGCCGATGCATCAAGCAGGATTTCCTAATCGTACAGCAGAAGGAAAGATGACTTATATAGACTGTCCTCTGGTAGATAAGAACTATCCCTTTATTGCTGTTTCTGACAACAACGTCAAAACATTAACTGGATGGCCTTCTAACCGTTTGGGTATTAGAAATACTCCAGCAGGGATTTTAAAAGAAGTCCACATCATGGCGGATGGTCCTGCAACCTATAAAGGTGATTTTTCTCTTAACATGAGTTTAAACTCAATGAAAGGGAATCCATTAATGTATTTGTATTATTACTGGATTCTTTATATTGGTATGGTTTACACACAGAGCTATGGTTTGATGCCATGGCCTGAATATTTGTCAAACGGACGCATGGATTATACCACGCGTATCTATCGACTCATAATGGATGAAACGAAGACTTACGTTACAGAAACGGCTATGACAGGTTATGCCATTCCAGTGAGTATTGATATTGGTCCTTATTTCGACTACCAAGCTGATAATTATCGACCTTATGTAGAAAGAACAACCGAAGTCGAATTTGCTTGTTCAGGTGTGGAATATTTAGATGAAATCATCATTAAACAATTTAATCGCACTGTAGAGATCTTCCAGCCTTTAATGGGAGATAAGTATCGCAAGCATTATCTAGTAAAAGTCGATAAGAAATATCAGAAGATCATGAACAATAAAGTCTATCCTTGGATTCATCCTATCTCTCGTGAATTAGAGTGGTGGTGTAAACCGGCTGACTGGAAGGAATCTTCTAAACTCATCCAACTTGCTGATATTAGCACAGTATTTTAGGAATATTTAAAATGGCTGAAAACACAACTTCCTTAATCATTAAGAATATGGAAAAGTATGGTGGTAGTCCTGCCATGCTCATGCGTGACTCTTTACAAACCCTAAGAAATGTATTGGGGAATAACCACGGGATTATTTCAGCAGAAAACCCCGTGGCATTATTGTTAGAGATGTCTGCGACACAAACAGCCGGTTCGATTGGTAAGAACTGGTTGTTAAACCGACGACAATATCCTGTTGCTGCTCGTACTCATGAAGACTTGTGGTATCACTTAAGTGACTTGGATTGGGTAGGGGCATTTGCATTACCGAGCGATGCGACATTTGTTTTGGCATTTGACTATAATGAATTAGAACAAATGATGCGTCCTTTAGCGAATGATGACGATGGTAAGTTATTGCGTATTCCTAAAGGCATGAGAATCACTGTGGGTAATGTAGACTTCATGTTGGATTATCCGATTAACATTCGTCAATTGCGACATGGTGGTTTCCGTGTGACTTACGATACGAGTGAGAAGTCTCCGATTCAACAATTAGAAAGTAACATCATCGAACATTCTGTAGCGAGTATTGCTGATGTGAAACACTTTGTGATTCGTGCTCGTTTCATTCAGGTTACAGAAACGGTCGTAGAAGATTCTGTCACGAATAATACGACAATTACCGTTAAGAAGAACTTTGATGATCAGTATTACTACGCTCGTGTCTTTACAGGCAATGATGAATTGGGTTGGAAAGAATTAACCACGACTCACGCACCTGATATTTACGATGCGAATAAACCCACAGCCGTATTGAAAGTCATTGAGAATGCCAATGACAGTACACTGACTGTTACGATTCCTAAACTTTATAATGCAACGACTACTGCTACCAATGGTTTAATCAGTAATACTTTAGGTAGTCGTATTCGTGTTGAGATCTATTCTACTTTAGGCGAGATCTCCATGAAGTTAGATGAATATACACCTAATCAGTTTAGTTACGACTTCTTCCCACAAGGTGAAAGAAAACGTGATTACTCAGGTATTGGTGATTATTCTGCTGCTTTAAAATCTATTCGCAGTATGTCGATCTGGTCAGATACCTTTGTCTCTCAAGGTCGTGACGCATTGACGTTTGAAGAATTAAGAGACCGTGTAATTAACAATACAGTCGGTCCCAATGAAATCCCTGTATCGAATAATGCGATTGAAGACAAGATTCAAGATTATCGATTCAATATCACGAAAGCCGTGGACTATGTGACTTCTCGTGCTTATTGGGCAGTGCGTGATATGCCGAATCCTGAATCGTCTAAATTGATTACACCTGCGGCTTCTTCTGTAGAAACTTTAAGTACTTCTATTTCTGCATTAGTGGGCACAGGTACAGTGATTGATAACAATGCTCGTGTAACCATTATGCCTGAATCCGTGTATACCATGAAAAATGGTAAACTCTCGATGTTGGTCAAATCGGATATTGACCGCATTAAGGAAATGAATTCTGAGAATAAGGCTAAAGCAGTGAATGAAAATGAGATGTTCTTCTCTCCTTTTCATTACGTAGTGGATACTAATCACGATACGATTAAGCTTCGTCCTTATTACTTAGACAAACCGATTGCAAAGACTAAGTCTTTTGTTACGGCTAACAATAAGATCGATATTGCTTTGGGTATTGACACTTATGCGATTGAACGTACGCCTAAAGGTTATCGTTTAGTAGTAACGATGCAAAGCAACGATGTCTATCGTAAACTCTTAAACGATGACTATTGGGCACAGCTTTTAATCCATCCTTACAAAGACAAAGGCTATGTTTACTTAGCCGGTAAGTTCATTGGTAGAACACCTGACGATGAACCTATGTTCCAATTTGATTTGGATACGCGATTTGACTTGGATGATAACCATAACCTGATTGTGAAAAACATGTCTTTACAAGGTTTTGGTGAACTGGATGTCCCGATTCCATTAGAAGCAAAATGGGAATTGATCTTTGGTTTCTATGGTAAGATGGATAACTGGTCTCGTATTAAGCTAGACGATATTGTGGGTTTACACTTAGTGAATCCCGATGCGAAGTCTTGCTTGATGGAATCTTTGGATGTTCGATTAGGTTATCATTTGGAATACTTGTGGACTCGTGCTCGTACTCATGCCACAGAACTCTTCTATAAACGATACGATAAGAATGTTCCTTTAACGTATCAGGAAGACGTTTACGATCAGGATGAATCAACTGGCTCTATTGTGAATATTGTCAATGGTGAGGTTCAATATAACTTACGTCATCGTAAAGGTGATCAAGTGGTGGATAAAGATGGTCAGCCAGTCTGGTTACACCGTGAAGGCGATGTGATGTTGGATGAGAATGGTCGTCCGATTATCAAAGAACCTAGAAAAGTGAATCGTCGTTTGGAATTGATGTTAGTCGATGCGACCTATCTTTTCGCTACGGATGAGATTGCTAAGTCTTATCGTGAAGAGATTGTGGAAACCTTCTTAGACTGGATCATTGATGACTTACGTCCGATTAACAATAAGACACTAGAACAAACCCGTATTCTTTATTATCCATCTTCTACCATGGGTGAATTTAGAGTGATGTATAACGAAGGTATTGAAACGTATATTAATGCAGCTCAATCCTTACAGATCTCATTCACAGTGAGTAAACAAGTCTATATCGATTACGACATCCAAGAGAAGATTAAGAATGCTTCGGTTAAAGTCATTTACGAAGAATTGAAAAAGAACACTGTGTCTATTTCTTCTATCGTAGCGGCTTTAGTGAAAGAGCATGGTAAAGATGTATTGGGTATTAAAGTACGAAACTTAGGGAATAATGACGATATTGTTTCCTTTACGGTTTTGGATGAAGGTAAGCGAGCTACTCTGCGTAAGAAATTGATTGTACAAAGTGACGATACTTTAGCCGTATCTGAAGACATTACTTTCAACTTCATCTTGCATGAATCTGAAACCACTTTAATCTAAACATAGCTCATTACTCTCCTCTCCCGATAAAGGAGAGGAGAGTAATTTCACTTATGTTTTAATTGCCATTACAGGTTCAGAGAAGATTTGTACTGCTTTGAAAGCTTTATCCGCAATTCGTCGTGCTTTCTCGTATACAACATCTGGGAATTCTTCAGAATGTTTAATCCAAGAATCTACTACATCACCAAGCGTATTAAAAGTTAATTGATAACCTGCCATTACGCCTAAGAAGTAGTTACGTTTAGCTACATATACAGTAACGTCTTTTACTAAGGTTAACGTCAAGCAATCTACCATTCCACGTATTGCATTTTGCAGATTGGTCAATACGGCTTCTTCTTTATTGTTCATGATGTCTTTACGAGTACGAAGATACTTATCCAAAGCAGGTAAAAGATCATCGCAATAGAAGTTGATATAGTTACCAATACGAGTAAATTGACGATGCAAGAAATGTGTATTGTTAATCAAGCATTCTGAAATATCAGAAGTAGAAGAATTCAGAACATCCATGAAAGGATTGTAATCTTTCAGTTCCGTATCTTGATAAGCTGATGCAATATTGAAGTATTCAAAATCATCATTTGTACCAATGTAATCTTCTAAAGAAGTCGTACCATTGTAAGTGGTTTCCTCAGGCGCTTCTTCACCAGACAACAAAGCATTAGCTGTATCGGTAATCCATTGGTTGATTTCATCCAATTGATGACATATGCGATGTTGTGCTTTTTGCTCATGGGTTTCAGTCATGTTGTAGACACGACGATCGGTAACGTAGTCAGCCAATACTTTACCAATATTCACGAATTCACCTAGCTCTTCACCAAAGAGGCGTACTTGCGTCGTAGGAGAGAGGTAATCCTTAAACCAAGCTAGGAGAGCCTGATCATCCGTAACCGTCTTATAAACGCCTTCTAGGGTACCTAGCTGCGATTCTATTGCTTGTTTCACATTTGCATCAGACGAACCTACTAAAGAAAGATCAGTTTTAGCTCGTTCAATACTTTCTTGAATGGTTTGTGCAAAGTCTACAATCGCTTCTTTAACAGAATGGATTGCTTGGTCACGACGATAACCACCGTCACCAACTTGAGCAATGATATCGTTAACGTATTTAGCGACATCTTCTTTCGTGGCACTCGGTTTACCAGCAAACAAAGATTCTGCTGCAACTAAACGAGAACGTCCACGTATAGCTGCCATTAATACTTCATTCATGCTGATTTCATTGCGTACAGCTACTTCAGTTTCAACTACCTGTACGGAAGAAGGCACCGTCGTATAGAGACTAGCGGATTCCAAAGAAATCTTAGGTGCAATCTCTACTAAAGAGCGATGAGTCTCTACAGAAACTTTACCAGTCTCTTGAATATGTTTATAAATCTGTTTCAAAGATTCTTGAGCTGTTTCTAAAGTCTCAATATTGTCTTCTACTGCTTCGGTTTCTTTTAAGACTTTATAGTCTTTATTGATGGCTTCTTGAGGAACATTCAAGATGTCTTCAATTTCAATCGTAGGTGTCGCTCGTTCATCGACGACATTAGTGGGTGTTTCTACTGGTGCGCTTTCAGTAGTCTCTTCATCCCATCCGTATTTAGACATGTCTAAATTCCTTTCTTAAATTTAAGAGTATAATGAAATATAGCTATGGATTTCACTCATAGTCTTATGAAATATTTGTATTGTTTATTAGATTAGAAAGCGTCTCTATGAAGTTAGCTGAATTACTCCATCAGAAAGACGATCCATGTAGTTACATCAATGGGGAACACTTCATTCCTGTTCACATTGGTTTATCTGCTGAAGATCAAGTAAAGTTAGATGAGTTAAGATTAAATTACTTGTCTGATAAAACAGGAAAGAATCCTGAAGAAATCAACTTAACAGAATTAGGTTTAAAATAAAATACTGCTCTCCTCTCCTTTTTACGGGAGAGGAGAGTATAGTATTTAATCTGCATCTTGAGTATGGGTTTGCTCTTTAGCAGTATCCTTAGCTTTATCTTCACCCAAAGCCAAGTTATAAGCAATACGAGCAATCTCTTTCACACCTTTACCAGTAGCCTTGGCTAAATCCACCATACCATCGGAAATATCCCGAAGAGCCTGGTTACGATTCTCACGCTTACGATCTGCTTCTGCTTCTTGTGCTGCCAATTTTTCATCCATTTCTCGATTGAGTTCTTCACGAGTCTTTTTATCTACAGTCATGGTAATCGATGAGTTTCGAGCTTCTTTCTCGATTGCATCTTTTACATCATTCATGTAGCCTAGACCCCATTCCTGAGAAACTTCTTTCTTAGTAGAATCTAGATCCAATAAAGACATGATTTATACCTCAACAGGTACTTCAACAATATACTTCTCTTGAAGTGCTTCGCAGGTTTTCAAGATAGCTTCACGATGCTGAGCGAAAATGCTTTTCTCTTCATCAGTAAACTGTTCAGACAAGTTAGTCAAAACATCGGATACTGTACCGGCTACATTACGAATAGAGAAAGGTTGAGTACGCAGAGTATACAAACCCAAGAAAGTGTGTTGGAATACTGAGAGCGCAGTACGTACGTTAAATACGACTGTACTATTGATCTCTGAAATGTTACCAGAGTACAAGTCTTTGGCTTTTTGTTCAAAAGCATCTTGCGGATTCAAACCTTCTGCATCGGCTACATAGTTAGCAGCGATGACTCCGTAGAACAAACCTACGGCAAAAGCAAAGCCTTGTGAACGACCTTCGCCAGGAAAGTGTTCCTGAGCGAGATTACGATAAACCACCATATCTGACATGATTAATTTCCTTTTCTATAAATTACAAATTTCTCAAATCATAGGCATGAACGAATAAGTCATTATTACCTAATGATTCTAATTGACGATAGAATTCTGATTGTACGTTAATGCGACGACGAGAAGGGATGATGAAATCCATGATGTAACCAAATACTGATTTATAATCGTTGTAGGTTTTCAGGATGATATCAATCCGTTTAATATCCAAACGAATACGATCACCTATTGCTCGATCAATCTTCTTGTCTTTCAGCATAGAGATCAAATCTTCACGAATCCGTTTATACCGATTGACTTCTGTATCGTACGTACCATCGGATACATTAGAAATCCCTAAGGTGTTAAGGAAGAAGATAAATCCTACACCTGCTAAGATAGAGCAGAGGATTTCTCCTGCGATAATAGAAGGCACGACATATACAGCTGCGAAAGCTGCTAAAAGAATCTCAACAAAGATAAATCCAGTTAAAGTAGCTTTAGAACGCGCGCCTATGTACGTATAGAGTTTATCTAACATACTAACCACATGAGCACCGCCACCAAAACGTGCTGCAAACTTATCGGCTAAGTATTCCGAATTGATGTAATCGTATTCATTGTGTTTCGCAATGGATTTAGAATCTCGCACATGGTTACTAACAATAGCCGTAACAATGGTTTCTTTTTTCTTATCGGCTAATTCTTTTACATCTACCTTAGTTAAAGTAGTTGGTTCGTCATTCCATTTTTCCAATACATAAACCAACTCTTCAGTCGTATTGGTTTTCATGATTCGATTTGCCATACCTAACATCGGCATTACTGTCGTGAAAGTATAGACAGAAGCGACAAAGAACGTGAACATGTGTCCGACTTCGTGTAATACAGCAGCAGCTAGGTTTTCATTCGTCATGCTTAAATCACGATGGTAAATAAACATAGGAGAAATGAAAAGCTTAACCGGAATCTTAGAGAAGTCTCCAGAGACACGATAATTCTTCAAGTCTACCATGGCTTTCAATTTACCATTAGCAGTACGGAAGTCTCCATTGTCGTAATACTTACGTATTTCAGGACGAGTTAAAATATTGTTCTTATTAATGTCAGGTGGAATGGTGGCAAACTGATCGTACTCATCACTCAATACCGCATTGATCCCTGTATGTTTTCGAATGATCTTGTTAAACCCTTCAGCGATACGAGGTTCACGATAAATATCGTTAGGTTTCACATATTCTCGAATCCATTCGAAATGAGCAATCAATTCAGGAAAGAAGTCGGAATCAATCTTGGTCCAATTCAGTTCATTACCCATGACTTCTTGGGAGACTTCAGGCGTCCCTAATTGGTTTAATTCATGTAGTCTCATTTTCAATTATTCTTTATACAAATTGGCTTTAAAATAATTATGTCAAAGACAAAAGGATATGAAAATTTATCTTTAAACATAAAATGGCTTAATCTCATAGAGTAAGGATTGAACTCATGTCAGAACTAAAAGGAACACAATGTCGTAACGTTGTGTATTGTAAAAATCCTAAACATTTGGATTACGACTTACACTTAGTGAAAGTAACTGATTACTATCAAGATGGTACGAAAGAACCTAAAGTCAAATTAGTCAAAGACTTTAATAAGACATTCTGGGTAACCAATAGAAAGAATCGACATTACAAACAAAAAAAGGAAAGATTCCCTTTAAGCGAATGTGACGAGATTAAAGCACCTCGTCGCAGAATGGCTGAAGAAGCAGCCCGTGCATTAGACATTAAGTTCTTACCACCTAATCCCAATGAAATCTTAAAAGATCCTTATGTCTTTGGTACAGACTTAACTTCTTCTGCTGAATTGAAGTTTAAATACAATCAATCTAAGTATGCTCGTGAAACAGAGGAATTGGCAGATGTGGCTGCCTTTGACGTAGAGACCAACATCCGAGATAAGAAAAGATGGCAATGGATTGAGATGGCTACTCTTTCTTTTAAAGATGTGGTGATTACAGTTGTGGATAAGTATTTTATCCAAGAGAAATATCCGAATAAAACCAAAGAGCAAATCTTAGAAGATCTTTATAAGTACGATAATATTTATCTTAAAGAGATCAATGAAGAGAGAAAGATTAAACAAGAGTTCTATGTGGTAGATTCTGAAATTGAAGTGTTAACGACTGTGTTTAAAAGAGCACACGAATTGAAACCTGATTTCATTTCTGCTTGGAATATGGACTTTGATATCTCTCGTTTGATTGAAGCCTGTGGTCGTGCTAATATGGATCCCGCTGATTTATTATCCGATCCTTCAGTGCCTCGTGACTTTAGATTCTTTAGATACAATCCTGGTCGAGAGTCTGGTATGTCTCAAAAAGGCGTTTGGAAGACCTTTGCCAACTATGAGAAATGGCCTCAAGTCTTTTGTCCGAGTTCTTTTGTCTTTGCAGACTCCATGTGTTTCTATTACGGATCTCGTAAACACAAAGGTAAGCTACCTAAGTATTCTTTAGATTATATTTTGTCTCGTGAATTTCCTGATGAAATTAAACCAGGAATGAGTGAGAAAGATATAGAGAAAAGAAAAAAGAACAGTCGGATTCGTAAATTGAAGTTTGAAGAATCGAATCACTTAGCAGGTACTCCTGATTGGCATATCTTCATGCAATCTAAGTATCCTTACGAGTATGTGATTTATAACAAGTTCGACTGCGTGGCTTTAGAGTATCTGGATGAACAAACATTGGATCTTTGCCACACGTTAGTTTCTTCATGTGAATACAGTGATTACAAAGACTTTGAATCTGAACCTAAGCGTTTGGCTAACCACATGCACTGGTTTAATCTAGGACATGGTTATGCTTACGGAACAGGTGGTCAGAACTGTGTGATTCCTTTGGATAGTAAACTCATTGGTCGTGACGATTGGATTATTACATTAAGAGCAGACTTATTAGTCGAATCTGGAATGAATAATTTAATTGACGCGCCATTGTTACATACGAATGTTCATCAGGATAGTGGAGACATTGACGTGACCTCGTCTTATCCTTATTCAAATCTGACGATGAATACTTCTGTTGAAACGATGACAAAAGAATTGATCAGTATTGAAGAAGTCGATGAGATCGATAGAAGACAAGCAGGGATTAACTTCAGTGGTGGATTTGTAAACGCTGTAGAGAATGCTTGTAAACTTCTCCATGCCAGTAGTATGGCTGATGTATTGAAAGTTTATCGAACACAAAGACAAAACTAAAAAAATAGTCTAGGAGGGTTTTCCTCCTAGACTATTTATTCTGTCAATTGTTTATAACATTGGTAAGCATCTTCTAATCTTGAGAAACCAAGAATGTGATCTTTTACCACTACGTAATGGTTTTCCTTGTTAATTTTCAATTCATTATTACTGAAGATTGTCTTAACATAGTTGGGAAAATCAAGACTCTTAAAAGAAGAATAATACTGCATTCTAATTGGATAGAGTGTTGAGAATACCATCTCATTATTTTTTGTATCTGTAGAGACAGGTATCAGACAGAAGATTTCTCTAATTACATCTTCCGTTTCTTTAACACCATAATTATAACGCGGGTTTTTATTGAGGGTATAATCCTCTTTAAACCCTAACAAGAAAATTTTCTTTTCAGGATTTCGTTTATAACAGAACATTTTTTATACTCCTATACGACCTATGGAACAAAAAAAGAAAGAACGACACCCGGGAGAAGAGTCGTTCTTTCAAAAGGGCAGGTACGAAAGGTAGGGAAAATACCTGCCAGTCCTATCACAGGGGATTGCGGTCCCCTGAGACACCACACTTTACACTTACATCAAGATGTTACCCACTTTAGTAAGTGTATTAGATTCAGGAGCCGGAGCTTCTTCATCTACAATTACTGGTTGTTCGCCAGTGGCTGTATCTGGATGAGCGAAGATTACTTCGTCATTGTCGATGGTATTGCGAGCTTCTTCTTCACGAGCCTTGCGGCGTTCGATCGATTCATTCAGAAGGCTACCTACTTTAGCCGCAGCAGCCAGTACCAAGCCGCCTACTACCATGGTGGTCAGGAAGCCGGCTGGAGAGGTTACGAAGTCGTGAATGTCACGAGTAGTGATGCGTTTGATTGATTTAACATTGAATTTCATAATGCTTTTCCTTTATACAAAAGAAGTTAATAAAAGTGGATAAGGAATGATTTCCTCATCAGGTTCACGTAAATAGTATATATCTGAGATTTTCTAGAATATAAAAAATAAACCAAATATATTTACTATATGAGAAATCTTCTCAAAAAAGAAAGAGAGACCATGTTGCAGCATAGTCTCTCTGTAGCAGTTATTTAATAGTTGTTGTCCAGCCAGTCTTCAAACAGATTATTGACACGGTTTGTTAACTCGATCAGAAGTAATTCTTCTTCTCTGGTTAAAACATAACCATTGTCTTTCATCCATTGAAGCTCTTGTAAACGATAATAATCCATTATCGATATACCTTTATTTTAATATAATAAACGAGCACTCTTATAGTGTTCTTTATAATGCTATATATTTAAATTATATTAAATTTAAAGGTAAAAAAGAAAACTACTCTCTACTCCAATTAAGGAGTAGAGAGTATTCTTTTCTATGTTTTATACTTCTAAAACGATATTAGAATCAAAATCTATTACGGGTAATAGTTTACCTTTAAAGATTCTATTCTTCTTATCTAAATGGTACTTCGTGTGTGCAGTAATATCATCACAAACAAAATACACAAAGTCATGTAAAGCACCTTCAGTAGGAAGCTTACGTAAACGACCTTGTACTTGAATATTGGTTTGTTCTGATCCTATCGCTACTGTCATGAATACTGCTGCTAATTTAGGAATGTCTAATCCCGTACCTGATGATTGGTGCGTAGAGACACAAATCGTAGAATTAAAGGCATTTGAATCTGGATCATCTTCTACGAAAGAATTGACTTCCAGATCAGGATAACATCCTTTTAAGTAAGCTGCTAATTCACGAGCCATTTTAATAGAGGCTACGACGATTAAACACTTGTATTCTGGATCTACTGGTAATCGAGATAAGAAACGATTAAATACTAGATTATCTATCATGCCAAAATACTGCTTAGTTAAACCTTTTCTTTTTAAGATGGATTTCTCAAAGTTGATGTGGTTATGGCCTCTAAAACCTTCTGAGCGTATCATGTAAGGTTTATCGAACTTAAAGTGAAAAGCAGTAGGTTGTACATGAGGTGTGACATTTTTTTGTTGATATCGATTAATGACTGGATAAGCATAAGCTGCCATTTTATTCACGAAGGAATCCGAAGACTTAATCGTACCTGTTGCTCCTACCATCTTGTTGACACCTAGGTAGGAAATTAACTTACATTGGAAGTGAGAGTCTTGGTGTACTTCATCTACGAATACAGTATCTACACCTAATATCTTTCCTAATTCCATAGGTGTAGCATTAAAGCCCATATCTTTAAATTCTTCTTCAGAATACTGTTCGTAATACTTAAAGTAGAATTGTAAAGTCTTATTAGAGATCAAGATGACTTTATAACGTAATTCGTTATTCAAAGCGAGATTAATAATGGACTTTAATTCTTTGTTACCAGAGACTGTACAAATTTCATGGGGTTCTACTTTTGTAGATTTAGCAAACTCTTTAATCCATCCTGAGATAGAATCTTCAGTTTGCTCACCATGATAACCTGGTCTCATGATACAAACCATTCTCTGTTTGAGTTTTTGACAGATAAAAATGGACGAAATCGATTTTCCTAAACCTACACTAAGGGTCATCAGATAGCATCCATTATGGGTTTTTGTGATAAAATCAATCAAATCTTGTTGTTCTCCACGAGGCTTAATGAAATCTTTCACCTCTGGATACATGTTCTCTACTAACTGAATGTCTAAAGACTTTTCTTCTACTATAAAGTCTTTACCTTCTACTTTTCTCGCTAGATTCAAATAAGCAATGAAATCCGGTAACATGGTTCTCATTGCTCTGATTTGACTTCTGTCTTGGTTAAAGAAGACATAAGCTGCTACTGGTGTAGTCACTTTAGTCTTTCTTCGCTTATCCCAATACTGATTCACCCTAATAAAGTTTTTACACCAAGGACGAATCAGTTCTAGATCTTGTTGGTTTCTAGGATAAATAATAAACTGTAAGGGATAAGCTTCTATTCTCATGGGTTCCATTAATTATCCTTTCTGAATGAAACTTAATATTTTTCTGGATATAAATAACGATCTTTAAGAAAGTAATAACGAGATCCTACAAACCTATACATACCTTCTTCAAAATCATCTTCCAAAAGATCTAAAATTTTCTTTTGGTGTACTGGTGTAAATCCGTTTTCTACTTCACCATTCTTAATGTGGATCAGTTCTGGTTCTAGCATTAACATGTCGTTTGAATCGTCTAGAATAAAGAAACGTGTATCCACATCATCAGGTTGATCGACTAACCATTTTAAAATCTGCCAACCACGATAGTGTAATTTAGAATCTGATTCTAGTTTTTCAAACGCTTTTAAATAAAAACCGTCATCATCATCACCTTTAGGTCGATACAGTTTATCTATAAACGTTTCAGTATATTTATAATACTTTAAGTAGTCTTTATAGGTAGGATATGCGTGATTAGTTGTTTTCCAATCATCGTGAATCTTAATCTCATAACCAGATTGTCTAAATAAATGTTCAAACTCTGATTTAATTTTATTGATTCTCCAACTACTGGAGATCACCACTTGTACTTCGGGATGTTGTTCCTGAATCTCTTTTAGTAAAAGCAGACAAGTAGGATCTACTCTCCAATTATAATTCCAATCTTTTCGTAAGCAATAGCGACGATAAGCATCATGCTGTAATACACCATCAATATCGAGGAATATTACGGTTTGTTGTTTTCTTTCCATAATAGTAAATTCCTTTAAAATAGTAATAATAAAAAATAAAGAGACTCCTAATCAGGAGTCTCTCTACTTTATTTAGATATCATACCTTGCGGTATTGTAGATCCATAAGATCTGGTACAAACAATTCATCCATAGGAGAATCCGTTCTATTGGTATAATAAAACGCATCAGTAGATGAAAGGATTTGTGCTTGTTTTTCATACAACAACGCAGCAGATAAAGATCGACCGATTAACAAGTGGTCCATGGTACCTACTGCATGATTCGTATGGGGTTTAGGCAGTGAATAATCTTTACGAGCAGGATCTGTACACATCATGGTATACGCGACGATCTGTAAGATAGAGAGGTTAATCTCTAGCTTCGTATTGATTACATCGACTAATTCCATTAAGAAGGATTCTGGTGTCACTTCTGTATTACGACGCTTAATGTCTTTTACAGAGGATTTCAAAATCTTCTCAATACCACGTGAATATGCAAACATGTCAAATTGTTTTGGTGTGATTTCAATCATGGATTTTTCTGGATCGTATTGAGTGATGTCAATCTCAATATTCCCGTCATTGTCTACAGACCAACCTAATGTTTTCATGTGTTTCAACATATCGGCTGATAAGTATCCTTCATCTCGTATAGAAACCACATCCAATACTTCTTCAATGACATTGTCTTTCTTATCAACAATCCTCAACATAATCCGATTGACATGTGAAGTACGACGAGGTGACAAGATATTGGTATCTTCTACTTCACGAATATCAGATAAACCTTCAAAGACGACTTCAGGCAATACCAAGTGAATGGATTTGAATTTACCTAAGACTTCTGGTTTAATCCCAATACCCAAACCATCTTGAATCGCTCTTAAATAGTTCAATGCATTGTCATGCAATTGTACTACTGATGCAGTAGCAGATGAGATGTGGTGTTTCGTAGACAATACCATTTGGGTAATAATTTGGGTAAAGGCAATAACGCAATAGTGTCCTAAATTACGATAGCGGGCAATGTTACGAGAAGCCTCACCAAAGCAAGTCGAACATACCCCATTAGGATCCTTATGCTGGCAGCCTAATACCGTACGGACTTTAATCCGTTTACCAATCAGATGTGTATCATTTCTACGTACAGGACGATACTTTCCTGTTTCTTCATCTAGGTAGTTCATGCCTTCTAACAAACGTAAGTCAGACATGACCGATCCTTGTCGCTCACCACGTACTTGGATTTCTAAATGGTGTTTAGATCCACAATCACCATGATGTAATCGGGATAATTCCATACCGACTAATTGTACACGGCGTGATAAGTATTCGGTAAACTTCAAAGGACCAGATTGGTTATTCAATGCTAAAGCGGCTGTACGAGATTCAATCAATACGTGATAAATGTCTTTCAATCCATGCAAGAATCCTGTATCAATTGGATGTTTGAAAATGGATGAGTCCATATCGGTTAGAGAACCCCGTGGACCCATACACTGATACAACTGCTGAGCTTTAATCGAACCTGAACGTAACAGAATAGAAATATTGTTCTGACGGAATCGGTCTTGATCCAATACTTTCTTCTTACGCGAATAAATACCAGGTACATAACCTGGATCAATCACCGTTTCATGGTTCACTGGATATTTCTCTTCAATATCGAGTATCTCTTTATCCAACATGATATCGAGAATGTCTTCAATATTTAGCGTTGCATGGTTGGTTGCTCCACACGTCATGACATCATTAAAGATGGCATTGTTAATATCCATGAACGTTTGCCACAAAACATCCTGCATGTGATTAATGGTTTGTGAATCATTATTGCGATAATACACATCCCATATATCCGTCATGATACTACTGTTCATGTTTAGGATGGTACTGGGTTTAAAATCCGTATCCTCTTTCATGAATGTAGAAATGTGATGTCGAGCATACAAACCTACATCGGGAAACTTCTTATTTAATTCCCAAGCATATCGAGACATGGCTAACTGCATACCAGTAGACTGGATCACCATGTCATCATCGAAGACTAATTCGAATTTACCACGAAAGTTCTTCAATACTTCTACAGGAGAAGCATTAAGTACGGCGCGAGCTGAATATCTTTCCATGACGTTTTCACTTCCTTCTTTTAGTCTTCATCTGTATTAATAATACCCAAGCCAGATTCAGACTCATCTTCATCATTCGATTCCGAATCATTGTCTTCATCTTCCTCACTCTCTTGAGCATCTATCCCTTCTAAGATCATCTCACTTCTGGTCTTACGTTTCTCTTTGGGTTCATCATCGTCTTCCTCATTCTCAATCGTCATGACCGGTTTACCCGTGATGGGGTCTAATTGAGATGGTGTTTGTTGAGATGGATCAAATTCACGATAAGCCAATTGATATCCATTACATTGGAAAATGTGTTTCACAATGCTTAAAGATCGGTTATTACCCAATGGGAATTTATCTCGATCAATAACGGATTCAATATTAGTAGGTTGATCTGCTGTATAAATGTTTTCCAATATCGCTTCAATCGCTGGAGGATTATTCGAGCGGTCATGGATTTCTGCTACGACACCTGATGGCGCACCTGCTACCAAACAACGAATCTCAGATTCAGCAGGGAATCTGGTAGCTTGGCTACGAGCACCATGGGACTTCGCTTTGTCTTTAGACGTAATCGGAGCAATAATGCCATTAGGCTGCGTCGCTGCTGTAGAGACTGCTGCAGCTTCATCACCAATCTTCTCTAGGAAGATATAATAGTTAGGCCCAATTCGATGCTCCAATGTGGTTTCTTCTTCTTTACCTGTATACGGATTAAAGAACTTCAGTTTACGTGGAGGTGATAAGAATCCTTCTTTGATTAAGGTATCGAACATATCCATGTAAGGGACTGGGTTCTCTGTAGGTCGATATAGGTAGAATTTCTCTTTCAGAATGTAGTAGAGGTCTAAGATCTTCGCTCTTTCATCTAAACCACAATACCATTTGTATTGCTTATCTACCGTAATCTCTAAGAATCGCTCGATTCGTTTAAAGCAGTTTTGCAATACTTCTTTCGGTAAGTTAATCACAGAATCTTTTAAGTTAGGGGAATGCTCATTCAAACCAGTAACATTGACTAACCAATCTCGCAGTTCTACCATAGCTGTCTTTAACGATTGCTCGTATAGACGACCATAGTTCATGCGGTTGGTTGTGGTTTCAGGAGAGATCACGACTTGTGCTCTTCTACCTGTTACTGGATCATATGGCATTTCTTCGGGAGGAACGAGTTTTGCAACTACGCCCTTGCCACCATGTCAAATATCTTCAATACGAGTCGTTAATTCGTACCCTGTTAATTTAATAACAGCTCTATCTTTCGATAGACGTTGAGACTATATCTTCACCTTCAGCATTACCTGGTCAGTACCTACTACATTGTAGTCGATATCCCGTATGTCTACGAGCGTGTCTCCTTTTTCCATTTAAGGCAATTAAGCCACTCACTTGAGCCGTACGCTATACCTAGCTAGTCGTTGAACGTTCATCCCAATGGGACGCTTCGCTGCTGGTTTCCCAATCCTTTATATTTTCACTATACTACGTCTATTACTAGCGTAGGGAGTAATAAAGGCTCTAAGGGTCTTCCAGCAATTAAGGAGATTATTTGTTCTGAGTATTTCTACTTCAGTGATCCTCTTTTAATCTCTTGTCATTAAGTTTTAGAAAAAAACCTAATAGAATCAAGGACTTCCAAAAAATCTGTAAGCTTGTATCCTACACCTAACTCTTTTTCGTATTCTGTTTTAACGATGACTACGATATCATCTAACTTACGATTGAAATTACCTACTTTTTGAATAGGTACATTCTTGCCTTTTGCATCTGGAAAAGGTTCATTACAGATTGCCATGCAATGACGAATCAGTTGATCAAACTCATCTGTGAATTCTGCATTACCGTGGTTATCCGATTGGATCTTCTTATACTGAAATAAGATTCGTTCACACCATTCTTTATACGCATCTGCATATTTGTTTAATTGTGCTAATACCTTATCAGATACAGCAGATGTAGTCTTATTCTGTTTATAGACGATAATGTCAATCACACGTGCACCTACGCCATTACCATCTAATCCTGTATCGGTAATGGGATTAAACTTACGAGTGGTTTTCTTAGTAAAAGAAATCGGAATTAAGTCAGGGCGATATTCACGTTTCGCCATGATAATCCCTTCGTAAGCTTCACCTGTAGGACGACAATATTCACCAATGTCTGGAATGACTTTATAATTATCGTCATCTCCGTATAGGTTTAGAGGAAACTCTTTCTCCCCTAATTCCATGGTACGGGTAACATAGACTTTGGTTTTGACTTGACTGACTACATCTTTAGATACCAGAATGGAGTCTTCAATAGTGCCTTCTAAAGAAGAATACAAAGTATTCAACTCTCGTCCAGGACAATAGTTACCATCTTCTCGTTTTGCTGGAGAATCGTATAATATAGTCCCTTTAGGAATAGAAGCTCCTACACGAATATTAGCAGTAGCAGATGTGGGTTTATAAGGGAAACCAAACTTTGTGTGATTGCTACATACTCTTTCGATATTAATGATACCATAAAGAGGCTTAGTAGAATCTTCGTCAAAGGTTTGATAAATGACAATCCTTTGTGGAGAGAATTGAATTCCATTAAACGATGAAGGTGTATAACGATCCACAATGGCTATAATATTGTGAATGTTGTGCTCGGTTTTAATGGAATAAGTATATTTGCCGATTTCCTGTGCAAATCCCGTTTGTATGGAATCGGGTTCACAGCCATTTATGACGTAATGTTGTGAGAATGCTGATGCTTGCATTTGCGCTCGAGAAGCAGATACCGTATCAGCAAATGAATTGAACGCAGTCATCCCTCGTAATTCCATTACGTTCTGGTTTAATTCATAGCTCATTTTCCGAAAGTTCCTTTTTAATTAGATTGGAATAAAATGTGTAAATTTACTTAATTGCTATATAGCAATATAATGATATATGTTTGAAAGGTTTTTCAAGATGTCCTTGCTGAATGATACTTTCGATGACTCTGGATATGGTCACGAAGATTTTAAAACAGTGATTGAAGATCACTTGCCTATTCTTTCCCGCGCTGATAACATTGATGAAATCATCAATGTCGCTCCTATCGATGCTGCTCGTTGGGAGTATGACTTCTCAGGTTTGTTACGTTTCCTAGGCGTTCAACCACAATATCATTGGGCGACTATGCGTGTCAATGGACTGCGTAGTGCCGACGAATATCGATCAGATCTCATCCAAATCAAAATCCCTTCTAAAGAAGTGATCGATCGACTCTATAACTACTATAATACGGTAATACGTAAAAGCGCAGGCTAAACGTATTCCTATTATAATCGATTACTAAAAATAATAAATAGTCAGAACAAAACGTTAGATTACTCTCCTCTACCTTTTTACGGGTAGAGGAGAGTAGTCGTTTCTGTTATGCTCGTTTAGCTACACCAAAGAACTGACCTACGTTCTGTTGGGCTTGCTGAGCGAATTGATTATTTGCATACATCATTGGGTTTTGTCCACCAAATGGTACTAAGGGTGCTTGTTGGAACCCCATGGGGTTTGCAAACTGGCTTACTTGAGCAAACTGTGACATTTGATTCGGGTACTGCATGAATTGCGAACGCGCATCGTATTGTGACAGTTGTGGCTGCAAGTGTGCCGGTACAGCTTGTTGGTAGGGTTGTTGGTAAACAGGTTGCTGAGGCAAGAACTGATTACCTTGTGGCGCTACCGGTTGTTGTACTTGTTGAACAGGCTGTTGGTATATTGGTTGTTGATATACCGGCTGTTGTGGCAAGAATTGGTTAGTGTGCTGTTGCTGTACAGGTTGAGTTTGTACAGGTTGATGTACCTGTTGAGGAATAGGCTGTTGATAGACAGGTTGTTGTACTTGAGGTGCTTGCGCTTGTACCTGTTGTACGGGCTGTTGTTGTGCAGCGTTACCATTGCTTGGTGCAGATACGGTATCCCATTTCTTCACTTCTTGCTGTACCGGAATAGAGCGAGTCGCTTCTTCTACCGATACATTGCCTTCATTACCTTCTTGCAGAGGAATCATCACGTATTCAGATTTCCATTTGGATACGGAGAATTCATCTTCAATCCAATCAATCTTCGCTGTGGTTTGCAAGAGTTCTTCTTCAGCTACTGCTGCTGGAACGATTGGATATGGACCAGAAAAGAATGCTTTAGCGATTTTGTTGGTATGTGCGGGCAAGGTTTTCATCGCACGGATGAATGCTTCGATATAAGGCGCGTCAGTTGCGTCAGAAACGCCGTAGAATGCACCTTTCTCAATATCTGGCATGAAGACATGGCAAACGGCTTTAAGTGTCTTTAAATCGGCTTTACGGACCGGTACGCCAAATACTTTCGGTTTGTAGTCTTTAGACTTTTCAGTCAATTCAATTGTTTTATCAATTTCATCAACCAATGGAGAGGACCAAGTCGCTACACGAGAGTATTTACGATTACCAATAGTAACCCCTTTACGCAATGAAATAGTAGCCGGAGTATTTGCACCACCTTGACGTGCTAACTTCTCAATGATCTTATTGAAGTTTTCTGCAAAGGTTTTATCGGTTTTACCAAACTTACCAATGATGTCCAATTGCTCCGCAGTCAAATCACTGTGTTTGCTGTTACTGGACAAGTCTACCAATACCATCATCAAGTAAGCCAATTGAGAACCGTAGAATCGAGTAAACTCTTTACGTACCAAAGAGAGTACACGAGATTCTGAACGAGCCAAGTTTTCGATGAACGGATGGAAGATCACGTAGCTGGCTACTGCTGGAGAATTCAGATTCTCACGAGTCGGCAATACCAAGTAACGATGATCTTCACCAAACTTAATTCCTACTGGAATCAGCTTCGTGTTCATTTGACGTTTTACCTTACCATCATCATCTACATGCAAGTTACATGTATTCAAGATGTGTTGATAGATTTCTAACATGTTCATTTTTATTTCCTTTAATTAATAGTGTTGTCCGTTAGGATTATTTCCATAACCCATATTGGTATTTACTGTGCCATTAAAATCTACAGAAGGTTCATTAGACCAACCTTGGCGAGCTGAACCACCAAAGAGTTTCTCATCGTACACATCGGTGACAATGTCCATTGCAGTATTGATATCCGCAGCATTATGGCGATACAAGTCAGTACTGGTGGTGAGCATCGGTGAAATGATGGAGTCTGCAAACATTGGGAATACAAATGCTTCTTCAATACCGTTATCGTATTTCAGACGCATGAAGATGTCTACACCCATATCTGCACGCACATACAGTGTAAAGCCTACATTATTACCACGAGAGACAATCGGACCTAATTCATCCGTTAAGCGTTGTTGATACGCTGGAATGAATTGTGCCAGATTAATCATTTGGCTATAGCCACGAATATCAGTAATGGTGGTTTGCGTGGCAAAGTTACTCAATCCACCCATGGCTGAAATTGGCAACATGTTCGTACTGGTGAATTCAATAGCCGTTAATGATGAAGTAGTCATGAATGAGGTGACGACATTCGATACCACTACTGCCATGATAGATTCAATCGTCGGTTTATCCCATTGACCTTGATACTGAGTGGTTTCGTAACCGGTATCGTCTACTTGAGTGATTTGTTCTAAGTAAGGACAAATCTGTTGCAAGAACTTATAGTCAAAGTGTGCAACACGAGCACTGAAGAAGTTATAGAGTGCCCCCATGAAGATGGAGTTCAAGATAGAAGGATCGGCTACGGCAGCTTGTACAGTAGCTTGTGCACGTACTGGATCTACCATGCCTGTCATGGCATCTGCATTAATGGTCGTTGCCATGTTCTCAATGATCTTAGAGAAGACATTGGTTGGAGAGTTATTGGTACGATTCGTTAATACGGCTGCTTGCTGTACTTTACGATAGTCTGAACCAATAATCGGTTGATGACCATCTGCGGGTAAAGTAGACATACCGACTACATTACTGGCTTTCGCAGACTGTATCAAGTTTTGTGGGGTCATGCGCCAAGTCGCTGCACCATTATACGCATCAACAGAGAAACCACTACCAATAACTGAATAGCTACCTGCAACAGTAGGAATCTGGATACCATTGACTGAGCGTTGAGAGAGTTTGGTTACGGTATTCACGTAGAATACAGTATTTGGTGAAATCAAAATATCTTGAATACCACGCATGGCTACATCACGACAGTCTGTATAACCGGCAATCAATTCACGAGTAATGAGGTTATCCGCTGTAGTTTCTACAATCATGATGAATGTATAACGATTGTCACCCCAGCCATTGGGCATAGCGACTGCCATCGATTGACCTTGATAGGTTTCGACACGATCGCTTGGCATGATGAAGTTGTTACAGGCTTCTGAAATCATGTTCGTGGGAATTGAACCATTGAACTTATCGGTCATTTCTCGAATATTGTTCTCAACCGTGTTCGTCATCGCTGTACGAAAGGGTCGTAAGTACTGATTTTGGAAACCATGTACCCGAATCAATTTTAATGATTCGATTTTAAAACTAATCCGTTGTCCTGCACTTGCAAAGCTATTATAACTTGCCATCTGTTTGTTCCTTTTTACAATTAGATTGTTTCATTGAGTTTTTGATTGCCTTCAATGAAGAGCATCAGTTCAGCAATTCGATTACGAATATTCGATTGTACGACCAATCGACCTTCTTTCACTGGGATTTTATTCTGGGCTAACCAAGAGTCGGGTAATGTTAGCAACCAGTTTGTTCCAGAGATTTCAGATTCAATTAAGCCAATACAGCCAATTGCTGACATATTGCGTTTTTCTGATTTAGTGTTTCCTGCTAAATCAAATCGTTTTTCCAGCATTTCCTGAATCGCTGGCGTGAGGTTATCACGATGTGAATGTGGGATGTGGATTTGGTCAAATCTCGGCTCTAAAGAAATAGAAGAGATAATGGCGGCAAATTCGCAGAAATCGTGATGCCACAAAATGGCACGGATAACAGCAATCAAACCAATAAATTCATCCAATTCCAAAGAATCGAAAATAACCGTATTGATCGATTCATCTACCAACCATTTCAATAAGGTCAACTGAACTTCTTGCAGAGGTTTAGAGTAACCATCTTCATTCGATTGAATAGACAAATCAAACTTCGTTCTCATCGCATCTAAAGATTCCCAGTAGAGTTCTTGAGGTAACTCTGGACACAATGTTTGGATCAAACGCTGATGGTCATTCACTGCCATCTTTAAGAAGATCTTATCATCCGACAACAAATTACTACGTGCGTAACCCACATCCAAGATAGACTGCGAATTGCTTTCAGAAAAGCTATTGTTATCCGTAATCGGATTACGCTTAATCTGTACTTGGTTAGGATCAGTGGTAGAAGGTTTAGAGATCTGTTTGATCTTAGAACGATAGAGGTAATAAATATCCTTAATCAGTTGGTAAGAACCATCTGTACCTGAGATATCCCCTAGAGTGACTTTCTTCAGTACGATAATCGCATACATGTAATTCTGGAAATCTTCTTCAGATAAGCCAGATACTACAATGTTATTGATATCGGTTTGTACTTTCGTATTTGCCATGAATTCTTTTAATCGTTGCTCTGCTCTACAATCATCCAAGATGGTGCCGTGCAACATTTCCATGGCGTACACTTCTTTTGCATTACGACCGTATTCCTCGCGTAAACGACGATAGGTCACTTCACCCAATACAGGCGCTGCAAAACGCAGTGCAAAAGAATAAACCACTAACTCTAAGTAATCCTCGTATTCGTACGTGGTTTCTTTCGGTACCGCAATACGATTCTCATCGTATCGAGTAACAGGTTTAGTCGTCACGTATACTGGCGTATTGGGATTGACAATCCAGTTACGAATTTCATCCAAAGAAATCAAATCGTAAATCTTAACAAATATACGATTCAATTCATGCAGTAATGCTTCGACATTATTAATCGTATCGATCGCTTCCCTTAGTTCTTTATAGCAGCTAAAGACTTTTTGCTGCCAATCTTGAGGTTTCGTCGTCACCCATTGATTGAATTCATTATAGGGTGATGCGGCAGTTTCAACATCATTACTGTCCTTACCCTTAATGTAGTATAAAGAACTGAATGCAACCGATTCAGATCCATACCGGACATGTATTAATGCTTTACTACCGGACATGTCAAAGTACAATTGTGACATGGTGCTCTTCCTTTAGTTTTGTTAACAAAATAAAAATAAGAATACGTCTATTCTTACATTTTAATAATATATTGTTGTAATAATTTATACTAAACTCTCTAGGAACCTTTCGGCTCCTAGAGTAGTCTAAGTGGGTTAGATTTTTAGATTAGGGAAGCAGATCATCAAAATCACTACCAATATCGTTAGGAGTGCTATTGTTGCTGTTGCCACTGCTATTAGAAGCTCGGTATCCAGAAGCTTTGTTTTCTTTTCCATCTTCTTTTTCTGCATCTTTATCTACGTACTCTTGTGTCAAGACATTCGCCAAGATCAACTTAGCATTGTTTACGAATTGAAGCATCATGCGTTCAGAAGCTTCTTTAGGTTCGATTGGTTCGTTAGAGTTAATATCGTAAATCACGATATCACGATCCAATTCAAAATTGAATTTCACACGACCATGTGTGTTATTGATGGCAGAAATGAAGTAGATACCATTTTTGTCACGACCTACTAAGATTTTACCAATCTCACGACGTTCTGCTTTGTCCATGTCTTTGAATTTCACATAGCCAAAGATAGAAGAGACGATGGTTTTGGCTTCGCCTTCGTGAGGCAGTTGAGAGAGCATCACCAGACCTTCCAGAATAGCCAAGAAGGAAGTGATTTGACCATCTTTAAAGTCAAACTTAATGGATTTTTGTTTACGCTGTTTGTCTTCAGAGAGACCAGTATAAACATTCAAGTGCAGTACATTGCCTGTTACGTAGAGGTTGAAGGAAGCAACTGTTTTCTCTTCATTACGACCCCACAAAGACATGATGCGAGTATGGGTAATATTGTTACGGTATTTAGGAGCGAATCGTTGTTCAGCCATTTTGAAAATCCTTATTAGGTAAAAGTGGAAATGTAAGAGTGTTTCATTAAATGTGTTGGGTGTAAAGTTATTCACATACCAGTAATCACGTCTAAGAGACGATGGCGAATTTGAAAGTCTTTGACACTGTTGATGTTGTGTCTAATCTTATCCGCAGTGGTTAAAGGTGTCCATCTATTCTCTTTAGCCAATTCGATTATAGTTTGTCTAAACTTTGGTACTTTCGTACGAAACAATGTTTTGTCTCCTAAGATGGTTAATAAGTCTAACCTAAATGGCATAGGAGGAATGGCATTATGGTTTTCGTACTTGGTATACCACAACTCACGACCTTTGATTGCTCCAGTGTGTGTTTCCAGTAGTTTGAGATTACTGAACTTTCTATAAGCGGTTAAATCGTAAGCGTAGCTGGTAATGATAAAAGCTTTACGTGTTTCTCTATCGGTGATTTGATTTTTAAAAATACGAATCATTTGTTTCTTATCACTAGGAAGATCAGGATTCAAATGAGCATTGTATTTCTTTAAAACAATCTGTAAGGTGTTTAACATCCTTTTGGTATAGTTCTTTTGCAATTCGGTATTATCGAGTTTCAAAAGCACTTCTTTATTGATGTGTTCTAAGTCGTAATAGTTAGGCGTATAGAAAACGACTTCGACACCATTACATTCATTTCGACACACGTCTTTAATCATTTCGATTTCAAACATCAATGCTTCTGCTAATTGACTGTCTGAAACCAAGTCATGTCGTAATCTCGGTATCGCACCCCAAAGATTACGGAATAGGGTTTTAACGTTAATCCAGATTACTTCAACATTTCGATAAGGGTCGACTTTATGTTTTAAGTCATCATGGATGTTTAGCAAAGATTCAAATGCTAAGGAAGTACCAATGGATAATGGTATCTTTCCTCTTTCTCGTTCATTGGTAAAGTCCATGATGCTGTCCTTAAATAATGTCTTTTAAGTATTCTGGAATCAGTTTTACAATACTACTGGAATTACCTCGCTCAGTAGCTTTTCTTTCAATCAAGTCAACAATGTTATTTTCATTAATGATCAAAGGGACATATTCATTTTCTACTGAGAAGACTTCTTTATCCGTAGCAATCACACTTTTATCAGTTACAACCTTAATCGACCAACTAATAAAAGTGTATTCGGATTTTAAAGTCATGAATGAACGATCAGCAGTAATGGGATGTCCTTGTTCACATTCTAATCTGACTTTACTGTGTAAAGGTAGTTTAGTCACAATCTTTTTAATCTTGTCTAAAGAGTCATCAATCGATAATCCGGTAATGACAATGGTTTTATAAATCGTGGCTAATTCGTTTTCAATAAACTTCGCTTGAAACGTACCGTCAGGTTGCATGACAAAATCAATCATGCCTTTGGGTTCTTCTTCTCCATGTTTTAAACGAGAGAATGAACCAGGGGCAATAATGCGTTCAAATGTAGAATGGGTATGGACATGTCCAATAAAGATTGGACCTTTGACTATAGAGAGATAATTGTCTTCAATGTGTTTATGGTCAGCAGAGATTTCCGGTAATTGATACTGGAAACAGCCATGCATAACTGCCATGTCGATTTGTTTTAATTGCTTCTCTTCCATCAATTCTAACACTCTCTGATAAGTATCATCAGGAGAGGAACGAGGACGATCAGGAATAAACAAAACGTGAAGATCAAATTTGTCAATATATTTAATGTCAACATCTTTAACAAATAATAAATCGGCATTAATGCCAGAGTTTTCGTTAATGTGGACAAACTTCTCCATTTGTCCCGCATCGTGTAATGGGGTACCATCTACAATGATTAAAAGACAATCGTGTTCTTTATGCCATTTTAATAGATAGTAAATCGACTCTTCTGTCGTAAAAGTATCTGGATGGTTATTGGGCATGAGTTTGTCCCAGTAATCACCATCCAGTACCGTAATGTCGTAGGAATAAGATGTTTTATCGTAAGGAAAGTAATGTCTTACTTCTTCGAATATCTTTTCAGAAGGGGTTTGAGCATGGCAAAAATGCACATCTCCAAACACCCGTCCCTTTATTGGTCTTAACATCTTCTTATCCTTGTAAATTTAGTTAGTAATCTTCATCGTCAGAGATAAAGTCAAGACTAACATTATTTACAGATTGAGTAGAAGGTTTAGACTCTTCTTGAGTAGGATGAGCTTCTTCTTTGAGTTTATCAGCAATATCCAATACACCCATGACTTTAAAGAATTCTTTCCATTTTTGTTTATGTGCTTCAATCGCTTCAGGAGAAACACGAGAAGCTAAAGCATCAAAGTAATTCTTACGTTCTGCGGTACCCAATTCATGGTAGTTTTCAGCATACTGATTGATTTTAACTAAAGTCCCACCTACCGTGTCATCACCTGGCTCTACGGTTTCTTTATCGGCAGAAACCAAGTGATAAAAACCATCAGGATAGATAGAAGGGACTTGAGCGACGATTTTGCCTTTATGAGTTAGATTGACAGGACGATAGACACCACCTGCAAACTCCAACCAAGTCGTGTCATCGTAAGGATCATCTGTAGATACAAATCCACAATGTCGGGCTAAGTAATTATTGATGTAATCATGTACATCCATGGTAGAGAGTTCTTCGTCCATTTGTCGACGAATATCTTGTATCGTAGCCATGTGTTCCTTAATGGAAATGTTCATGGCTTCTTCTACAGAATTAATCTCGCTAAATGAAGTATTCTTTTCTTGTTCCAGTAAGTTGATTTCTGCCATTTTAATTTAATATCCTTTATTGAATTTATCCAGAGTGTATTTAAATACACCACCTTCGTAAACAATAGGTTTCTCGACTTCGACATAACCTTCTTTATCGGTTACGGTAACAGAGACATAGAGACCAATCGCTGCTTCCGGTAGGTCGTATATGCTTTTCTTATTGCCTTGTAAATCCGCTAATGAGACTTCTACGGTTACCGAATCAAAGAATTTACTTAAGTAAGACTGTAAGTAAACCTCCATGGAGGAGCGTAATGCTTCTGCGTCATTTACATTGTCTGCATTAATTACTTGGTAAGTCTTAAACATTCGGTAGTAAAGGGAAGATTGTGAACCATCTGAAGTAAAGAAGTTCGCTAACAACCAATCCAGTTTAATCTCTACACCTTTGTCTATCCAACCAATGCCATCTAATGTCGGTACCATTTTCACATTAGGATCTTTATTCGTGATTGCCATTTTACTAATCTTCTTAAACACAAAGTAAAAAAAGAGTAGACAGGTTTTCCTGTCTACTCGTTTCCAATTCACATTATAAGTAATTACCATCCAAGCTTGTTGGATCGATAATTCCTTCTTCATCTTCAGATGAAATCAGATTGTATAATGCATTCCAGTTTTGTTTGATGATGAATCGCTCATTCACCATTAACTCTGGAAGTGCTTCTACTTCGTCATTGTAGTAGAAGACAAACTTATCTTCTGCTTCATCGTCTAACCAATCTTCATCACCATATTGCATCGCACCATTCATGACATTTTGGAAATATGGGTTCTGCGAACCCACTAATCCAGGATACGGATTATCACGTTGCCATCCTTCCATACGACCTGACATAAACTCTTTCAAGAAGTATGGATTTGCCATGGTATAGTTTTGGTTATTGACTGATGCTGTTCTAAAGTCATCTACGGTATAGAGACGTTTAAATCCTTCATCAAACATGTTACCTGTACTGTCTAAGTTATTCTTAGCCAGATTAATCGAGCGCATGGCTGATGCGTGGAAGTTGGACATCAATTGATCTTGAAATCCTTTCACGACTTCTCCATATTGAGCCGATAGATTTTGGATTTGGTTTTGAATGAAATTTGCCGTATCTAACGATATGGCTCCGTACATGTGGTTACGCATGGCATCGCGTCCACCGGAGATTAACATAGCCATAATTAGTTTCCTTATAGACTGCCTAGGCTTTAAATTGATTCATGAAGCTTAGCTGTTCTGGATTAGGTTGGGTTTCTTTCGTCATGGCTACGGCAATAGACATGGTGGTTGGTTTAGGCAATGAGGTTACACCATCTGCTGTATAAGGATCAATCAAGTTATTGACCGAATACTTAGGTTCAAATGGCTGTAAAGCACGTGCTGTAATGTTATCCAAGAGCAATAAGAAATTTTCTGTGTCGCCATCGTAGTCACCATTGTACATTGGAGCGATAGGACCTGATGTAGAGGCTGACATATCTCTTGGATCGGTTTTTACACGTGTTACTCTCAATAGCAAAATCGAACCATGTTTCAAGGTAGGGTTACGGTTTAATAGGATAGGAATACCATATTCACCACACGGTGCTTTAGATTCCATGATCAGTTCAGTCATGATCTGGTGAATCTCTTGATTATACACCATTTGGTATTTGGTCATGATTGCCATGATTTGGTTAGCCGAATATCCTTTCTTGTATAGCTTAGAACGGATATGTGGACCAAACAAGGACATGGCACCTACCCAAGGTAACCATACTTCATCGAAACGATGGGGTTCTGTAATAGCTGTTACCACGAAACGCGCAGAGAAGTGAGAGCGTGTGGCGTCAATATGTTTACGGAATAAACCATACTTCTTACTCAAGTAAGTTGGATCGATTTCTTTACCATAATACTCTGCCATTTCAGATAAGAACTTAGAAGTACGAGACTGCTTGGTTTTTGCTGAGGTTTTACTTCTTAAGTTTTCATCATTGTCAATTCCTACCATGCGCCTGACTGCTTTTAATAGCTTAGGCGTAGAGGCATCTACCCATTGCTTACCATTGGATTTCTCAATAATGGTTAAAGCACGATTTGGAATTTGGACATACTGTACCCAGACATCTTTACGATTTTCTTTAATCAATCGGTAAAGCTCAGGACCTCGCTCTTCTGCCCGAGTATTGAATTCTGGATTCAGTAATAGGAATTCCATGTATCGATCAAAATTGTCGTAAAAGAATTGATAGTTTCTGACATTCAATCCATGTTCATCGAGTTTTTGTAATGCTTTACGAATAGGGGCTGACATCTTCGTGATTTTGGGTTTATAATCCGGATCGGTTAGCCATTGTAAAAGATTAAACTTAAACGATGAACGTTGCAGGTAGGATTGTAATTGATACCAAATCTTGATGTTCATTAAAGCAGGTACACCTTCTGGTGCTCTAACCCAAATCTTATCATCTAGATTATTGGTCACTATCTCTTCTACGACTGTATCGCATTTCTTACATCTTACTCCCTTATACATTTTCATGGACAATGCACCACAAGAACAACGCGGTACATTATCGAATACTTCACCAACTTCTAGCATCAATAGACTGTTGATCGTTGCTTTGTCTTTTTGACTTCTGTTAGGCAGATCATTGACGATGATTTTCGCACAGGTTGTGTTATTGTAAATCTCGTCACTATTGACGTATTTTAAGTAAGTTCCCATTTGTTTACACTTCCTTCACGTAGTTAGTTTGCTCTCAAAATAGATCATCAAAGATAATGCTATTTCTAAAAAATAAAACTTAAAACAAACATAAGAAATATCCCCTCCTGACCCTTTTGGGAGCCAGGAGGAAACATTCTATACTACATTAGTAGTGACGACCGTAGTTGAAAATACCTGCGCCTTGTTTAGCACTGGCTACGTTTTGATAGCCGAGCTGAGCACCGATATTAGACACCATGGCGTTGTTGATGTGTACTGCGTACTGAGCTTGGTTGACTGGAACAACAGTATTGCTGTTGAGCAAGTTCATACCGGCATGACGCATACCCAATACCAGAGCTTGGATGAATCGAGCATCAAAGTCTACACGTACGCCATAGCCAGTGACTTTAGCAGAAGGTGCCTGACGTTTGATGACGTCTTGTTGGATACCCAAGCGTTGCAGCGTGTTCAGAGAAGGATCTACTGACGCGTAAGTCCAGTCTGTTACGATGGCCATGTTTTCGACTTGACCATTGACTTGGTTCAGGAGCAGACGACGGTCGAAGTCTTGCAGTGAACGGATGGCTTTGAGTTCGTTGTTGTAGTAAGAACCTACAAGGATTTGACGATCACGCAGTGTGGATACTACGCGACCATCACCGCCGAGTTTCTTATACTCTTCAGTGAACGCGCCGTTGGTCAACAGAGTAGCCAAGTCAATCAGGTAGCTGTTGTAAGAACCTGGTTTAACCGCTTCGTCGTAAGATTCGATGGCAGCTTGCAGAATGGCGTTGTATTTCCATTCGCCAATGGTACCCAAGCCTACTTCCAGAGAGAATACTACGTCAGGACGGAAGTAAGTGTTCAAGGTTTGTACCCAAGCGGCATCGTCGTATTTAGGATCGTCAACTGGGAACGGTTCGAAGTTAGGCAGACGCAGCATTTGAGAAATGTCGTAGCCCAGACCTGCTACTGAATGCAAGCTGTTCGGAGCCTGTTGTTTAGGATTCAGTGCAGTCATTACCCACCAGTAGTTGTCCCAAGAAGCAATCACACCAGATACCAGACCGAAGAGGATGTTACCCATGGTTTGGCTGTCGGAAGGATTGATGGAAGTGAATACCACGTTAGTGACGTATACACGAGTTGCATCCACTGGAGTTTGTTGACCAGTTACGTTTGCGGCACCGTAGCCAGTAGAACCCCAAGGATTCATGGCAGATGCCAAACCAGCAGTATTCGGAGATACAGGCAACAGATCCACATAACCAGTCAGGCGAGTCACTTCGCGTGCGATGTTGGCACCGTCCAAGAAAGAACCGCTGTTTTGAGATTCATCACGAGAAGATACAGTGTGGATGAAGTCAGCACGGATGGGTTGACCAGCATGGTCGAATACAGGCGCAGTGTTCAGTTTGCGTTCGCAAGTCAATACTTCAGTATTTTTGTGCGCTGCAAAGTTCATGTCGATGAGTTTACGTTCACGACGATTTTTCTCATATTCGGCATGAGTGATACAAGCCATGAGGTATTCGATCAGGTTGTTCAGGACGACGCCTTGGTCTTTCAGATCGATTTCGTCAGTGAAGAGAGTGCTACCACCGCAGTAAACAGCATCTTCTTTGAATTTGTCTTTAGCGGTTTTCACGAACAAGTTCACGAGTTCTTGTGCATTGAACATTTGGCTAGGCAAGATGTCGATGCTGAACTTACGACCATTCAGGTCGACTTGTTGTTCACGCAGTGTATCGGTGGATTTGCAAATTGCTACGGCGTATACACCACGCAGGTTTTTCTCGCCATTCTCACCATTGCGACGAGCGGTTACCAGCATCACGTCCAAAGGCAGTTGAGGATGGTTGTTGTGGTCCATTGGAATGATTCCAATATCCACTTCATTTACGGCAACACGAGCTTCCAGTACTTCTTTCAAAGTTTTCTCAAAGCTCATCAGAGAACCATTGATGACGTTGAAGCCACCAATGCCACGGTTACCGCTGAAGGTGAAGGGTTTCGCGTTTCCCAAGAAACCAGATTGTTGTTGGTTTTGTTTATCGTTGAAATCGATAGCCATTTTTCTTTTTCCTTTAAAATAGAAGGGTTGTTTACAATTAACGTTAACTGTAATAGATAGAATATAAAGATTGATTGAATTACATTCTGTTCCCTATTACACATTAATAGTATAGAGTTCAATATTTTTTAAATTATATTAAAAGCTATACTAAAATGTTCGTTTTACAAAAAGAGATAATATATCTCCCTATGCTAACCCTTTCGGATCAGCATTATATTCTTTCATATATAGGTAGTAAGTAGAAGATTTTATTTACTTACCAAATAGTGACTAAATAGATAGGCAATAGTAAATCTTCATATGACCGTCTATTACTTAAAAATTTTATTATATCAAAAAGAGTTCAGCTAATGTTTAATATTGTTGGTATCACGAACCAGATACGTAAGGAAGAAACTTGGCATTTGGCTTATGCTAACCGAGTGATCGATAACAGATTAAAAAGAGCCATTAACTGGTATCGTAACAACTATTACTACGTAGCTGGTCAACACATTTTATATCGAATTTTACATCATCTGGATATTGGGGAAAATATTCCTGATGAGTACGTAGAACAATACGTTTATAATACGGCTTTTGTCAAAGCCAATGCTTTAGGATTTACTTCTTATCGAAGCGTGGGGAAATTACACTATGGAAACTTCTATGGTCCGAATACGACTGAAGTGATTACGATAGTAGAGAATAACTGGGATTGGGAATATGTCAAAAGAGAATGGCAAGAATTAAGTCCTGTGATTGTCTTACGTCATGATCAAACCCATGTCTCTTATAACTTAATGACGATTAAAAACTATGTCGATAAACCAGGCTTTGCCATTATCCAGATTGATATTAATCTATTAGTGATGCAATACTTAGCTTGGCGTATTCACCATAGAAGAATTAAGGTCGTCAATCCTGAACACAAGATTCCCAATATTGGTTATTTCTTAGGTATGGTCGTATTGCCTAATATGTTACCTTCTCATTTGAACCAAGTGATTATTAATAAGAACTGTATGCTTACTGATGACAGTATTTCTCCTACGATTGATTACGTAGGCACTTCGTTCTATGTCAATACTTCTTCTCAAGAATTAGATGCGGATATTAAAGACATTTATTCAAGAGCGAGAAATGGTAACTACAATATTGCTAAGATTTGCCAGAACATTCATGGGATTGGTGATGTAAGAGCCATTACATTTATGGATAATCCACCTATTCTTTTAAACAGACAGAATAAATGGGTCTATGTATTAGCCATGTCTCGATTCTTAAGACATTGCTTAAATGTACCTGCTCAACCTTACATGTATGTTAATCGTGGTTATATTAATCGATTCAAATACGAGCTTCTGAGTTTAAAAGGAGGTAAAGTATTTGACGATTATAGAATTGCGGATTTAAAACCTCTGTTTGAAAAAGAAGTCGAATGGTTGTTTAATTTGTAAAAAATAGATTCACTCTACTCTCCTGTTTAGGGAGAGTAGAGTATTGTTTTATGCTTTCTCTGCTAATTGAGATTTAATCCGATAACCTTCCAGTTGCCAGATTTTCTCAAAGGCATTGTTGTAAGCGACTTGTTGGCCAATGGTTTGATCAAAGTTTTCAGGATCGATACAAGCTGAATCCCCTACCACTGTAAAGCCATTCTTTAAGGTAATCGCACAAATGGTTACAGTAGTATTTGGAATACGATGATAGTAAACACGCTCTACCAAAGATTCCAGTTTTTCTTCATCTAAAGAAATGATTTCACTCATTTTATTTTCCTTTAATAATAGTCAGATATTAATTTACTGTTGAATTTATCAAAGAAGAAAAATCCGACAGCTTCTAGTGCAATGTAATAAGGTGCACACAAGTTAATCACAATGTCGCGTTTGGCTACAATAGGAATAATCTCAGCCGGAATCGGTTGAGAAGTAAATACCCCATAAGGAATATTAATGGTTCCTAAGTAGTCTTTCTTCCTTTTTCTCATGTTCTCACGAATATCATTGGCTAACTCTTGATTGACAAAAGAGTTTAACCAATTTTCCATATCGGTTTTATTCGCAATATCTAACTTCACGTTAAATGAAGAATAAGGAGGTGGATCCGTCATGCCATAGTGTTTACCGAATGTTTCATTCCAGAACTTATAATTGGCAAAAGGAGATTGATCTTCTTCTTTCTTATAAGAATCTTTCTCTTTAATCTGGGTAGAACGATAGTAAATAGGCTCACCTCTTTCTAAAGAGTGAATGATTCTTCTTTCAGCATCAGCGACTTCTTTTAAGATATCGAGTACTCTGATTTTCTCATCACTATGGAAATTGTACAATCTTTCCATAATCTGTTCAGCATGTTTAATGATGTCTTGAGGACTATTTGAGTTCCTCATGTGGACACCTTTCTTCTCAATATCCAATTCTGAATATACGTTACCTTCTTGAATCGCAATCGTCGCAATATAGTGTTTCGTACGATTTAGGTTTACGAAGATCACAAAGTTAAATTCATTCTTCATCGCAATACCCCAGATATACTTTTCAGGTACACCTAGGTTTGCGGACATAGTAGCTAATAAGTGTTTTAGTGTTAATGAAGACAGCATTACCATAGCAGAATAAACACCTGTCGATAATTGTTTGTCTTTAAAACCACGTGATTTATTCGTATACCATTTTGTCCATGCTTCTGTCGTAAAGATAGAAGAGTCAGTATCTGACATCAAAACCACTTTACGTAAAATAGCAGGAAGCATGGCTAATGAAGAAGGCAAATGACGAGAGCGTAAGAAGGTCTGAATGTAATCCTTATACTCTTGGAATACATGATACGTATTGATGACTTGTGAAGCCATATCCAATACGGTTTCTGTTTTCACGTATTCTGATTCTCGCTCACCAATGACTTTATCAGAGTGTACTTGAATGGCATGGATCTTAATCTCATCTAATGCACTGTTGAAGATTTGTCCTGCTTCTTCTAATTCTAATCCTGGTATTCTTTCTACTTTTTCAGAAAGCTTACCAATGAATTCGTACATGAATTCTTCATTGAATTTCTTCATCGCATGTAAATCGTAAATATAAGCAATACAAGCTCTTTCTTCACGAGTACACTTAAAGAGAAATTCTTTAATGAGTTGTTCTTTCTCCGGCCATCTCCAATAGTTACGTGTACATTCTAAGATGTAATCAAATAACTCTTCGGTATTAGGGACATCGAGATTGTATTTATCCAATACGGATTTAACCGCTTCTAAATCAATATTGGTAGTAAGAGCGACTAGGTTATTAATCGTCACATCAGCAGAATGATAATGACGATTTCCTCCTAGGAGTTTTTCATTATTGGCATTCGCATATCCAGAAGTCATCCGACAATTAGAAGTTAATACAGGATGCATGGATATACAGTAAATCGGTGTAGAAGGTAAAGAAGAAGCACCTGAAATCGAGTTAATGGAACGCTTAATGTTATTCTGTCCATTATTGGCAAAGGCTTCACCTACGGCATTACCCATTTGCTTCATCTGGAACTGACGTTTCTTTAAGGCTTTACGTTTAGGGAATGCTTCTTCTACGTATTGAGAGATATAAGACATTTTACGTTTATGCGGCATGAATGTCGTAAACGTCGCTGCCATGATCTCTTCACCGACAAAGGTTTCTTTGAGATATTGAAGTAAGGTAGAAGTATCGTCTTCGTACCTATCTCCATTTTCATCCTTACGAACACATTTGATCTTAGGATTCTTAATAGGGAATAAACCATTGGGTTTAATGTTAGTCGCTACAAATTCCTTAGCTTCTTCAAAGGGAATGGATTCCATTACAGATAGGAATTTAGCTTGTTGTTCAATGTAATCTCCTACTGGATTAAGTTTACGAGTGTATTCATTCGCTTGTAATACAAATACATTTTCTTTTAGATCGTAATTCTTAACATTAATACCAGAGAGATCATTACGGATAGATGTAGGGGTATTCATCGTATCTTCCTAGATTAAAACTTTCAAAGAATAATGAACACATAGATTAATTTACACTCTACCCCTAAGTGGAGTAGAGTGTAAATGATTCACCTTATTGGGGTGGACGTTCAGTAGTTTCTGGTTTACCAGTCTGACCAGAAGGAGCGCGCTCTGGGTTAGCAGCACGTTCACCTTCGTTACCTTGAGCGGTAGGCGTTGCAACAGGAGGAATGAAACGACCACCAGCTTCAGCAGCACCAGGAACACCTTCAGCGCCTGCACCAGTAGCAGGATTCACTTCTTCACGTTGAGGTGCAGCAGGTGCACCCGTCATCATCGCGTATTTAATGTTCGCCACTGCAGAAGGATCATTTTCTACATGGGGAATTGTTTGTTCATTAAAAACACGCTTAGCATTACGAATAAGAGTGGAATCGTCATTAGAGACTTCTCCTTGGAGCCAATATACAACTTCGCCGCCTTCGTAAGCTTTTTTAGGGGCTTCTGTGCCTTGTACTTCAGCTTCAGTTCCGCCTTCGACTTTCTTTTTAGCCATTGATTTAATCCTTTTTGATCAAAAGAAAAATAGAATGAATTAAGATCTTAAATCTCATACAAAAACATATAAAACTTACTCCCCCCTACTCCCAATTAAGAGAGTAGGGGGTTTCAGTTCGGTTGCAAGGAAGGTATGGTATTTCCACTATCTAGTCTTACTGGATATTAAAGGAGATCGTCATCTCGTGGGGTATCGGGATCCAATGTTTTCTTCATAGAAGTAATTTCGAAGGTGTGAATTCGAACATTACTCATACCGCATTCATGATCAGGAATGACTATAAAGAAACCACTCGTTGTCTGTGGGGCTTGGGGAGGAACTAAAGTCAGTACCGCTGTTTTGGTCCGAATCCGCTTTGGATTGATCGAGGAGAGTTTTCAAAGCTTCGGAGGAGTAAAGCACTGACTACAGACATGACGAATAAGTACTAAAGTGTCTTTCGGTCATATATAGAGTACTAAAGGTAGAATTAGCTCTCTGTTAAGACCAAATTAAAGTTGTTGTAACCTTGGATAGAGAGTGCTCTACGAATGATCTCTAGGTCTTCAATAGAAACACCATCGATGGTGGCAATGATACGATCTGCACGAGTTTCTTGCAAGGTTTCTAAATTAATCCAATCCATGGAATAAATGGTTTCTAGTCCAGAAGAGTTGACTAGCTTAACATAAATCATGGTCATGGGGTCATTGTTATAACCCACTGGAAGATGAGGACGCATTTGCTCATGTAAAGCAATAATGTCTACACCATTAGAAATTGCATTTTGTGCATTCAATACAGCTAAGCATTTGGCATTGGCAATACGCGTACCTAATACTTCTGGCGCATAAGTATCGAAGGAATAAACCTTGCCGATTTGTAGTTGTCGATTTACAGCCATTTTAAATGGGACTCCACGGATTAGTCTTATAAAGAATGATGTTAAAATCATCGTACCCACCAATGTGGTAGCAGTTGACTTTATAGAATCCATCTGCTTGTAATACAGGTTTAGGTAGGTATAATTTATTCGTCATCATGATCGAGAGTACTGAGCAATATAAGCGATAGGCTAATTCAATTAACTGGTTTTCTACTTCCACATCTAAAGTGATTTCAGGATAGATGTTTAAAAAAGAAAACTCGTTAAAGAAGTCTTGTGTATTCTGTATTTGAAAAAGATGATCTTTCTTTCTCAGTACTCTATCGATTTCCATTATGTACAAATGAAACTGATTTAAACTAAAAGAAAAAGTACGTTTCATTTCATTCATAATCTCAAAGACGAGATTCCCATCTGAAATGTAGTACTTCTCTGATAAATCGATATAGTAGGCTTTTAAGACAAACTCAGGATCGTCTTTTAACCTTTGGTGTGTTAAATTCATACGACATTATCCAAGATCAAAGATTCCTTAGTGAACAAGATATAATTGTTTTGTGAAGACAAGTACATGCCTTTGTCACTGATGAATCGATAATAAGCCTGAATGACTTGGAAGAGTGTATCGTATAATTGTATACCCATAGGAGTATTTTGGTAATGTTCTATATTCTCTACGAAAATATCGGATAAGAGAATGGCTTCTGTAGAAGCTTTGGCATCGTAATCGATGTTGTTGTAAGGACGGTTTCTGGAAATGAAGTCCACCAACTGATGAATATCGATAGGGTGGTTTGTCATTTTATAAATTAAGTCAGTAGCGATTAACAACTGGCTAGGGATGTTAACGCTAATAACAGTTTTCTTGCCTAGGGACATATGTGTCTACTCCAATATTGTTTTGGTATCTTAAGCAATAAACAGAGGCTACTGGCAGGTAGTCAATGTCTTCTTGCACTTGAATATAAACACATTCTTTATTTGCTGCTTTTGCTTTATCTAAAACTTCATTTACTAAAGTATCTAAGTACTTTAGGATGGTATCTGCTACTTGAATGTCCAGTCCTATATTTGTTATGGTTTCCACGAACTGAACATATTTGTCTGAATCATTGTCAGGATTAACGTATTCGTCGTATAGCTCGGGTAAATGTACTAAAAAAAAGTGGTGTACACTTTCGTATCCACAAGTACGGAAATCCCAAGAGGATAACTTCTTCTTGAGAAGCTCCTCTTGGAAAAATGCGTAAATGTCGATTAGACAGATGTCGGCTAAATACGTGACTGAATATCTATTTCCTGAATGGTGAATCGTATTTTCCATACGTAGTACTACTTTCTGAAAATAAATTTTACAGTGTCAATTTGGCACGTAATACTCCTTCGGCCATTTGTCTCTGATTTTCTACAACATTTTCTACGTAGATATCAGATACATCTAGAAGAACATGAACAAGATCGACTTCGTCACATGCTCTACCTGTTTCCGCTTCTTCAGTCTCACAAGCAAACTGTTGGAGCATTTCCCATTCAATTATCCTGTAGTCTCCTAAACTTTTTATATAGAGGAATCCGTTTGTAAATGTAGATACGTAAACATCTTGTTTATTGAGTTTAGAAGTAATGACAATACCTTCAATCAATTTTAAAAGATTGTATACCAGTACAAATAAAGGATTCGTACTGAAATCTTTTCTTTCTAATCCGTCTTGAATTAATACTTGGTATTGAAGAGGGAATACGAAACTAACGATTTCTTCAATTGAGTCATGTACTCGGTAGAATTCTACACCACCGAAACGTTTGGGGAGATCACGTCTCAATACATAGTCAACCACTTCTTTAACCAATGCCAAAGTCTCAGCATGACAAATACGAGCAAATATAGCACTAATAAATGGTGTATAGACGACTTCTTTTGTCTTAATGTCTTTTACTTGGCATTTCCTAAAAGTATTGAATACCTTGATGGATTTCTTATAAGTTATTTCAGCACACGATCCATCGATATCTTCTATTAGATAGGTAATACCTGGAACAACGATTTCTTGATAAGTTGACTTATCGTAAAACCCAAAGTCTTCTGTTTCAAATACAGGTTTAGAATAGATACCTATTTTCACTAATTGCTGTTCTACGTCTTCTAATATTTCTCGTACGTTTAAGCTAATGATTTCTTCGTTTTCCATGATGATGCCTTAGTGTATAAAAGTAATCGTTAAATAGAAAGGATCAATAACAAAAGTAATCGGTAGTTTAATGCCTTCGTTATTGACATTCTTATCTTGAATAAATGAGCAATATTGAATGTCTTCTTGATAAGCTTTCTCTAATGCTGAAATGGTTTTAGAAAAGAAGTTCTCTACATGTCCACTCTCTATTGCTGAAACCAACATAGAGATATCTTTACCGACTTCAGTATATCCTGTTAAGTTTTTATCGAATGTTAACAGTAGATTAACAGTATCGATGATTTGGTATTGCTTATTAACAATTACCCAACAACCAATTCTTTCTAACCAATAGTTAAGAATGATGTTCAAACCCGCATACCAAGACCACACATCTCTTTTAAAACCACTGCGTTCAAATTCTTCTTCGTAAATCTTATTAATACCTAGATTATAAATCCAGTTAAAACTCGATAACGTAAATCGATGGTTTGTGATGTATTCACCTAAGAGTTCTTGTGAGGTTTTCTCAGTTACAGAACCAATAGGATTTTCTAATAACTGATGTCCGTATCGGAATACATCTTGAATTGCCTTATCGATATCTAAAGCGAAAAAAGTTTGCTCCATGATAAATTCCTATATAGTTAGAATATTTGTCATAAATTCACAAAGTCTATAAAAATACGCATAGAAAGACTATACCTACCCTGATAAGGGGTAGGTATAGGTCTTCATGAGTTTTTCATTCCTAGCGCATTCTAGATAGGTTAGAACACCAATCCGGATTCATTGTCGCTATTGCTTACGTCAATAGTGGTACGAACCCGAACATTTTCCTTCTTATCGAATTCTTGAATGTTCTTCGTTAAGTCTTCAATCACTCGAGCCATCAGGTAGCTATCGTGAATGGTGAAGTGGACATTGAACAAAGATTTCTCTTTAGAAGAATAATCAAACTTACCTTCTACACGATAAGTACATTTGATTTCTTGATGCTCTGTGTCGTCAGTCGTATTGATGGTAATAACAGAGATGGGTTGGGTGTCATCCAAATCGGTTTTCAATACACGTTCCAATTCACGTTCATCTGAATCTACTGGCGTAACAATATTTGTTAACAGAGTCAAAGAAGCAGGAACTGATGAGACTTTGGTATAGTCTAAGAAGTTAGTAATGTCAGCAGAGTCTACGCCATGGACATTACCTGAAGTCAAGATACGAAGATCGAGTACTGCTTGGGAGACTTTCTTATTGACTTCTTGTGGAGAGAGTTTAGGAGAAACAGCGGATTTCGCATAATTTTGGAAATACTTAATCACAGCAGGTTTCTTCGCTTGACGAGCAATAGACTCGTAGCTACGCAATGTGGCTTGAGTATTGTGGGCATAATTGCGGGTAGTGGCATCGCCAATGACCATAGAGAGGACATTGCGGTTTTCTGCCATCAAGTCTTTCATCAGCAATACGGAAATCACCGAACCAGAACCGCCAGAAGCAGAATGGATAATCACATTCAAGATGTCTTCATCAGTGGTGTGATTATTGATAATACCAGCAGTGTGTGGCATGATTTTATCAATATTGGATTTACGTACTTGTCCATTACCATCCAAGTCTGGAATCAGAGTTAAATTAACCCCATGTTTCTTGAAGAAGTCTTCATTTCGTTTGTAGTTAGAAACTGAAGTATCGACTAAGATGACATTCAGTTGTGCTAACTGAGAATCGTCTTGTTTGATGTGATCTTCCAAAATGGTTTTCACGCAATCAATACCGGCTCCGCCTACGCCAAATAAGTTTACAATTTGCATCAATAAATTCCTTTCGAATATTATAGAGCTTTATTTTGCTCAATATAATAATATATTTATATAACTAATTAGATTATTCGTATGAAAATTATAGCTTATACTATTTATTAAAACACGAATGAAAGGATGGACTTATGTCTACCGTGAATATGTGTCTAGCCGAAATTCATCAAGTGATTCCAGAAGAACTCATTGAGGAGGCATTTGTCACACCTTATAGGCAAGATTACTATCGTCCTGCTAGTGCAGATGCCCGTATCATTACGGAAATCTTTGAAAAACGAGTGATTCCTGATTTGTCCTTGGAATATGCTCATCAAGTTACGATTCCTTTAGAATCTTGTCAGATTGAACCATTAAACGTATCGGATTATGTGGTTGTGGTTCCACCTAATGTCTTACAGAATAGAAAGATATTGTCTGTATTGGGTGTCAATACGGTTAACATCTATAATAACTCTTTCTTTGGTTCAGATGGCTTAGCTGCGGGTGTGTCTTCTGTCATGGCAGCAGGAGCTAAGATGGCAGCTGGGAACAGTTCTATTCCACCTAATTACTTAGAGAAGACTGAAGTTATTTCACCTAATTCTTTTATCATCAAAAGAGCACCTTACCTAAATACCAATTGTACGATTGACGTATTAGTAGAACATGATTCTAAACTGAATACGATTGATCGTACTGCGATTGCTTATGTGAAAGAATTGAGTCTCTTAGCTTGTAAAGCTTACATCTATAAGAAATTAAAGATTAGAGTTAATAGAGCAATGCTAGATGGTGGTTCTGAATTGTCCGCTTTTAGTGAGTGGTTAGATACTTACGCAGATGCTGAGGAATTATATCAAGAGAAGAAACGTGATGCTTCTCGTATTCTCTGGCAAGCAGATGAAGATCAAAACTGGAAACTCTGGCGTTTGACCATGGGTAACTTGATTTAATTAAAAAGAAAGAATACTGAACATGAGTTTTACAGTGGTACCGGTTTATTCATTTAAACCACAGCTCAGTACTGAGTCTGCCATTTTACCTAGACGATTTCAAGATGACGAACTTGTTCCGATTATGGGTGACTTTGCCACTCAAATTGCTTGTCGTTTGAATGAGATCTTCCGTAAAGATGGAAGTGATCAAGAACACATGGTAGAGTCCATGGGTCGAGATATGGGTGATAAGAATGATCCTACGAAAAGTTATGCTATCGGTCGCAATGATGTTGTCACAGGTGCCGGTGATTCTGTTCCTGCTATACGTGATGGGCACTTAAGTGTAGAGCATGTAGAAGGTGGATTAGGATTATACGATATTACAGGTGAGATTGCTGGATTGATTAAAGGTAATTCTCATCCTTTTATCTGGACAATTCAATACGAAACTTTAACCAATAAACATATTGAGAAAGTCAGACAATTGATTGTAGAAGGCTACTTTGTCAATTTGATTATTCTGGTTCCTGCTGGAATTAAAATGGATGAAGTTCAACTGAAGTGCAGTGATTTATTTAGTCTGATGGAAAGTACAGATAGACTCGCTGTCTTTGCAACTTTCGTAATGACTAAAGCTTAAAGCAAAAAAAAGAAATGCTCCTCTACCTATTACGGGTAGAGGAGTGTCTCTTTATTGCCCGATGTTTTTGTTGACTGCTTGACTCAACGCATTCAGGCTGACTTTAGCCAGCTTGTGGAATTGAATCACATCGAAACAATTGGCACTTGGTTTAGTGATCGTGCCTTTGGTCGTGTTCACGTAAGATAGTGCTTCTGGTGACAAGTCTAACTTCAGATGACCTAATTCTTCTTTGATGGCTTCTTTAACATCTTTATTCAAAGCAATGACGAATGAAGCCGTAGAATCGTATTCTCCACTTTCACCTGTTTGATCAGGCAGGTAGAGAATACGGATACAAAGCGTAGGCTTATCTTTAGGATTTTCACTGTCAGATAAGTAAAGTACCACGTCGTCGAAATGGAAACAACCAATAGGAAGCTTAGCGACTTCTGTACGATACTCGAATTCAGTCATAATCGAATCATCAAAGCAAACCATCGTAGTCACGACATCAAAGTCTTTAATACGAAGGTTGTCTTTACCTTGGAAGAGTTGATGAGACAAATCATCCACAATAGACTTAGGTAAGTTCTTGTGGTAGTATACGGTAAAGGCTACTTTCTGATTAATGGTAATCAGTTTTGGCTTGACGTATTCGTAAGGATCGACTACATCTGGATTCGTATCAAGAGCTTCTAATTCAGGTAAAGTAGAAGCAATAAAGGGATCATTATAATCCAATGCTTTCGCACAGATGTTAATTCCCAATTGAGCGAGTAGATTAATATACTCTTCTCGCTCTTCTTGAGTTTGACCTTCTTTGGAATAGTCTAAGATATACTTCACTGGAACCTTACCGACTGGACCGACTATCAAAGGAACGATTTCTTCCTCTTCATTGGCTTCTTGTAGTTCTGGATCGTATTCGTACTGTTCCATGTTAAGCCTCGAACAAATCCAGAATTTCTTGCATACGTTCTACTGTAGGTTTCTTAGAACCCAGTTCGATACGAATGATGTCTGAATCACCCAGATCTACTACGTAGTTTTGAAGATGCAAGAATTCAGCAATTTCGTCCATGTAGAAGTAAAGCATTTTCGCAATTTCCATGGTGCGGTAGGTAAAGCGTTCTTTGTTTTCTTGTTGATCCAAGTAGAACAAGTGATAGTGAGCATTGTGGAGGAATTGTTTCACCAAACCGTTCAAGGCTACGGTAGCTTCTTCACGAGTGATGTCAAGTTGTTTGGTTTTCATTTTAAAAGTCCTTTAATAAAAGTTAGAATAAAATTAGATCATGTTCCAGTTGGAAATCGTGACCTGGAGTTCAGAGGGAGAATAACCCTCTTTCGGGAAGATGTCGAAACCTTCTGGATTTACGAATAGTTCCAAGAAGTATTCAACAATATCGAAAACATTGACTAAGCAAAGTATTGCATTCAATTGGAATACTTTATTCAAATCGATGTTTTTGAAATTACGATTAATATAATCGTTCAAGTCATCAATGGCCTCTTCAGAGAATTCACCTTCATTCTCTAGATAAAGATACGTCAAGTATTCAAGAATACCGGTTACATATTCCTTATCCAGATTACGGTAGAATTTAATCATGACAACAAGTACGATTAAGTGGGATTCCTCTACTAGGAAATCTCCGATATAAGTTGCGTGATCCGCACAGAGATTGATGTAGAAGTAAATGGAGTTAGTGAGGTAGCGAGATACCTCGCCAATGATACGCTCTGTCTGCCATTTCTTATCCGCAAAGTTTTGCAGATAGTATTCCAGCAAGAAGATCAACGAAACATGATAAACCAAACAGATTTCATCCAGTGAAGCTTCACTCAAATCCAAGATAGGATTCGTGACATCCACTACTGGATCATGTTTGACTTCTACTGGGAATTTGATTTGCTTAAACAAATCTTCATCCGAGAGTTTACCTACCCATTCATGAAATCCTTCTTGAATTGCTTGAATGGCATTTGAATGCATTAATGCATATGAGCTACCTGCTATATGCTTAATCGTTTTAGAAATGATCTCTTTATCTTCTAATAAGAGGTCACGAAGTGAAACTGTTTCTTTTCCTTGAAACAGTGGACTAGCAATTACGCTAGAGTAAAACTCTTTCAGTGTTGATTTGTCCATTTTGAATTTTCCTTTAATAATTTAGCTATAGATAGTGTAAAAAATAAATTAGAATAGAGAGATTGGATTAGTCCAATCTCTTTAAGTATATGTGTTAAATCGCGTGAGAGTGCGATTAATTCATGTTAATAGTATGGATTTGAAATAATTTATAAAGTGAGTGAACAACCATGATCCTTTATCTTAAAGATTGGGACAAACTTCCCACAGCTTTTCCTCATGTAACCACCAAGAATCAGTCGTTCATTGACTTAGCAAACGTCTTTAAAAAGATGGGATTAAAGAACTATTATTTCCATTTGGCTTTGCATGATCCTGACTTGGAATTTGTGGATCCTTTTGCGGATAATTTGTCTCCCCAAATGATTGTTAAAATTGCCAATGAGATTGCAGTGAATCCTTGGTACTTCTTTAGAGAAATTGCACAGACACCAGACTCTACGAGTGACAATAGAATGTTCTTTAGAGCGAATAGGGCAAATATCTCTTTGTTCTGGTGTTTCTTTAACCATTGTCAATACTTCTTAATCCAACCACGTCAGACAGGTAAGTCTTACTCTACAGATATTATCATGATGTATTTACTGTGTTTCCGTAAGAGCTTGAAACTACTTCTCTATACAAAAGACTCTCAGTTGAGAATGTTAAACGTGATTCGTTTAAGAACACTGATTGCTACTTTACCTGCTTATCTAAATCCTCTTACTCGTAAGGACAGTAATAACTCCGAAGGTATTACCGTATTGAATAACAACAATTACTATAATACCATTATTGCTCAGGAGTCTGAAGATGCAGCGTATAAGAAAGGTCGTGGTAATACCGTAGAAGTACGTCAGTGTGATGAGGTGGCTTTCTGTAAATTGAATTACATTACCATTCCGTCTATGGGTTCTGCGATGGACGCGGCGAGGATGAATGCTTTAGCCCAAGGTAAAGAGACTGCCTCTATCTTTACTACAACAGCAGGTAAGAAAGATACTCCTCATGGTCGATGGGCTTATGAAGTCTGGAATGAATCTGCACAGTTTGACGAGAAGTATTATGATTCGTTTAATGCTGAGGAATTTGAGAAAAGAGTGAGAGAAGATTCTAATCCTTCTGATCCTTTAGCGAAAACCTTTGGTTTATTCCAAGTACAAGGCACGTTCTCACATCGTCAATTAGGTTATACAGACGAATGGCTGATTGAGAACATGTCTCGAAACAAAGTAACCGGTGAAGATGCTTTACGTGACTATTATAACGTATGGACATCAGGTACAGAATCTTCTCCATTTACGGTAGAACAAGCACAGATGATTAAGAACAGTGAAACTGATCCTCTATTTAGAGACATTGGTAAGTTCGGTATCGTCATTAACTGGTATGTCAATCAACATGAACTTTCTGACTTATTCCATCATTGTCCGATTATTGTGGGGCTGGACTCTTCTTCAGCTATTGGTAAAGATGCCTGCTCATTAACCTTTGTGAATGCTTTGGATTTGAATATTGTTGGTACGGCAAGTATCAATAAAGTTAATCTATTCCAATACTCTCAATGGTTGTGTGACTTGATTATTCGATTCCCTAAACTACTCTTAGTACCAGAGAATCGATCTTCAGCTCAAGGTATTATCGATTTCTTGATTGAGACTTTACCTGCACATGGTATTAATCCATTCAAACAAATCTTCAATACGATTGTCCATGAGAAAGATGAGAATCAAAGAACGTTCTTGAACATGGATGCTCATCCGAATCCTGCCTCTGTAGCGAATATGTATCGCAATACTTTTGGTTACAGTACTTCTGGTAAAGGTCGATACTCTCGTGATAACTTGTACGGAGAGACGTTCTATCGTGCAATAGATATTATTGCCGATAAAGTGAAGGATAAGAAACTGATTCGTGAGTTATTGGGATTGGTGATTATCGATGGACGGATTGACCATGGTTCGGATAAGGAAGATCACGATGACCAAGTCATCTCTTGGTTATTGGCTTGTTGGTTTATCTTCAATGGTCGAAATGTAGGTTACTACAATATCAATCGTGGTAGATTCTTGTCTAATGTGGTTTCCGCAGGTGAAGAGATTGATCCTGAGAAAATGATGAAGATGAGAGAACAAGAAGCATTGAAAGATAAGATCTCTTTAATGTACGAAGAATTGTCCAATACTGAAGATCACTTTGAATTTGCTAAATTAGAGAAATCTATTCGTTTGTTAGAATCTAGATTGACTCCTGAAGCTCGTTCTCAATTAGCCATGTCTGTATCTGGCATGATTGATGACTTGAAAGAAACACGTAGGATTAATGCGATGAAATCTTCTCCTGACATGTTAAACGATGTGATGGATGGATTGAAGTCTATGTCTGATGTTTCTTTGAATCATCCTTTCATGGGTAATCGTAATGATTACTTTGATACAGTTTACCAACCAAGTAATGACATTAGCAGTATCAATTACTGGTTAGGCTATTAAGACATAAAAGAAAACACTCTCTACTCCTTTTTAGGGAGTAGAGAGTAGATTTATTCTTGTCCGTTTTTCTGTATAATAGACATTTTGATGTCTAGGAAAGCCGAGACCACTGCGTTGATTCTGTATTCCTCAGGATAAATCCTAGGAAGTAAAGTAGGAATCTGTAGTGTAGAGTTCATCACCTTCCTCATCTTTGTGGGGAAGCACTCAGGCACAATGCCTGTGACTTGATAGATGAAGAATTTCTTATATCTCGTAAAGAAGAGTCCTTTATTCCTTTCCATTACATAGGTTCTTTTCACAACTACAATGCCCATAGAACAATTGAATTGATTCCCAATGGTAATGATGGTTGGTTCAGACTCTTTAACTTTAGTGAAATTGAACTCTGTTCGAACCAGACCTGAAATCGAACGAGTGGTCTTGTATGTTTTTTGAAAGAGTTTTTTCAAAAAGCGCATATCTCATTCCTTAAAGTGTTTTCAATAACTTTAAGAATAATGTAATATTGGCTATTAGAGTTATTTACGTTATCCTTGGTAGTGTTTCATGGTAAATGCTCTTAAAACAATGTAGAGCATTACCCCAGTACGAGTAGCTGCAATGGCGGGACCTGATTTGACTTTAGTCGCACGTCTTACGATGTCTTCTATATCTGCTCGTATCTCTAATAAAGTTTCTTCAGTAGAACGAGAAGAGGTATAAACACCTTTCATCTTAGAAATCAATCCAGCTATGTCTGAATTGTTTTTCATGGTATTGCGATTTAAGTAGAGGTAAGAGAGTAGATGATTCATGAGTTTTGCCACGATTTCATCTAGTTCTAGTTTACCGTCAGAGCCTTTGCCATAAGTATCGCTGATCCAGCTTAATGTGCTTCTGAACATTTGAGCCGGCATGGTTTTATTACTGGATTCAATAATAGATATTAAATCAAGTTTAATAAAAGAATGCTTATCAGCAATGATTCCTTCTAAATATCGTTTGTAGGTTTCTAGAGATTTCTCTTTGTCTTTTAAGACTTCTTCCCCATCAGTGTCGATGAAAGAAGAGGAAGACGAAGTAATCGTCATGGTTTGCAGATTCTTCTGTACGTTGTAGATATTCTTTAACATGTTTTTAATACGAGACTGAGAGTCTGTAATCATGTAACCTACAGAGTATCCTGTATTACGAATATCCACATCCATTTTCTCAATGGTGGTTTTATGGATAGAATGCTTCATGTCAGTCGTATCATCACCACGTTCACGTAATACGGCTAACCACGAGCCTAAACGCTTAATGGCGTACTTGTTAGACATGGAAGATAAAGTAGCTTCTGCTGTCTGTTTAGAACAAGGATAAGGCCAGTGGCGTTGCATACGTGACGTTAAGAAACGAATGTTCATGACAATCACTATATCAGACATGGCTTTCTGTTTACGTTTCTCTGGAATCTTAGAAGAATGCCAAATCGAATGGATCAACCAAACACAACTCAATGAGAAGGGATCCGAAGCGACTACGTAGTGTACAGGAGAAATGATTTCTGCTAAAGGAGGAGCGATGGTGAGTTCGTCTACTTGGAGTATCTCTTCAAACCATCTTAACCGATCTGAGTTGATGAATTTTACTACGGTATCTCCTATTGTATCTCCTCCGAAGAATTGAGCATGTTCAGGAGAACGAGTAATAAAGGAATTTAAATATTGTTCGATTCGATCACAGAGTTTCGTGTCGATAGGTAAACTGGAACAATAGTCGTTAAATACCTCTCGGACATTTTTGTACATGAAATAAATTCCTTAAACTAAAAAAAGAAAATAGGTTAGTGTATAATCAGAAAATAGAGAGTACTCCGTAATGGAGTACTCTCTAGTAATCTGTCATGATTGATTAGTAGGTATACATTCTTTCCAGAATACTGAAAACTCATTGATGATCTTAACAGGATCAACATGTTTTTCGTATTCAGGAAGGATATAGTTCTTCGTCATTACTTCGATTAATCTGGCTAACTCTTTTACTGCTTTTAAGTAATTAGCATTAGAATAGTGATCAATCTCGTAACGATGTTCAATACGGGTAATCCATTTCTTTTCTTTACCTTTTACGAATAAATCGTAATTGGTATCCGCTTTACCTTCTACTTCACGAAAAGAAGCAGAATGAGTAAAGCGATTGGTTTGAGGAGCAAAGGTCATTTTAGTGATGACTTTATGTTCCTTTGGGAATTTATCACCTAGGATGAAAGTGAATGTCTTTGTAGAGATATTCGCAATGAATTCCATGTAGGCTTCTGATTCCACTAGGAAGTCATTGATACGATGTCCTAAGAGATTGCGCTCATGCTGATCTTTCACTTTCAAGAGGTGACAAATGTCATCGATGTCGATGTGTAGATACTCGTGACTTTCTTTAACTTCTAGACGAATCGGTACTAAGACTTCTGCATGTCGGATAAAAGCGACTTGTGTAGTTTGATCCAATTTAGCAAAATTCTCTACTGCTAAGATTTCTACAGGATACTTAGTAAACTGTTTAGAATGAGTAGCCAACAAAGTAGTCGGAAGTAGTACTTCTTCATCTTTGATCTTAGAAGGGAATTTAGAGTTTCCTTCTGTAATGGCTTTAATGTCGTGACGGACACGATTGATGTTTTCTTCTTTAATGAAGATAAGATTGAATTCAATCATCATTTTTCATTTCCTTTACGTAAAGTTTGATTTAGGATATCCATTTCAATAGTATAGGTTTAAAATAAAAAGAAAATACTCTCTACTCCTTTTTACGGGAGTAGAGAGTACTTGAGTATTAAGAAATCACCACAGGGAATGGTGCCATACTGTAGAACACGTCATTGTTATTGTATCGAGTAAAGAATACTAGAGATACAGTAGAAGTATTGGTACAGCGTGTAGGTACAGAAAGATCCTGATTCCACATGCTGATTGGGAACTCATGTTCCTGACCTTCTACTAACAATTTAAACATATTCGGTTTAGGTGCTTGGTTTTCACGATTCGTACGATATTGAGGTAAAGTAGAATAGTAAACTTTTCTAAACCATTCTTCAACATCCGAGCAGTTATTGGCAAAGTTGTAATGGTAGTTCGTACCAGACATGATTCGTACATTACAAATCAAGTTCTCACCATAAGGCGGATTCTGATAAGCTTCAAAACCAATCAGCCATCGATCTGCTGTATTGTCACCTGCATTACGCAGCAAACGAATATCGACTTGTTGTGGATGGATGTGTTCACGGAAGGTATTGTTCAATACCCCTAAGTCAATTGCTACGTTCAATTGTTGGTTTGGTCCGTAGAGTTTGCCATTCAATGAACGAGTTGGTGAATTAGAAGTAATGTATACATCGTTAGTTACATCCAACCATTGGTTACGATCTAGTGTAAAGAGATACCAGTCTAACTGATAACCTACCGTGTCGTTTACCCAACGTGGAATTGGATAAAGTTTTACAGAGTACGCACCATCACGTTCTGTAATGGTATAATTGAAACTACGGGTAATGAAATAACGGTTATTGTTATTAATAACATTTACAGATTTTTCATTAGGGCCTAAGTAGTATTTCAATACCAGTACACCACGTACACCTACAGTAGATTCTGAAGCACGGTCTAAGTAGAGTAAATCAAACTTATTGCCATCTACTGGATAAGTCACCATGGTACCATCGGTATAGTGTACTTTACCCATTAGGTTAATCGAGTTTTTCAAGACTTGTTCAGGAATCAAAAGATTCGATTCGTCTTTGGCATCGATGTAAGCTGACTCTAAAGAAATAGCCGATACAAATTTATCTGCATCAGATACGTCTCTCAATAGAGCAGATTTTTCTACGATGAAATTCGTACGAGAAAGTAAACCACCTTTATCATCGTAGATCAGGATTAAGATCATTTCGCCTTCTTCGAGCTTATGGGCTGAATAGAAAGGCGGTAAGAACCATTGGGTGTGATTATTGGCATCACGTTGTTGAATGGGTTCTAAAGGGATCTCATTACCGACTACATTAAAGCTAGAGTCGTATCGTACAGAAATAGGTAATCCACCTGCTCCAGCTACAGTTCCCTTATACGCAATGGCATGGTGGGGCATAGAACCTTGGATGTGGAACTGTGCAGGTACAGTTAAAGTAGGACGGACTACTGAATCATCGTAGAAGATTTGTCTTGCACAAGGTGTAGCTAACGTACCACCTGCAAAGAATCGACCTTCGTCACGAGTCATTTCATCGGAAGCTGTTTTGGAAGAGACTTCTTCTAATTCAGGAATCAAAGTGGTTTGATCCACTGAGATGACTTTATAACGAGTCAAGGTATTAATGTCTCGTACAAAGTCGTTGACTTTAGGCACATACTTACGACGACCTTCCTTACCTAGGTAGATGTCGTGCAGTGCCCACTCTCGCCAGACCTGAGTATCATCTAAGATAGGTGGCTCACCATCTATCCCGACAATTGACACGTTCGCAGCTACACCACGACCGTATACGGGTTGGTTCACGGGAATATTGTTATCACTCACGTGCCTTCTCCAATTCTAATAAAATGCGAGATCTCAATCTCATTTCTAAAATAAATTCGAACAATCTGTTTTAAGAATCGTACTTCATGGTAATCCAAAGTAGTGACCTCATTCTTATACGTCGGGTGGATCGTGACGTGTTTCATGGAAATGTTATCCAATCTAAAATAAGGTTCTGCTACAAATAAGGATTTATAGTTCGATTCAACAAACTGAATCACTTCTTGATCGGTATATCGACCTTCCATGTTCGGGAACTTATATTGCTTGCGTTTTAGATCATGGATGATTCTAGACAAGATAATAGAATAGACTTTGTAGAGTCCTTCAATCGGTGGATTAGAAGAGAATTCTTTGTCTTTAAAGAATTGTCCCATGTAGTCCGATACTTTCTTATCTAAGATATCTGATTTCTTCTTAAAGCTATAAGTGTCTTCTGTATAGGTTAAACGCTTCGGTACGATGATGTCTCTGATTTCGTAGGGTTTACCTTCTAATTCAGAAACACGTTCAGGAATGATGGATCCTCTTTCTGAGAATCCTAGTTTGGATTGATCAATAATACCATTACCTACTTTAAATAAGTAATTCTTATCATCGAAAATTTCCCAAACACCATTACGAGACAACATGTGGTTATTGACATAACCTACTTGTCTGTTTACGGTAATCCCTGCTAGGCGAGTACCCTCTCCATTTTCATTAGGACGAGTTTCTGCAAAGGACATCATTCTGTAGGTAATCTCTTGGCTCTCTTTAGTAAGATCCAAACAAGATTTATTGATAATGTAGACTTGTGGGAATTCCACAAAGTAATCCACACCTTCAATTAATGCTTTACCATTTAAGAAGACATCTAAGTACCCATAAGGCACATGAACAGGTCGAACAAAGACATTGTCTTTTTCAACATTGTAATAATGCTGATTTAACGTAAAGTTTAAAATACCTTTCTTAAAAGGTACGAGAATGGTACGACACAAGAAAGTACGATCAGTACGAACAGTAAAGGTATAATCGTTAATCAAACGAGAAGAAGTACCTGTAATCGTAATACCTCGTTTACCGTTAATCGTCTTCCATGCCCAGAGTCCTTCTTCATTGGTTACATCTTCCCATCTATTCGGTTCTTCTTCCAAACCTTTAATACAAGCATAAACTCTAAATTCCTCATCTTCAGGAATTTCGACATCTAAGATGTTAATCGAATCATTAGGCTGGCGCGTACCAATACCAGAAATGAATTCTACCAATCTACAATCAGGACTCGTAACAGGATATTGATTGTAATCTCCTAGTCGTCTCCATGATAAGAGATAACCACCTTCATCGTATTCGAAAATGGTCGAGTACTTACGGTAAGCATAAGGAACATTCACTAACTTACCACCTAAACCATCATCGATAAACTCTTCGTAAGGATGGAGAGATTTACCGGTATAGTAAGTCGCAGCATTATAACCATAAACTTCTTGGACTTCAGTAATGTCACAAACTGCTTTGGGTTTCACAATCAATCGTGCTAATGCAGAAGCCTCTAATACGTCTGCTCGCCATTCGTCAATATTGCTTCTCATGCCTTGCATGGCAGCTAAACGATTTTCGTATTCGAGCTTATTGAGTTCGTGTAAACGATTATTGACAAAAGGCAAAGTCTTCTTACCATATTGCTTACGATAATAGACTCTAAAAACCACATTAGCAATTTGTTCGTTAATGAAGTCATGATTGTCCATCATCTCTTTTACTAGATTAGTAGAAATGGAGAAATCACAATTGCTGACTTGTCGAATATTGGTTTCTGAATTACGATGTAGTACTACACCTTTGTAAAGACGAGGTGTATTGTTGGGATAAGCGCATAAGTGGAAATCACAATCATCGTAGTATTCAAAGAGATTCTCTTTATAAGAGAGATTGTGCGTAAATAGATATTTACGAATCTGATCGATTTTCGATTTAAATGTAGGTACAGAACCTACTTTCATTTCAATCACTTTAGTAATGGTAGAATCGTAAATGAGTTCTACCACATCTTTCTCTAGGATTTCTACCGTAATCGGATCGTTAACGAGATAACCATTGACGTAAGTAAACACTCGACCTGGTTTATCCTTATACGTATTGTAGAACGTGATTAAAGGATTCTTTTCAAAAGACCGATAAGGTTTAGCGTATTGAATTGCTATAGTCTCTTTCGGTAGTTTCTGATCGTCGTAGTGATGTAATACGTTATCGTAGGTTCTGAAGAGTATATCTTCCGTATTCATGTCCCAATCGAGTTTTAAATCTTCTTTAATAATTAAAACCAGATTCTTCTCACGAGTGAGGGTATAGTAGATATGGCTTAACGGAATGGTAATACCTTTTTCCGTATAGAATTGGAAAACTATTGTATGTTCTATACAATGGTCAGCCATGTTAAACCAATGAGATCGATCATGCCAATCTACGTAATGGAAATTGAAGACTTCTTCAGAAACTTGTCCGACCATGTACGCATGATATCGTTCATGCTTAGTAGGGAGATTATAATCCTCTGTGACTAATTTCACATGGTTACGTGTTCCACCAAAAGGCGTAATACGTTTAGGACGGACAATGCTTTGGTTATCTTGATACGGAGCACCCCAGAGGTTGTAGAGATAATGACCTATTAAATAAGGTACACTCATTTGGTTCACTCCTTAAAAGAATTAATAGTCGTTAACGATGCTGTTTACGGCTAGGATAAAGTTGGCTTTATCGCGTGTAAAGTTACGCAATGCCATTTTGGTTAGACCTGCATTCTTGAAGACTTGTTCAGAGAGACAGATCACTAAAGTAGCAATGAATGTCGGAATGTGTTCTACGGACATGGCTAAGATTTCTTGTTTCTCTAAACCAATCCAAACATTCGCATTTAGGTTTTTAGCAATTACTGTATAGAATAATCCTTCATTGATTTTCTGTACGGCAGGATTTGAAATCTTTTGACGAATTTTCTCTAAGAAGTCGCTTACGTTTTTATAGAACTCTTGGTCTAAGTAACGATAAAGGAAGCTAGAAGGAATATTGATCTCACGAGCTAACTTAGCAATTAATGCATCAAATTCCAATTCACCGGCATAAGGATCATTGTGGAGCATGGAGTAATACATCCAGCCTGACAATGCTCGTAATGCCAAAACTTCTTCGTTATTCAAGCTAAACGCCATAGACAGAGAAGAAGTAATCAAGTCTACGTAAGTCTTCACGACATTAGGAGACAATGATTTAATAGAACGTGTACCATTGTTAATCAAGTCTGATGTTAATACAGTACGAATAGTTTGCAATGAGAACAAAGGTTTATTGGCTACCGCATATTCGCCTTCTTGTCGTTCACGAATGAAAGAAGACAAATCGCAAATGGTATAGGTTAATCCCTTAACGGTTTCAATGGTTAAAGGATGAGAAAAAGTCGGTACCACAGGATTCGGATAAATGAAGATAGTCTTATTGGCTTCATTGATTTTCATCCAAGGATAATTCAATCCTAATGATTGTCGAATTGCAGTTTGGGAACGATCAGTATTGAACTTACTACCAATCGTGGTTTCGTAAGGTGAATAAAAAATGGCCATTTATTTTATTCCTAGGTAATATTAAATTTAAATAAAAGCTTTTATCAGTAAAGTCTCCGTAGAGAACATCATACTTTTTACTGATAAAAATTTCAATGTATCCTATATATTCAATCCAGTTACCACGATATTATGAATATCGTGGCTAATCACGTTATCAAATTAGACATAATCCATGTCTAATGTATTGCATATTCGCTTGTCAATAGAACATTACCGGTAATGTTTTTCATGTATCTTGTCTCTTAGATTCATTCTAGAGATAGCGAATACAATTCAAAATTTATTTATGTTTTTAAATGTCTATTCTCTTTTACTATTAGGGGATAAGACATTGGAGATTCTAAAGAATGGATATCTACATCAATAATCCTACGCCCCACAGTTTCCACTTGGGTACTAAGGATCTGTCTGGTAGACCTCAATCCGTCGTTTCTATCCCACGTGCTCCGCACATGGCTTTCTGCCCTTTCTACAGTGAGAAAGGTCCTGTTGAAGAAGTGGTGGTAGATGGTACTGCCTTTACCAAATTGTTTGGTAACAAAACGCTGGATCCTCTTTATAAATACTACAACCACTCTTCTGTGTTCATCGAAGGTATGCTGGCTGATGGCGGTACCATCATTGCTAAACGTATTGTACCTGAAGGTGCTGAACGTAAAGCAGGCTTGCGTCTGTCTTTGGAATACGTTGAAGTAGAAGTAGATGAATACGAACGTGATCCTTCTGGTCAATTCCGTTTAGATCGTGGTCAAAAAGTGACCACTGGTCGTAAAGTCCCTGGTATTTCTTACCGTTGGGTATTGGAAGAATTGAAACCAGAAATCGTGACTCTTTCTAATCGTACGATTCAAAACTCTGGTTTGGGTCATGCCGCTACTAACCAAGTCGACTTCTCTGTAGAAGGTGTGATTGGTAAACGTTATCCTATCCTGGACTTCGAAGTGAGTTCTTCCGGAGCATGGGGTAACCTGACTGGTATTTCTATTTGGGCACCTAAGATCAATGATCAATCCCCACTGAATACCACTGCTCTGAATGACACAGGCTCTTATCCTTTCCGTCTGCAAGTCTACACCAAACCGAATGTTACGAGCAACAAAACAGTAGAAACTACTACACTGGGTGCGCGTGAGATCGATTTCTCTTTCAAACCAGGTGCCGTATCTAAAGTGGGTACTCGCTATAACTTGGCAGAGACTTTCGTTAATCACTACAACAATGTTCGTTCTGACGATCCAACCATTCCTTCTACTTTCGGTTCTTTCAGTCGTATCCATGTTTACCAACAAAACATCGATACTGTTTTGGCAGTATTCTTGCAAAAAGAATTGGATGTCTCTGGTTCCCAAGTCCCTGTTCTGAATCCTCAAACAGGCGAAATGGAAAACGTGACTCGTTACTACGGTGACTTTGCTGCAGTAACTGAAGAAACCAAAGCAGATGCCAAATACCTGTTTAACTTGTTTACAGGTATGCACTCTGATGGTCGTCCTTACCAAACCTTCCGTGTGTCTGACAATGTTACGACTACTGAAGGTGAAGTGACTACTTTGCGTGAAGGTTCTGTACAGTGGTCTACTGGTGGTACCGATGGTGAAATGAACGATACTAAGTTCGCTGCTGCTGTCGATGCACTTTTGGAAGACTTTGCAGATGAGAACGGCAAATACATGGACGATACGACCTATAACGATTCTGTATTCTACGATACTGGTTATCCGATTGAAACCAAATTTAATCTGAATAAATACCTGGCTAATCGTAAAGACCGTTGGGTATGTGCTACTACTCATGTTTCAGGTGAAGGCATTATCTTGCCTGCTGAAGAGAATGCTCGTCTGGCAGCCATTCGTAACCGTTTGAAACTGTCTCCTGATTCTGCTATCTTCGGTACGCCTACATTCCGTGCTATTGTAGTAAAAGGATCTGGTAAATTCCGTAGCTCTGTTTCTAGCTACGAAAAACGCGTACCACTCTCTTACGAGATCTGCCGTTTGTTCACTAAGTACTGGGGCGCTGGTACAGGTCGAGCCAATACTCGTTGGGATCCGACTGAAGGTGACAACAACTACCTGCGTTACTTGACTGATATCTCCAACCCTTGGACACCTTACGTTCGTCGTAATGAAGCTTGGGGTGCAGGTGGTATGTGGGCTGAACGTAGCGAATCTGGTCGTTTCTACTTCCCTGCTATTCGTACCATCTACGAAGACTACTCTTCTACCTTGATGAATGCTCGTATCATGTTGTTCCATGTTGAATTGAACAAAATTGGTGCAGAACTGCGTCGTCGTTTCTCTGGTAAAGACTGGTCTCAAGCTCGTCTGAAACAAGAAGCAGAATCTTGGTTCTACTCTCAAGTCAAAGACAACAAGTTTGGTGGTACCATTGACGTAGAAGGTGAGTTGTACTTCACGGCTATCGACACAGAACGTTCTTGGTCTTGGCATTTTGTGGCTCGTGTATACGGCGACAACATCAAAACCGTACAAACGTTCTACAGCGAAAACTACCGTCGCTCTGACAAACCTGATGATTTTAAAGGCATCTCTGCCTAAGTCTATTAGAATTAGAGAGTTAATACCGATTAGCTCTCTTTCTTTATTTAAAGAATCTTATTACAAGGTAAAACAAAAATGGCTCGTATAGAACCCGTTTTTATGACTAAAGGCACAGGTGGTTTTGCTGACGGTATTCAGGCTCCTGTAGTAGGTCTCATTGAAGGTGGTAACTTCGGTTATGCTAAACAATGGGCAGCTTGGATCAACAATACCCCTTATACCTCACGTCCTCTTATCTCTTTCCTTCTGGAAGCTCCTCTGGGTTTCAAATTGCTCCCTGAAGGTAAAACCCACATTGCTATCTTGCGTAGCTTAGTGGAAACCATTCGACATCGTATTAATGGTTTGGGACACAAACTGACTGTCTCTACTGACCAAAACCAAGCATTTGGTGGTTCTGGACAAAAATACGAAGTATTCACCAACGTGACTGAAGATCAGTTGAACGTTACCATGTCTTTCTGGGAACGTCCTGGTCTGGCGATTGGTCGTTACATGCGTTACTGGATTGAAATGCTGATGATGAACATGGAAACCAAATATGCTTCCATTTCCACAGTAGCTGGTACGGCTGACTACGATGCGATGCCTGACATGTACTCCATGTCCATGTTGTTTATCGAACCGAATGCCACCATGACTAAAGTGGTTCAATCTTGGATCGGTATCAACATGTGGCCTAAGACTTCTGGTGACAACGAAGCAAAACACGATAAAGAGAATCCTTCTGAAACTCGTGAATTGCAAATCGAATTCACTGGTATCTACCATTACGGTCCTGGCGTAGACTTCTTTGCTCAAAAATTCCTCGACAGTATTAAATTAATCAATGCGCAAGTCTGGACAGAGGAAGCCCTCCATGGAAATGCTGGTCTTGACAGCATGGTAGCAGGATCACGTATGTCATTTGGAGAGACGGTAAGGAACGTGAGCCGAAAACAATTCAGGTAATTAACTTGGAATGGAAATAATAGTAGTACTTCTACTATTATGAAGAGTGCACTACTTGTTAAATTATTTACAGTCCGCTCTCCGAAAGGGGAGTGGGCTGTAGGTAATTTATGTTTTCCATTTTAACTTAAAGGATTACTTAAAATGAAAGATATTCTATCTAAAGAAGAACTATTAGAAAGAGGATTTTGGCAGGATAAGATATTCGATAACTTATTCCATGACAATGATGGAAATACTTACAATCTAAAGACTAATAACTTCATTAACAAACAATACAAAGATACAGAAACAGGAATCTACTATAGCTTAGCCAGTTTAAGAAATGGTACTGCTATTAAAGATCTAGAAGGGTTTGTAGAGATTCCTGGATTCAGTAAGTACATGATCAATAAAGAAGGTGTAGTGTACAGTAAAGTATATAAGAAGAGATTAAGTCCTTTTAATACTTCTGGATACTATTCGATAATGCTTAAAGATGATAATGGAGTAGAGAGAAATAGAAGAGTACATCATTTAGTCATCATGACTTACAAGCATGAAGACTATTTGAAAATGAAAGAGAGTCATGAGAAATATAATCCTTCTGATGAAGGTTATCTTGTTGTAAACCATATCGATGGAAATAAGCTTAATAATTCTTTAGATAACTTAGAGGTAATCTCTCAGAAAGAGAATTATAAACATGCTATAGATACTGGATTAAAGCTTACTAAACCAGTAGTGATAAAATGGATAGATACAGGTGAAGAAAAAGAATTCATTTCAATGCAAAGTGCTTCTCTTGCATTAGGTCTTAACCATAAAACACTTAGTCAACGTTTTACTAGTAAGGATTATTTAAGAACGGTATATCCTGAAGGTATACAGATTAGATTCTTAAGTGATCCTGATTTCGAGAAACCAATCTATTACATCAATAATGGTTCTTTATCAGTAGGCATTGTCGCTATTGATTATAAGGTTTCTCCATTCCATGAGAAAACTTATCGTAGTTTAAATGCTTATTGTGAAGAAATGGGTTTCCACGTTAGTGCGATAACTTCTATAGGTGGTATTGATAAACAACCTATATTGAATAACTTACATCGAATTAAGAAACAGGATGACTTTTCTGAATGGAAGACTTGTTATCGTAATGATCCTATTTTGGAATTAGTTACTAGTCGTAAGGTAATTACATTGGTTTTTGTTAAAGAAAATGAAAAACCTATTGTGTTTCTACCTAATACTACTAATAAAGATATAAAAGACTTACAAGAGTTTGAAGGTTATCTTATTAATAACTTAATAAAATGGTCTAAGAAACCAGGTTATCTTTTAAATAATGGTTATCGGGCTTATCGATATAAGGACTTTGTGGAAAGTGAATACTATAACGAATGGAAAGGAAGATATACGGAATATAAGTATTTTGGTGCTTGAACTAAAAAGAGACTTCTTCTCTTATTATGGGTGATTAGAGTTGTGGGTTTAAACTAAAAAAGAAAGATATTCTAGTATCTCTCTTTTTACTTGATCGTCTAGATCAAATAGTTAGAATCCACACTTCGTGAATCCCTTCCTTTACATTGACCTAAATTAAAATCCTCTACTCCCGTAAAAAGGAGTAGAGGATTCTTTTTTTTTAAGTCTGTTTGTAAATTACAATTCTTTAGATAAGAAGAAACCAGATAAAGATACAACTAGGTCTAAATCATCTTCTTGTATTACTGTACCTGGTTCCAAGCTAGGTCCCTTAGTAATATACAAAGGCATGATTACAGGATTCTCTGTTTCGTATAGAGTATTTGGCATTAGACATTCTGAAGGAGTGACTTCTATTTGGAAGGTATTGTCTTCAGATTGAATAATGTTGTTAGCTATTGCTTGAATACTATCTACAGGGATAGGGTGTCCATATCGTACACATTTCATTAAAGCTTCACTATTGTAAACGACATAGAGAGGTTTAGTAGATAATTCTTCAATCTGTTTTAAAACAGGATGGTCTTTATACTTTTCTTTATCATTGATTAATAAAGAAAGTATACCAAATGAATCTTTTAATTTAAAATTGTCTTTCATGATTGTTTACCTGCGGTGTAAGTAGAGATATCTTTCATGATATACTCGTTATTAAGATTAACAAACCAAATGACTTTCTGAATGTTATTGGCTAAAGTTTCACTCAGTAAATCTTTATTTGTCGCTTCTACTTGATAACGAGGACCAACGATGAAATAAGTTACATCAGGATTGTCTTCGTAGGCGAAGTGTACACCACGATATTCAATTTCAGGATCTTGATTGAATGCTACTTTTTCTACCAAGACTTGATGCAGTCTAATCAGTTTGACTTCATTTTGTAGCTTATGCTCGTATACAAAGTTAGTGAAGTTAGCATCGTTAGATAATGCGAAGTAATCACCTTCTTTGGATTTCAAGATTAAAGCTTTAATTTGATTAATCTCTGGATGATCTTGATAGAATTGTTCAAAACCACTTTCTTTAGAGAAATGGAATGCTTTAAAATTACTAGATAAAATTGCCATAATAGTTTCCTTTACATGCTGAAGAAAAACGAGGGTAGAATATCTACCCTCATTAAATTTGCTTACTCGATAATTATTTAATCAACGAGTATACCCAAATGACGTTTTACATCATCTACCACATCACCCACATAATTGTTTATATGGTTAAAGAAGGGTACTTGGTTATTACGAATGGCGTTCAAAATAGGTTTAGTGATTTCCTCACCTAATTCAAAGTCTTCTGAGATAAAGTCATGATCAGAAAGACCTAATACATAACCGTATCCTCCGTCATCGTAATATTCGATGTCAACATCATTTTCAGATTCAACCGGACTATAGGCGATATCGTAAACTGTTACAGATGCCCAAGTACCATTGATGTTATCTGATGATTGTCTTACTTTCAGGAAACTTTCAGTATAGACTTCTGGATTATGTTCCAGAGGATCGTATACATCTAAGTTATCCGTAACCAATAAATGAAGACCTTCTTTATTGGGTACTTCAATCGGAAAGGTTACATAAGTGTATTCCGATTGGTTATAGATAGCCTGATTCAGGAGATCTTGATTGATGATGTAAGCTCTGGTGTAGGTTTCAATTACCATTTTATTTCCTTTACTCAATTTAGATTAAAAATAAAGACTACTCCGGTTTAGGGAGTAGTCTTTTCTACTTACAAATCTTTAGGTTTTTCACATAAGTCAAAACCAGCGATTCGTTTTAAACGATCCAGCTTCACTAAATTAGGATCAGTGACTAAACCTAATCCTTCTACTAGGTAAATAGGACGCAAGATATAGTCGTTACATGGATCTTCATTGCCATCGGACATGATTTCAGAGAATCCACTGCCTGAATCCATATCGACACTAGCCCGTACTTGACCATCTAATACGGCAAACATGTCAATACGACCCATTCTTTCTAAGTTAAGATAATCACGAACTACACGAAAATCTTCTTCAGGAACGAGTTCTTCTACAACTGGTGTAATATCCCATCCACCAGTAGTCAGTCGTTGAAGTTGATCGTAGAATGGGAAACTTATATAGTCCCCAGGGCGAACAATCATGTGTTCAATAATCCCCAGATTATCCAAAACCAAAAGACCTTTATCGTAACCAATTGAACCTTTTTTCTTCGCTGTATACTGTTCCTCAAATATCGAGTTTTGCATCTTATTCGAGAATATTTCTGATGCCAATTCTTTCTTATCTTGGCAATCGTACACAGTACAAAGAAAATCAATGATGTTCTTATTGGTTTCAGATTTAGTCAAAAGTGTAGATAGCTTCAGCAAGCTAGTTTTATAGATGACTTCATCCATTGTTTTGACGATGTCTAAATCCAGTTTAGATTGTTCAGTCAATTCTTTAAAGGTGTCGTACCATTTAGTAAAAATCTCTTTGAGTTCTTTATGGGCAGACTTCTTGCTATGGATAATACGATAGATCCAGTTTTCATAACTGGTTTTGGGATGTTTATATACGGTATTCAAAACCAGTTCTACACCATGTTTTAATTGTTCAAACATTTTAATTTCCTTTACAAAGTTAGATTAGAAAAATAGTAATGAAAGGATTCACTACCTAATACACTTTAATGATATAAATTTAAAATAAACTATATTTAAAAAAAATAAAATACACTCTACTCTCCCTAATCAAGGAGAGTAGAGTATTTAAAGTTTACATTACACGAATCTTATTCATGTCAAAACGAATAATCTTGTTAAGGTGTTCCATGTCGAAGACACCTAATTCGGATTCGTATACAGGTGATAAAAGACATCCTATAGTATCTATATCCATTGTGGTAGTGATATTGGCTTTCACTTGAGTATCTTTCAGATACAAGTGATAGACTTTACCAATCTCTCGTCCTTGCTCTTTATCGAATACCGGAATCCCATCTACCAGCGCATTACGAATAACGGCATATCCTGGTTGACTCATGGACTTAGGATCTCTTAAGAATGCCAATAGCAGTAATTGAATATCGTATACCAATACTCCTTTACCTGCTTGAGTATTCCATTTCTTATACGTAGATTCTATTTTCTCTTTAGAAGAAAGAATAGCGTAGACACTACGTACCTGATTGATGAATAGTTTAAACTCTTCTTGGCTTAAACGATAAGCCTGTTGAAGATACCATGTTAAGTCAGGATACTTTTCAGGATTCATGACTTTATAAGCAAACATTTGTGCGGTATAGAAGTTCACATCTAAACGTACATTTTCAAACATGTCGTAAGTAGGAAAACGACGCACGTGATCTAAACGCTCAAGCAAGAATTTAAATACGGTATCGTTACGGCTATTTTGGTAATAGTCTCGTAATGTTTTACCATAGTTTTCTTCTTTCAAAGCATCATTAGTCAATAAGAACAATGAACGAGCTAAGATGTTAGCTTGATCAATCTTATACTGTTTCAATTTCATTTCATACCTCTTGAAGATCTTTTAATGGTAAACCTTCAATAAACTCTGGAAGGAACATAAATGTATAAGCATGAATATAATCGTCTTTATTTAGCTTAATAGCCAATATAGTAAGATTAGTATCTTTACTTTTTGTTAATCGATACTCGTGTACGGTATAACCTTTACGTACGACATCGAAGTTATCCCAGAATCCTAATAAAAGATTTTCGAACAATAAGTAAGTATTCTTATCTTCCAAGATGATTTTTGTAACAGAATGTTCTTTACCTTCTTTAGTAAAAATAATTTTCTCTACATTAAAACGAGTACCTCTAGTCTTAGTTAAACAAAAGACAATCCCAGATAAGACATTCTCTAATACCTTTGTCGTTCCTTCGTTGTGGTTAATACGAATGTAGTTTTGTAAGTTAATAGATAATTCAGATGGGTCGTATTTATCTGCTAATTTGATGTCCATAATAGATTCCTTTCATTAGAGGCTCTAGAATCGCTCTAGAGCCTCGTTTAGTGATTAAGATAGGTAAACCCTAGTAGAGACGTTTACCATTACCAAATACGCCATTTATAGCTAAAGAAGTACGTGCTTTCTGCTGAAGTAATTCTGATAGCTTTTCAGTATCTTCTTTTAACATAGCTTCTTTAATGGCTTTGCGATTTTCTTGAAGTTCTTTCGCTAATTTGCTAAAGTTATTAGCAATAGAACTGATGGTTTTCTTCATGGCTTTTTCAGCATGAAGTACCACTAACGGTGTTCCCTTCAGTACTTTACGAGAAGAATTGTCTAGATTTTTCAAAAAGAATGGAAAGTCTTTCAGATTGACATATTTGAACTCAATCATGAATTTCTGACGTTTCTTTCTGGATTTGAATTTAAAGACTTCATTCTTTCTTTGCTTTAAATACTTATTCAATTTGATTTCCTTTTACTTTTTGAATTTCAAAACTTTAGCAGGAGTAACTTCACGATAATCGAAGCAATACAATGAACGAACGAAGTTCGCTGATTGATCGTCTATTTCATCAGGTAAATCGTCATCGGCAATATAGTTAGGATGGAATTTTAAAAGTGATGTTTCACCTTTCTGGTATTTCTCTACCATCTCTTCTAACTTCGTACCTGGATAGGCACTTATAGTTACCCAATATCTATCATCACGACAAATGATGTCAGAAACATATCCTTCTGGCTCATTATTCGTGATTACTAAAATATCACCAATATCATCCTTACTGATTAAGTTTCGAATAACAGGAATAGGTCGAGAGTATTCGCCTGACATGTCTTGAATACGTTTAGATACCGGATGTTTCTTCTCAGTATCGTTAGCTTCTAAATATTCCAACATTTTAAATGAATCGTTTAATTCAAAAGTGGCTACTTTCATTTTAGTCTCCTTAGTGTCTAATCCTTTTAGATCGACATTTAATGGTAATAATGCTGGAAGCTCTATAGACGATTCTACTTTAAAAGTTAATGAATCCTCCTGAATGACTTCTACTTTATTAATCACGACATTACCTTTAAGAGGAATGGATCGGTATAGAGGTTGGTAAACACCATCTTCCTCTCGTAACTTATCTAACGTATCGGCGTAGGCTTCATTAATCATCATTCTGAAACCTATTAAACTATTGATGTTGTTGATGACTTCGTGATCGTCATTTGGATCACCTACAGAGCTTTTCTTCTTGTGGAAGATAGGATACAAGATATAATGATCACAATTCTCTTCAGTACGATTCTCCACTAATGAAGTTAGTGTACTATTGTCAATAGCACTAAGATCTACTCGAGGTTCTTTATCAATGATATAAACCCGTAAAGTAGAACCTGACACAATATCGGAATTATTTTCATCAGCGAATATAGGAACAGCTACGCCTGGCCCTCTATACTCTGCTGTTAAACTTTCTAATTGCTTACGCAGAGGATGATTTTTAAATCTGCCTTGTTTTAAAACCTTAAAGAAGATATCATCATTATCCACAACTTTAAATCCTTTTCCTTTGGAATTAAAGTCTTTGAGAATATAGGCATTGGCATCTTCTTCTATGTATTTTAAAACCAAGTCTTTTAACTTGTTAACCATGAGATTTGCATCGCACGATTGAACCATTAAATATTCGACTAACAGTCTTTTAAAATATTGTTCGTACGTTGCTCTTTGTCCACAGATAATCTTAATCAAATCAGTAGAGTCTACGTAATTCAATGCACCGTAGATTTGATTAAAAGAAATGATGTCTAAACGATTTTCACTTCTCAGAAAAACATTATGCAGTCTAGAAGCCATTTCTACTACACGAGCATCTAAATGACGATGACGAGGATGAGCAATATCTGCAACAGACATACCGTAATAATCACGATAGTACCTATGGATAAGTACAATGAATTTAGCTAAGTTTTCTAATTTGGTTAATGTATTTTCCATAATAGTTCCTTTAAAGAATTGGATTAATCTCACTTTAATAATATATTCGTAAAATAAACTAAAAAGAAAAGATTACTCTCCTCTACCCATTACGGGAGAGGAGAGTGATTTCATTAGTTTGGTTTACGATAGTATTCGTGACCTGCTGTGACTTTGTACGTTTCTACAATCTTTAAGATGGTGTGTCGACGCACTGTAATCACTTTACCTTGGTCATTTGCCAAAGAGTAATTACCTGAACGGGTTTTGTGAGCAGGCTTACTGTTGTCTCGTTCAAAGACCACGGTGATTTCGCCCGTATCACTATCTTCTAAGATTTCGTATAAGGAAAACTTAGTAGGATAATCTTGTTTACGTTCAAAGTAAATCAATGGATAAGCAGTAACATTCGGTTCTTGATAAGTCTCAGTTACTGTTTCTTCTGCTTGGTCTTCAGACACTACAGGTTCTACAGCTTCTTTGACTTCTTCAGTCTCTTCTGTTACTTCTTTAATTCCATTTACGACTTGATTTCTACGAGGACATTCTCTACAAGCTTCAATGAAGATTTGTTCAGACTTTACCACAATCTCTTTTTTAGTAGGGGAAAGTGCTTCGCCCCACTTCTTAAAGAGATTACCTAAAATTTTCAACATATTGCACCTTTAAATTTTTGACTTGTCATACATGTTAGTTTATTTAATTACTGTTAAATAATCTTTAATATTTTCACCTGAATCAGAGTACTCAATAAGTTCTTTTGCTCGAGTAATTTGATTACCGATCTTTTTTACCAATGTTTCTTTCTCTTCTTCATCTACCAAGTGCTTAGCAGACATTAGTTCAACTACAGAATTAGAGATAATAGCAAAGTTAAGACCTCTGAAATCATGGTCAAACTCGATATATTGATTGACGACATTTTCCAATTTGACACTGGATTCTTTTGTACTACTATTTATCTTATCTACTCCTTCGAGAATCGCTTTCAGCACTATAATGGTTTTAGGTACTGGATAGTACTGGTTTAACTGTTTAAAGTATTTGTCTACTTGTTTACCAGAAGCTTTTAATTCAATATAGAGCTTCTGAATATTCTTTTTAGATTTGATCATTTTTCATTTCCTTTATAAAGTTTGGTTTTGGATATCCAATTTAATAATATAGACTTGAAATAAGATATACTCCTCTATCCTTAATGGGATAGAGGAGTAATGTGTATTATCGTTTAAATTCGTAGAAAGGACGTTTCTTATCACCAAACACGTAGTTGTAGTGATAGATTTCTTTTAGGGTATTTTTAGTCAGTGTCACAAAAGCACCAGTAGAATCTTTAATTCGGAACGATCCTGACAGATTAGCTTCTACGACTTCATCTTTCAGGTGATTGAAGAGTTTATATTCGTCACCTTCTCGCAGGATAGAGTAAGCATCGATACGAGTAACGTGATCTTCACCTTTGCGATAGAAGGCAATAGGACGCAAGCGTGACTCAGCACGTGCTCCGTGTACTTTTTGATATTTGTCCTGCAATGTTTCACGAGCTTCCATGATTTTACCAAAGAACTCATTAATATCTTTCGTGGGCAATTTAGAATACGCAACCAACTCATCTTCCAAGTCTTTCAGAAGGTGTTTAACTTCCATTACTAAATCAGCTTTCTTTTTAGCCATTTTCTAATATCCTTTTTGATGTTTAAATGTAAAGAGAATAAGACACTTATTCAAAATTAATTAGTCTCTAAATTAATTTCCAATACATAAGTAGGATAAAAAATCAAACTCGTTAAGTGTATGAAATTCTTAAACCCAATACATTCCTAAATAGGTAGAACTAACTATGGATTTAGAGACACAAAAAGAAATCAGAAAGCTTAGAAAAGACATCAAACATACTTTCGAATTGCTTAAAGTAGAAACAGGATGCGATACAGAGAAACTTTTACAGTTTTTATTGGTATCTCGTCCTTTTGAGATTATTTTTCCCTCTCTTCAAGAAGCAGAAGGAGAAGAGAAGAATCAAAGAATCGATAATATTATCGATTTAATTAAAAGGTATTGTCATCTCATACACGAATTTACGCGTAGAGAAACCATCTTTTATCGTCAAGAAGACAGACAAGTTGTTTATTACTTAGGTAATACGACCAGTGATAATTTAGCTCGTTGGTTTATGTTTAACATAGGTCGTTATATCTCTGGTGAACAATATAACTTAAAATGTCGAGTAGATAATGTCCATAATCCTAAAGGACTCGTATCTGCATTTATTAAAACGTTCAATTTAGCTTAATCATTAGCTAACTTTTTATAACTAACTTCATTTTAAAAGGATTTTCTGCAATGACAGAACAAAAAATTAAAGTCACGAAACGGGACGGTCACTTAGAAGAATTGGATATTGCTAAAATTCACCGAGTGGTAGAATGGGCAGCAGAAGGTTTGAATGTTTCTACTTCGCAAGTAGAGATCAATAGCCACATTCAGTTTTATAATGGTATCATGACATCTGATATCCATGAAACATTGGTTAAGTCTGCTGCAGATTTGATTTCTACAGAAGCACCTGATTATCAATACATGGCAGCTCGTTTGGCTTTATTCCACATTCGTAAGATTGCGTTTGGTGAATACAATCCTCCTCACTTGTTTGATCATGTTAAGAAGATGTGTGAATTGGGTTGGTACGATAAAGAGATTATTACCTATTACACAGAAGAAGAATTCAATGAACTCAACGATTACATTGTGCATGATCGTGACTTGACATTTGCTTACGCGGGTATTAAGCAAATGGAAGCGAAGTACTTGGTACAGAATCGTTTAGATAAAAAACCTTTAGAATCTCCACAAATTGCTTTCATGTTAATCGGTGCTTGTATCTTTAGTAGTTATCCTAAAGAGACTCGTATGAACTATGTTAAGAAATTCTACGATTCATTGTCTAAATTCCATATTTCATTACCTACACCCGTCATGGCCGGAGTACGTACGCCTACACGTCAGTACAGTAGTTGCTTCCCTGCTGACCAGCAGATACTTACTAACGAGGGTTATAAGTTTATTGAAGATGTAAACATTGGGGATAAGGTTTTAACTAAAGAAGGATCATTCTCTTCTGTAAAAGCACTTACATGTCGACAATATACTGGTGAAAACTTCATTAAGTTAAAATCAACATTAAGCCATCGAAATGACTTCCTCTCTACAGAAGATCACCTTGTATGGGCTTTGCCTAAAGATGAAGCTATGCCTAAGTGGGTTAAAGCCAAAGATATTAAAATAGGAGATTATGTTTCTATTCCATTTAATAAGGAAGTTATACCATTCACTAAAGTTAGAATGTTCGACTATGTGGACAATTCAAGATATGCTCTGTGCACCGATGGTTATATTCGTAAAACCACATCTGATAAACAAAATAGATCTGGTGAATTTGATGACAAAATAAAACCTGTTAAAAATGACGTTATTTTAAATAACGATGTATTTAGATTAATGGGTATGTACATTGGAAATGGTCATTGCGACAAGAATGTAAATTGTGTGGCGTTTACCATGAATGCTAAGGATAAGCATAAGATCGAATTTATAGTTAATACCGTAAAAGATAACTTTGGTTTAAACTGTTCTATTAGTTATAACAATAACGACCATAGTTGTAAAGTATCTGTACATTCCTATGTGTTTAAGGAATTCATTCTTTATCATCTTGGTACTGGTTTCAATAAGAAGAAAATCAGTCAAGAGATAATGAATTCAGAACACGATAAGCAGATGAATCTATTATTGGGCGCTGTTGAAACCGATGGTTGTCTTCACTCTAATGGTATTACTATAGGTCTAAGTAATAAATTCTTATCTAAACAACTTATTGAAATCTCTTTACGCTTGGGACTAAAACCTAGTGTGTCACTCAGAGAACCTGGTAGAAAAGTTCCAGTGATAAGAGCTGATGGGTCTATTTCTGAAGTCATTAGTAGAGAAACAAGCTATTTAATATTTTTCTCTATTGGTTCCAACGTAAGTCTTATAAAAGGATACTTGGGTAATGACGAGATCATGTATAAAAAATATTTAGAAAGTTCTAAAATGGTAACTGTGCCTGGATCTGAAGAACATTCTAAATATATAAGAAATAATGTCATCTTCAAAGATGGTTATTGTTTCTCTAGGGTTACCTATGTCCTCCATTTACTTAATGAATCCAACCCAATGGTTTACGATATCGAAGTAGAAAATGAACATTCATTTACTGCAGGTAGTATTGGTGTCCATAACTGTGTAACGGTCGAAAGTGGAGACAGTCTAGACAGTATTAATGCAACGACTTCTGCTATTGTTAAATACATTTCTCAACGTGCAGGTATTGGTATCAATGGTGGACGTATTCGTGCTTTAGGTAGTGAGATTCGTAGTGGTGAAGCTGTGCATACAGGTGTCATCCCATTCTGGAAAATGTTCCAAGCAGCCGTTAAGTCATGTTCACAGGGTAAATAATTGTGCCCAGCTTACTAGAAATAGTAAGTAAAAAAATATCGCTCTTAATTGCTGGAAGTCCTTAAAGCGTAAACTACTCGTATTTTACAGTGACAATGTTTACGATATTACAATAGGTAACCAGCAGCTATTAATGTTTATTAGTAGTTCAACGACTAGTCGAAAGACGTACCACTCAAGCGAGGTCTCTGTAACGGAGTTTAGGGAAACAGAGCGACTACTACAGTGGATTAGTGTAATCCTCTATGTAGTTTCCTGAAGTTAGGAATCTTACCAGGTAATGCTGGAGAAGAAGATATAGTCTCAACATTTACCGAAAGGTAAAGCTGTCTATAATAGACAGGGTATTAGCTAGCGACTAATACTGAAGATATTTTGGCAATTCGTGGCGGCGCTGCTACTTTGTACTATCCTATTTGGCACTTAGAAGTAGAATCCTTATTAGTACTGAAAAACAATCGCGGTGTAGAAGACAACCGTATTCGTCAATTGGACTATGGTGTGCAATTAAATAAATTGATGTACACTCGTTTGATTAAAGACCAAGACATCACTTTGTTCTCACCTCATTCTGTTGATGGCATGTACGATGCTTTCTTTAATGATCAAGAATTGTTTGAAAAACTCTATACTGAAGCAGAGAATAATCCTTTAATTCCTAAAAAGAAAATCCCTGCTCGTGACTTGTTTAGTTTGTTGATGTCTGAACGTGCCAATACTGGTCGTATTTACATCATGAACGTAGACCATTGTAATACCCATTCTTCATTCGATGAGAAAGTCGCTCCGATCCACATGAGCAACTTATGTGTTAGTGGTGATACTTTAATTGCTACTAAAGAAGGTTATAAAGTCATTGGTGAAAATGTTGGTAAGAAGTTTACGGTTTGGAATGGTTACGAATGGTCTGAAAATGTAGAATTTGTACAAACTGGTACAGATACTGATCTGTATCGTGTCACTTTGTCAGACGGTCGTTACTTAGATTGTACGGATTATCACAAATGGATTATTCGAAAAGGTAATGAAACTGATGAAGTTCGAACAATCTATTTAAAACCTGGTAATGTTGTACATGACTTTAAGTTCATGCAAGTTGATGAAGATTTAGCTTGGGAACTGAAAGAGTACTTTAGAAGGAATGAACACCGAACTGAGATTGTCGTAGGTGTAGACGAATTTGATCGTACTAAACACTCTATTCGAATTCTTCTTGATAAAGAACATGTGGATTTCGTATTACCTAAACTAAAAGAATTAGGTGTCCCAACGACGATTGGTGGGATGATTAATGATTCGGGAGATAGTCCTCGAGTATGTCTCTATATCGCTATTGGATATTTAGACTTGGTTAAACGTTTAGATATCTTTAATCGCGATATCTTTGATTACTACGACGAGCATTTTTCTACTGATGAAAAAGTAACCACTATTCGTTCTGTGGTTAAATTAGAAGGTAAGCACAATACCTACTGTTTTAATGAGCCTAAACGTCATCTAGGTGTCTTTAACGGTATATTGACTTCGCAATGTTCCGAAATAACACTCCCTACTAAACCTTTAGAAAACATTAATGACGAAGAAGGTTTGATTTCTCTGTGTACTCTAGCAGGTGTAAACTTAGGTAAGGTTGAGAAGTTAGAAGACTTAGAAGAAAGTTGTGATTTATTGGTTCGCTCTTTGGATGAATTACTAACTTATCAGAATTATCCGGTACCTGCTGCGAAACGAGCGACTGAACTTTATCGTTCATTGGGTATTGGTGTCATTAACTTCGCTTACTATTTGTCTAAAAATGGTAAACGAATTCAAGATGGTTCTGGTTTAGAGTTAACACATCAAACATTTGAAGCTTTGCAATATTATCTATTGAAGTCTTCAGTACAACTCTCTAAAGAAAAAGGTCCTTGCTTAGGATTTAAAGATACTAAGTATGCTAAAGGTATTTTACCGATTGACACCTATAAGAAAGACATTGATGCTTTTGCACCATTTAGTCTGCAATACGACTGGGAATCCTTGAGAAAAGAGATTCAAGAGTTTGGATTGCGTAATGCTACTTTATCTACTCAATTTCCTTCTGAAAGTAGCTCTCAAGTCAGTAATGCGACTAACGGCATTGATATCCCTAGAAGTCCTTTAACCATTAAGGCTTCTAAAGATGGTATTCTGAAACAGATTGTACCTGAATACGAACGATTGAAAGGTCAATACGAATACTTATGGGATGACAATAACAACCAAGGTTTCTTGAAGATCGTAGCGATTATTCAGAAGTTCATGGATCAGGCTATTTCGACGAATACTCGTTATAATCCGGCTGCATTGCCTAATGGTAAAGTACCAATGAAACTGATGCTTCAAGAACTCATGCTGGCTTATAAATGGGGTGTGAAGACTCTGTATTATCACCACACGAATGATGGTGCAGATGACACTCAAGATAGTCTTGATGATGGTTGTGCAGGCGGAGCTTGTAAACTGTAAAGTAAAAAAAGAAGTTAAGGATTATTATTTAGCTTCTTTTCTATTATGAAAGGAAAAAAGAAAGACAATGCTGATAACACTGTCTTTCTTGGTGTTACTATTTAGTAACGGTAATGGTCGTTAACCCAGGAGTCTAATGATTGACATTCTGCGTACATCAATGCATCCAGTAAATCTTTTTCTTCTTTGGTTATCGTGCCCATTGCCTCCTTTATTTGGAGAATTTGGATTCGGTAACTACGCTCCACATGTTTCACCTCCTTTCTGTAACGTGATTTGCTTGTGAAAGCAGTTACGGTTAAAACGGCATAAAACCCTCTACTCCTGCTTACACAGGAGTAGAGGAATGTCGTTTATGTTTTGCATGTTTAATTAATGGAAAGCTTCTCTTAGAAACTCTTGATAGATTTCTTCATTTCCTATTTGATAAAAGAAAAGAATGAATCGTTTTAATTCTTTCTCTTCTTCTGTCTTAGGCGAGTGGATATCTTTCAAAAGTCCTAATAGATAACCTAATGGTTTATCATTAATGATCGTTTGTAATACTTCACCATTGTAATACTTATTACCTTTTACTTCGCGTAAACGATTAATCCAAAGACAAGCTATTGTCTCTATTGGGTTTCTAGGCTTAAATGGTTTTACTACATTGGCGTAGAAGTGTACTAATGGCAAAGTCAGTACAGGAGAAAAAGCATGAGCATATTTATCCATGTCTCCTAACTGAACAGCCTTTTGTTGTAGCTTAGGATTCAGCAATTTACTGCCCTTTCTCAAAATTGATCACAATCTTGTAAGTGTATTTGATGCTTAATTCATCTACAAAACCAAACTCAGCAATCAGTCTAGTAATTCGATTATATGTCAAATCACTATCTCCTGTTATCTCAATAGTGGCATGGTTTCGTTCTTCTTTAAAGTAATGATCTTTCTTATTACTAGCTGATAAGCCACAGAAGCTAAAAGACATGAAGTTATAGAAGTTAGCCCATGTTTCGTAATAGTCTACAATCAATTCAGCCGTAATAACTTTAATGTTCGATTTAGAAACTTCTTCTTCACCTTTGTATTCACGCATGGCGTGATAATCCATATTCCATTTAGCGTTGTTTTCTTTAAGAAAGATTTCTATAGAATTATTCAATGCGTTATAGAATTCTTGATCCATTTGATTATCGACGTTTAATGACATTTTGATTTCCTTTTAAATAGAGTTAGAGTACTCACCTAAATAATATAGGTTTGAAATAAATCAAAAAAAATAGAGATACCTTATTAGGGTATCTCTATTCTGTATTATGCGTTAATAGGAGTCTGATACTCTTTATCTACTGTAGAACGATAATGCTCTACTCTTTCGATACAATACTCGTACGCTAATACGATGAATATATCGAATTCACGTTCATCTAACTGATAGAAGAAATAGAGGAATTTCTTTAATTCTATTTCTTCTTCAGTTTCAGGAGTATTTACATTATCCAGTACTTTCTTCAGATAAGCCAAGTCTTTATTATCAGTTAAATCACGAAGCACTTTTAAGCTAAAATGTTTACTGGTTTTCATGGATTTTAACCGACTCAACCATTCTCGTGAAATCTTGCTGGTTGGATGGATCGATTTTATCATTTTCTCTGGTGGGACATAGATGTTATTTAAAGTATAGCCTCTTACTTCCTTAATGACTTCGATCATCGCCATCGCATCACCAAGAACCAATGCTTTATCTACTTTAGAAGGTTTTAGTACCATGTTGTCCTCTCTTTAAAATTCAGCAATCAGTCTACGATCGTCAGGATAGAATTCAAACTTCTCATTTTCATGAATCGTCCAAGCTTCTGTTTCTACATACTCTTGGTTTTCAGTATTGTACGCCAATATTTCTTTAGTAAATTCTATCCAGAGATAGACACCTGCTTCGTCTTCCTCTTCTAAAGCCATGTTGACAATACTGTAGCTTTCAAACTTTTCAATAATCTCGTCAATACGAGATCTTTCCAATGTGTCTTTATACACTCTCATTATGTTTCCTTTACATTAGTTAGTAAAAAATAAAGTAGAGAGTGCTACCTCCCTACTTTATTCAAATAGATTAGAAATTGGTTTGCAAGATTAACATTTTCAAAACTTGCTTATCTTCTACTGTTTCGAAGATAGGAATCAGTTTACCTAAGTTACGATACTTCATGACCTTAAAGTAATTTTTATTCGTTTCTTCTTCCCAATAATGTTTCAATGCTTGAGTAACAGGATAATCACTACTTGGTTTAAACTTAGCAATGATGACTTCACGAGCATCTTGATAGTCTAAAGTAAATCCGTACGAGAAACCTAATTTATGTTTCTCTAATTCTTCATCAGGTAATTGCGAAAACTCGTAAATCTTACCTAAATATCTTTTATCATGATAAACAGGAGTGAGTCTACTTAATTCTCCTACTGCTGTTTTGAAAAAGTAGTCTCTAAAACCATTGATATCAGATACAGGAAGTCCTGCAAATTTAAGTTTGTTTACATGGGAATTTCGAGTAAAACGGAAGAGAATAATTCGGGAGAGTAATTTACTACATACGTCTTCTACAAACTGTTTAAATACCTCCTCTGTAGACAATTCGTAATAACTCATTAAGAACCGCTTAAAAGTTAACATTCTAGAACGTTTATAAGAGACTATATTCTCTATTTTAGGATAGTTTACAAAAAAACTCAGGATAGAATTCTATAGTAGTTTTCTTCAGTAATCTTTCTACTTCTGAACAAAATCCTTTATTTTCTTCATCTTCTTTTAACTTATCCAAATGAGTGATCCACCCATTAGCTAAAATGGATTTTGTTTTAACACCAGAGGTATTAGTCCCAGTTTTACGTTTCTCTATTTCCTCGTCGGATAAATAAGAATCGTACAAAGTGTTCCAAGCATTACCACTTGAGATAATGTCTGTCAATACTGTAACTAATTTACTTACGGCTTTAACCATGTTTGTCATTTCGACTTTCCTTTCGGTTTAAAATTTAAGAAGCTTTATTTATAGTAGCCTTCTTCTTACTACTCAATTTAATAATATATATATTAAAAATAAAATAGACTACTAGGTTTTACCATAGTAGTCTATAGCTTATTTTATTCTAGCTTCTATATGTTTTACAGTAATATCATCCACGACACTTTCTAGACAACCAACACCGTCGATCATTGCAGACATTGCTACGATTTCTGATCTAGAGAGACTCTGACTACTTACTTTCGAATTATAGATAGCTTTATACAAATTTTTAATTTCCACACGTGGCATAGGTACTGGTTTACTATGTTCGTTTCTCAAGAGTTCGATAATGTTAATATCGCAATCTGATCCAATCACGTAGTAGCATTTATTACTTAATAGCTTTTTATAGCTATTATAAACATGCCGACTAAATCCACTCATTTTTTAATCCTTTAAATAAGCTTTTAAAATAGACTACTAGGGTATTACCCTAGTAGTCTACTCTATATTCTTTACAATTCAATATCTGCTAAGTCACCACTGTCTAAAGCAGAATCTACTTGTCCTACTAAGTAAGAAGAGATTTCTACTTCTTGTGGTGCGACTTGTACATTGTCAGAAGTCAACCAAGTATTAATCCAAGGAATTGGATTAGAATTTGCATTTGGGAAGATAGGTTCTAAACCTACTGCTTTCATGCGATGGTTGGTAATGTAATCAATATACTGGCAAAGAATGGTTTCATTCAAGCCAATCATACTGCCATCTTTAAAGAGGTATTTAGCCCAATCTTTTTCTTGTTGAGCTGCTTCTCTAAAGATGTTAATACATTCTTCTTTAGTTTCTTCAGCAATCTCTTTCCATTCACTTCCTTCAGCTCCAGAAGCTAATGTATTGATGATGTGCTGAGTCGTAGTTAGGTGAAGTGCTTCATCCGAAGCTGTCCACTATGGTCGTTAATCATAGCCGGTGTGCAAAGACACCCGCCCAATATCACTACTGGGGGCAGACTATATCACGATCTGTAAATGAATACAGACCCTCTGCGTTTGGCGAACTAAACAATTGTCCGCTACTCTACTCTCTCTAATTTAAATTAGGATTTCGATAGTCGTTAGAGTTTGTCAGTTTAAAATAATTTAAACGTCTTTACTACGGGATTGTCTCTTTGAGAGTTTCCCCGTTTAGCAGAGTTATTCGACTATCATCACTGATAGAAGCCGCAATGAAGTTTACGGGCGATTAATTTAATGATCTTAGCATTACCTTCCATGAGCTTACGCTCGGCGAAACTGAACGAACCAAATATCTTCAATACAGTGCGTTAAACTGCATTCTGTCTTATTTAGACAGCTCTATCTTTCGATAGATGTTGAGACTATATCACTACCTTCGGCATTACCCGCTAAGGCTCCTGTTAAGGAGGGTACATAGAGAACTGCATTAGCTCACTGTACCTACTACCCATTTCCCTAAATCTCGCTACGAGAACCTCACTTGAGTGGTACGTCTTTCGACTAGTCGTTGGGAGTATTAAATTTTTCACGTGTTCGGTATATAGAACATTTCTTACCATGGTATCTATCGTAAACAGAATAGTGTATTTTCTTTTTACAATATTCACACTCGGTTCTTTCGCAATCTGGATTATCTAAACAATATTTTCCATGTTTAGATATAAAACCAAATCCTTTTCCAACATAACCACACCATTCACAAGTACGAACTTTCTGAAAAAGATGCTTACCTTGTTTTACCAATTCTTTATTTTTCTCAGAAAGTTTTCTACATCTTTCAGGATCTTGAAGATGAAATGTTCCCTCTTCAATTCTTTTTCTAACAGAAGCTCTAGATTTCTCAATGGTTTCTTTTTGTAGAAACGGATGAGTTCCATCCTCTAACTGCTTTCTGTTAAATTCAACCATTTTCTTTCTAAATGATTTTTGTTGGAAAAGATGTTTACCTTGTTGCATTAGCTTAAGATTATTTCTTCTCTGAATTTCTCCAGATTGTAAATGAAAAGTACCCTTAGCAATTCTATCTTGGATCACTTTTCTATTCTTAGCTCTTACTTCAGGTTTGTTAAAATGGTGGTCTTCTGCCTTAGTTAAACTTGCTGCTTTTCTGGCTAACTCACTAAGTTCTTCCCTAGATATTTCATCCTCACCTAAGTTTATAGCTATAGCAAAAGCTGCACGCCACTCGCCAGCATCGTAATGTTCTTTGAAATGATCAAATATCGTTAGAACCACAAGGTTCGAAATATGGTTATTAGACCTATCTCTATCTACGTGGTGAATGTGATAAGAACGACCTTTATGATCTCTTGGGATTGGATCATGGTGTTTTATCCATTCTTTCCTATATACGCTTTCACTCATCTCTATACCTCTTACTAAATTATTAATTCAGTATAATAAGGTATCATTTAAAATTTAACACTCTGCTGATTGTCCATTGTCACATCCGTTGTGATTTTCACTGTTTTAAAAACGAGTACACAAGGCTTTAGGAGTTTCCAGCATATAGGGTAGTTATCACCATTATATTTCTATAATGGGGCGCATTCATTTACGCAAATGAAACATAAAACCGAATAGCCTCAAGTACGTTCACTACAAACATACATAAGTAGATCTTTTTCATCAATTCACGTTTAGATACGGTAATGGTTTTAAATACGTCGTATACGACACCTTCTATTCGTTTACTAATCTTGAATTCACCTTCTCCAAAGAGATTATAATATTGAGAATATTCGATTAAATCATCGTAATATTGAGAGATCGAATCGGCACGTTTCTTAATCTCTTCATTTACAACAATACTGTCAAACTCTTCACTTGGTTCTATCAGTACGTTACGCATGATATACGTATAGGAGTAAGAATGAACGCATTCCATGAAGTCCCAACAGATAGTCCAGTGCTCTAATTCAGGGATAGAGATCAATGGTAAGAATGCAATAGCCGGGCTGCGTCCCTGAATTGCATCTAAAAGCGATTGGTAATCTAGATTACGTAGGAAGATGTGTTTCTCGTGCTCTGGTAATCCTTCAAAATCAATACGGTCTTTAGACAGATCGATCTCTTCAGGACGCCAGAAGAACGACTTTTGTTTTTCAGCCAGTTCGTTGTAGATTTGATATTTGGCTTTATCGTATCGTTGTAGGTTGATTGATTGCCCTAAGAACATGCTCTCTTTAGTAGCGTCGTTAGGTGTTTGATCAAATACTGAAAATTTCATAATAGTTCCTTTAATTAATTTAAACCTAAAGCTGTTTCTATTTCAGGTATAGAACAAGCTAATGTAACTTTTTGCCCACCAATTGTCACATCAGTAATGGGAAATGGGGTTGTATACTCGCGTGAGTCTATTCTGGCAGTATTCATGGAGAATCCGCTGTATAGTCCGCCTAAGTATCGAGTAGTATATTCCTGCTCTTCTACGGTAATACTGACTAACTTCTCTTCTTTGATATTAGCGAATCTTAAATACTGACTGGCGTTAAAGTATAAATCACGCAAATTCGTATCTGCGGAAACCACTTTACCCTCTAGAGCTGTAAATAATCTACCTAGTCTTTCTTCATTAAGATTATCGGTATCCTTTTCTTTTCCAAAAGTTAATTTTAACATGTAGGAATCAAGGTAATCGATAAGCTGGTCTTTACTTTCTGTCTCTACCATTATCTTAGGTTCGATAACAGATAGTATTACATCTGAAGAAACGATGTGTATTTTAAAAGAAGGTGCTTCTCCACCAATATCAAATACAGGTAAGTTAATCATGTTGGCTAATTCGTAATACTCACTTTTACTAAATAGCTTCATGTTAGGAACGTCCACATGACTACCTGATATTTCGCCTGTATAAAAGACGTTCCAGATAAAGAAGTTTCCTGTTAATGTTAGTATTTCCATTTCTTCCTTATTGAAAGGAAGATTATCTGGATTAAGTTTATCTTCAGGATAATACTTATTGCGATGCATTGCGTATAAAAAGAATATCGTGTCTTTGGTATCTGTCGGATATCGAGTAATTTCGTTATATTCTTCTTTACGAAACCACATTGATTTATATTCGCCATTTGACTTATAGCTGATTATGGTGTAATCATTTAGTTCACCATCGTCATCGTAGTCAATCATGTATTCGATCTTTTCGATTTTAAAAAGATCGAATACGTTATGTTCTTTTAAAATACTGTGTGACTTGTTAAGGTACTGAATTGTCTTGTTTGTTGTGTTTGTTGCTTTACAATACATAATTCTGTCTCCAAAATAGCTTAAGAAATTCCATACTGGAATTCTTCCATAGTACAACAAATACGAATAGTGGTTTCACCACTCGTTACATATAGTTCTGGAAATGGTCTTTCCTTAGTATTGCCGTTAGAAATGGTTCGTGCTTGGATGTTATCTAAACGGAAAGTATAAAGAACTGATTCATCATCTCCTCTATCTATACGAATATAGAGAATCTCTTTATTTTTAACCGTAATATCCTGATATTTCCTATAGGCTGATTTGGTTAAATACAAATTACGAAGAGAAGCATCTAATGGAAAACTAAATATACGAACCTTATCCAAGATACCAGTTAATGCTTCTTTCTCTTCTACATTAAATTCAATATTAAATCGAATAAAGTTATCATGAATACTTGGTACAGAAATAAAGTACTCTTTAGTATCTTCAATAACGTCGTATTCAGTATCAAAATAGTAATCGGTATAACCGTTGATGATAGTATGCGTTGTAATATCAATGCCTAGTAGATGATCTATTCGATAACAATACCCGCGACCTAAATTACGATAATCTAGAGCATTTGGATTATCTTCACGTTGTGTCGCTAAGTAAAAATGAACCAAATGGATAAACTGAATAAGTTTATCGTAATCAAATTCAAAATCGGTATATTCTTCTACATCTACTCGGTATATGAATATACTTTCTGCAAATAAGAGATAGGTTACTAAGTCTTTTCTTACTTTAGCTAGGTGTTCTAGTTTATCGTTTTGGATAGTGGAATAACCAATGGTAGTATTGAAATCTTCTTCTAGGTTATAGGTTTTGAATTCTACAATCCTATCTAAGAAAGATTTCTTTTCTTTTACTCGAATTACATTAACATGTCGAATTTCTAGACTTTCGTATTCGCCATTACTCTCTTGTTCAAATTTAATTGTTTTTAAAGCTTTCATTTTCTCAAATTTGTATTTGAGATCTTTCTCGATATGGTCATCGATAGCTTGCAAAAGCTTTTCATGATTCTGTTTAGTTAATGTTAATTTCATGATGATTTCCTTTTATTAGTTAGTATTATACATTATTTAGAGTTTAAATCCTCTATTACTTCGTAGAGTTTTAAAGTATCTTCATCTAACTTCTCTTTCAATTCTGGATTCTCGTTCATGAGTTTATTGATATCCACCCAACAGTAAGTCCAGTCACTTTTACTCTCTTCAAAAGACTTTTTCATCTCTCTAATAAATCGAGTATAAAATAATCTGAATCCAATACTGGCTTTCTGTTTAGTCTTTCTGTTTTTGTTGTATCTCTTAAAACCACCTATTCTCTTAGTCTTAAAAGAATAAGTTGAATAGTTATCGGCTTTCATTCTAAACTTCTTAGATATAGACATTTTACTCTCCTAATACTCTAGAGTACTGTTTAGGTACTCTAGAGTGATTTAGATTTAGTTAATCTAACATACCGGATATTGGATTATCGCTATTTTGGAGTTCTTCAGAATCCAATTTAGCTTTAACCTTTTCCAGCAAATCATGATTAGGTTTGCTAAATTGCTCTTCTACTTTTTGTGCTTCTTCTTTGGTCAAGACGATTGCACCGCGTTCTTTTAAAGCATCTGGTGTCAAGTTGTCTTCATCGTCTACTACAACCACTTTTGTAGGAGGCCAATCAACACCGTACTCTTCTTTCAATTCCTCTTTTGATACAGCACGGAATTGTTTAGAAAGTGCTTTACGACCTTCGATACGAGCTTTGACTTGATTCAGTTTGAAATGACGATGGTTCATGTTACTCTTCCTCTGTTTCTGGTTCTTCTTCACGTGGATAATTACGTGTTTCATCACCGGCTTCTTCGCCAAAACGTGGCAATACTTCTTCTACTACGCGTCCCATGTTAAATACTCCTTAAGTGTTAAATGAATGGGTTTATAAAGGGATTTCTGAAGGATCACAATAGAGTTCTATTGCTTCTTCAGGATTAGTGGTTGGAATGATCTTAGTGATCGGGAAAATGCCTTTGTGACTGGTAGATTCTATTCTGAATTCTCCTAGTCTAAAGGAATAGGTTAAGATACTGTCTTCAGTGACAGTTTTCACATAGAGTACATTATCTTTTCTGATAAAGGACAAGTAGCCACTAGGATATTTCGTACCTAAGTAATACTTTCTGTAATCAGTGTGGATAGATAAGTATTTATCGTGTTTAAATACAAATTTGTCATTTAAGGTTTCGAGTAAAGCTTTCTCGTAAGGATTCTCTACATCGAAAACCATATTGACTGAGTAGGTTTGATCGCCTACCTTAAAACGAATATTAGCAACATTGTCTTCAATAGAAGTGAATTTAAGCATTAAATCACGTCTATCTTTATCACCAATTAAAATACGAATATCTGAAGAATCTAGACCTAATAGATCAAATAGTCGATACTTATTATTGTCTTCTTTCTCTAGTTTGTATTCACCTTTTAGAACTAATCCATATAGGAATAATTCTAATCGGAATTGATCAAAATCATCTTTATAGATGTCAGTATAGCCTTTACTACCAATACGATCTACTACATTCATACTGGCTTTAAGATCATCTAGGATATTGAGAAAGTTTAGATTCTCTAAGAAAGAATCTTCTGCATTATAAGTTAAGTCTCTTTGTAGAGGAGTATGTCCTAATGTCGCTTGTTTAACAAACTCTATTTTAGAATGGCTCGCACCACTAATTCTAGCTAGGATTTTATTGATCCATTGGTTTTGAGTCAATGGAATATGTTTATTAACATTAGTCTGATAATAAGGATGATGTTTTACAGACTCAATAGTGTACTTATTTAAAGCTAAATACTTTTCTTTAATTCTAGAAACGTCTTTAGAAGTAAATAAAAGTCTTTCTAGAATAATGTCTTTAGAAGTCCCTTTAAGTAAAGTTGAAATTTCGAATTTCATTTTGATTTCCTAAAAAAGATAGAATAGGTTCAAAATAGACCTCTACAGGACTATGGATATCCATAGTCCTGTATTAGTCTTAAAGTATTTTACAAAAGGTCTAATGACAAACCTATGCTGAGCATAGTGAATGTCAAGACAATTGATGAAACGATAATAATCATGATTTGTGTATCCTAAATATATTTTTAATGTATAGTACTACACATTAATAGTATATATTTAAAATACATTAAGTATATTCACATTATTACCTTCAGCTCTTGATGCTTGGAATGCCAAATCGTCCCAAATAGGTCTTACTAAGTATTCTAATAAGTCTTCCTCGATAAATGCATCTCTTATATTGGATCTTAGCTTTAACTTAAATGGACACTCAGACACAAAAACTAGGAAAGCTAAAAGTAAGAAATCACAAAGTTTAGAAATAGGTTCTTCACCTACCAATTCCCTACCTCGATATCCATCTACAGACCTAGCTAAGTCAGTAAATATCTGATATTTTGTATTACTATCTTGCTGATAAATATGGTCGCTGTAACTAGATTTTCGAGATAATGTATTACTGCCTTTAGTAAACACATCAGTATAGTTAGCTGCAGTACTGGTAATTTTAAAAGGAGGTATTTCATTATTACCTACAACACCATGTCTGGGAACACCATCATGTCTGATATCTATATAGAGGAATTTAGTACCATACGGAAAATTCGTTCCGTAATATTTATTAAGAGGTAATAGTAATTCTCTAGACAAAACTTCATATCTCAAAAAAGATATCGAGGAAATGTCCTCGAAGGACATTACTCCGTCGATGAATAATTCTGCAAATCCTATTAGCGACATGTGTTTACTTTCAAAAACTTCGCCAGAAGTAGTTCTCCGGTATGCATAGGTGTAGGGCTGTTTACCAACAGCAGCATGTTTAGAAGATGTCTCTGTTGGGTTATCTAACATATGCCTACAAGCATTTAGAAAATTACCAGGTGTTTTGTTTTTCTCGTTTAGCTCGAAACCACCATTCTTATAACTACCAAGTATTGTACCTGTTGAAATTCTATAGTTATCACCCTGCAATGATATTACAAAAGGATTTAATAAACTATATACATTATTCTCAGTGCCGTCGACAATTTTCCTTTCAGGATCGTATATAGGGTCACCTATAGAGTAATCCGTATTGGAAGTATCGCAGCCAAAAATAGGAATGACGTGTTTTCCATTTATCAATGGATTTAAGCTAACTAAGTCATGCAATCTTAATCCAAATTTTTTGTTCACTTCTCTGATAATACTCTCTAAATTTGCAGGCTTACCCCTGGTCGTTGTTACTTCCTTATAGAAATTACCATTAACTGGGTTTTTATTGATAGCCTCTAAGTAGTTAGATTTTTTAAAAACAGTATTCGGTACTAAGACTTCTTCTTCGTTAGTAGGGCGATAAATAATCCTTCTTACTACTGCGACATAACGTTCCATAATACTGGCTAATTCACCACTGAATTTTTTTATATCAGCTTTATGGTCATTACCATTGTAATTGGTAAATAAACTTGGAAACTTCTCGAGTAATATACCGACATACAATGCAAATCTAGCAAACAAATCTTTTTCTGATTTAAGATCATCATTAAGATGTTTAAAGAACGGACCGAACCATTTATTATCGATAATTATATTCTTCGTCCTGTCCACATTAAAACGATCACCAAAATCTATTTTTTCCATATAAGCCGGTTTATCTTTTAGATACGTCGAGACCTCACCATTGATATATATTTTAACATTATTACTACTTACATTAGCTATACTGTAATACTGTACAAAACTATGCGGATTTAACATATTAAAATTTTCATTAGATGAGAAATTAATACAGTCATCCGTCGTTAATGGTATTGATCTTGCAACTCCTTTTTTATTGATGTCAGCTACAAGTTTGTAAAAATCATTTCTAAGCTTATACAAAGCTGAAACATTGTTATGTATTGTTTGTACAAATTGCTGGTATTCTAGACTTCTATCTTGATAACTTTGTTTAAAATAACTAGGGGATATTGAGTTCAACCCCTTTGGGTTAGTTATGTTAAAAATTTTCTCGTACTGTTTAACTTTTATTTTAGAGTCCCATATTGTTTTCATTTCTCCTCTAAGAATGTTATTGTAAACTGTTATAGGAGTAGGCTGTTGTCTTGTGGGTTTATAATCGTAAAAGTTGTTGATACGAGACAGATATACATTCAAATGCGCCAAAAGCATGGTATCCGTAGTGCCATGAGTAAGGTCGTAAGGTATCTGAGAGTAATCTAAATCTGAATTCAAAGGACTTGTTGCGTACCGTTTTAATCTTTTTACGAAATTTTCCATACTGTTTAGATATCTTTCGATATTCTCTACTTCGGGAACGTCTGGATTATTAGGATCTTTTGATTCTATATCTCCGTTATTAATCAGATAAGCCATTTTTCATTACCTCTAAAATTAAAAAAAAAATAAAAGTATTACTGAGTCATACGAAATCTTAAAAGAGACACTAAGTTAATCCCTAGTGTCTCTTTATTCTATTTACCAAATAAACTCTTCACCTGATTGTCCTTTAGGAACAAAGATGACTTGATTGGCTTTATATCGACGTTTGCGATTATAGTTTTTCAACGTCACACCTTCACCATTGAAACCAATCACTGTACCCACATCAAAGAGGTTTTCCTTATAGGTAGGATACCAAACCTTATCCCCTACTTGGATATTTTCAAAACGTTCTTTCTGGATTTCTTTATCCTCTTTAGAAAGACCCATTTCTTTATACCAGTAAAAGGCAATAGAAGGAGAGATAGTCGCAAACCAAGGAATCTCATTAGACCAATAGCTAGTGATCAGATTCAACCAGCCTACCTGGTATGCATTCTTATCGTTAACCATTTCATCAATGTCGTAAACACGAGATTGTTCTTTAGTACGATATTTATTCTCGTACAAACCTTTAAAGAGATCAATCATGCATTCCTTCTCAGTACTACGAGGAATGATACAGAATACATTATAGGTTTTACCACCTAATTCCATAGAGATGGTTTCCATCTTATATTCATGGAAATTCTCTTTCATGAACTTCCAAGTATTAGGAATGGCACCGAATTCATATTCAGCAGAACCCATGTAGTCGAAAGAGACAAAGTAATCAATACCTTTACGACTTTCTTTAAATTCACTCGGGATGTGTTTCTCAACACGTTGTATATAATAATTCTGGTTGTCGGCTAATGTTAGCATTTTCAATATTTCCTTTACAAAGTTAGAATAAAAAGTTTATTTATATTCGATACGGTTTACCGAGTAAACAATATCACCCATGGCGTCAATATCGTCTCGAACACCAATTACCGTATACGTTAGACCTTGTTCAATATATACTCCATGGCTGTATTTAAAATAGCATTCAGGAATACCAAAGTCTTCGTACCACATTCGGATATTAGGAATCTCTACTTTACCTGATTCTGTATAGATCATCCAAAGAATCAGTAAGGAATAATATCGAGAACATTTCTCCAACATCTTAGGATTACTTACTTTACAGCTTTTATACATTTCTCGTATATTCAATAAAGAATACACCAATGCTTTAATCGCTGTATTACCAAATCGTTTAGCAATATCGTAAGGTGTGGATAATAGATGTTCTTTATTCGCTTCAAAATAGAAATCCAAAGTACCAATATCCGACTTAATGAGTTTCTTCTCTTTAAAGAAGAAATACTTTTTGTCTGTAGAATAAATATCAATACTGTGTCTGAATCCTGATTCATCCAAAGCTCTAACTTTTAAACTCAATCCGTGTTTTCTAACATGTTCACGATACTCTTTGATAATCATTTTAGAGAGTACTTCAATCTCTTCTTTTAAGTCTTCTAAAACGATTCTTTTCAGATAAGACTTAATAACAAACTTAGACATCTTAATACTCTCCGTTATTTACGTTTAGGTTTCAAGGTAAAGAAGTAGTGACGACCTATTTTACGAGAAAGCTTTGCACGTGGAGCAGGCTTCTTTCCTGTAGAGAAAAAGATGGCATGACGAGATGTATCGTTACGCTTTTCCATGACATGCTGGAAATACTTCTTACGAGCTAAAGACATGATCTCTTTTTCTTTATTCGGATTGAATACTCGACCTCCTCTTAAAGAACGATTACGAAACCATTGGAATTGTCCTTTAGAAGCCACTACTTTCTTCACAGAGTTAGCAAACTCACGATGCTCTACTCTGTTAAGTATTACATCCGCTACGGCTTCCTTACCTTTAATACTTTCGCCTTGTGCTTCGTAATAGATTGCCATGGCTAAATACTTTACCTCCTCATTGGTATTGGCTATTGCTGGCTTAAAAGTCAATGCCAATGAAGACAACAGGATACACTTTAATGCTTTATTTGCTTTCATGATGACTTCCTTTACTAAAAATAGATTATACAAATTAAAAAATGAAATACACTCCTGCACCTATTAAAGGGCAGGAGTGTATTCTATTGTGTAGCTAGTTAGCCACGGATTTTAGTAGTAGCAGGAGCAGGTTGTACTTCACGCACAATTACTTCACGTACTACTTCTTTCACTACGGTAGGTTGAGGTACGACAACCGGTACACCGCCGAAGACGTAAGAGACACCAACTGCGGCGCCTACGTTCTTACGGGTATCGAAATTGACACCGGCTTTAGAAACCCACTTGCCAGACTTGCTGATATGTGCAACACCCAACGCAATGGCGCCTTCGTGTTTGAAGTAGCCTGCACCTGCGCCGATAGAGGTTTGGCCAGGGGCGTGTGGCTGAGGAATTGCAGCGATTGCATTCGCACCAGCGATACCGGCACGGGCTTCACGGCGAGCGTCGTGGATCTCTTGTTTCAGGCGAGCTTCACTGCTAGATACACCACGTACCAATTCAGTCAGATTGTTAATACGATCGGTATTGGCAGCAATGTTACCGGCGTTAGCATTCACACCGTCTTTCAGACCAGCGATGGCTTTGTCTTGGTTTTCGTTCCAAGTAGTGTGTTTGCTGTCGGTAGCTTCGTTAGCAGCTTTGTTGTCGGCGATTTGTTGGTCTTGAGCAGTGTTCCAAGCGTTTTGCGCTTCTACTGCTTTATTCAAGTTGCCAATTTGCTCAGTATTGCCAGCAATCTTATTGGCATTAACTGCAACATCATCTTTCACAGCAGCCAGACCACCGTTCAAGCTTACGATGTCTTTAGCGTTTTGTGCGACTTTGCCATCCAGTGCTTTAACTGCATCGGCATTCGCTTTTACGCCTTTAACATTTTCAGCAACTTTATCAGCTACTGCGTACAACTGAGAACCGTTTACAGCATCGGTAGAGTCAGCAGTTACACGGCCGGCGGCAACATTGGTAACGGTACGTTCGTCACCTTTGCTACCTACAGAGACGGTAGCTTTAGGACGGTGCGCTTGGAAGTTACCGAACTTAGTACTATTCACTTCGGCGTTTACAGTGCCTACAGCAGCTTCAGTAGTAGAGCCAGAACCAATCGCTACATCGTGGTTGTTAGTAGCGGTCGCACCTTGACCCAGTGCGGTAGAGAAACGACCACTGGTAATGGCGCCATTACCTACCGCAGTAGATTGGTCACCAATCGCTTTAGTACCAGAACCCAGAGCAGTAGATTGACCACCCAGTGCATTGGCATGGAAGCCAACGGCTACGCCAGCACCTTTGGTTACCAGAGCATGAGCACCGATAGCAGTACCGGCATCGCCATCGTCGCCAACTGTTGCGCCTTTACCATAAGCAGAGCCACTGTACGCACCAACGTAAGTATCAGAACCTACGGCAGTCACGATGTTGGCGATACCTTTGGCGTGTGGACCTACGACTACAGATTGGTTACCGTTCACGATGTTCTCGTGACCGGCTACTACATTGAGTTTACCCGCAACGGTACCATGGATACCAGCAGCAGTGTTGCTGTCGCCTTCTACAGCGAGGTCAGTACCGGTTACGGCATTACCAGCACCAGTGACAATGTTTTGGTCACCGGTTACTGTGTTAAATTTACCGTCTACGACATTTTCAGCTTTAGCGGTAGTGGACAGAGCAGCTACGATAGACAGAGCGATCAGAGATTTTTTCATTTCAAATTCCTTTTAAGATGGATAAAGTAAAACGTCATTACGTTTTCCCGAACTATTCTCATTAAAAGAATAATCCCGTAATGACTACGAGAGGTTTAAAACAAACATTTACGGATTGAAATTAAGGATAATTCCTCAATTCCACTAAAATGGTATAGATTTGAAATATTCTAATTTACATGGTGTACTTTCCATTTCTATACTTGACCTCCTCATTATCTATCACTGAGGAAGTATCCGCTTTGTATGTCTTTTGGAAATTCTTCATTTTACGAGGTTCTTTGTAACCGTGATAGAATACGGTTTGTCCTCCGAAGATTTTATTAAAGGTAATGACTACCATACCTATAATCAAATAAAAGAAATTTAGTACTAACTTAAAACGAGTGAATAAACACCAAATAAAGAAAGCAAAAATAAAGAGCTTAATCATTTTAAAAGTTCCTTATAAAAGTTAGATTAGAAATAGTTTAAATAGGATTACCTTACTCTTAGGTAAAGCCACTATAATGGTATAGGTTTCAGTAATTCTATAAATACGGCATATATCCCTCTCTACTCCTTTTTACGAGAGTAGAGAGGAGTCTATGTTAAGAATAGTCTACAAAACATTCAGGATCGATTTCTAGGAAAGCACTTTCTGCATACACATCTGGTAAATCAGATTCGTCAGTCATGACTAAGTAATCAGAGGGCACTATATCAATCTCTCCTGAAACAGTATCCACAAAGATACTCTTTCTTAGATTACAAGGTGCATAAAAGACATTGTGCTTTTCTAACCATTGGGTGGTCTCATCCATTTCAGTAAAACGAATATAAGAAAGAATCTTCATGATAGATTTAATCCTGTCCAGTGAATGTCTTAAATAAACCAATAGAAGTCGCTAACATCACTTTCTTATCTGTATCGACTAAATCATGGTTAAACTTCCAACCTAATCGAATACGAATACAACGAGATTTTAAGAAAGGATATCTATAGACTAAGTAGTATTCAAAGATACCATTAGCAGCGACTTGTAGGAGTTGTCCTGCTTCATGTTGATCTGAGGTATAGGGATTACCAAACATCTTAATAGGTCCATGTAGTGTAGTCCCACAAACCTCGTAATCGAATGTATAACCTTTATTACGACAAATCCAGAATACTCTACGAATGAAAATAGACCAATAGTCTTCATTAGGATGTCGTTGTAAATGGAATTCATCACCATCTATTGAATTGTCATGCGTTAAGAACCATTTAAAGATAACAGGTATCTTGCCTTTATAATCGTCTCGCATAGAAAACCAAACAATCAAAGGTGAGAACAATACTGTCAATACATTCACCAGCATAGAAGCCATGAACATAAAGCAATAAATCAAAATTACTACAGCTAGTCTCTGTTTTAAGGTTTTATCCATTTAACCTCTTTTTAGTATTACGCTTAAATAAACTTCACATCCTGTACGTATTCTACTTGATCACGAGATTCAGGATCTTGTTCGTAGAAGGTAATCTCAGGAGGAATCGTATCATTCATGACTTCTTGAGGAATGACTTGTACATCTTTACCTTTTAAGAGATCAGGATTACGATTCAGGAATGTACGTAATTTATCGTAGATGGCTTTACGAGCAGTAAATCCATGTGCATCCCCTACTCGAGTGGTTTTGTGACCAATATTGACTTTATCACAGCATCCATCGATATCACCTTTATCTGCAAAAGCATTAATACCATTCTTAGACCAGAACCAGAATGCAGCAGCCGTACCTAAGTCTTTCTCTAAGAGTAAGTGAGGTGAAGTAGAAGGCAACATATTGCGTGAACGGAAGAATTCCATGTAGTTATCCTTACCTGTTACCTGAATAGGGCCTTTACCAGAATAATTCCAACCATCATCACTAGACTCAGGACCATTACCCATACGGTTAGCGTAGCAATGGTTTGCAATAGCACGAGGATTCTTAGCTATAGCTAAAGCTTTAGCATTAGGTGTACCATTAGGATTAGCATAGCGTTTAGGCCATGTACGAGCTAAGCCTTGTGCTGAGTAGTTTAAGTTTTCTTTCAATACACGCAGGTAATTCGATTCAATCATTACATTCGCAATAAATGCTGCTACACGATTAATGGTATTAACCTTATACTCATCGGCGTATTTAGCAAAGTAAGGTGCCCATTCAGTAGCAATATTAATCGAACAACCTGCAGCAGATAAAATCTGTTTCCAGTTTTCAGCTTTCATTTGTTTATCCTTTATCTATTTAAAGATAAAATAATACATGTCACTACTCTCTACCTAATTTAAAGGTAGAGAGTAGAGATAGACTAAATTAATTGTGGAAGTAGTTCAGGAGGCGAGTTTTCGCACCTTCAGAGAAACCATATTCCAAAGCTTTAGTCATGTCAATAGAAGTACGAAGGTTCTTCTGGCGAGTCATTGGATCTTTCAGAGAAGTCAACATGTTCATCAAGTTAGCATAGCAACGTTGAGAAACAGGATCCAATACCAGATTTTCTTGGAAGCGTGAAAGATTCAAGAATCCCAATACTTCAGGTTCATCACACATCAATTGCAACAAGAAGTCCATGGAGTAACGGAAGGAAGCAGAATCCGTTTTGGTAATGATGTCCATGATATTGTAGTAAAGACCGACTTGCATAGCAGGGCCTTCATTGACTACGAAGTTCTTATCACCCATCAGTGTTAAGATGTGGCCATTGAATTGTTTCATTTTAGCCACATAGTCAATAATACCAGACAAACACATTTGTGCAGTCGTAGAGACATGTTTAAAGACTTCATCTTGAGACAAGCGATCGTAGGTATTATTGTACGTACGATTCTTATCCAAGTCTTCTAAATCACGTACACCATCTTGTTGGGATTCTACGACGACTTCTGGTACAACTGGTTTAGCTCTCATGTCAATCTCGTACAATGCAGGTTCCAGGTAATCAGGATCATTAGGATCCAATACTTCTTCACTGTTAGGTGTATCTAATCGATCTTCATTCTTAGGTTGATTCGCTTCTTGTTCTGCTTTCTCTTGAGCTTCCAATTCAGCTTCTTCCTCTTCACGAGCTTTACGCTCTTCTTCTTGTCGTTGACGACGATTCTTGTTGAAGTTTCGATCTTGGTTTTGACGTTGGTAGATTTGTTGCTTAGTTTCTGCCATGATAAGGATCCTTATTTAAAAAGTGGATAAAATAGTTTTACATAGATTTGTAAAAAAGAAGTTTGCGCTAGACTTCATAGGTTTAACCAAATCCTTATTTAAACCAAAAAAAGAATATCCCTGCAATAGGAATACTCTTTTATTAGTAATCAGGAAATTAATCCTGATTACCAAAGATGACTTCATTGATCATTCGAGTGATGATCATCAGTACTCCTGGCAGTACTACTGTCCACATAGAGGCCATCCCGATAGACTTCATCAAGCTGCCAGTAGTATAGACATGCGCTACCAGCAATGGTACGCTAATGAAACTAGAGATCATCACGATGAATGCGATGAAAGAGATAAAGCTAGTGAAAGTATTGAAAGATTGTTTCATGATTAAGATCCTTATACAAAAGATTAAATTAGTATAGTAGAGTTATCTCTACTAGGTTCAAGGTAATAGTATATACTTGAAATAATCTATACTATAAAGATCTAATCCTTTTTAAAACACGACTTGTTTCAAGGCTTGGTTATAAGGTACCAAGCCATCTACTTCCGTATTGGTATCTAGATTAGCTAAAGCATTGTTACTAATAATACCATCTAAGTGAATGCTACGCAGTACATCTAAAGGTAATCCTAAATGATTCTTAAAGGTAAATACCAATAAGTCATCTAAGTAATATACCTTTCTAGAGAGTCCTTTCAACCGAACATAAGTTCGTCCTTCATTATCTATTACTTTCCTTACAAACTCTGCTCTACCACTATTGTAATGTCTTCTAATAGTACCATACTCACTAATAGAGTATCTTTCATGATATCTAGAATCAGGTATTGAATAGAATATTTCCATAATAGTTTCCTTTCTCTAATATTAAGGTTATTCAATATTCCATTCTAATAGTATCTATTTGTAAATAGTTAGTCTTCTCTCTACTAATACCTAATACACTTTATCCATACGGCTACGAGTATCCATTTCGCTTATACGCTCCATTCCTACTCTACACCTAGGTGAATAAGTGTATTGGTAATCTAAATCATTCTAGAGCTATTCTAGTCTATCTATCTGGCTTCGCTCACGCTCCGCCCCTCTCTTACTCATTCTTCTATTTCCCTAATAATACAGTATAATGTATTTCTAAATCTCATTTTGTATAATAATAGATTTCTTTTCTAATAATAAAGAAATAAATTCTATTATATAAAAACATTTTTATTATTATACAAAATAAATCTAATTCTTCTTAAATTCCTCGTAAATACG